ATCTACTATGATATTAAAAAATTCATTAAATTGTTTAGTATAAGTAGAAATAGTAGTTATATTTTTATCAATCCATTTAAATTCGTTAATTTCTTCTGAATAAGAAACATTTTCGAAGATAACTGAATGGTTATCTTGCTTTATGTGGGGTCTACCATGTTTAGAAACAAAATATTTTTCAATTAATGGATCTCTATCACATTTGAAATCAATAAGAATATCATTATAAAAAATCAATCGTATATTCAATATATCAATATTTAGCATCTTGTATCTTTGACATACAAATTTTCTAACAAGAGGGCAATCCGTAGAATCTGTTATTTCTTTAATACATGGATATTTAGAAATAACAAAATCCACTTTCGTTTTGTTTAATTTAAAATCACCCAATCCCGTTTGTGATTTTGTAGTGATACAAAACATTAATAGTAATATAATTAATAAAGTCCTCATTCTTTTTATAGATGAAAACTAATTACTGGTTTAACATTTTAATATATAAAGCGAAATAAATTTAGTGTTTATGGATAAATTTTCAGATTTACTCAAGGAAAATTCCGAATGGTTGGGTCATAAGGAATTAAAAAAAATCCAAAAACTTCCACAAAGACAGGATTCACTATCTGAACAAATGCAAGATTTATATCATGTAGCCAATCATTTTGGATTATATGACGCGGCTGATTACATCCGTAAAAATTTCATTGAAAAATAAAGGATAATTATTATGAAAAGATTTACTCAATTTGTAAAAGAAGAAAAAGAGTACAGAGCAAAAGCCAGAACTGATAGATTTCATTTCGGAACTGAAATAACTGGTGTTGAAGTGGAACTCATTTCTGATTTGTATGGTAGTGAGGTTTCTGATACTGAAGTAAGAGTGGTAAGTGAGGGAACAATTTGTGTAATAGCTGGTGATACCATAGAACAATTTAAGAAAGAATTACAAGATGTAATTGATAAATACAAAATATGAAAACATTTACTGAATTTTTATTGGAAGCTAAGGGGGGTAAGAAAGTAATAGCTTATCACTTATCTAACCAATTGGAACATATGTTAAAAGCTGATTTCAAAATGGACCATAGTAGTGATATTTCCATATTTGGTCGTGCCATTTATTTTTCCAGCAGTCCAGATATAAGATTTTATCCGATGAGGGGAGGTAAAAAAATATATACTTGTAAATTTGAAATAACATTGGAAGAACCTTTATTGGACATGAATCGTGAGATACCAGTATTTGAAGCGAACCGTCTTTTAAATGATTTTCGTATCATATTAGAGAATAAGAATCCAACATATTTGAGAGAATTACAGAATTATAATTTTGAAAGTGAATTTAAAGATACTATTCAGATGGGAGAATTTTTTGATACCATATACACTCGTCATGTAGAATCAAGTAAGTATTTCGATTATTTCATACATAATTATTTGAAATACAATTCATTTCAATATTTTCAAAATTCTTTAACAGATTATATAACTGAAAAAGAGGATTATGGCATATCATATGGAGTATATGATAAAAAGAATATAAAATTCATAGATGGACCATTTTAAAACATTTAAAGACTTTTTACTTGAATCTACCAACATAAAAACCAAAGAAGAATTATTTGGTAAAAAAATGTATCATGGTACTACCTTAGAAACTTGGAGAGAATTGGAGAAAAGTTATTTATTTGTAACAGATGAAGAAGAACATGCTCAATATCACGCTATAAGTCGAACAGAGGGAATGATACATAATGGGGATAAGGAATACGATAAATTAACGGCTGTCGTGTTTGAAATTGTGATAGATGAAGAAATATTAAATTTAGAATGGGTAGTTGATGATGATGATGGGAACAGATCATTTTTTGAAACATGGTTAGATTCTTACAATGCAGTAGGAACATTTGTAATTATGGGAATTGATTCAAGTAAATTTAAAGAAGTATTCAAAGAAAAAATAACAAAAGAAACATCAATAAGATATTTATGAAAAATTTTAGAACATATGATGAATTTCTCTTGGAATTTCAGAAAAAAGATGTTTCGTTGTTAGAGACTTTGGATGACTATTTTACCATCGGATTTGAAATTGAAATGGACACTGACCATAGAAGAATTAGAAGTCTACCTACTCCCCCAAAAATAATAACCAATGAATCGAAGAAATTAAATGTATTATCGATTCAGGATAGAAGAAAAGTGATGGATATCAAAAATAATTTTCCAAATTTCTTCCGAAAATATTTCGATATTTTGGAATATCATTATGAAGGGACAGTTTCATCTGGAATGGAATTTGTAACTCCACCATTTCATAGCTTACAAGAATCTAAAGAATTCATTAAAATATTTTTCGAAGATTTTGAAAAACAAAATAAATGGTTTTTTAATGATAAAACAAGTATTCATATTAATATCGGTACAAAAAAACCGAAATCAAGATGGAATGTTGTTAAAGGTGTTATGATGTTATCGGATGATTATACATTTAAAAACATTGAAGCTCGAAAAACCTGTGGATATTGTAGTAGTTTAAAGACTGAGATTTTTATGATGATAATAAACAATGATAAAAATTATCAAAAGACATCTAATAATAGAAATATAACTGACATGAATAAGAATCAAATAGAGAACCTTATTGAACAAATTATTCAAAAAATATTTACATCCACTCAAAAAACTTATAATATTAATTTTTGGAAATTATTCAATAAAAACTATGTAGAATTTCGTCAAGTTGGTGGAGAAAATATAAATGAAAATATTGTAATTAATAAAATGATGTATTTTGTTTATTGTGTTTATTTAATGACCAGTTCATATAAGAAAGATGAATATATTAGAAAATTATTCAGCTTCGTAGAAAAAATTAGAAAATTTTAGATTGATTGATTATAAAGGTAAGGGACATCATTAATCTTTTTCCTTAACTATTTTTTCAACATCTTTTTTCTTTAATTGTGGCATTTCCTTTCTCTCGGTGAATTCACTATGAGGACTTGGAATTTTTTTAATGTTTTTAGCTAGATATTCAGTTGGACTTAATTTTTTCTTATCTTTATGAAAGATTTTTTCATAGAGATCTTCAACCATTTTAGTTTTATCCTTACCTGTTCTCCAAGGATCTTCATCAGCCATTTTTTTAATTATCTTTTGAAGTTTATCTGGTAATTTTTCCTCTTTTGCTAATTTATAAAGATTGTACTTCTGTTCACCAGTTTGATCTTGAGTTCTGGATTGATATTCTTTTAAAATAGCATTCAAAATAGGTAGTGCCTTTTCTATTGGAAGATTAATTTTGGTACATTTAATTTTACATTTTGGGTTTAGGATAAATACAGAACCCCATCGGTGATGACCATCAATAATATAGTTATCTGAACTGATTAAGATATCTCTGTCATTATACTTACCTTTAATAACATCCTTGACGAATTCTGCGTTACTTAGAATCCTTGATATAATTTGGTCCAAGTAAATGGTTGTCTGACCGGGATTGAGTTTCTTAGCCCTTATTTTGACCTTTTCTCCCTCTATGTCATTTTCTTCAACTTCTTTTAAAAATTTAGTTCTATTGGATTCAACTTCTAAGAAATCACCGATTTTTTTCTTCATGTTTTGAAGATCCACCTTACCATCCTCGCTCATTACTCCCATTTGCTTGAGTACATCGTTGTATTCTCTTTGATTTATCTTCTTGTCTAACATTTCTTTTATTTGAGTATATCTTATCATAAAAACACTGATTAGTTTTATTAGAATATATATTGTTTTCCAATTTGGAAAATTTTTGGAAAAATTATAATATATATACAAATGTTAAAAAATGTTAAAATTTTTTAAAACAAATATTGAAACCTGTGATATAACAGGTATAAAAAATAATAAAACAAATAAAAATTATGAAAAAGTTAATTGCAATTTTAAGTATTTTAATGATTGTTTCTTTTACGGCTTGTAACAACACAGTCAAAGAGGAAGCTGTGGCTAAAGCAAAAACAGATTCTATCAGAGTTGATTCTATTAAGAAAGATTCAATTCAGAAGGTTTTAGTTTTAACTCAAAAGGCTGATTCTATTAAGAAGGCTGATTCTATTACCAAATGTACAAAGAAATGTACAAAGAAAACAAAGAAAGTTGTGAAGAAGTAATTCTCAATAAACTTTAAAGAAAAGGGATGTCGTTGACACCCCTTTTTCTTTTATAATTGTTCCTTACATTTCAATAAATTCTGTTCTTGCTCTTTTGTTAATTGAGGATATTCCAGATTTAATTTTTTCATTCTCTCAACCAAAATTTTCGAAACAATAAGTCGTGATGTTTTTTTATGATTGGCCGGAACAACATACCAAGGACAATCATCGGTGGATGTTTCATTAATCAGATCTTCATAACATTTCATATAATCACCCCAGAACTGACGCTCTTTTAAGTCAGATTCCGAAAATTTCCAATTCTTAGATTTATCATCAATCCTCTCCAGTAATCTTTCTTTTTGTTCTTTTTTGGATATGTTCAAGAATATTTTTATAACGACTGTTCCATTTTTATGAAGCATCTTTTCAAAATTTCTTATCTGTTCATATCTTTCTTCAAAGATATCCTTATGAATCAAAACGGTTGGAATTCTCTGAAATTTTATCAGATCATGAACCTTAACTACGAGAACTTCTTCATAATAGGAACGATTAAAGATACCAATGTGTCCTCTCTCTGGTAAACTTTTGTGAGCTTTCCATAAGAAATCATGATTCAATTCCTCTGAAGTGGGTTGTTTAAAACTATAAACCTGAGTTGCTTGGGGATTAAGACCCGACATTACATGCTTAACGATTCCGTCTTTACCAGCCGTATCAAGCGCTTGAATAATTAATAGTATTGAATATTTACCATCAGCATATAACTTATCCTGTAAATCAATGAGGCTTTTTATGTTCCCCTCTATTTGTTCGGTAATATCGGAATCGACATCATTCAAATCAATATCATTTAAATTAATATCAACTTTTCCCTTACCGTTTATTTCAAATTGTTTTATATTCATATTTTTTCCTCTAAAAATTGTTTTATATCGAGCATACATTGTAATAATTGATTTGCTTTTGCACCGGCTTCAATTCTATCTGGAAAATTTATCCTCTCATTATCAGCAATTTCGTGTAATTCTTTTGCCCTTTGTTGCCATATTTTTAATAAATCTTCTTTACTCATAATCAATCAACTTTAATTTATTCTAACAAAATCAATCAATTTCGATTTCTGTTATTTCACCGAAATTATCAACAATCCATTTGTATGCTTCATCGAATGATTTCCATTCACCTAAATCTGGGAGATTTAAATTTGGGAATGTTTCTTCGTTTACAATAGTCCAATCAGAATCATAAGCCTGACCCCCTTCAAATGGATCGTGCCAAATGCTGTAAGTCTTTTTGTTGGGTTTCTTACCATGATTTTCTTCCTGAATGGTGAATCCATCACCTTCATAATCATTCGGATTTTTGGTTAATTTATATTTCCAGATTTTCATGAACAAAAAAGTTTAAATGGAGTTTATAATAATTTGATATATTCACTTCTTATATGCTCGAGCACTTCTTTTATATCATCTGAATCTATTGCTTTAATTTGAGCATCTAAATGTTTTACGATATCGGTAAGTTTTACATATTTTATATGTGTTCCTGCCTCCAACATTATCTGAAACTTGAAAGTATCTTCCATAAGATTATTTTTTATTTTTTAAAATGTTATGATAGTATAGTTTTTACGATTGAACCAATAGTTTTATTATCTGCACGACCAGAAAAGAATTTGGTGGCCACACCCATCACCTTACCCATATCACGAATTGAAGTGGCTCCAGTTTCAGTTATGATTTCTTTCACTTTTTCAGTGATTTCTTCAACTGATAATTGTTCTGGAAGATATGTTTTATAGACTGTAATAAGAAGCATTTCATGATCAACCAAATCCACTCTACCCCCTTGAGCATATTGAGTAGCGGATTCTGTACTCTGACTAACCATTTTCTGAATAACTTTCATTACTTGTTCATCAGTCAATAGTTCTTTACCATCTTTGGCTTTTTCAACCTGAATAGTAGATTTAATCAATCTAAGAGCCTCTAATTTTTCGTTTTCTTGTCTTAAAATTGATTCTTTGATATCGGAATTAATCTTCTCTTCGAGATTCATTTATTAGTTTTTTAATTAAAATTATTAATATCCAAAATAATATTCCAGATATAGTGAATAAAACTATGGACATAATGTAATCCTGTACAATGAACAAACAAATACTCATTAAAAATTCGAATAACATCGTAACAAAAACTATTATTGCTACTGGTATTTTCATTTTCATTACCCGATAGCTTTAAAAGTTTGTTTCCAAAAGTATCTTTTCTTCACGAAAATTTCAGATTTAGGTAATTTCAGTGTAACACCATCAATATATTTACCATCAATACTTTCAACCTTACAAATCATTTTACCAAATTCATCACTATCCCCAACTATTTTTAAATTGATATAACTCAACTTGGAAGATGAACTGGTCATTTGACCCACATTTACATTTGTTGTTGAATCCTGATAAGTAAAATAAGCATCCCCACCTCTTGTAATTGTGACAAGTAATCCCATAAAAATCCCAATTGGAATAGACCACCAACTAATTACGAAGGCCAAGAAAAACATGAAAATGAACCAGAATCCGAAGAATAGAAATAAACTCACATATAAATTGAATTTACATTCTCCAATACATTCTTTAATTTTATCCTTTTTCATTTTTCGTAGTTATTTTATGATGACAAACCCCATAACCAATCCAGTAAGAAATAAATACTGCAAGGATAAAGGCTCCGGCAATTTTAAAAATAGTTCCGAATGTCATGATGACGAAGGCGTGGCTCAATAACCAGAAGAAACCAATCACGAATAATACGAATAGTACTATCGCCCAAATGATAATTTTAGTTTTTGTTGTCATAATAATTTATTTTTGTTAAATTAATTTTTATTTTTAAAAATCTGAAACTGATGTCGAATCCGAATTGAAATCGGTATCGGGAGTATCGGGTGTATCGGGTGTATCGGGTGTATCAGGAGATATGTCTGAGGGTTGTTCATCTTGTGGTGATGGTGGAGTATCCATTATATCATGTAATTCCTGACCAATCATGGCACCGGCCATATTACCACCCAAGGCTGTCCCCAATAAAGCATTATCTGTAAGTGCACCTATTGCCATAGAAGTAGTGAATCCATCATCCTCTTGTGGGGGTGAAAGTGGATTTATTTGGGGAGGAGGTGGAAGTGGGTTTGTGTGGCTGGGAAATTTTTTAGTAGCGTAAGGATCTGTATAGAAAGGTATAGGTGGATGTTCAGGGAACGGTTTAGCCGATTCTCTCTTTCGTATTCTCGAAACCCAAATACAACCAAGTACAATAAGTACTACAATGATACCGATAATAATTAATATTGTTCCTACCATTTGAATTTATTTTTATTTTTTATTTTTCTTTTCATACCAAGATTGAGTGAACTCTTCATCCCAAAATAAATCAAATCCACCCAAATATCCTTCTGGATTTACTGTAACTTTCATGAAAGCCTTACCTTTACTTGTTTCTGTTGGAATGGCATAAGTTCCAGCTGGGACATCATTACCATTGAATTTTTTCTTGAGGTAGGTTTGTGCCTCGATCACTTCAGTTAACATAAATATTTCATTTATAATTATTACAATAATAAGTAAAAAATCTCAATAAAAAAAATATAATCTTAATGTTCATATAATTTTCTCATTCTGTATTCCTCAATTTCATGCCATAATTTTTCCAATTCATCATCAGTAGCATCTTCAACACACTCTTTCCATTCTTCATATTTCTTTCCAGTTCTCGAAGAAACCAAAGGTGGAAACCAAGAGAAATCTGCACTTAATAATTCCACCCATGTTGGTCTGTCGGATCTTGTCATTGATCCAACCCACCTTTTACATCTGGTTTTTAATGATTCTCTTTTGTACATATGTGTTTTATAAAATGAACCAATTTGGTTCAGTTAATGCCTTAATTGTTAACTGACTACCAAGTTTTGTAATACATTCATGGTAAGCGTGTTCATAATGCCATCCAGCCTTATGTCCTATTTCATGAATGAGAAGGTCTAACATGGTTTGTTTGATATAACCATCTTCTGATGGTGTCCACATTGACTTGGTTATCTTTGGAACATTAAATCGTAGGTTATTACCACCGAAATCAGCCACTGTTGAAGCATCAGATGATGATATGAACTCAACACTCAGATCAAAGTGTAAGAATTCTTTAGATATTTTCTTAGCGAATTCAGCTATTTTTTTCTGATCGTCTGAGGGATTTACCTTTTTACTTTCGGTGATACCTACTTTATATTTCTGAGAAGTTGTTTCAAGGAGATCGAAACCTTTTACTTTTGTCCATTCATCCTTATCCATTTCCCTACCATAAATAACATTGTGTCCGTTACTAATGGCTTCGTCCATACTTCTTGGATCTAATGGATTAGCGATAAGAGCATTTTCTCCGAATCGTTTAGTAATAACATCCTGAACGGTTTCTTTTGTTACTCTATCAGATGTAGTTCCAGTTCTTACCCAGATACGACTACTTTGTTCTTCGGTAATTTCTTCATGAGTATGATTTAGGATTTCACCATAAAGAACTTTCAGGTACTTACCATCCACTTTATCCCTATCATTAGAAAGGGGAACTTTCTGTTGAATATCAATTGAATAATCACATTCGATTTCACAGATAGGAATACCCATTTCATAAATATAAGCTGAACCGTTCTTATTATGAATATGAACAGCGGTTTCCCTTGTAACATTCCTCATTCTATCACCCTCTTTCAATTCAGTTGGGAGTTTAGTGGTGAAGATTTTATGAGGTTTCTGATAAGACAAGGTTTTCCATGTACCCTTCGCGACTGTTCCCATCCAATCATGACCATCTACTTTTTCAATACCAGCCCCCATATTTCCGACAATGATATCAACTTTAATATTATCAGGAACAAGGATACTATCACAGTATTTACAACATTCAACGAATTCTTCGTGTGTCATTTTTACGGTTACAAAAACCATACTACCCTTTGGTGTCTTGTTTTTAGTAAGGGTCTTAACACCCTTTTTAATATCGAACTCAACACAACCCGTAGTAGTTAAAATGGTGGCGGAATCACAAAGACACAATACCTGTTTTTCACCGAAATTGAATCTTCCTCTTTTCTTGACATCACTTCTTTTATATGTGTCTTTGAAAAGAGTATAAGCATCGGATAAATCACGAAATCCAGTAGGTGAATCATCATTGACCTGAATAAAGGCCTTTCCTCGTTGCCAATCCAGATGAATATCACAGGTTGTAATGTTTTCATCGATTGCGTTTTGAAGAAGTTCACGAATGATAAACCATTTCGGTTTACCTTCTTGAAGTTGGCGTAAACCGTCAACATCAACTTCGAAAATATTTGTCGTTTTCATTTCCTGTTTTCATTAAAGTTTTCAAATAGTTTCCAGATATTTTTTGCACCTGTGGTGTTTTGTGTATGTATAAGAATTGTAGGACAATCCAAATCGTTATTAAGTAAATAATTAATTAACCATTTTGCACATTCATGTCCTGTTCCCTCTACTACGGTATAATCAATCCAACCAGTAAATATTGTGAATGTTCTGTAATGATAATAATGTTCATCTTTAAGATCGTGATCAAAAGAAATCATTTCTGGTAATCCTCTTTTTTCTATCATCTCAACAAACTGTGGAAAACTTCTGACGATTACCCAATCAAGATCTTTATATCTTTTATCTCTTGTCAAATCATAAGCACTGTCTAATTCGAAATCAACGGGAACATCTGTACCCCCATTAAACGGAAACCTATCATCATCGAGAAAAAGATTATACATCTGCATGTACTATTAACATTGATAGTACAAAGGTACGAAGAATTTATGGAATAAAAAAATTTATACTGAGGTTTCTAACACTATCATGAGGTTATAATCATCATATTTAGTAAGAATATACTGTTCAAAAACAAAAATCTCAATATCGGTTGTGGTCGAGATGGTATTAAAGTATCTTTTTGGAAATGTATATGTATAATCAGGTTGTTCTATATTATCAGAAATCTTCAATCTCCATTTTTCACCCATATATAATTTATTCTTCTCAACAGTGATTGTAAGAATGTCATTTTCCTTTACATCAATCGTTGACATTTTCTTTATCTTTTCATAATTAGCATTGGATAGATTAAAATTAAATAAAGCAGTTGATGTGTCCATTAGACGATTAATATCATCCATATTAATGTCTTTCCCGACAATTAGATTATCTCCAGCTATCAATGTTGTATCGAAAATATCTTCATGATGGATTCTCCACGAATCAGCAAATCCGGGAGCTGTATTACTTACAGATATTTCACAACTTACCGAATCATATTCTAAAAACTGATTTATGGTATGATAAAGCTTTATACCATTCTTTGCTATATATGAAACTGGTTCTGGTATATCTGTAATAAAACTAAAAATTTCATCATATTTGAAAATATAATTTTTAAAGGCATAAATATTTTTGAAAGTTTTTCCGACAAATGAAAAGAGTATTAAACTGTCTTTTTCGAATTTCATTACGACAATTTTCTTCTCATGAATCTTAGCCAAATCCTTTATCTTATCTAATAATTTCTTTAAATTTGATTGTGAAATTTCAAATTTAATATTCTCACTTTTAGCCATTATATTCTGAAATATTTTTTACTTTATACATTTTAATAGGATAGAAGTTTACAAAATGATATTATCCCATTGAGACGGATCAGTCTTTTTTGTTTTTTTCTTAGTAATATCTTCCAAATAAATCATATCAAATCTATCTCTTGAAAAATAATTTTCCAGATTCAAATCAAAATAAATATTTGGATTATTCAGTAAAATAACTAATTGATTCATATCTTTTATGTTATTGAGGGTATTGAGATAAACATAATCCCCCTTAGCTAAATCATCAATAAGTTTTCGCCACAGAAAGACGGATTTTCCCTGTTCTAACATTTTCTTAGCTTTTCGTAATCCCGGTTCATCATTATCAAAAACAAATCGAAGTTCCAGATTGTCATTCTGAATAAGATCTATATTTGTATCCAATCCAATTAACGATATAGAATTAGGAAAAAAAACACTATCCAAATAACCCTCGAAGGCGTTTATTGGTTGATTAAAATCAACATTCAATATATTGAATAAATGGGATAGTTTATTATATGATATTGATTCCAGTTCATCCAAGGAATCAGTCGTGTTCTTATAGTTATACAAATATTCAAACTCATATTCCTTATAAATTCTTTTAGTTTTATCGTCTTTCAAATTTCTTAATTGAAAACCAAGTAACTTGTTTCCTCTTCGGTTTAATATAATAATGACAGACTCAGCCCATCGATTAGTAATGTGGTAGATTCCTTGAAGAATATTACTATAATTCTGAATTTTTCTTTTTTTCAAATAATCAAAAGCAAATGAACCTTTTTTTATTGGTGATATATTAGTAAGAAAACACCCCTTACGAGAATTTAAAAAATCCATGTATTCTTTAGCATCTAATAATCTGTCTAAGTTTTCAACAGCGAAATCTTCTTTCGAAGTAAAGGAAATATTTTGACTTATGTAATCATAAATTTGAAGTTTTTTTTCTGGATCTAATTTAATACCAAAATGATCACACCATTTAGTAAAAAACATACTACACGATTGTTCATTATAGCACTTCACATACATATTTTTTAAATATAAATGTGAACGCTTGGCATTCATTTTATCATGACTATCTCCACATACTGCACAGGCCATTGAAATTTCCTTGGGCGTTTGTTCATTGGGTCTTATTTTTAACATTTTTTTTTGAGAATTAGAATGAACTTTATCTAAGACACTTTGAACAATATTTACAATGTAGTTAATGTCTAATTCTTTTTTATTGGTGTTTTCAAATAATTCATCAGCCATTGTAATCTTTCTTCTATATTTTCTTTATAATTTATTCTCAATAAGAATATACCATTTTTTTCACAAAATGTTGTTTTTATTTGGTCAGTTATCTTTGTTATTTCAAATCTATCTTTCCCACCGAAATGATCTATTGGTGTAAAATGTTGTTCCCCATCATATTCAATACAAATATTATAGTCAAATAGGAAAAAATCAAATTTTAAATATTTTTGAAATATACATTTATTAAATTTTTTCTGTATTTCAAATTTAATATCATTATCTGACAAAAATTTATTTATAGTTTTTTCACCGTTACTCAATTTACATTTTGGACATCCACGGCCTTGTATGTGATTATTTGGTACTTGCTTAAAATCACCATGTTTAAGGCATATTATAATTACCTTCTCGTTTGCTCTAATATAATTTACTTTTGAATAATCATAAAGATTACCGTGAATATCTTTTGATTTTTTGATAAAATCATCAGTTGTTACAATATTACAAAATGGACATCCAGAACCACTTAAATGATGTTTGGGATCTTGTAAAAATTCTCCGTGTTTCGGACAAATTATTTTTACCTTTTTTTTGTTATTGATAAAAATCGTTTGAGAATAATCATAAAAATTATTATGTACTTTTTTAGCAATTTCTATATATTGTTCGGTGGTTTTTCTACCCATTTTACTACAAAACGGACATCCATGACCTTTCATATGATGTTCTGGTATTTGTTTAAATTCTCCATGTTCTTTGCATAATATATTTACCTTTGTATCCAAATTGATATAATTCACTTTTGAATAATCATAAATATCTCCATGAACTTTAATGGATCTTTCAATAAATTCTTCGATTGTTAGTTTTTTATTATTTGAACATTTAGAACATCCACGACCTTCTATATGTCCTGATGATAATTGTTCGAACTCTCCATGTTTCTTACAAATTATTTTAACTTTAGAATAACTATTTTTATAAACAGTTTTAGAATAATCATATTTATCACCGTGAGCCAATTTACATCTTTCAATAAATTCTTCTTGGGTTAAACTTTTTCCCATTTCACAAAATTATATTTTTTACATCCATATCAACTTCTTTAAAATGGTTGAGAAGTAACCATTCAATAAGTTTAGAATGATTTCTGATATGTTGTTCATTTAAAATATTCACAATATCGGGATTGATTGTGAATGTCGTTCTTATTTTTTTATTTTCTTGTTTCATAATGATTGTTTATTCTTATATATAAATATTTAAAAGTCAAAAGTCGTTATTTTTGAATTATTTTTACATTATTTTATAAATAAAACAAATTTTATAATATTTAGTATAAAGCTAAAAACAAAATTTATTTATGAGACATAAATTACAAGATGAAGATAAAAGAAAGGGATTGTGTGTTACAATCAATCCAAAATTGTATGATTTATTAAATAAAGAATCAGAAGATAATGGAGTTAATAAATCGAAGATAGTGGAAAATCTTATAAGGAAATATTTGAATGAAAAAGGTATAAATACTAACGAAATAATTTGAACCATTATTAGGTAATATATAATTAAAAAAATAATAAATAACAATTATGGATATTTACACAAAATGGAGTCCTATTATGGACGCTCTAAAAGTAACAGACGAAAAAGTTAGAAAAATTATGGCTGAATACGCTGAATTTCATCTTAAACATGAAATTGAAAATTTAATAGTAACAAAACTTGGTGAGGATGATATTGCTCAAAACTTATTACCAGTTTCTTTAAAAATTCTATCTCAATTAAATATAAAGGATAAAAATGTTATATTGAAAGAAGGATTACCAACTTTAAGTTTCGATGTTGAGGTTGATAGTGCTCAAATAACAGCAATTAAAGAATCTTCTTTGGATAGTTCAACCATCGTTCAACAGTTAGAAAGGATATTAGTTGATAAATTAGTTGACTATATAAACAAAGAATTAGAAACTAAAAATAATTTGTATCTTACAACCATCGCTCAATCAATAAGTATCATTTCAACAGAGGAATGGACACCAAGGATGTATTTACATTCTCGTATACATATTGACTAAAAAATAATCAAAAATCTTATGACAAAGGATGAAATGGAAAAAGAAATAGAAAAATTAAAATCAGAAGGAATATTATCTGATGCTCCTCCGATTCATAATGAAACACCTGACAACTGAGGAATATATTAGATTCACAAATGAAGAAATTCAGAATATGATCGGGGATTCAAATTTAATTAATTGGACATATATTTTGAACAAATCAGAAAAATTAAAAAAATGAAAACACTCGTATTCATGTTGAATAATTAATATATACAAATAAAAAGTATTGATAATATGAAATTCACAGATAAAATGAGTCAAGAATGTACTGAAACATTAAAAAATAAAATAACAATATGATAACGAAAGAAGAATCAATTAAAAAAACTAACGAATTTATTTATTTGATAGAAACGGCTAATATGGACCAATCCCAATTTTTGAAAAACATGATTGAAGATATTGAAACTTGTAAAAAAGATTTCGTAGATTATGATGAATCTATGATAGGTGGGAATGAAGAAAATTTATTAGGGGTAATGGATATGGGTAGTAGATTAGAATATTTATTTTGCGAAAAATATAATGTATTTACTAAATCTGTTCCTAAAAATAAACACAAATAAAATGGAAGAAGAATATGAAATAATTAAAGATTCCGCTTTATCGGAAAAAGAGATAGAAGAATTAAGAGAAGTCTTTAAACGAGAATATGCTAAAAAGAAAGGGTGGGACCCCAATAATCTAAGCCTCGAACAACTCAATGAAATATGTTCAGACGGTAGGTGGCAGACAGGTAATTTTTTAATAAAATCTTAAACTTATTCCCTTTCTTTTTCTATAATAATTGAAGGGAAAACACAATTATGGATATATTAGAAGATATACTCGATGAAAACAAAAAAGATAAAGAATTAAAGCACGGTTTGGATTTTAAATCCAAGTTCAAAGTCATAGACACAAGGCAGGGATTTCATGTAAATTTCAATTATTTATTTAAAAGAGGATTAACCCCAGAGGAAATTATATTCCTTGAAACTGTCTTTTTCAAAAATACTATTAATGTTAGTGATGTATCTGGTCTGGAATTGAGTGATTTCAACATGAATCGTCAATATACCGCTGTATTTACATTGTATTATTATGATGATGATACTTTTGATTTCTTCTTGCACCATACGGTGAAATAAAATAATAATTAGATAATGCTAAATAATGTCTTAGAAAATTGGGATAAAAAATTTTTAGATCTCGCCTCTTTTATAAAAAAATGGAGTAAGGATAAATCGACACAGACATCGGCTGTCATTATAGATCCTGAGAGTAATGCAATTCTGTCAATCGGATATAATGGATTTCCTCGTGGTGTTGATGATTCAATTAACGAAAGATACGAAAGATCGGTAAAATATAAGTACACCGAACACGCTGAAAGGAACTCTATTTATAATGCGGCTCGTAATGGAATAAAACTACGAGGTTCTGTTATGTATATTGAATGGTATCCTTGTTGCGATTGTGCAAGAGCAATTATTCAATCTGGTGTTTCAACTATCTTTTGTAGTAAGCCTAATTTCGAAGATGAAAGATGGGGTGAAGATTTCAAAATAACTCAGGTTCTTTTTGAAGAAAGTGGAGTTCAAGTAAATTATATTTGACAGGTTGAAAATTGATTTTTTTATTTTAATATATAAAAAGAAAAACCAATTAGTCATGAACAAGTTCATTATGAATTTTGATTCCTTCATTAAAGAAAATAAAAAAACAACTATAGCCGAATTACCAGAAGAAGTGACCAAAAGTGCAAAGACCATAGTAGATGGTAATTTTGATCATGCTTTAAAGAAAACTTTTGATGGTGATATGATAAGATTTAAAGTTAATCCCGAAGATTTTAATTATGTTGATCCTCAACAACATCTTGAACTGGAATTGGGAGAAGGTCCATCAAAGAAAAGAAAATTCGATGTTACTCTAATATTTGTTCAGGCAATTGAAGCTACCGAAAGAGAAAAAGAAAAAAGTAAAGATTCATCAGGTCATTCTAAAGTCGGTGGAGAACTTATTTACAAAATAGAATTTAAACCAAAGGAATTATCTGATGATGAAAATACAGAACATGAACAGGAAGAAGAAGATGATGTTTGGAATAAACCAGATCCAGATGATGAAGATTTAATTCCAGAAGAACCAGAAGAAGAGGGAAAACCCGTATCATCTGGTAGAAAGAAAGTTCATATTGAAGATTTAAATACTTTTTTCCAAACGAGTGATGGTGACGATGATTCTGAACTTTGATGATTATTTAAGTATAAATGAGAATTCTGAGAAGATAATCGTTGGTTATCATGTAGCTCCATCGAAATTAGATTCCAAAATTTTAAAAGAGGGTATTAAAAAGATACCAAAAGAAAGATATTCCAGACTTGGTAAAAAAGAAATGTCACCAATAAGAAATTATTTTTGGTTGGATTTGAAATATGCTGAATGGTTTAAAGAATTCAATGAAGAAGATGGATATAATCCACAAGAGATGACAATATGGAAAGTCGATTTATCAGGTTATGATTTAATTAAGGATGAAGAAGCAAGTGATATGAGTGAATGGAGTTCTCAATTTTCAAAAGGTGAAGATGGTAAAGCTGTTTATGTAGAAAGAAACATACCACCAGATAGAATTATAGATGAAGTTTAATTGATTATTTAAGTTTTGAAAAACGACCCAGAGTGGTTTGTTTCTTTCCCTGATATTCCTCATGTCTCTTAATTTCAGCTGTAGCTGATACCACATCACCTACTAAAATATCATTAATAATGAGATTCCCCTGTTCGTCTTTTTGTCTACCTTGTTCAGTAGGTTTTACAATGAACTGAGAACCAATAGTACCAAACTTAGTATAAATATTTCCTATCTGGTCTTTTAATTTATATACATTTGACCAATTCCATTCTGTTTGGTATCCACTGATATGAACCACTTCAAGATTTTCAAGTCTTGATTTTTCTCCAACTGTACCAACATATTCTGATTCTTTCTTACCACCAGAGAGAGCTTCTTCAGCTTCTCTTCTTTTCCTATCTTCCTGAGAGAGTTTACCGAAGTACCAAGAACAAGCACCTGTAATGTAATACAGGAGATGTTTCTGAACGGCACCGGCCTTAATCATGTTACTGGCGTTAAAGATGAAGTTATTATCACGATTGGCGTGAATGAAATCAATAACCCATTGTAATTCTTCATCGGATGTGGTTTCTAATCTCTCATTGTATATTGTGACAAAATCAGACCATCTATTAAAATCTTCTTGATATTCTGATGAACTTTTACCATGATAATTTCTTCTGTCAGGGGGGTTATGAGCGTAATCAACATCATCTTGTACTCTACCTGATGTTGATTTAACTTCTTTTTTATTATAATATTCTTCTTTTGGATGATCAGGGTCAGCGAGATAATCTTGGTCTCTTTTTTGATTAATCTTCTCAGCTGTTGCTTTGGACATATATCCATTCTTTTTGTAGAACCAATAGAAATACTTGATTACCTCATTAGTTGAGATCTCCACATCAAATTTTGGACCCCAACCACCACTAAATCCTTCATCCCAATCATCACCACCACCATCGAAATCACCGTAACTTTCATCAAGGAATGAAATATCGGTTAAATAGGATAATACCTTTTCATAATCATATCCCAAATAGTTACGAATACATGAACCCCCAACCCTGAGGATCTCACCTGTCTTTATTTTCTGAACAAAAACAGTCTTGTTTCTGTATATGGTTCTTTTACAATGATCACAATATGAATGACCTATCATCTGGTCAGGAACTAAACTAATTGGAACTTGTTGACCCGGAGCATTTTTCAAAAGTCCGTCTTTGTGATCAATAGTACCCAAAATTAACCATTCATCCTCAGGTTTAAGGACGGTAGCCATTTTCAGGTCATATACTTCAACTTCTTTGGATACTACTCTCCAAGGTTCAAACAATTTATTATCTTCATCATCATTCCAAACTTCCATTCCCAATTTTGACTTTTTTTGTTTTTCAATAGAATCTTTATTGAGAAAATTACATCTATCGGTGGCTTCGTTTATATCTGTATAAACAATCACCACCCTATCTGTTTCTTCTGGTTTTTCTTTCTTTGAAACGGTTTTCCTGTCGTATGATAATCCTCTTTCACTTGGATGACAACAGGCGAAATATTTTTTCTTTTCAATAAGAGTAAGTGTGGGTTCGGGGACTTTAATAAACTTGGATACTTTCGCTATTCTTCTGAATATTTTTTCAAATGTTTTTTTCTTATCGTCACTACTTTTGTGTGTATCACTACCAACAGGAATCTCAATCCTCTTTGTTTCTACGGTATAGAATAATTTTATATCTTTACCCTGATTGTCATCAACTGGATTTTCAGAATCAAGAATTTCTTGAGTAGAAAAGGTCACGAATGCATTAGTCTTTTCGCTTACACATCCCCAATGGTCAGGAATTCCTTTACTCTTTACAACCCACCATCCATTCTGATGATAGAATCGAGTACCTATTCCGACTTCTTGATTTTGGGCTTCTTCTTTGAGAAATGTAGGGTAATCACTCACGATTCTATCTGACTTTTCCATGTTGGTAGGGATTTGAACTACAAAAATACTATATTTCTCTAACATAAAAAAATTATTTGGCTTTATTTTTTACCAAAGAAACTAAATTTTCCAAAGAATCAGATATATCACTTTTCTCACCGTCAGTAGTTTTTTTCCAATCAACTTCACGAATAGTTTTTGTTATATTTCTGATTTGTTCTCTTATGAATTGGAGTTTCCTATATGTCTGAGTATCAGATTCATTTAATAAATTCTCTTTCATTTCTGGTAATTTATCTGGTAAATCGTATTGAATAATAAGAATTTTACGTTTTTCATCAGCAAGATCTGATTTTATTTCATATGAATAATCCCAATCTACTATTAACATGAGTGCATTCTTTTCAGTAATTGGAATCAAATTACTTTTTTTATATGGTTTAACAGAATAACCTTTAAGAAGTGCGGCATATTCACCACTACAATAATCTAATGGAATACTAATTTCTTGTTTTGTTTTATTATTGAAAATGATATAAAAAGCTTTGCATTTGGATATTTCCAACAATTTGTCAACATCTTTAACAAGATCTAATTTTTCATTAAATTTTTTGAATCTTATAATCATACATATTTCAATTTATTTAAACCGTAATAGTAATCAACAACTCTTGCTTTGATTACACCCATTGTTTGAGCATTCCAAGATGTAGTTGCATGTGGTCTTTCCAATAAGGCTGTTAACCATATTATATCACCTCTTTTAACAGATTTTACTTTTAATTCGGTAGAAAAAACAGGTCCACCACTAACAGATTCAAGTTTCTTAATCTTTTCTGGATCAGTTATGATTCCAGTGACTTGTAAAATTTTTACTGGTTCTTTAACTTTTTCAATTTCACCATCTTCGAGTTCTTGAAATACCATGATATCATCGGATAAGGGATCAAATTCCTTGGTCTTGTCGAATTTCTTTATTTTATCCTCTTTAAAATCAGCAAATTTTGTTGTTATATTATTATCTTTATCTTCTTCTACCGCTTTATCAAGAGCTAATAAATTTTTATATACTTTTCTTCTCATTCTCTTTTTCTTTTCTTCTTCTATTGGTGTTTCTTTCTTTTTTCTCCTTCTTCTTTGATTAAAATAATCACTCTTAACATCCTTTATTTCTTCTGTTCCTAATACCTTTTTATCTCCGTTCCAATCACCGATACTACTAATACTGGTAATACTTCCACTACTATATTTACCACTTGCTATAATAGGTTGTTGACGGTCATCCGCGTGTATACCCCCACTACCACAACCAACAACATCACGATAATCTTCATTTATAAATTCATTGTATGTCAGGATATTCTTCATTTATTTCCTTATCTTATTTATTTCTTCAACTTTCATTACCTTCTCACCAACACCAGAATCGATACAACTTTGAATTTCACTTTGTAATTGTTTTATATTGGAGAAACCTTTTACACTTGATGGTAAAGATTTCTTCATCATCATATTACTCAAAGCATTACCCATACCAGAACTTTGCCATCCAGAGAAAAATGAATATCCAATTGAATCATCTGACCTCTGATTAACAGCCAAAGTGTGTTTATTATGATAAATATCTTCTGTTCTAAATTTAAGCAAAAGTATACTTTCTTTAGTTTTAGAATCTAATTTTTCAATGGCAGCGTCTTTCATGAAATCTAAAACTTCATCTGGAATGGTACTATTGTTTTTTCTTATCCAAATATATGCATCCATAATTTCTTTTCTGAAAGAATCAACTGGAGTTGCATTTTCATTCAATTCAAATTCTTTAATGTGTTTCATATATTGATTTTATTTTTTATTTACCCTTGTATATATTAATTATTTTTATCTGGTTATCATTAAAAACTATCCAATCCCATCTTTCATCTGATGACCATTCTATTTCATTCAAATAATGTATGGAATCATAACCCTGTTCAATTAAATATTGTTTGTAATCAAGTGTTAATTTCTTTTTATCAAATGTGTTATCTTCTAATAGAAAATGATTCAATGAAATTATTTTATTTTCTCTATCGAATGGTGTTATATTACTATATGTTCTATATAATAAGTAATTCTTTTCAATGAATTCCTTGTCAACATAGTCATTTTCACCTCCCCATTTCAGCATATCCCTCACTAATTGACTTTCTCTCTTTTTTAAAATCTTGTTAACCTTGATTTCAACTTCATAAACAACATAATTGGGTGGTTTTGAGAATAATCTTTCGGCCATTTTTTTATCGGGGGTGAAGTGAATTCCAAGAAAATCCATTAAATGTACAACATTTCGGCTACTTCCTAATTTTTCATTTGAAAATTTATCGAATACTATTCCACTTCCATGATATAATGGACCAACTATATTGTTTTTTTTTTCAAATATGTAAAATTTCGTTACCATTTTATTTCCAATCTTGGTTTTAAATCCCACACTTTTAATACTTTTATTTGTTCTGATTTAAAGATAATCCAATCAAATCTTTTAATGTCTGGTGATTCTATTTCATTTATATACTTAATACAATCATATCCTTGATTCATTAGGTGGTTTTTATATTCCAATGAAATTTCTTTTGCTTTTCCATCTGTTAAATTAAATAATTGATTCATTAAACAATTCTTTGTTCCAAAATATGGTAAATCAAATATGTTTTTTGATGGAAAAATTGATAAATCGATTATCTTTTTTTCAAGTCCAAACTTCAACATTTCTTTGACTAAATTACCCTCTTTTATTTTCAAGAATTTGTTATATTTCAATTCTATTTCGTAGATAATATAATCAGGTGGATTTGTAAATCTTTCAGCAACAGTATCATTTTCAGTAAAATGAATCCCAAGAAAACTTAATAAATGACCATCTTGACCCAATCTATTAAAGTCAAAGATATCAAATTTACGGCCAGAACCATGAAATAATGGATGTTCATATATTTTAGATTCATTAATGAAACTATTATAAGACAACAGGTTTATCACTATTCTTGGATTTTATTTTTATGTAGAAAGAAACATCATCCTCGGAATCATCAATGTATGCTTCTATCTTTTTACCCCAAGGATATTTATTACACCATTCAACAAAAGTATTAGTTAGATCATCGGAATTTTTCATATTATCTTTTAATAATTCTTTTGAAATGACTTTTCTGAGTCTCATAGTTGTTAAGATGATTATTCCTTTACTGGTCTTATCTTCAAAGAAATATTTTAGATCTTTTTTGATTTCATGTAATAAAGTTAATGTTTTAGTGGATGCTATTCTCAGTACCCCACTTATCATAGCTAAACAACTATATGATTTTATTTGTCTCAATTCATTGTCTTTTATATTTAATTGTCCAGTTTTATAAATAACATCTTTTAGATCATTATAAAAACCATATTCTAAAATACCATTCCTGATACCGAAATAAAAAGATAATTTCTCATTACTGATTTTACCATATGTTCTGAATGTATTCTTAACAGAATCTTTAAATTCAAATCCATCTAATACATCTATTGGTTTTTTTATCCACTCGGTTCTAAAAAAATAAAGGAAGTTTCCAGTATTCAAATAATTTCCAGATTTAATAAATGAAAATTTCATTTCATCTAATGTGTGTAAAAACATATAGAATCCGTAACGACCATCTACGGGTGATCCCTGATTTTCCTTTATATATGTTAAAAAATCCTTTATCATGAATGTATATATTAATTTACAAAGTTGGCTTCTACTTCCTGCATCAAATCATCTAAATCATAAAAATCATCATCATCTGGTTCAAATTCAAGATTTCTTTCATCAAAGAATTTCCAGAATCCATAAGATGCACTATAAAATTTATCATCTATTGACGATTCATGTTCTATTTCTTGGGGATAGGTGAAACAACCATGATATTCTTTTCCTTTATATTTTAAAGTTCCATTGACAATTATTTTTTTATCCTCATTTTTTGTAGAGTCATAATCAAATTCAAAATGTCCTTTTTCATAATATTTTTGTATCTTTATATCACCCTGATTCTGAAGTATTTCTTTTTCAAAATCCGTTAAAGAATCTTTACCGTGTTTGTTTATTTTATCCAATATTTTATTTATATTTTCTTCGTGATATTCAAACATTTTAAATTTTGTTATCATATGATTTTTCATAAATATTTTTTCTCTTTCCATTGAAAGTTGTATTATATATTTTTATCAACTACCCATAAGTATTTAGCTGGTATGCTCTTTCCTTGTATGTAACAATTACCTGTAAATAAACTCATTTGGTCTTTATATAATATACCTAAATTCAAATCATCTGTATTTATACCCACAATCGCATATGGTTCTTTATCTGTTTTATCTATCTGCTTCCATACTTTTAATTCCTTTATTAATGAATATAAAACCTCTTTGTTCGTAGACATATAGATTCTCGGTGGGTACTTGTGTCGAATATCTTCCGACTTGGATTTTAAACCATGTTTCAAAATATCATTTAATCTGGACATTGGACAAGCATGATATAATGTATCTGGAATTAATACATACCCCTTACTCCACTTCGGAGAAATACTTAATGTATGTGTGTTCTTAATCCTTGTCATTGATGCCCTTGAATACCAACCAAATTTGTTTATGTATTTCAATAACTTGTCAATAAACTCTTTATCATCTAAATCTTCATACCACTTGTAAATATCTTCATATTTATCATGACCTTTATAAATACCCCATATCGTTATGGATTCACCACTTATACCTTCTGGTCTGTCAATGTTAATTTCAGGAAACCTTTTTATTAACTTGTTATACATAGTCTGACCATCTATCGATTCATTATTCTTCTCTAATAATACAAATTCAAATTCTCCAAAATTGATTATCATTCTATGATGATTTTCATAAATATTTTTACTCTTTCCATTGAAAGTTGTGTTTTCACCAGTTGCTATTTTTATTCGTTTAGGATTTGTTACCACATATTCATCAGCGAACTGTGCTCCAGTGTCCGCATTCCTGATTATTTTACAATGAATACTACTATCTGGAACTCGATTTAAACCCACACCTACATTCTCCCCATCTTCTTCCTCAATAATTGTCGCTTTTATAAAGCATGGATATATGTAACCCTCTTGATTGTCGTATTTACTTTGAATTTCTTCCAATTCCTTATTCAATTCAATATCGTATTTTTTATCCAAGTGTACAAATTCACTTAGTTTTGGACTGATTTCATCTATGTTCTTCTTACCTATCCAAAACAATAAATCCATCAATGTCTTTGATACTTCTTTCCAATTATCTGATTTCACCCAACTACTTAAATTATAATAACCAGTAGACTTACCATACTCCTTTTCTATGAAAGATAACATTCCATCCCATACCGACATATCTACCGTCTTTAAAAATTCAATCTTGTCTTTTTCTATTTTCTCGTTATATTTCTCGTTAACCTCATTCCTTTCATTGTAATACGATCTTGGATAACATTGTGAATAATGTGTTGCAACATTCAGGTTTGAAAACCAAAAAGCATATTCAGCACCCATCTGACCAGAAGTATCATTCATACCATATTTGAATTCTGTGAATTTATAAGGGCTTCCATGATAAACTACCAATGGTTTACCATTTTTATCCACTATTTTACTGGTCTTTTTATTCGGATGTTCCCAATCACCAAACCAATCCTTAAACTCTTTGGAATGAATGATTTTCTCATATGTTTCTTTGTCTAACTTCATCACTTTCTATATATAAAAATAAAAAGATAAAATGAACAACGATCAGATTAAATCAAAAATAATGAAAAGAGTTTTGGAATTAACAGAGGAATTAAAAAATCATATTCATTCAGTGAATATCGAATTCAGTCCAGACGATAAGAAAATAATTGTGGATTTTAATATATAAATCTATGATTGTAAATTTTAAAGTATTTGAGGGAATGAAAGAATCAATACCAGATGAATTAGCCATCTGGTTTATGGATTTCTTTGCACAACAAACTATAAAGTTTATTGAAGATGTAAACAAAATACCTTCAAATTTGTTTCAGGAAAGTTATAACTTAGTTAAAGAAATGACAAAAAATACTTTAGTTTATAGGGGAGAATCAAGAGATTATGAAATAACGAAACCAATTAGATTTTCACCTAAGAACAACGCTGGTATATCTTGGTCATACGAAAAGGAAATTGCCATGGGTTTTATTGAACCAGATTCGGAAGATATGTTTTCTTACTTATATACCTTAGACTTAAAAGATGTTAAATATCCAGTATCTTTGGATTTGGTTATGGATAAAATAACTGAAAGACAAAAAAAATTAATAACAAATCCAATAACCAGATCACAAATCTCTGGATGGTCTGAATATAATTCAGAAAAAGAAATATTAGTGTTTGATACTTTTTATTCAGATATATTGAAAATAGAGGTTATATCTTAACTTTTTCTTTCCCCTTATTTGAAGTATTGAAAATATAATAATCAACAGCGACATCAAGATCTTTCTCTTTAAAGAAATCTGTCATATGTCTTACAGTATTTTCATCATCATCGGAGAAACCTACTTTTAATTTAGCTCCGATTTTAGTGGCAAAATTTTGTAATCTAATCAAGAATGAATCAATGGCCAATTCCTTACCCTCTTCAACATTTTGGGTATTCTCAAAGTCCAATCCAAATCTATTTCTAAAATATTGAGACATAATACCAATAAACTCACAAGTATCCAAATAAGAATGAATGGTGGAATCTTTTGAATTAAAAAGTTTTTGAAATTTCTCCAGATTTTTTTTCATTTTTATTCTTTGTTCTGGAGTCAAATAATTACAAATCAGCCATTTAACAAAATGTTTTATTGTTTCTGGTTCATGACCACGAGCGGTAATAATAAGAAAAATATTACCATTGATTAATGTTTTGATAAAATCTTGAAAACAGGGACCAAAATTACCCCTCAAAACAGATTTCTTAGCATCTTCGAGAAAAGATTTATTACCCCTTGGCCCTGTATCTCTAAATTCTTGAAATGTCAATACAAAATCATTATTCCTGTTTCTCCAATTTTCATTTGTTCTTATTTTGGCAAATTCTTCTGGTAGTATATCTTTTGGAATCCATTTGCCTTTTTTTAAGACTTCGATATGAATTGGAGTGGGCATATGTAGAATGTTGTTATCCCAATCAAATATCATGTATTTCAATGTCAATGATTTATAGGCATTAAATTTCTTTATCATAATATATTATATCAAAAAATAAGAAAAATGTTTACACCCAATTAAGATTTACAAAGTTTTCAGCGTAAATATTCTTATCCGCATTATCTGCCAATATCAACTTATCGGCATTCCTGATAATATTTTCATTCAATGTATTATTAATTTCATCAGTAGGAATAACATCGTTAAATATTCTGAGATTCGTATATTTTATATTACTTCCCAAAATTTGAATATCAACATCATGATCAAAACTAAATGGATCAAATCCATCATAAAATGTTTCGTTTATCGTCTTGAATGTTGTATTTACTGAATGAAGTTCTGTATTATTAACTGGTTTAAACCCACTACTTATTAATGAAGTATAACCAGTTGTATCCATCCAAGAAATAGTTTCGACCTGATAACTGTTAGGTTCAATGAAAGTAATATCATAATCATTATCTCTCTGGTATAATTTCAATTCAACTACTCTTTGTCTGTTATCTAACATGACAACTAATCCATACCAAATATTTGTTAGTAATGACAGATTTTGTAATTTATAAAATGAATTGTTGATTTGGAAATTGATATCTTTTTTGAAATACCAAATTCTATATCCCAATTTATTTGTTTCATCAAAATTATTCAACAATTGGAAATTAGTAGTCTGGTCTATGTCATATTGTTTCCAAGCATTTCTGGCTGGATTCAAAGCATCCCAACCATTATTAAAATTAAACCATAAAGTGAAACTTCTGTTATCTGATACCTTAACTGAGTTATCTGTTTTTTTGTATAAAACACATTGTTTACTGATGGCATCTTTAAAGTTATAATAATTCACCGCATAGTTTATATTCCCATTCCAAATGTCTTGCTTTACACGAATTACCTTATTATTCACAATATATCTCATTACATCGAAGGTAAATGGTTTGAATTGATCTTTATTTGCTATTTTGTCGGAATCTTCTTTAATTTCCTGACCAAATAATTCTTCCATTGTTGTACTTCTTGTAAGATCTCCCAATTTGGCTTTACTTTCAGCGGAAAGATTAAGAATATTGGCTTTCTGTTCGTATTTTTCTAACATGACTTTATAATATATTCCAGCGTTCATAACATCTCTGTATACATTTGAACTTGAAACATAATATAACCTATTTAAAGGACAGAAAAAGATAATATCATCTTCACTTGGACGGCGATGAACACCGAATTTACTTTTGAATTCATCTTTTAATATATGAATTTCGAATTTGTCAAATAAATCTAAATAAACCGTATTTGCTCTTGGTTGATTTTCTGGAAATTTATTTTCTGGAACAATTACTCTTATAGTTTTTACATCAATAATATTCTTCAACTGGTATTCGTGTAAGATATAATCTATACCATTTCTATCTGGATCTGTCAAGTGGTAGTCAACATTCCATCCAAATAATTGACTTACTTGATTGGCTAATGAATTATAATAGGCCGTTATTGCATCTATATTATACGGTTGCCAAAAAGTAGAAGAGTTGGCTGTATTTTCAGCCGTTAAAGCACCCTCCACATTAGCGTCTGGATTACTATAACAACTCAATCCTTGTGTATAAGCATTCAAGTTTAATTCACGATCACTAAGAGGTGCATTGGCTGGTTTTACTGTATTCCAATTTGAAGGATCATTCGGATCAGTTGATTGTACATTCAAGCCACAAATTTGTGTTGTTCCAGTTGCTTGTAAATATGTTGTTAAACAATCTTCTCTTAATCCATATTTATTAGTTTTTAAATAATTGGCCGATACATTCTGAAAATCACCGATTAATATAATATCGTAAATATTTGCTGGTTCAGGATCATTGGTTAGTGGAGTTATAAGATATTGAACCTGTGCAAATCTCAATTCATTGAATTTATATGAAGATATATTTTCTTTTGTTAATGGCTCCCATTGTGAGAATGTTCTTCCATCAGTTTGTGTAACACGCCATTTAATATCAAGGTTTGAAATATTTAAATTTCCGATAACTTGAAAATCTGATACTGAAAATACTTTATAGATATCTTTTGGTTTTAGAATGATTGATTCTGTTGTTCCACTTATGGTAAATGCCCCATCAGTATAATTCAAATCGTAATCACCATATAAAGTTATGTTTGAAATGTAAATGGACGATCTCGGATGAAAACTATCAAAAGGACCATCATCAATTCGATATATGTATAATTCGATGTTAAAAGGAACACTTTCACTGAAAGTTATACCTGTTATTTGTTCAATCGGTATTAAATCACTCCAACAATCTCCACATTTTAGATCATTTATATCTGGTATATTTTTATATTTAAAGAATATCTTCAAATATTGATAACTATTAGACCCATCAATCGTTGCCCCTGTTAGATATATATCCTTTATTCCACTAATTGGAGCTGTAGTAACCAATTTCAAAGTATTACCTGTTTGGCTTAACATTTCAGTTCCGATAAAGTTAATAGTGAATGTTCCATCATATTTTTTACTAAGAAGATAATTCATTGAAAAAGTATTTTAGTTTTTTAATATATATTAAAGAAAAGAAATCAAAATCCATGAAAATGAAGAAATTTAATGAGTTTGTTAATGAAGGAACATGGGCATTACCCAAAAATCCAGAAGAACAAAAAGTGGCTAAGTCTTATATTAAAACAATAGAATCTTTAAAGGGTGAACTCTATAATTTAGTAGGTGACGATGAGCTCTTTGATTGTTTTGATAAAGCAATAACAAGAATTAAAGAACTGGTAAAAATTTCACCTGAGGGAAAAGATTGGGGAAAATAAAATTATACGAATATGATAATATTAAGATTTGATGAATTCTTATTAGAAAAAAAGAAATTGAAGAAACCGAAAAAGCCTAAGATGACTGCATATGCAAAAGAGTATCAAAAGATACGAAGAAAGATAGGAAAGAAATGGGTTTGCTTAATAGTTACAGACAGAACTAAGAAAGAATTTTCGACAAATCATCCCGATAAACCATTTGATATCAGATTTGGAAGTATCAGAATACTATTGAATACAAAGGGACAATTTGAAAAGGCTAAATTAAAGTATTTAATTGGAAATATATATAAAGGAGAAACAATTATTGATGTAAACTTTCATCCGTATAATCCACTTATAGATAATGTTTTATTCGGTGATCAAAAATAAATTAAAATAAAAATGAAAATAAAGAATGAGTGTAATGAACCGGGAATCGAAGTTTCTCAAATGAAAGCTGGTTCTGATAAAAAATTGAACAATCTTATGGATTTTGAAGATTTCGAAAAAACATGGAATCCAGAAGAACAAAAAAAGACTAAGAGGACTGAAACTGGTCTTGATGTAATTAAAGAAGAATTAACACCAGAAACTCTATCAGCTGGAAATTCACAGGGAGCTGCTTGGAATTATTGTAAAGATTTATTAGTTGATAATGTTCAAATTAATCATGTGAGAAAAGAGACGGGACCGGATATGAAAGAAATGCATCCAACTTATTTAGAACATATGATAGTAGATACTTTTAAAGCTGGAGTTGAATGGGCCCAAAAAAATCCAAATAAAAAATAAATTAAAATAAAATGCCATATATACAACCAAATATGTTCTACGCCGCTGATAAGATTATTAGACCTTATGAATGTGCAATGATTGTGGTAGAAGGACCTAACTTAAAAGGTAAATTAAATTTAGAGGGATTAGAGTTTCATTATGAAAATTTTAATCTGGCTCAAATGATATTAAATCCTGAATCTTCTGATCAACCACTTTTATATGGATTCTTGGGTAATAATATAACTTTTTTAATGGTTAGAGCAAAATATACTCCAATAGATCCGATGTGGGTTCAAGAAACCGAACAATACATAGAATATTATTACGCTGATGATCCAACTCAAATAAGAACAATGGGTCAAATGTTAGTTTTAACTGGTAATAGTGCTAAAAGAATTCCACAAATTTATTTCAATAATAAATCAACGAAGAACAAAGTGGTTTTGGAAATACTTATGGCAAACCTTGGACAAAGTTCACTATCAAATCCTGATCAATTCAAAAGAACAAGTTTCTTCAGTGGACTTTATTACAATTCAATTATATCTGATTATGTTAATTATACAATCCCAACCTCAACTGGTTCTACCGAATTAAAAGTTATTGATATAGATGGTAATTCATTAATTTATATACCATATGCTAATATCAGAACCATTGAAAAAATTGATGCTTTGACATTATTGATTGGTTTAGATACAGAAGAAAAAGTGAAATTGCAATTCCTAAGTGAATTTAATACAGACCAAGCAAATAGTAGAATAAATTGGGTATTGAGATCTGAAAGATATAGAAACTTAACTATTAATAATCCTCCAATTGATACTACTCCACCTGTTTTTACATGGAATCCTGTTCTTTCTGGGGTAACAACTGGAATCACCAGTGGTTCAACAACCGCTTTTATTCTTACAAGTGGAACAACATATAATTCAATTAATCTTCAAGATATATTTATTTCTGGAATAACAGATAATGTAGATGGAATAATTAGTAAATATGATTCTGTTATCACGATATATGGGTATAATGATTTAGTTCCAATAACTGGAATGACAGATATTGGAATTTATGATGTGTATTTTGAAATAAACGATTTAGCAAATAATTTCAGGACAGAACAAAAATATATAGTTATAGCCACATATGTTGGTGGACAATGGATAACTGGTTATTGGGCAAACAGTACAACATGGGTAACGGTTTATATTAGTGTTTAATAAAAATAATTAAATGAATATGATAGATGATGAATTTTTCAAAAGGGATAAAGAGTATTATGATGAATATCTTAAACTCAAAAGTTTCGATAAAGACGAACTCAGAATAAAATATAGAGAACTTAGAAGAAAAGCTCTAAAGTTATTGAATGATGATTTACATGGAAGTGGGCACGAAGGTTCTATTGGTGGAATGGACGCTTATGACGATGAACTTTGGAAATATTTAGAGGGTGATGAAAAAATGTTATTTAATAAATATGCCAGAATTTTGGATTTCGAAATGGGATTTAAACCACATCAGAATCATAGAAGTAGTGATTCAGATATACATAAAGAGAGTTATAAAGTAAAAAGATTTAAAGACATTATAAAAGAGTCCAAATCTATTAATGAAGGTTTGAGATTTAATTCCACTTATTTAAGATTACCAGTTGGTGAATATGAATTAAAAGATGTATTAAAAGAAGTGGAAGAATTGGAAGCGGAGTTAAAATCTTGGTTAAAGATGGGATGGCAAATAGTATCAACAGTAGGGGAAGATAGTGAAATTATTCCGATGATGAAATAAAAAATTAAAAAATAAAAAAGAATGACATACAATTACAAATTAGAGAATTTTGTTTCAATTCCAAATGGAGATACAACCAGAATAATTATAGTGGATAAGGATGGGAATTTCAGATATAGTATTATTCTGGATTTATCTCATTGGTTTGTTAAGAATAATTGTGTGGTTATCAAAATTACTAATCGAAATGATATTATGTTGAGTTTCGATTCTCGTGAAACGGCCCAACTTGCATTGGATAAATTAGAATCTATAAGAAAAACATTACTTGTTCAAACTGGTGAAATGGTGGAAGGAGAAAGACCTACATTTAATACATTGAACATTCAAATGATTTGTCAATCAACATCAGGTATTACACCTATGTTTGTTAGTGGTGGAACACCTGCTTTGTACGGAAATGCTCCAGTTTTACAAAAACCAAAATCGAGAGTTAAGATTATCGTTAATTCTGGAGGTCAAGTATATGCTGGTATTCCAGATGGACCTTGGGGAAAAATAGGAACTTATTTCACTTCAGTGTCAGCTAATGGAGATCCATCTCAAGCAAGAGTGAATGATGGAGATGTTCAAATTGGTGATATCTTATTTTGGATTAGTGTTGTTACTGGATTTGATATAGATACTACTGATAGAATAGATTACGAATATTTGATTTAAAAAATTAATATATACCCATATGATTGCAAAATTTAGCATATTTAGAGATAAATTGTATGAAAGTTTACCAAGACAATCAACTGTTGATCAGTTGAAAAGAATTCGTGCAGAAATCATGGGGAATCAAGAAGTAAAAATTGGTCCAGAAACCAAAACGATGCATTCTGATATTGGTGATAGGGTAATTTCTGATTTAAAAAAACATCAACAAAATAATTTATTCTGGTGGGATAATCCAATTGATAGATATATTTGTTCTTATGAAGATTTTGTTAAAAATGATGCTCGAAAGAGTTTAGGTTATACTGTGGATGATGATAAAAAACCAGTACCAACTGATATCCCAGAAAAAGACCCAAAGAAAATGCCTAAATCAACTGATACCAATACGAGTGGTTTAGAAGTTGTTAAAAAATAAAAAATAAAAAATGGAAAAGCTCAACAATTTATTAAACTTCGATGAATTTTCAAAAGATTGGAAACCCGAAGAACAAAAGAAAACCAAAAGAACTGAAGTTGGTTTAGACATTGTTAAGGAAGAAAATGAACCGGGAATCGCAGTTTCTGATTTAAAAGGTGGCATTGACAAAAAATTAAATAATCTCTTGGATTTCGAAAATTTTGAAAAGGAATGGGAACCCGAAGATCAAAAGAAAACAAAGCGTACTGAGGTTGGTTTAGACATCGTGAAAGAGCACGATGAAGAACATGAACATAACTATCCAGTACCAGCATCTTTAAGAGGTAAACATAAATTAGATGATAATGCTCTATGGACAAATAGATTTGAAATCGAATCAGAAACCAGTGATAGAGTTTACACAGTTGCACAGAATAAAAAAACTGGTGAGTGGGGTTGTGATTGTCCGGGATGGAGAAATGCAAGAAATGGAGTTCGTTCCTGTAAACATTTAAGATCACTTGGTTTATTAGGTGATCCTGAACAACATAAAAGATTAAAATAATATGAATACGAAGCTGAAATATTTGAAAACATTCGAAGAATTAGTTGAGAAATTGACAGATAATGATTATCGTAATGATGATCCTATCAGTAAATTAAAAATGATAGAATTGATTTACGACACTATCATGAATAATGGTGGAGATACATTTAGTACTTCTCAGGTAGAAGATAATACTCTGGATATGGAAACAGCGGAAATCACTTTTAAATACATGGGTGTCCCATTTCGATTAATTATTGAAAGAGAAGAAGAGGGTGTTCAAGAATGTGCCGGAGGTGGTGGAGGTGGAAGTGGAGATGTAGCTGCATCGGCACGGGATCACCAAATTCACCAGCTTTACCAAGAAGTTCGACAGTAAAGAAAATTAAAAAGTTGGGAAAGAAATCAGGAAAAAATAAATCTATGAAATCATCTGGTGGAAGAAATGCTTTAACTGGTAAAATAAGTCATTATAAATAATGAAAAGATTTAAAGATTTTATAAAAGAAGAAAAAGAGAACGAAAGTGAGTTCATGGAAATAACAACTCCCATCGGATCTGATGATTTTAAGTTGTTTAAAGATATGATTAATAAAGGAATTGATTCTCATTTAGAAGGTTTTGTAAAATCAAATTTTTTTAAAAATGGTCATAGATATGTTTTCAATTTTCATAAATCAGAGGTTGATATTTTATTGAGAAGGCTTCAAGAGGCAGCAGATGCAACCGAAGATGAGGGGAAAATCCAAACTTGGATAGATGATATTAAAAATTACACGAAAAAGGGGATATAAGTGGGAAGATGAGGACTAATTATTTCAATATATAGTCTAAAAAGAAAGAATAACAAAATGAAGAATATTAAAAAATTTGAAGATTTCATGAAAGAAAGTACCGAAAATAAAGGTAAGGGTGTTGGTGGTGATACTGATTTATTTATCAAACCATCTCCAAGACAGACCATCAATAGGGGTGATTTAGATCCTCTTGATAATTTAGGTATTAGAGGTCGCCAAATTACAACCGATAAGATAGATGGTATAATCAAAAGTGTAAAAGATAGTATCGTTTATGTAGAAGATAGATTGAGTAAAGAAATCAAAGAATATTCATTACCCGAATTTTTAAAAGAGTTTCATAAAGCTTATAAGAAAGAAAAGAAGGATGCAGAAAAAACTTATGAATCTACTATTAATGTAGAGGAAGTAAAACAACCAGAATTAAATGAAACCGATAAAGATCTTTTAAGTAAAATATTAAACCTGAATGAAAAAAAGTCTGAGGAAAAACAACTTTGGGAAAAGAAATGGGAAAATTTCGCGGCTAATACCGTTAAGGCTATTAAGGAAGTTGAAGAAGATGAAATCTTAGAATCAGTTGAAAAACCTATCGAAGAAAAAGTGATTGTTCCAGATGAATTCATTGTAAATGTAGGAAACATCGGTAATATTCCTTGTGATACAGAAGAAGAGGCAAGAAAAACATATCAAGAATATGTGGAACAATCTAAATCAGGACACGGAAGAGCTGCTGGTGAGGATGTTATTTTGATGATAAATGGTGAACCAGAAGAAGAATATCTCGGAAGAAATCATGATAGTGATGATATTGGTGAAAAAAAAGAAATTAAGATAGAAAAATTTTCAGATTTTATAATGAATAGACTTCATATAAAACCAGATACTATCGAAGAAGATATAAATATTGATGATATTGATATCAATATTGAAGATGAACTTGTTGAAAATTCAGTTCCAAAACCAGCCAAGACAGTTGAATGTACAGATTGTGGAACAAAAGTAACTGATGATGAATTCGATAAGGTTCGTCATTTATATTCAAAACATAATTATAAACCATCTGCTGATAATTTAGATTCTTGGTTATTGGAATATTTTCCACCATCAATACCAGAAGAAAAAAAGAAGAAAAAATAAGAATGAAAAACTTAAAAACTTTTGAATCTTTCTCTCAGTCTTTAAATGAAAATTCAGATCTTTCACCAGAAATGAAAAAAGAGTTTATTGATTATGTATGTGAGTTTTATTGTAAAGGGAAAGTTCATAGTGATATTTTCCGAAATCAATTAACTCGAAAAATGGTTAATGATTTATTTAATGGATGGTATAATAAATATATCAAGAAACACGAATTTGCTGGTGATAGTGTGGATCGAGAAAATTTTAGAGATCATATGTTATTAATATATGATCTTTACATTTGAGCCGGATAACATCCGGTTTTTTTATTTTATATATATCAATAAAAAACAACATCATGAAAAAGTTTCAAGAATTTGTTAATGAAAGATTTGAAGATGAACCTGTTTTCACCTACGAAAGAGCCAAAAAATGGTTTGAAAGAATTAAACAAGATCCACAAATTCAGCCATATATTGGGGCTATGATAATGAATGATGATGATTATAATAAATTCAAAAAGATTGTAAGACAAGTTCTTTTTAAATACAGAACTTATTTATATCCAAAAGAAATAGAATATGTCAGAGAATTATTATATGATGTTGTTTTTGATTTAGAGGATGAAACAAATGAAGATTTAATGTTGGGTCAAAAACCAATGCCGGGATTACTCGAATTTCCTGAAATCGGAACAAACGAACATCCAGAATTAAGAGTTGAAAGTGATATTTATGGTTATAAAATAGCCGAGGAACATTTAAAAAAGCATCCACAGGTTACAGTCGTTCATAGTAAAGAAGAATATGATAAGGCTATCCAAAATTGTAGATTTTTTAGTTGTGGACATTCTTGGGTAAATGATGAAAAGAATCAGCATATTCCATATTTAGATATGATAAAGCAATTCGGATTCGTATTCGGTGTATATGATGATAAGAATAAGATTGGATATGTCATTCCATATGATCAACCAGATAGAAAGAAAAGATAAATACATCATATGTTAACCACTTTTGAAAAATTCAATAATGATAATGAAATTTGGTATCATGGAAGTTATAATGATGATATTACATCATTTAAAACCAGACGAGATACTACAAAAAGTAGAATGGGAATATATTTCTCCGATACGGAAAAGGAATCGAAAAGATATGGAAAATATATCTATGTAGTTAAACTTCACTTGGAAAAAACATTGGATTTAACACCTTATGGAGAGCAAGGAATTGATAATTATGAAAAATTATTGAGATCGTTACCTATACCCGAAACAGAATTAAATGATCTTATGAGGAAACAAAGATTCTATGGTTATGATTATTTTTCACCATATAAAGTTTTAGAAATATTGGATAGGGAATATCATATAGTTCCCAAACTTAAAAAGAAAGGATACGATTCAATAAAATTTAAAGAAGGGGTAGGAACTACAGCTGTTGTCTTTTGGTCAAGTTTAGTTGAAATAATAAAACAATATCAAAGGGAGAGAAATTATAATTGGGGTTGTGAATTAAAAGAGTCAAAACAGGTTGGATTCTTATATCATTGGACAACTTTGGATAATTTGAAGAATATTTTAAAAGATGATAGAATGATTTCCTTATTTCATTTTATATCTTTTTCGAGAAATAAAAATCTAAATTATAATAACCATCCAGTTAAAATAACATTCGATGGTGATAGAATGAGCCATCATTTTAAAATTAGATCTCATTTATATCATAAAGATCCATATTTTAAACACGAAGCTGAAGAAAGAGTAGAATGTAATTCTCATACTGAACTTAATTTGAAATATGATCCATCAAATAATTTTGATTGTATAAAAGGTATTAATAAATATATAATTGGTATCGAATATGATTCAAATTGGTATCCTAAATTATACAAGAAAGATTTAATAGATGATCTTGATAAAGTAAATATTTTCATACCAAACATAAAAATAGAAATCAAATAAATTTTTTATTTCGAAACATTTCACTATATTCAAGGATATAATATAAAACCATAAAAATTTATTCAACATGAAAACGAAGCATGTATCAGAGTGTAGTTGTGGAACTCATTTGATCCAAATTCAGTACGATGAAGAAGATAAATTGTTTTACATTGCCATATATACTAATGGTCAACAGACTATAAGGAGTTTGATTTTTGGTCGTATCAGATACGCTTTTTATCATCTTTTTACTGGTAGAATATATGATGATCAAATTGTTTTGGAATCTGAGGAAGCTAAAAAATTAGCTAAATTTTTAAACGATAGAATAGATGAAAAAGATTAATATTTGTTTTTGGTACATCTTCAATAAAAAGAGGTACAATTATTATGAATATATACAGTCATTAGGTTTTGATTCAGAAAGTGCTTACAAAACAGCTAAGAACTCAGTGAGTGATATCGTAGACTTTCTTACAAAAAAATAATAATATGGAATGGATTATAAAAATATTAAATCACCTATGGAATTTATAAACGAAAGTAGGAGACCAATTGAAGCACAGAAAGTTTCAAAAACAGAAAGAGACATTAAGGTATATAAGACAACTCAATTTTTTAATATACCAGTTGATGATTCAAATCACATCACCGCTAAACCCGGCACGACATTAATTTGTTTCGAAAACGAAGTGTTCCTTAAAAATGATGGAGTATATGTGAAGGCTCTTTTTGAAACTAAGTTTTTGGAACTTAATAAGAAGTTGTTCGAAAAAGTTGATTTATAATTTTTTTATTTGAAAGTATTTCTTATCTTTGTAACTCATGGAAAAGAAATATTTTTAAATGAAAATGGAAATTTAAGATAAATTTGTTACAATATATAGTGTCATGGAAAGAAATTGGTTAGAAAAACAATTCGAGAAGATGGGAGCAAGAATCACCATCCGCAAAGGTACTTCACCAAGAGGTGGTATTCTGAGATTAAATGTTGCCACCGATAAACAAGGTGAACATTTTACTCTCACTATTCATCCCGATATTGATGATTCCGAAATTAATATCAATGTTCTCGATTACGATCCGAAATTAAGACAAATGTTACTTCTTGTTCGTTCACCAAGAATGAATCAAAGATGGTCTGGTGGTCATATGATCACTGAAAGAGTAAAAGATTTCAAACATGGTGATACGACAACCGAAAGACTTCTGGTTGGTCGTGATGAAATGCACTGGTTTGTCGCAGGTGTTACCGTGGCTAAAAATATTCGTGAAGCTTTCTCCTTACTTCGTCCAAAAGCCGTAACCGTGGCAATGCAACAGAAAGGTGTTAAAACCAAAGAATGGAGAAAACGTAAAAACAAAGGATTTGTCCGTCAGGGTGAATGGTTTTTCGTTCCTGTACATTTCGAACCCGATAAAAACACTATCATTCATAAAAATGAACCTATTTCAAGACCTACTGGTGGAAAACCTCACTATGTAGCTGAAGTTGTTCGTTCTGGTGGTGAAACAGTCTATGTTAAAGGGGATTCGATTATTTCCGTACTCCAATACAACAAACTTAAACCATTTGATCGTATAGGATACACCCAAAGAGTTAGTGGAGCAAGGGTTCTTGGTCGTGGTAAAGTAAAACATCCTGATCATCATACAATCGAACTTATCGGATGGCACGAAATTCATCTCTCTACTGAAAACAATTCAAATAATACTATCAACGCTTTTATTGATTAATACTATGTCAATTTTAAAATGTTTTTCTTCGAAAAAACACGAAGATACCGATAGACATCTTGGAAAAGATGAAAATCCTAATCTTACTGTTGAAGGTTTAAAGATTATTAGAAGCCGTTTGGAACATGGAATCGAAAAATCAATTGATTTAGAAATTCTTGATTTCTTCCTATCATCCACTATAAGAGATCAATCATCGTCATCATATATTCTGAATAAATTTAAAAAATATGATATTTATTCATATTCTGATTATATCGATGAAAAAAAGGAATTAATTCGTAGAAAAATTACACCAGTTAAACACGGAAGTAAATCAGAACAAAGGGCCTTTATTTTAAATTCCACTTTACTCGGAGTATTATATGGATCAATCTCTTTCTTAGAAGATGAGCTCGACAGATTATGAAAAATAAAAATTTAGAAATCGAAAGAAAATTTCTTGTTGACGAAGAAAAGTTTTTACAGATTAAAGATAAATATAAATCTGTGGAGGTTCGTCAAGGTTTCATGTTCGAAGATAATGAAAAATTAGTTCGAATTAGAACTTTTGGAAAGAAAGGATTCATGACTGTCAAAGGATCTGGACTTATATCACGAAAAGAATATGAATATGAAATTCCTTTTGGGGATGCCGTTGATCTTATCGTAGACTATTGTGAGAAAAATTTCATTGTCAAATCGAGATACATCATTCCATACAAAGGACATACTTGGGAAGTTGATGTGTTTTTTGGACATAACGGTGGATTAATAGTAGCTGAGATTGAACTGGATTCTGAAAATGAATCATTTGAAAAACCAGATTGGATTAAAGAAGAAGTTACAGGGGATAGTAAATATTATAATTGTAATTTAGCTAAAATCCCATTCAAAAATTGGAAATCATGACAGATCAGGAAAAATTTATTATTCAAGACTTGGAAGAACTGGAGAAAAAATATAATGATCCTAATTTTTTGATCGTTATTCATTCTTTGGGTGGTTCAATTCTTTCTGGACAAGCCGGGTTATTGGCCGATAAGGTACGAGAATTCACCAAAGATGTTCTCATTCCAAGTCTTAAAAAAAATATGGAGAATGATCAGGCCTCAAAAAATTAATTATGAGAAAAAGTAGAATCCGTGAGAAAGGTGGTATGTTTTATCCTCAGATAAAAATAAGATGGAGATGGCGAACTATTCTTTCGGGCGGTGCTGCTGGTTATTCATGGAAGATAGCTGATAGTTTTGAAGGATATTCTAATAAAAGAAACGCTGAAATAATACTCGAATGGTATAAGGAAATTGAAAATAAACCATTCAATTTGATTTAATATATACTGAAAATGAACCTTCAGTATATGGATAATTTCACTGAGTTTACCAGAAAGAATAAGGAAGTCATCCAAAGAATCGAAACAATCGATGATTTTCATAATTGTATCCTTTCTTTTGAGAATAAAAGACCACAAAGAGGATTTTCTTGGATAGGTTCTAAAAAATTACCATCCGATTCACCCATTATACACTTTACCAAAAAAGAAAATATCGAGGGAATCCTTAAAACAGGATTCAGAGGTATCGGTTCTTGGTATTCATCCCTGACTAAAACCAAAACAGGAATGAAAGAAGTACAATCAGGTAATTTCAGTGTGGCTTGGGATTGTACTACTAAGAAAATGGACAGTAGATACACTAAGAATCTGGGTTCTTATGGTAGATATGGATTAGTATTCACTTCACCAGAGGCAATAAAATCCTATAACGATCAAGATAAAGAATCACAGGTCATATTCGATGTTAGACTTGTTAATCCCAAGTTTATAGTTTATATATATGTAGACCAAAACAACACAAAAGAATATGTATATGACATCTATGATTTAGATTTTAATGAAATAAAATCTGATGTTAAATTCAAAGAAGTGATAGACTATTTCAAGAAAACTTCAAAATAATTTTTTTATTTTAAAACTTTTACATACCTTTGTCGTATAAATAGAAAAAACAGACTAAAATTATTTAATATATAATTTTCAGAAAGAATAAAAGTTATGAAAAACAGAGTAAATATTAACCTATATTATTTGTATTTATACCTCTATCAAAATCGAGGATGGGTTAGTATTGCTGAAAGATAAACTTTAAATATTATCATAGAATCAGAAAGACCCGTCCTTGAAAAAGTGATGGGTTTTTTGTTGCATGTTCTTAAACATATTGAAAATAAAAGGGGGTGATTACTGTACCAAAGTATCTCGATTGATAAGGATTCTGAATTGGACTGTTTCCTTTATCGAAGGCCAATCAATTGTAGTGATGTAAAACAGTTACTTCGTAAGCTGTAAACTTATCATCCGATGTGTGAAATTCCATCCACCCCCACCAAGGAAGTAGTGAGCGGATGGTCGCTCAGCGGCTTGTAACACCGTGTATTCGAGGTTCGAATCCTTGTACTTCCACAAACGGGAATATTGAGCAGTGGTCGCTCAGCGGTCTGTAAAATCGTGATTTGTAGGTTCGAATCCTTCTATTCCCACTGAGTTCTTTGAAATTGTCCGTATGGCGGAACTGGTAGACGCGATAGCCTAAGAAACTATTGTCGAAAGGCGTGGGGGTTCGAGTCCCCCTATGGACACTGAAATTGGCCTTGTGGCGGAACTGGTAGACGCGACGGACTTAAAATCCGTTGGGCTTTACGCCCGTGTGGGTTCGAATCCCACCTTGGTCACTTTGGGAGTTTATTCCGTAAGTAGTAGCGGGGCAGACTGTAAATCTGTTGTCCTCAGGGCTCGGGTGGTGCAACTCCATCAACTCCCACAAATGGCCTCTTGGCGGAATTGGTAGACGCTCTGGACTCAAAATCCAGTGGTCGAAAGACCGTGTGGGTTCGATTCCCACAGAGGCTACAAATGGCACCTTGATGTAATAGAGCAACCATATTGGTCTTAAAATCCAAGTTTGTCGGTTCGAATCCGACAGGTGCTACAAAATCAAATTTTGAACAGTTTTTCAAAAAACTGGTAAATATTTGAAATTTGTCGGTGTGGCGGAATTGGTAGACGCGACGGCCTCAGAAGCCGTTCCTCATTACGAGGGTGTGGGTTCGAGTCCCACCATCGATACAAAAGGTTCTGTGGCCTAATTGGTTAGCGGCGTTGGTTTCAAAAACCAAATATTTCGGTTCAAGTCCGAACAGAACTACTAAAATAATGACCCCATGGCCTAATTGGTTAGCGGCGTTAGTTTTAGAAACTAAATATCTCGGTTCAAGTCCGGGTGGGGTTACAACTATGAAACATTACACATAAATTTTTATATATAGAAATAAAAATCTATGATGGAATTTTATATTTATACATTAACAGACCCAGAAGATAAAATTATAAAATATGTAGGTAAGACCAAAAATTTAGAAAAAAGATTGAGGGGACATATGTCAAATTGGAGTATCCGTCAAGAACCTTGGACAAGAAAAAATAAATGGTTAAAATATCTCAAAAATAAAAATCTTTCACCAATAATAGAAATACTTGATATCGGTGATAAAAATAATATTGATTCATTAGAAAGATATTGGATTTCTCAATTTAAATGCTGGGGATTTAGATTGAAGAATAGTACAGATGGTGGAGATGGTGTAGATTGGACAGGAAAAAAACATTCTGATAAAAGTAAAAAACTAATGAAAATATCCAATCCAAATAAGAAATCAATTATAATGTATGATAAAAATTTTACTCCTTTAAAAAAATTCATTAGCCTTCGAGGAGCTGAAAGAGAAACAGGTATTTTTAGACAACAAATTAAATTTAGTTGTCAATTGAAAGGGACGGCTGGTGGGTGTTATTTTAGATACGAAGATAAGGAAATAATTGAAAAAGATGATTGGAAAGATTTCACAAATAAAAGAAATTATGATTATTTCGATTATGATATTAATCTTTTTAAAGGGATTATTTCTAAATCAAAATCTTATAGAGATATTATGAAAAATTTAAATATGGAATATAACGAAAGTAATAGAAGTCTTATTTATAAAACAATCAAAAAACATAATATCTCAATTGAACATTTCTCAAACAAATTAAAAGACAATGAACGACATAAAAAATGAAAAAATGGTGGTTGTCATGTTTCCTTATCCGAGCGGAAACGGACTGCACATCGGACATTATTATAATTACGCTATCGTAGACAGTTATTGTCGATACCAAAGATATAAAGGAGTTAAAGTTTTTCAACCGTTTGGGTATGATTCCTTTGGACTTCCAGCTGAAAATTACGCCAAATCAGTCAATAGAGATCCCAGAGAAGTTACCTATGAAAACATTGAGAATTTCCGTAAACAGATGGAAAGAATGGACACTTCTTTTGAAGAAAAAGTAATTACTTCAGATCCATCTTACCAGAAGTGGACACAATGGATATTTATCAAACTGAAAGAACATGGACTGGCTTACAAAGCTTGGGGTGAAGTAAATTGGTGTCCAAGTTGTGGAACTGTTCTGGCTCGTGAACAGGTCAAAGATGGTAAATGTGATAGATGTAATACGACCATTGAAATTCGTCAAATGGAACAATGGTATTTTAAAATCACCGAATATAAAGACCGACTGATAAAAAATCTGGATTGGATTGATTACCCAAAGAAAACAATCAATTCTCAAAGAGATTGGCTGGAGAATCAACATGATTGGTGTGTCAGTAGACAAAGAAGTTGGGGATGTCCTATTCCAATTGAAGGTGAGACTGATACTCTGGATACTTTCGTAGATAGTAGTTTCTATTTTATCCGTTATTGTGATTCGTACAACGAAAATGAACTGTGTAGTAAAGATAAATATAAACAAGTTGATCTGTACATCGGGGGAAGTGAACACGCTTGCATGCACCTGATATATGCTCGTTTTATTAATATGTTCCTGTATGATATTGGGATGATCAGTGAGGAAGAACCTTTTAAAAAAGTGGTGCATCAGGGAATGATTCTGAATAATGGAATCAAGATGGCCAAAAGTAAAGGAAATATTGTTAATCCAGATAACTATGATCCAAAGGTTCTGAGGTTTTATCTGATGTTCATCGGACATTATTTCGATGGTGGTCAATGGTCAGACCAGAACATCAATGGTATCATCAGATTCTTCAAAAAATGGGATGAATGGATGTCAAGAACTGGTAAGGAAACTGTTGATATTGAAAAGTTTAAGGAAACTGTATTTGGTTATACGGATAGTTTCAAATTCAATAAAGTGGTAAGTTCCTTTATGATTCTGTATAATGAAAATAAGGGGAAATCACTGAATGAGGAAACCAAAATTAAACTGAATGAAATTCTGAATATTTATATTTAAAGGATTTTTACAACCTTACCATAGACTTGTTTAGTCCATCCGTTAACTCCACCTTTGTTGTTACCTATTAAGCAACCCTTATCTTCATTTTTTGCTTTTACAAGGTGAGTGTAGAAGTTTCCTTTGACTTTACAATAGACTATATCATCTACATCTACATCTCTCCAAGTGGCGGGAACAAGTTTATGTTTTTGTCCCGACTTAATAATTGGTGACATGGAATTACCTTTTTCACTGGTAACGAAACTTTCTCCGGCTTGTAATTTTTCTAATTTGTAATTTCTCATGATTCTTATCCGAAATTTTCCTCAATTATTCTGACAGCTTTTTCATACCTGATTTCCCAATCACTACCAGTTACAATTTCAACTTTACATCCTTGAGATATAAGGTAGTCGTAATGGTAATCTCGTAGTTCATCCCTTCTTTCTTTTGTCAGTCGTGTTCCATCCTGAATAAAAGGGGCATCGTTTTCAAGAAAAATGTACAAATCGAACTTATTTTCTTGTTCAATCCAATCATCAAATTTCGGTATTTCATTGAATAAGAAATAGGAATACATTTTTGTTGTATTCAGGTCGGTATCTGAAAATAAAAATTTATGTGAGAATTGTATTTTATTGTGAATGTCAGTAGCGTGGGATTTACCGATTTGTTTAATTATATCTATGGTACATTCAGTTGTAGACGGACATAAAGTTCTACCCCATTCTGGAACAAAGTTAGTATGAAATCTCTTAGCAAGTTTTTCGGTTAATATACTTTTTCCCGTTGATTCTGTTCCACAAATACAAATTTTCTTAACAAAGTACGGTTTTACAATGTCGGGAATATAATCCCAATAAATGAGTGGATGATTACGAATCTTGGTGGCTGATACAAAAACTTCTTCTCTGTCATTATCAAAAAGTATATGTTTTATACCCATGAATTCTGCTGTGAAATCACCATATCTTTCCGAAGTAAATAGAATATTCACATCAGGAAATTCTTCCTTGAAAAATTTGGCCCACATTTTAGCTATTAATTTAGATGAATAGGGAACTAATGGTAATTGAACATCAGTAATTCTCACTTCTATGTTCAAATCATCTTTGAATGTGTCCAATAACCATCCTAATCGAATTTTTCCACATATTGGTTCATCATTAGCCTCACATAACAATACATATAGTTTATCACACTGAGATTGTGCAAATCGAATCAAGGCCATGTGTCCATTATGAAGGGGCATGAACTTTCCAAATACAAGTCCTATTTTTTTATCTTTTTTGTTAGTCATATTAGTTTTTATTTGTTAAGTTTTAGGATGAAACATTGTTTTTTGGAAGTTTTTAAAAATATATGACCTTTCATAATATTCAATTCTGGTAAAATATCTTCAACTGGTTTGTCGTTAATCTGACATCCACCTGAGAACAGAGTTTCAATATCAAATAAGGTAGTAATGAGAAATAGTTTTTTCTTTTTATCCTCTGATAACGAAGTTATTAAATTGTGAAAAATCCAATCTCCAGCTTCAAATGGAATATCATCAACTTTTGGATCTGGAATTTGTTTTTTCACATTCAAATCAATATCTTCCTTAACGGACTCCCCATTTATTTTGATTTGTCCGTTTTGGAATCTGGCTTTAATTTCATTACTGAAAACACCTTGTCCTTTTAAAAAATCACTTATTTTCATTTTGTATTTATGGAATTGTAATCACGAGCATCTGCCTGTTGAAACTTATTCATCTTTAATTTTCCGACTTTCACATTACCATAATCAGTTATATATGGGCTGGTGTAAGTATCGGGTAGGATAATATATTTGAAATCAGGGCTTATTTCTCCGATTACTTCTTCATCCTTTGATAAGAAATAGACCTTACATTTCATCGTATTCGGAATAAGAGATACATTGTACCTGAAAGTAAATCCATGTATTACCTTATCTATTTTCATAAGAGAATTTATTAGACTACAAAAGTACGAAAAAATAGTGAAATAAAAAAACTTTCCTTGAAAAATCATATATAAATAGTATGTGGTATGGAAAATACGAAGAAGATGAACCTAAAAAGAAAAAGAAACCAGTAGATGAACAATCTGGTCCTTTTTATGGTAAAGGTTTTAATAACGGTTTAGAAGATGATGAAAAAATCGAAACCGATGAAACCAGTGGCCCATTTTATGGCAAAGGATTTAATAATGGAGAAGAGGAGGATGAAGTATGTCAGGATTGAATGACGGATTAGATGTAATAAAACTCAATTTTGAAAAAAGTTCTGAACAACTTGTTAGATCTTATATTGATACTCAAAATATAGTTGGTTTGAAGATTATTAAATCTGGATGGAGCGAACCTCAACTTTATCATTGTATATTGGAATGGGGAGAATATGAGGATTGTAATTATCACCTATATACCAAAGAAGAAATCAAAGAGAAATACAACATAGATTTATGAGAAAGCTAAGAAAAAATGAAAGAAAATTCATCGATGAAATAGGTTATATAAGTCATATTTGCTTATATTGTGGTGAAGAAGAAAAGAAAAAATGGGATGATTATGATGAATATTGGGAATGTGATTGTGATGACGCTAAAAAGGAACGAGATATTCAACATCAAATAGAAATGTTAAAACAGGAAATACCCAAATATAATTATATAGTAGAAGATGTCGAGGTTATAAGGAGAATTACCGAATGGACACCAGAACAGATGTTGATTAAAATGTCTCCAGACGAAATTAAAAGATTAAATAACAACACAAAAAATATCATTAAATATACCAAAAAATTAGCAAAAAAGTAATGGACTATAAACACACACTAACTGAAATAGTAAACGGAACAACAGCTAAATTATCTCATATTTGTAATGGATGGGTTTACTATCATATAAAGGTAGACGATACTTATTATGAATTACAAATTGATACTCTTGACGAGAAAGAGAACAAAGATATATATTTTACTCCAACATTCAAATCTATTACCCTAATGAGATGGATTCGCAAAGGGATGATTACTGGTAAATTTATCCAAATTTAATTTTTTTATTCCACTTATTTTTCATACATTTAGTAAAATTGATAAACTAAATAATTATGGAATATATTTTTATTGTTGCTGTAGTAGTATTATTCATTATATTCACTACTAATTGGTATGGTGTTTGGCATTCAATTAAAAGATCTTTTCAGAAAATAGAACTCGAATCTGTCGATCCTGTTATTAAGGAAAAAAGATTGGCTGTTTTAAAGAATCAATATCAATCATTCGATGAAATTTGTAAAAATGAAGCTTCAGAGAAAGAGGAAAAGGACAAAGGTTATGCTAACAGACACAATAATAAATGTCCCAAATGTGGTAGTTCGAAAGTAAACGATAGAATAAAGAGAGTTCAAGGTCAGGTAGATGGTCATGTGGAAGGAGATTTTTTCTTATTTTCTGGTAGTATGAGTGGTAGTATGCACGGAGAAATGGATACGAATGAAGTTAACAAATGTAATGATTGTCAACATGAATGGAAAAAAGAGAAATGGAATTGGGTTTCTTCTTCTGATATAATAAAATCACACTTAGATACTGTATATTATTATCTCTGGGAAATCGAACAGTCAAAAAAAGTCAAGTTCGATGAAAATGATTTATCAGAGAAATTCAATTCATTGATAGAAAAACGAGAATTTGAATATAATAAAGCCCTCAATGATAGTTGGAGAGTAAAGGAGATTAAAAGGGTATGGGGTAATTATTGTATTGAATTAATTACTAAATTATTAAATGAAGATCATAGTCATAGGGATTATGCCAATTTCAACATGGATATCAATGATATATTACAAACCCAATGTGGACTTAAACATATTGATGAATTTATAAAAGAAAATGGAAAAAATTAAATTTTGGATACCAATCTTTGGTGGATTTATGATTATACCGGGTGAAAAATCATATTTAGATGGTGATTTCTTTCATCCTTTTTGGTTGTTTTCAGTATTTCTATTGTGGCATTGTTTGTGGGTTATGTCAATATTTTATATTTTCTGAAAATTCAAAAATGAATAATTTTTGTGAATTAGAGATTTATAATATTGGTTTACCAGCATGGAGTAATACAATTTTTGGGAAACCATCAGATGATGGTGTGTGGAGACACATTTTAGTGGCAGATTATAATATTCAGGGATCTAATTGTTATGATAGAAATGGAGCTTTATATTCATTACCTAAACGATATATGATAATGGATATTAAAGATCTTGTACTCGAAAAGGATTATTTCACATCATCACAGGAAGCTGTTGAATGGGTTTTACAAAACAAACAAATTTTTCTACAAAATATGGAAGAATCTTTACGAGAAAAATTTATGAATTTAACTTAATATAATGGAAACAGCCTTAACAATATATGGTTATCATTTAACTTACTTGGAATTGATCGGATCGATTTTCAATTTTGTTTCCGTTATATTTGCCACAAAAGCTAATTGGTGGAATTGGATTTGTAGTATTATCGGTCAAGTGTGTTTCTTCTTTCTTTTCTGGAATAATTCACTTTACGCTAATGCCATTCTACAAATTTACTTTACTTACATCTGTATTGTTGCCATATTTTATTGGAGAAAAACAGATAAAAACGAAGGTAAGGGATTAAGATGGTTGACGAATAAACAGCGTCTAATTTGGAGTATAATTACTATAATTTCCATTTTTGTTATTGATTTCATAGTTCGACAGATACTTCCAGTAGAAAAACAGTCAGCAAACCTATTCTTAGACATCACAGTAACAGTTCTCAGTATCCTTGGTGTCAACCTACTATCCTTTAAATACATTGAATCTTGGTTAGTCTGGATAATAAGTGATATAGTTTGTGTTTTTTTGTTTGGATTTAGTGGAATATACCTTGTCGCTATAGAATCATTGATTTTTACAGGAACGGCAATTTATGGATTTATAAACTGGATAAAAATTTATAACCTCAAAAAAGTTACATTATGATGATTGGAGAAAAACCAGAAAAAATTTTTGTAAAAGCATCTTATAATTATCAACCAAAGATTGAAGAAAAACCGAAGAAGAAAAATATCTTTGTAGGATTTTTTGTGGCTCTTGGAAAAATTGGATCTAAAGCCATTCCAGTTGTAACAAAATTATTAAAAGGGGCAAAGGTGGTAAAAATAGGTTTGGCCGTTGGAAGTGTTGTGAGTTATGCATTTCTCACTACTTGGACATTCGCCATAGCTATCATGGTTTGTTTATTTGTTCATGAATCTGGTCATATATGGGCTGCCAAAAGACATGGATTAAAAGTTAAGGGCATTTATTTTATACCATTCATTGGTGGTGCCGCTGTTATTGAGAATGATTTCAAATCAAGAAATACGGAATTCGTTGTTGCTATAATGGGACCAGTTTGGGGATTTGCCCTAACTATTATTACTGGAATAGTATATTTTATTACTCTGAATCCATTATTCGCGGCGATAGCCGGATGGATGGCCTTTGTAAATTTATTCAACCTTTTACCAATAAGTCCATTGGATGGTGGAAGAATATTTAAATCAATTGGTTTCTCATTAAAATCTTGGTTGGGATTGGGAATTTTATCATTTGGACTATTAGCTTCAACTGTTCTGTTTTTCTGGTTAAAAATAGGATTATTTGCTTTACTTATGATTCTGGGAGTTATCGAAATTTGGTTCGAATGGAAAAAATTACATAATTATCAAAGTATGACCCACAAACAAATTGGATGGGCTTTGTTTTTCTTCTTTTCATTGGCTCTATCTTTATTCGGAGTAATGTACTATTTTCAACATATCCCAGAGGTTTCACTAGCAAAACATTTATTAGGAATCTAAAATCAAATGATAATGAAAAAACTATTTTTAACACTCGTTGGTATTGTAATGTTCAATTTCGTATTTTCACAATCATTTATAGGTGAAACCAAAAAAAACATTCTGAAACAATTGAAACCAATTTCTATTTCTATTAGTAAACCCGAAAAAATAGATAGTGGTTATTATTCCATAGTGATTAAATTTCAATCGAGTACAAATTTATATTATTTTACTAAGAGTGATTTTTGTTACTTCTATATAATTATGATGGAGTATAATACTGACCTTTTCAAACTTTATATTGAAGATTACGACAATAAATATCTAAGAGCCTTTATTAATTCTACGGATGCTGATAATTTTGACAAGAAAAATAATATATGGAAAGAACCAAAAGGAAATACATTTGTATATCGTTGGTTAATCAAAAATATTAATAAAGGAACAATATATCTACTTTTTATGACAAAAGATAACTATGATAAATACAAATATAATTATTATCAACAATTATTAAGTAATAACAATTAAAAATTAATATTATGTCAAAAAATTCAACAGCAAGTGGTGGAATGAGTTTCGGAACAGTATTGTTCATCGTATTCCTAATTCTTAAATTAACAGGTGCTATAACATGGTCATGGTGGTGGGTTACTTCTCCATTGTGGATTCCTTTTGCAGTAATTATAATTATTTTCGGTATCATTCTTTTAGCCGTCAGAAAATGAAAACAATAAATCCGATTGAAAGACTGACTATCCGTAAAGGAAAGTTAGTCGTTCAACCACTTTATAAAGAGAATATCCCTGCCCGTGAATGGGATTGGTATGATTGTGCTTTTGGTCTGGGTTGGAGATCTTATGCAGGATTAATAGATGGTCAATTTCATGAGATTGGAATTACATTCGACAATTACTATAAAGTAATAGAAGCAAAAAATCCAAAAAAGATAAATGTTTCATTCAATCCAAATAAATTCAGCGAAACCCAAAAATACGGATATAGAATTTGCTACGGATATTATTGGATAGACTTAAAGAATGTATATAGATTGATGTTTGAAGATAAACTAACAAAGAAAAGATTTTTTGTTGGAAATTATGGATCTTTGGATTTTTTTCAACCAACAATTGAAGATGGTGTTGAGTGTAAAGCTCATTGGGGATTCAACCCATATGCAATCAATGGAACTGGATTTAAAAGTTGGACAGATCCTAAATATGTTGATATAATTACAAATGGATTCAAAACTGAAAGAAGTAAGACAGATATCTTTGAAGCTATGGAACACGCCGAAGGACATAAGAATGAACATATGAAAGATCTTATTGATTATACTGGTATTAACTTTTAACTTCTAATATAATATAACATTAAACCGTGAATTCACGGTTTTTTTGTGCCCATAAAAAATAATATATACATTGATGATTACTGATTTTCAAATATTCGAAAAGAAATGGATTCCCAAGAATGAACCTAATTGGTTCTATTTAGTTTTAAGAGTTGGAGATGATAAAGTGTGGGATTCTTTAATGAGGATGGAATTTTTGAATTTAAAGGGAATTTCAGACCATTATGGGATAGCAAAACACTGGTTTGACATCAGAGAGTTGCTTGTCATAATGAATGGTTCTGAAGTCTTGAAATTGAATAAAAACTTAGAACCCATAGAATACTTCAATCCAGATTTCTTTTGTAAACAAAATTTTAAGTACTGGAGAAGATTAGTAATGAATGATCCACAATTTATCGAATATAAAAATGGCCGTAAAAGAGATATAACCTTCACTGGGGCATTAGATAAATTGTTTCAAAATTTAGCTTATAGAAATATTAAGAAAAAAAGAGATGGTGGACTTAAATTTGATACTTATCATGATAAAAACGGTATAATTAATTATATTCAGGATATTCATTATACTTTGTCGGAAAAAATAGATGATCTTTATCATTTAGGTCAATTACATATAAATAATCTTGATGATTTTGTCAAGATAATTTTGGAAATGCTAAAAGAATATGTTGTTGATTATCCAATGACAAAGGATTATCCTTGGAAAAATTGGAAACCAATTGAAGATTACATAAAAGACAAATTAGAATTTCCTGAACTGAGGAAACTTTTTTCAAAAGCCTTTGAAATAAATAGTGTAACATTCGAAACTGAGGGAGAATGGGCTGTTAATGATAAATCATTCAAGATCCCAAAGGGAAGTATTTTATATTTTAAAGAAGAAGGTGGAAGAAGAGTAAGTGATTATAGTTCGCATGGAATGGAAAAGGAAAGAATAGATAATATAATAAAGGAATACGGATTAGACCATATTTATCAGATAAAAACTGTTCATAATCATATAGATATGATGAATATTTTAAAAAATGAATATAGTAATAAACAACCAATTACCACCTGATAATCTTACAACTTCCTTTATTCTTAAACATTTTTCCCTCAGATTCCAATATATCAACAATATATCTGATAGTGGATTCATTCAATCCAGTAACTTCCCAATAGTAATATAAATTACCTTTCTTGGCACTCTTTAAGATCTCGCGTCTTATTCGTTTTAAGACATCGTTATCCATCTTGATTCTCTGTTCTAAAATTGTACTCATGTTAATCATAATTAATTTAATAAAAAACCCAACCCTTTCGGGTTGGGAGAAAAAATCCACAATATCTTTATAACGAAGTTTGATCCTTGTCGTGTTGGCCTCGATTCCCATCGTAGTTGACTTCTTGTATATTGTGATAGAGTTGTCCTACTAAGATTCGAACTTAGAACTAAGGCTCCAAAAACCCACGTGTTGCCATTACACCATAGGACAATACAACAATGATTATATATTGTTTTTTAAACAGAAAGTTTTATTTCTGTAAGTTGGTAAGATGTCGTGTTGTAATTATCTTCAAATTGAGTTAATTGCCAACCATTTTCACGAGCAATAGCAACAGCCAGATTAAACTCAGATTCATTTAAGTATGGGAGTTTATTGAGTACATCATTAGCCTCTAATTCTCCCTTTTTTATAAGTTTGTTGAACTTTTCGATAAATTCATCAACTTTCGTTTTATCTGGTCTTTTTTTTCTTTCTTTGAATGTTGATGGTTTAATAAACTGTTTCATATAATTTAAATTTATACAATACAAAGATACAAAAATTAAATCAATAAAAAAATTATTTCTCATTATTCTAAATAATTTGAGACATTAAAACAGCCTTCCCCTTAGATGAATCAATCTTCTCGTATAAGTCATCTGGATGAAATCCCTCTACCCATTCTTTTCCATCTGTTATATGAAATTTTTCAGCTTTTATATGACAATCTTTCTTACAAAGAGTTATACCGTTCTCTTTCACATATCCACCATTTGGCATTTCATTGCGGTCAGTGATGTGATGTGCATCCAATTCAGATTCATCAAGTTTTTGATCACATCCTTTACAAGTATACTTATCTCTGGTGAATACCTCTTTACGAAATGTCTTTCTTATGTCCTTTTTCATGTAGTTCTGTAAGGATTCGAACCTTAACCAAGTGATTCAGAATCACTCGTGCTACGCATTACACCACAGAACCATTTGCTGTTCCAGTAGGACTCGAACCTACACCATACACCTTCAGAGGGTGCTGTACTGCCAATTATACGACAGAACAATTTTGCAGTCCTGACAGAATTCGAATCTGTACCCAAAGCTTCAAAGGCTCGCATGCTACCGTTACACCACAGGACTATTTTGTATCAATGAGTGGATTCGAACCACCACAACTCAACGAGTTGAAAGGCTTATGAGACCTCTACGATAACCATTCCGTTCACATTGATATTTGCAGTCCTAACTGGATTCGAACCAGTACCATCTCCTTCAAGGGGAGTCACGCTTCGCGTTACGCCATAGGACTATTTTGGGTAGCGAGAGAGGGAGTTGAACCCTCGACCTCCGGGTTATGAATCCGACGCTCTAAAACCGTCTGAGCTATCTCGCCATTTGTAGTCAGGAAGAGATTCGAACTCTTAAAAGATGTGTATAAGACATCCAGTTTAACCGTTAGCTTACCCGACCATTTGTTGTGGTGGTGGGACTCGAACCCACATACACGCTATTACCCTTTTAATGCATGTTTATAAGACATGGGGGATACACCACAATATGTACTGGCGGGAGAGGATGGGGTCGAACCAACTTTATTTCAATATTTTCAGTCACAGATTAACGGTCTGCCGCTAAACCAAATCAGCTACACTCCCTATTTTTGCTCGGAATGGTGGAATTGAACCACATTTTTCCTTTATTATCTGTGTGGTGCACCCAATCACAGACAAACATTCCGAATTTTGCTCCCCAGACAGGATTTGGACCTGTGACCCTTTGATTAACAGTCAAATGCTCTAACCAGCTGAGCTACTGAGGAATAATATTGAGGGCCGGGTGGGACTTGAACCCACATCTCGCGGCTTAACAGGCCGCCGTTTTTCATTAGTACTACCAACCCAAATTTTTGTTGTGCCGGTGGGATTCGAACCCACATTTTCAACACCAGTTACAAGTTCTCGATCTTATCAGGATCGGCTGCGTACGACACAGTGTTATTTTTGGTGGGTATGGTAGGACTTGAACCTACGACCTCGACATTATCAGTGTCGCGCTCTAACGCTACTGAGCTACACACCCATTAAAAAAATGTAGAGATAATCATTGAGTGATATTACCCTTTCGGGTTCGGTGGGAATCGCACCCACAACTTTCAATTTAACTGATTGATGCTCGACTGTTGAGCTACGAAGTAACACTCAAACTCGCTACTACATTTTTTATTATTTTCAAAGAACTTCAATTTCTGCACCTAATTCTTTCAGAATATTCAGTAAAGACATAGCTTCATCTTTACTTACATTTTCTTTTAGTTTCGCTGGTGCATTATCAACGAGATTCTTAATTTCCAATAAACTTTGTCCTGTCATTTCTTTGATGGATTTGATAACACCAAGTTTGTTGGTTGTTCCTGCTGATTTTAGAATCACATCAAAACTTGTTTTTTCAATTTCAACTACCTTAGTTGGAACTGGTGATACATTCACACCAACAATTTTTGTATTTGATTCTATTCCGTATTCTTCTTTCATTATCTTAGCTAACTGGTAACACTCTAATACGGTGAGATTACTCAGATCATCCGCTAATTTTTTTAAATCTTCCATAGTTTCTAATTTATTTTTATTTACATTTTATGTTCAGATTATCAGTTTTGAACTTATAATCCGAATATGATTTATCATTATTTCAAAGAACACCAGTTAAAAACTATGGTGGACATATAAAACAAAAAAACCCAATCGTTTCCGATTGGGTTTTTTCTATATTCGTTATAGACAAAGTTCATCCAATCGGTATTTTTACCGGGTATCTGATTAATAATCATATTTTGGATGTTCTGTGTCATAATCATTTCAAAAAGTTTATCCAGTTGCGGGGAGTTTTCCCCTCTGGGTCGCTGAGCGTCCCAAAACGGAACTTACGTTCCTACTGGATATGTTTTTTTATTATATATTTAACTTATAAAGTCTCTTTTTTCTATTTTAGAACTTTTTTTTCAAAAAGTTTAATTTAATTTCGTTTTTTAAAAAAGTTGAGGGAGAACAGGTCATTTCCCTCGGCCCGAAGGCCTCAATCCGAAGAAAAGGTACTCTACTTTGTTTCCCTCACCTTATTTGGTGATCCTGTTTGTGATGTAGGCTCGCTTTATCCTCAAATGTTCTCTCCTTAAAACAGGATGGAAAAAACTATTCCATCACATCACCTTTTGGAATGTATGAGGGATTTGAACCCTCATCCGACCTACGATATTTCAGTTTTGTCAATCTAATGACCAAGACCGCCGTCTAAAACTTACTCTAACATCAAACAGCCTGTGCTTTCGTTACACTAATACACTCGTTAAAAGAAGTTGATTGTGTTGCCACCGATCATCCCTTGTACTTCGGGTATCCTATACACCATCGGGTATCAGATTCTTCTAATTTTCTAAGAAGGGCTGGTTAAGAATAACCGATTTAACTAAACCGTCCCGAAAAACATTGTTAAAACAAGTTTTGCACCCTTTATATTGTGGACAGAGGTGGGTTTAAACCACCGTCTCGTTGATACGGCTCTCTCTTAAGCTACCTGTCCGTGTTGTTGTGTTTGTTTTTCACCAAATTAGTCCGATACTTCCTGAACTAAATCATATCGATTTGGACTTATCACCACAACAAATAAATTTATGTTAGCTATCCCAACAGTTCCGCAAAACTGAATACTCAATTTTCATCCGACTTGCGGGCCGGAGTTATATGAGTTTGTATTTGGTTCGGCTGCTCGCCTCCCCAAACGGGTTTATACCCGTTTCAAAGATTCTGATACACCTCTTAGTATCGTACACTCTCAACGAGTGTCGTACACCTTTCTGGTGCCGTTAATCTTCGAGAACTAACTTTTTCATCATTAAATCAAAGAACAAGAGTATGCTACCTTTACAGCCGGAACTCAAGACTTAAAAATCTTTATTGTTTCCTTTGACTCACACTCTTTATCAAACAAGGGACTACAAAATTATGTCAAATTTCTGAATAAAAAAAATTATTTGATAAAAATATTTAAAAAATCTCTGATTTAGGCTCCCCACTACCATCCCTTCTGCCTTCCGGCCTTGTTCCAGATAGCTCCCAAACTTTTCGTATTGGTCCCTTAGAGTGGGTGCCATGTCAGAGATTGTAGCCGGGATGGGAATTGAACCCACACTCCCATACAGGAACGGGATTTTAAGTCCCGCGCGTCTACCAGTTCCGCCACCCAGCCAATTATATATATTTTTAGAACGAAGTTTCAATTAAAATAATGGTTCTAAATTACCAAAGAGTAATTCGATAACGACCCATGACATTCTTAAATTTATATTTTCATCAAAATACAAAGGCTCACCTGTTTCACAAAATACAACGGTTTTACCATATTTGTTATCACAATATTCTTTGTATTTTATTTTTTGATCTTCGTTGAGATCTTTCCATGTTTTCTCCATCATTAATATCTCCTGATTGTTTTTTCGTAATATCCTTTTACTGGACGCCATTCACTATCGGTTACATATATATTTACATATGAATCATCAGTAGATGTGGCAAATCTTTTAGCTAAATTCCAAGCTTCTTCCTCAGTTCGAATCAATGGTTCACCAGTATGTTTATCAGGAAAATGATGAGATGCTAAAATATGACCCTCTTTTTTCTCAAAAGAAACCATAAAACCACCTTTCTTGGTGAATCTCGGTTTTCTTTCATTTAACTTTATAATTTTAATGGCTTCTTCCGTTTTCATTACATTTTAAATTTAAGTCCAGTAAAGAAATTAAATGGTGCATTCACATAATACAGAGGAATAAATTGATTATAAGGAGTCCCATCACCAGAAACCATACCACTCGATAAAGTTTTTTGATCAGTTATGTTATTCAAATAAATATCCCATTCTCCCCATGACCATTTTAATCCAATCATAGCATTCAGTGTATAAAAACTTGGAATGGTGAAGTTGTTTCTTTGATCAATATAAGACCAACTTTGATACCTACCACTCAAACCGATTATAAACCATTTGTAATTATAATTTACTTCAGTATTTGATAGCCATTCTGGTGTTAAGACAGGAGTTGTTTGTTTATTTGTCCATGTTATTTTACTATAATTATAGGATACATTTTGAAGTAATGTTAATCCAAATTTCCATCTGTATTTAAAATCGAATTCAAATCCTGACCTGAAACTGTTATCTACATTTTCATGAAGTGGTAATCCTGTTGGCCCGTAAGCTCCCGTTAATACTAATTCATCTTTGAATAACATATAATATAGATTGATGTTCAAATTTAAATTTCCTATGATATAACGATAGCCAAATTCCTGATCCAATACTGATTCTGGTTTTAAATCATAAAAAACAGCTTTTCCAAGAGGATCAGACGATAGATTATCATAACCACCAAACATATCATTACGAATAGGTTCTCGATGTGTTTTACCAATGGAATAATAAAGGATGTTGTGTTTGGCTTTATATTCAACACCAACACTATAATTCAGAAAATTCCAAATAAAATGTTGTAGATAAACATCACCATTATAAACAAAAGTAGTATAACGATATTGAACATCACCATAAAAATTGAAACTTCCAGCGTTTAAAATACCTTTAACAAATCCACTTAAATCATCTCTGAATCCTGTATTTTTGTAAGTATAGATATCATTTGTTGTTCCATGATGTTCCCTATCATACTTAGAACCATTAACCCCTGTATAAAAATCCAATGGTCCAAGTTTAATATAATAGTTTACATTAGTACCTAAGAAGTTAGAATAAAGATGATATGCATATAAATTATATTTACCAGATGATATAGTATCCCATGTTCCATTATGAATTCCATCATAAGTATAGAAACCATTCAAATAATTATAATAGACACAATAATTAAATCTGGATTTATTATCTATAATATAGGTGTGATGAAATTGCAAATGATATTGATTAAAATGATCATTTTCACGAGTGGTACAAGTGTTATATCTACGGTCTAAATTGATACTATCTATTGGAACACCCAACCAAGCTAATTGGTTCATTTGTTCACCAGCAAAACCAACAAATTTAAATTGATTTCTTCCAGTTGTATAATTTCCCACAAGAAAAGCACTTCTGGAATGATTACCAGAATGATATTTATAACCTTTTGTTTCAAGGTCAGAAAATGAAGCATATAACCCACCTTTTTTCCAATTTTGTTCAGTATTCATTGAAATTTTGGTTGATCCGAATGATCCAGCTCCGAAAAAGGCCCCTACACTTGATGTAGATGGTTTATATGATTCGAAATTCATACTTCCAACATAACTGGCTGACCCATTTTTAGTCATTCCTGTTCCTCTCTGTATTTGTAACATATCAACAGACTGAAGAAAATCAGGATAATTTGAGAAATAACATCCTTGATCCTCTGGTTCATTCATTGGAACACCATTAAGAGTGGTGTTTATTCTGGTTTGATCAATACCTCTTAATCTTATATAAGAATAACCCCAATCACCACCTGATTCCGAATAAGTGGTTATAGATGGAGTGGTATTTAAAATCCTACTTGGTTCTTGACCATAATTTTTCAATCCCAAATCAGCTTTATATAAATTCTTAAAAGTGATTGGCATCAAGGTTGTTGCTTGGTATGGAAGAAAGGAACTGATAGTAACCTCATTTAATTGTAAGGTATCCTTTGTTAATCTGTATCCCGAATCAGGATTGAATTTCTGAGAATAACCAACCATTACTACAAATAGTAATGACATAAAAATAATTGCGAGTTTTTTCATTGTGAGTTTTTTGTTAAGATTTTGGTTTTGATTTTGATTTCTTATTTTTTTCTTGTAAAAAAGTTTGCATCGTATGAATAGCATCAATAAATTTCACTTCATTCGTAGATACTTGACGTACTTGATAACTCTTTTCATCAAAGCTGAGTTCTGGATACATTAAAAAATATTTCTTTCCTTTTTTTTCAATCCATCCATATTTATCTAAAAATTCTTCCTCTAATTCTTTTAAGACATCAAGTGGATCGATTTCGACTTCGACCTTGGGTAAATGAACATTAGCTGGTATACTAACAGTTTTCATCGTTTATTCTTTTTCTGAGTAATTTTATTAAATCTTTTCTATTGATAATTATATTTCCTTCATTAATACCATTTGATAGTTTATCAATGTCAGTCAAAGCTAAAAATCTTATGTTATCTTTCATATATTCCAATGCTTTTTTCTTACTATGAAAAAACATTCGATCAATATTTTTAGCATATTTTACAGGTGTTTGATCTAAAAATGTAGGATTAACTATTATAGCAGGATCACCAGAGGAAAAATCATGTGTATCCCAGACCAACTTATTTTCATCATAGTATGGTACACCATCTTCTGTAATAAGAATTGGTTCTTTTTTCATCTTAATAGAGATAACTAACTTTCTTATGTATAGGTTTATAACCAAAAATTAGTTCGTACATAGAATCATCAAGATATTTGGATTTATTCAAAAAAGTCTTGACTGTTTTAGCTTTTTCTGAATCAGTACAACTACTCCCGGCCTTTCCGAAGAATCGGATGGGTGAAATTCCATCTAAATAGGGAAGTTTTTCTTTCCAGACATCAGATAATTGTAAATTAACCCAACCAACTAAGGTTAGTTTCTGTAAAGTATAGGATATTGATAGTGACTCATTACTATTTTCAATCACTTGAATTCTTATCTTCATAATTTTCTTATTTCCTCAAATATAAGAAATATTATTGAATAAAAAAATTATCCGACTATTTTCTTCTCAAGGATTTCATCAATAATACCATAATTCTTAGCTTCGATTGAAGTCATCCAATAATCACGATCCGAATCTTTCTCCACTTTTTTAAAAGTCTGACCAGAATGTAAAGCTATGATTTCGTATAACTCTTTTTTGAGTTTATTAATTTCTTTAACTGTGATCTCCATATCTGATGCTTGACCTTCAGCCATTCCCATAGGTTGATGGATCAAAATACGAGAATGTTGTAAAGCAGTTCTCTTACCATTTGTTCCGGCACATAAAAGAATGGCGGCCATTGAGGCGGCCATACCTGTACAAATAGTAGCAACCTCTGAGTTGATATATTGCATTGTATCGTAGATACCAAGTCCAGCGTAAACAGATCCACCCGGACTGTTAAGATAAATTTGAATATCTTTACCACTATCAACCGATTCTAAGAATAATAATTGTGCTTGAATGATATTAGCAACATAATCATCAATGGGAACACCCAAAAAAATAATTCTATCCATCATCAATCGTGAAAACACATCCATCGTAACAACATTGAGTTGTCTTTCTTCAATAATAGTTGGTGAAATGTAATTTGAGGCTATTGATTTATATTTATCCAGTGTTAAACTGTTAATACCCATATGTCGGGTAGCATATTTTGTGAATTCGTCCATATTTCGTTTATTGTTTTTTTAACTGTTCTTTGAGATCGTTCAGTTCTTTTTGTAATTTTTCTATTTGTTGTTCATCCTCTATTAATTTTTCTTTAAGTCTTTTTCTATCTTTAAGAAGTATAGCTAAGAAAGGATCTTTTTTGAGAAGATCTTTTAAATCAATTATTTTACCATCCTTATCATAAGTTTTCATTTCCTCAGGATATAATCCCACAAAATCTCTATCTGGATGAATTTTATTCAATTCGGAAGTATCACCTGTTTTATGAGCATTTAAAACAATTTTTCTAATTTCATCAGCTTCTGTTACAAATCCAAGTTCAGGATCATAAGGACTTACCCAATCAACCCCTCTTTTCTTTTTAAGTTCTTCAATCCTCTGTTCTAATATTTCTCTCCTGTTGTCCATACATCATTTCCTTTCTCCATTTTTAAATTCAATGGTCATACCGAAACAAACATTCGTTCCTGCTGATGTTTTATTTGTTATTAATTCGATTTTACTTATCTTATGACAAATAAAATTCACATCACCATCGGTTAAAACCAGATCTCTTTTTTTTAGTTTCAATAATTTATCAGCCGTTGATTTCTCAATTGGTCTTTCCCAAGAACATTTTATCATTTTACTGGTTCTAAAATCAATTATACCAGTACTCTTTATAATCTTAATTTGTGGATAAGTTTTTAATCCGATTGTAATTGACTGTAATTCAGTAAATCCCTTTTTGGTAATATCAGCTTCTTCTTCTTTTTTCTTTTTTAGAAAATCCTCTTGAAATTCTTTTAAATTCTTTTCAAAAATCTCCAATGGCTGATCTATTTCATCATTGAATACACCACAAACAGGGGCTCCCCCGAATTGCTTATTCCTTAGATTAATTTCAATTTTACCGTTGGGATGTTTATCAAAAGTAAGATAGGCGTCTTTCAAATCCAAATTAAGTAATACTTTTGTTGAGTATTTCTTTTTTAATTCGAAGATTTGAAACATTTTATTGAGAAGAAAGTCATATCCTTCTAAGAAATTATTTATATCAAACATTAAAATTTTGGTTCATTTTTTAGAGGTTCAACAGGACCCGTTTTTTCTGTATATTCAGTATGTCCACATTCAGTACAAGTCCTACTCCATCTTGAAACAGTTTTATTTGACCAGTTATAAACTGGTTCTGGGTCTGAACCATGTGGAATGAAATGTGAAAAAGTTGGTTCTTTTATTGTATATGGATCATATTTCACTTTACCCCATGTGTGTTTACAATTCTTAATCTTTTGTTGTTCTTTCTCGATTTCAGATTGTAACTGTTCTATTTTTTCAGTTGAGTTCATAATACAGAATATTAAACTGTTCCAGTATATGGTAAATCAAATGTAAGATTGGTGCTAATATCTTTATAAGAATTAACAACAAATACATTATATTTATTTTTCAACATTTCAATAAATTTTTCCTGACCTTCAATTGTTCCAAGTCCACGAACAGCTCCTAAATTAAGAACGACCTGAAAACCAGCCTCAGCGAGATCAATTACTGTATGACCAACGCAAAGAGGGGTTTCTTCTACATTAAGTGCCAATCCACCAACAATAACCGTTAAAATATTATGTTGATTCAACCATTCAATGACACCAGTAGATATTGTTTTTGCCACATCATGATAACAAGCTGAATATGGATGAAGATTCGGTTCGAAACCCTTACCAACAAAAAAGTCGTATTCTGTCATTTTTGGTAATCCATCAAGAAGTTCCATTCCACGAGTACCAGATTCACAATGTCTGTTCCAACGAACATCAACATCAGGAAGTCCGACAACTGATAATTGGGGATTCTCTGGTGTAGCGATCCAAGCTGCGTTTTTAGGATGAACATCCTTAGACACAAGTTTATATTTAGTGATAGAGTTTTGACCATTCAATTCATTGACAATTTTGTCACCTTCTGGAACAGGAAGTTCTTCAGGACATAATGGAGTAAATCCTTTTTGTGGATCTACATTCATTGATGCTGTACATTCGGGTACAATTATCACATTGTCGATTTCTGTAAATTCTAAGTTCATATCAGAGTTTCTTTTTAGATTATATAATTAAATATTCTTTTTGTTTTTCTTTTTCAGTTTATAATAATCTTTTAAGTCCTTTTTTATTTCTTCGATGTTCTTTATATTTCTCTCCAATTTTTTAATTTGCTTTTCTAAATTGGATATAAAATATCTTTTGGATTTTTTTGAAAGATTCTTATCTTCTATTTTGTATATATCTTTCTGAATTTTATCAATCTCATTTTGAGTTAATTCAATAAGTTCATCGAATATTTCAATTTTTTTATTCATGATATATATTTGTTCAAAATGGTTTCACGATTTGAGAACCCCCTACTACGAGGACTTAATATCACAATAGGTGCATGCTGTGCGGCCTTGAATACGGAAGTTCTACTTCTTGACATTGTGATTTCAACTTCCTTGATAAACTGTTCCATAGTATATTTCTCATATACATTTGAGGGAAAGAAATCAGGATTCAATCTGTGATTTTTAAAATCTTCGATCAACTGATTTCTGGATTTTCTTTCACGAATGTAAGCGGCACATAATCCAGACTGAATGTAATAATCAAATGGGTCAAGTTTACTATCTGGTAAATCAGCTGCGGGGAGAACTTTTCCATTAAACAATTCCTCAGGAATAACATTCTCACCATTGTACATCTCACGACATTTATCATTCAATACCTGAGATAATTGATAGAGTTCCAATTTGGTTAAATCACCAATGATTGAATGTACTCCAATTGAACCAATGTCATGAAAGTTACACCAACCAAGAACGATTTCTGTATGATTACCTGTGGCGACTATACCACTACCGAAACGATGAGTGGCCGCTAATCCCTGAACTGTCCTACCAACGGCGTGAAACACTGTTTCAATTTCACCCTGAATTTTGGATGTGGTTTCTCCGAATGCTTTGGTATCAGCCTTTTTGAGAGCGTTAACAATTTCATCTAATTCATCGGTGTATAAGTCAACTCCAAGAGTTTTAACCATCTTATGAACAAGTTTCAGACTTTTAGTGTTAAGTGAAGTCGGATTTGTTATAAAAACACAGTTTTCTTTCCCCATAGAGAGGATACAAAGAACCGCGACTATGATACTATCAATTCCACCAGAAAGATGAACCTGAGCCTTCTTTATACCCAACAGACGAAACATTTCTTTCTGTTCAAAACAGATAGCGTCAATGATTTCTTCAAATTTTGGTTTTGTGGTATAATTTTCGAAGTATTCATTATGATATAAAGAAGATTTACTGGTAAATAAATCAATAATATCAGATTGTTCCCCGAATTTCTTGAAATGTCTTAGTTTTTCACCGTTTTCGTTGAATACCATTGAACTTCCATCATATATGATGATGTTCTTTACAATATCACCAATTCCAACAGAATTGAGGGTGATAACTGGAATATGATACTCATTAGCGATGGTACTGAAAAGTTTTTCACGGAGTAAATCCTTACCATAATAGAAATAAGATTGATTGGGAATAATCAAAATTTCGGCCCCCAAATTAATCATTTCTTTTGGAATATTACGGAAATGATTCATATACCAAGCATCTTCACAAATAGGAACACCTACCTTTAAGGTTTCACCATCTTTTAAATGAAGTTCAAATACTTTGGATTTCTTTCCCGGCTTAAAATATTTTCTATCCTCGTGATGATCAGCGTTGGCGAGAAGTTGTTTGTCGTACCTCTGTAATTTATTTTGATTGATAACAGCGACACTATTACGAAGTAATGGGAAACCATCAGGTTTAGCTCCATGATAACTGATATAACCAATGATAAGGGCTTTATCATGAGGAATAATTTTAATCAAATCTTTGATACAATTTTCCTGTTCAAAAATAAAATCTACATTATCCCACAGAGAACCAACACAATATCCTGTTACCGATGTTTCGGGAAATACAATGATGTCCGCTCCATCAGAAATAGCCTTATGGGTAAGATCCAATATTTTACTGTAATTTCCTTTGATATCACCAGTTACGGTATTAATCTGGTTGAGGGATATCTTAATGTTCTTATTCATATGGATACTACTTAATTTTAAACAAAATTACGAAGTTTTTCTGGAATAAAAAAATAATATATAAACAAAAAGAGGATAGTTTCAATGAAATATCTTAAAAATTGGAAAAAATTTTTCGAACAGGCCGATTCACCTGATCTTGTAGGTAAATTTTCACCTGAGGAAATAAAAGGGATGACTAAAGCAGATTCTCCATTCAAGGAGCCATATAAGAGATTTAGGCATCAGTTATTTTCTGGTCCAGCTTCAGTCGATTTAAATATGTCAATGTCTGATGCAATGAGAAAAAGATTTGGCGGAACATACGGTATAGCTGAAATGTTATACCATAAGATAATAAAAGAAATTCCACAATTTAAAAATTTTGAATGTAATACGGGGTACGAACACGAAAAGGATTATGCTTTACATTTTAAAAAAGAGAAAGAAATTGAAAAGAAAAAAGGATATACCGCCAGTATAGAAATGTGGGTTCAATACAGAGCCAAACTTGAACCGGGAGATAGTTATTTAGGATATAAAAAAGGAAAAATAAAACTTTTATTCGTAACTCATATCAATAAAATCCAAAAAGATAATAATTTGTTTAATATGATGAAAGAACCAAAGAATCCAAAAGATCCCGGTGAAGAAAGTACATCTCCAATAAACCAGTTATTTAATATGAATCGTAATCCATTGAGTGATCAATATATTGAACCGACACCAGAAGAACAAAAGGAAGAGGACGAACTTTGGAATAAAGCTATTGATAATATGTATAAAAATATGAGGGGAGATGTTGACGATGAAGATTTACATTATTATGAAAGACTCAAAGTATCTTATACCAATTTAAGTGTAGAATCTTTCCTTAAAAAACTACCGAAGATAAAACAGAATTTAGAAATTTACGAAAAATATTTACAGAATAAATATCAATTCACTTTATAAATTATCTACACATGGAAGCAAAATCACAATCTTCTTGATATGATTTTTTATCTGATCGTGCTTTCAACTCAGCTTCTTCCATAGTTTTACATAATTCCGAAGGACTTATATGGTTATTCAGAAGAATATAATGTTTCATATCCTCCAAATTTTTTGGTACAAATCCAAGCCATCGGACATCAATAGTTTTTAATTCTTCTTCTCTTGCTTGAAAATCTTTAACGGCCTCATATCTGACTTTAACCATTCTATTCCCTCTTTGAACATGGGTCGGTTTCAGAATTATCTCTTTTACATAGATTAACTTTTGTCCGATTGTATAAGGTAAGGTAGGAATAAGTTCTTCTTTCATCTTATCGAAAAGTTCCTTAATGACAGTTTCCTTTTCTTTTATAGAATTGACATGAAATGGTCTTTTTGGACATTTCTCCATATGTTGTCTGAACCCTTTTTCGGTTTTCCATTTTGGCAATGAATAACGGGGATCACCACAATGAAATGGACATTTGTAAACACCTGATTTATTTGGTTTTACAATTGTACCCTCAAAATCAATAATTCCATTATTTTCTTTCCCAATCACTGGGATTTTTTTGATATCTTTGCTTTTCTCCATATGCTGAACATTTCGGTTGTTCCACCACACAGGATGAAACCAAAAAAGATACAAATACGAATAGTAGAAAAAAAATAATTTTTCTCATGATACTATTTTTTAAAACTTCTGGAATCTATCTGATAGTGTCTTTTTTCACCACCATACGCTGCACATCTTTCATGTACACATGATGATACCAGAAAAGATACAAATACGAATACTAATTTTTTCATGCTGTTATATTTAAAAACCATTCATAATCACCTTGACTTTTGTTTCCAGTACTATTATCACAGAAATAAAACCAAGAGTATAAATTTATATCATTTATTTTATCAACGAGTTTAAGTAAATCTTTTTCACCTTTATCCCATTCATTTCTCTTACTGGATCTTTTCCATATGTTATAAGCGTCATCATGATGGTCTATTATCTGGAGTATATCTTCATCAGTGATATATTTTTCAGCGAATTTGCGAGCCAAATAACCATGATGATTATCACCTACTCTTGGTAAATCGTAATTCACTTGAAATTTACAAGTGTCATGAAAAAGAGCAATCAGTCTGAGTTTTCTTCTTTCTTCGGGGTTAACATATTTACAATTATCAATATTTCTAAAAATATCTCTAATATGAAATATGATTTGTCCTTCGGGATGGCCGGGTCTTGATCTACCGTACTGAACACCTTTTATGAAAATAGGGTCAATTAAAATTTTTCTTTCTAATTCTGTTTCAGGATCTAATATTTTTATAAAATCAATCATTCAATTCGTTTACTATTTTAAAAATTTTTCTGGCTATTTCATCTTTTCCATTTAATTCACAATCCAATCTTCCATAAACACCATAAGTTGGTACTGGTTCTTTCCTGATAACATAAGCCTTGTGAACACCCAATTTTTTCATTTCTGATTTATCATTAGCAATGACAATATCAGAACCATTCTTCTTCATCGATTCTTCAGCGGAGAAAAGTAATTCATCTCTTGTTAATTCATTTTCAAATTTAAAAGAAATAAGAAAGCAATTGGGATTCCATTCTTTTATATGAGATAATATCTTTGGAGTTTGATAAATTCTTTCTTTCATACTTTGAATGAAACCCTCTGGATCATTACTTTTTAGTTTTGTTTTGATTGGGGTAAATCCAAAGTCTGATACGGCCATCGGATGAATAACCACATCCATTTCTGGAACGAGTTTTTCCATTATATCATAAACGGATTTAACATCAGTTACTTCATGTAATATAACATCATCCCCCTCAAAAAATGGTTTCAATGAACCTTTCACATAAACGAAATGTACTTCATATAAATTACACTTATGAGAAACGGAATAAGGACCATTAAATATCGAAAATTGATCCGCTATTAATGAACCCAATTTACCAGATGATATATTGGTGAGTACACGAACTTCATCAATATATTCTCTTGTACCACCTGAAGTAATTAAAATCTTTTTCATGATATTTTTATTTGTAAATATTTAACAAATAAGGGGTCGGATCAAGAACGCCAACTGGTTTCGGTTGACCGATTTCCCACTGTGGAGTGTGAATGTGATCTGGATGATGTAATTCCAAATGTAACATGGATAATGGTCTGTGATTATCCTTTTTGAGAACTCTTTTCACTGTACCGATCAACATTTCAGAACACCAAGTTTGACCAATCTCTAAGGAGGGATTTGGTTCGATTTCACCATATACCACAATTCCAGATTTTCCCTTTACATAAACAGCCTTAGTATCTTCCCACCAAGGCATCCCCAGAGGTTCACCAGTAAACCAACAAATGTCTACTATTTCACCAAATTCTACTGAATAGACCTCAGTTCCAACTTCGGCATATAAATCTATACCCTTATGAACATCGTGTCTACGGCGTACTCCAAAAGACCCCACATGAGGAAACATATTGATTTCGAATTCTTTTCTCCATTCATAATCAAGGAAAGAAAATGAATCTATGGTCGTTCCTTTATAATTCAAATTATTTTTGAATGGTGAACACCACATTGGAAGTGGATTGATAATATCAGTGATTTTCTCAACAATTACTTTCGGTGATGGTAATTTACCCATACCGAAATCATTACAAGCCAACATACCTTCAACTGGAAAAATTATTTTCCAACCATGTTTCTTTAATGAATCAATATTTTGCTGGGTGATGGGATTCTCCCACATATTGGTATTCATGGCCGGACAACAAATTCGAATTTTATCAGGAAGTGCCAAAACAGTAGACAACAGAAAACTATCTGATATCCCATAATTTATTTTAGCGATGGAATTGGCTGTTGCTGGACAAAGAACAAAAGCATCACACCATTTTGATTCCTTGATATGAATTGTTTCTCCGAATGTTTCTGTTTTCAGATTTTCTTTACTGATAACATTTACCACTTCTTCTGTAACGAAATGTTTTGCGTTTTCACTCATAATAACATGAACTTCGTGTCCTTTCTTTTGAAGAATGGATATGACATCCAATGTCTTATAAGCCGCTATACCACCTGTTATTCCAATTAGTATTTTCATTTATATGTCATTTATTTTCCACTTCCCAAGTAAATTAAAATTTTTAAAATCTTGATTGACTAAAAGGGAATTCTTATGAAATACAAATTCTTCACCATCTTTTTCGAATCCGTTATTATCAATAAGTTTGGCTTTAAATTCATCCCCTTTTATCTCAGTCACTTTACCTTTTAATATTACGGTTCTGGTATCATAAACATGGTGTCGTTTCATTACAAAGGGTTTATCCCAAAATTCTTCTGTTTTGGCGAAATAAACAATATTACCAATAATTAGATTTTCATTCATATCATCCATGTTTCAAAATTACTAAAAACCACACTCGTAGTTTTATAACCAATCATGTGAACCTTCTTAACGAATGTATTATAATATTCTTTTGTGATTTGTCCTTTACTGAATAATTCATCAAGGTAAAGGATAGTATCAACTTCAAATTTTTTGATATTTTTCCTAACCTTTTTTTGAATCATTTCTGATACAACTCGTTTTTTCGTTTTCTCTTCTTCTTTCTTCGTATCAGATTTCTTCTTTTCTTCGATCCTCTTAATTTCATCTTCCAGAGGAAAAAGAGAATTACCACTGAACCATACATTATATTTATCTATTTCAGTAGATTTCCAAGGTGTCGTTCCTTTATCTTTAGCTAAATATTTACTAAGAATATTAAAAGTTTTAACTTTTTGAAATTCGGAAATAATCTTTTTAGATTTCTTCATATCATGATCACATCTAATAAAATCAGTAATATGAAGTAAAAACCATTCGACATTATCCTGATTGGTTTTCATACAGAGTTTTAAAAATTTGGTAATATTTTCAATTCCAAATTCACCGATTCCCTCCAATGGATGAGGTTTAAGTCTTGCACTTACTTCTTTAGTACATGGAGAATGAAGTGAATAAATCATATCTGATTTTTCTTTTGTTGATAAAGAATCAACTGACTTCTTATCAAATTTTCCTTTTAAAATGTCTTTTTTATTCATTATTATTTTACTTTAATATTTGTAAATAAATTGTCCGACCATTTACCCTCTTTGTCTTTATATCTCACCATAACAGCGACTGACCCAACCGACCTAAAATGAAAATATGTAGTGTCCTTCTTAGTGATTATATACTGATCATTATAGTCGGGAGGGGTAGTAAATATCCATTCATATTTTACACCCGGAATTCCCTGTATGTAAAAATTATATTGTAAACTATCTACTCTGATTGATTCGATTTTTTGAGCCATCGTTTGTGTTCCTACAAACAAAAGGACAAATAATATAATATTTTTCATAACATTTCAAAGTTAATTCCACACTTAATAAGATATGATATTTCATTGGGATAAAACCTATCAAATTGAATTGGTAATCTTTCGTCAGCAAATTCTTTTGTTTTAACAATAAAAGACACACAAAAATAATCATAATTATGCTTGTCCTCGATGGTGATTTTTTTGATAGTAATTTTTTTATTCACATGCTTTTCATAGTATAATCTTCCATAACTTTTCCACTCAGGAGAATTATCAATTCTTAGTTTAGCAAATTCTATCAATTGTTCATCAGTCAAATCTTTATAACTTATTGGTTTTATTTTTTCATGATAAGATTCATCTGATTTAAAACTCCAACTCGGATCTGGTTTATAATCTGAAGTTGTGAAATAGTCATAAAATGATTTCCAATCTATCTCTGGATCGAAACCAGCTTTATCTTCCCATATAGAATTCCAGTAAGGTTTCTTATCGTAACAACCAAAACTTCCCTTGGCATCAGAAATTTCAGGATTTTCATTTACATATTTAAAATGGATACCATCTTTTTTGAATTGTTCCATGTATCTTTCTATTTCTTTTTTATACGATGATGTATAAATAAATAGAATCATATCTGGACGATTCTTTGTAAGATATTGAAGGGTTTCCTTGGCCCAAGGATAATAATTAATCTTAAATTCCTTTCCGACCTTTTCGGTTTTTCTATAATCTGGATTAGAAATAACACCATGTACATCAAAACAATGGTATGTTTCAAACCATTGTCTTTCTCGTGCATGTTTAAACATTTTTTCCATCCAAATAAGTAAAGCTGGTTTATAAGTTTCCATGTTATAATATATTTCTTCCTATTTTAATCATTGGTGTAATTGTTGATCTTTGTCCCCCTTGTCCATCAACCAAAAATGTTCTGATACCTTTCATTTCAACAATATGATAAATCTGTTTACCATCTTGAAAAAAGTGTTTGTACCAAATATGTTCGTTAATCCAATAAAATATATTTTTCAATTTGCGTCTTTTTTTAACATTTTATGTGGTGATCTTCTTTTCTTTGATTTGGATTCAAAATTATTAGTCAGGACACTTATATTACCATCCACCTCCAGTAACACCAAATCAATTTTCTTTATATTATTCGGGTCTATACCATGTTCACGGATCGTTTCTCTTAATTCAGCAAAAGTCATTCTGGCCTTTAATAAATTTTCATCATTTACAACTCCCCGTATGATAAGTGGTATAGGTTTCCCCTGAACCAGTTTATTAAATCTGGGATATTTAAATAGGAAAATTTTAAAGAAATAATTTACTATGAATAAGGTACTAGCGGCGATCAATCCACCTAAAAGAGATGAATCAGACCCTACCATCGCGTTTTGAACCGCATTACTTATAAGAAGAATGAATACCAAGTCAACAACCGATAATTGGGACAATTCCTTTTTCCCGAATAATCTAATTGCTACTACAATAAACAAATAAATTACGAAACAACTTAATATTATTCTTAGATAATTCATAACTTAAATTTTTCTTCCCTCACAAAAGTATTCTTTACATTTATAAGGTTGTTTTTCTCCGTGAATTTTACATTTACCATTCTTTAAAAGAAACTTACATTCATTCGTCCATATAAATTCACCAGAAACCAAACTTCCTTTAAACATCTTTTTTTCTCTGTCATTCGTTAATTTTACCAACCAATGTTTATTACAACATTTTCCACAAGCGATACATTCATCAGGATTCATTTTCTATTTTTTCAATTAAATCATTCTTAATAAGAGTATCCAAACGAAACCCATATCCATTTACCGTGATAGAATAACCAATTGGGATCAAGGATAATAAACATGGTGATTTTTTCTCGATAATTCCGACCATTGGATATTCTTTCGAATCTTTTGGGGGATAAGTTCCACCAGAAGATAGAGCAAATCCAATGTTTCCAATAATCTTTACTTTATCTCCCTGATTAAAATCAGATACTTTATAATTTTTCATCTTTCTTTTCCTCCTCATAAAATGAACTCGGTAAAATTTTTATACCCATACTTTTTAGTGTATAATCCATAACAATAAGTAGAATTGTACTCACAAAAGGTAATGGTATTAATTGAATTGGAAGAATGACCCCGATACCTTTAAGAATGTCAATCATCTGGTCTTTAAAAAAGTTCTTTTCTTCTTCCGTTATATCTTCTCCTTTCATATACTTACCAAGTATAAGAAAGGCCTCTTTTGATTCTTTTGCTTCACCTTTGAATCCTTTGGTATATCTTATAATTTCTTCTTTTACAAAGGGAAGTGAAAAAATATGTTTAGCTTCTGTTATAAATTTACTATCAATAACAATATCTTTAAAATCATTTTCTAAGCTGTGCCATTTTATTACTGAAAGTATTCTGTCCATCGCTTTCTTCCAAGTATTCATTCCTATTGAGAATTCATAAATCGGATCTCTCAATAAAATTTTCCCAGAATCGGTCAATTCATGAAGTGGGTTATTAGAGTTTATACTATCCAGAATTAAATCACCCTGTATATCACTCAATATTTTATCAGCTGGATCATACCCTTTACCCGCATTACAACACCACTTTCCAAATTCTTCCAACATCCAAATTTTAAATGAATAACATTTTTTATCGGATTTTAATCTTAGGGTTTTCTTGGTTTGGACAGTTACTTCATATTCAATAGAACCAATTTTCAGTTTATCGCCTTTTCTTAAATTAGCAAGAACTAATTGGGATTGAACATTCACATCATCCTTATCAAAAACCCCCCAAGTATTTCCATATGTTCTCATTTATATCTTTTTCTCAAAAGAAGTAAGTGGTTTATTGTTGAAGATGACCTTTTTTATTTTTAACAACACATCACTTGTGTTATCTGTTGGCCCTAAATGCATAGCCCAAACAACACGTATTGCTTCAGATTCATCAACAACATCTTTGTATGTGTAAGTTGTATGAAAATCTTTGTTTTTTCCAATGTTGTTTAAATAGACAACAAGCCTTTTAACATTTGATTTTTTCATTTGTTTAAGATTTATATAAGTTTAATTTATAAGTATTTCGTTTTACTACAAGAAATTCAATGTCGTTGTTCTCATTGATAACAATTTTCAATTCTGAATTAGGTACAGTTTTAATTTTATTGATATGTAAGAATCCTGTTGATCCATGATACATTCCTGTATAAGAATGTGAATTCATATGGTTCAACCAATGAAACATAAGTTTTAGATTAAAAATCAAATCCCCCCATTTAGTTTGATCGAATTCTGTATTTGGGTAATCACCCAAATTTAATCCGATCACCTCAGATTCTATATAACTTTTCAGATGCGTAAATTTGATAAAATCTTTTCTTTCTAATATTTTTTTCATGGTTCATTGATTTGAATTACATTATATTTACATGGTTGACAATGATTACTACAACCACCGAACATTTTCTCCCATTCCTTAGGTGTAGTTCCTGAAATAAGAAATTCCCTTTCACAAGCAGGTAATTCAGGACAAATATATTGAATGTGTTTATCAGAATTCACTATTTCATCCAATTGACTATCCGTAATAGGAATGTCCATTGTATTAACTCCAAATGGTGTTCGTTTTGTAATTATCATACCAACAAAGATTTTCCTTTAATTTCTTTTTTATACAATTTATTAATTCCTATCAACACAAGTGCCAAAATGATTCCATTTAGAAAACCATTTGTAAAATGATTGATATCAAAGAGAGCTAAAATAAAAGTGATTACTGCACATATAATCATAAGTAGTATGGAAGATGAGAGAATCACAAAAATATCAGTGATGATGTTTGGTTTTAATTGATTTAGATATTCTCTAAATGGTATTTTTCCTTTTTTTTCTATTTTCTTTCCATAAATTTTGATACCAACACTGATCTCTGTTGTAATTATAGCTGATACTAAAAAACCAATATAATAGGTATCAAAATGAAAATAATAATAGGATATCATTACTGGTGTAAGAATCACACCAAACATGAACACACAAGTTAAAATAATAGCGAATACTTCTATTATTTTTTCTGTTTTTGGACTTAAATAGTTTTCCATCTTACTTAATATTTAAAATTCTTTTTGCTAAATCAATCTGATTGGGATCACCTGTATATTTCTCCCCACTACCATCTCCCAATTTAACAACAGGAATCCATACACCATCAATAAACACATGAGATAATTTCATGACAATGTTTAATGGTTTTATTTTTTCCATAGTAGAAAAATCAACAGACTTCGATTCATCCGAAATGATAGGAATATCACAAGTTAACCAAGTTCCAATCATGAAACGGGTAATAAGTTCTTTTTTGAATTCATCACTGATTTCAAGGATTGATTTGAGATTATCCAAGGCGTTACTAAAAATAACTGACTTTGACTGAATTATATGTTTATCATGAATTGTCCTGTAATAATTATCAAGACCCAAATGACCGATGATAAAGGGATCACCACTATCTTGTCTGAACCCATCAAACAATTTAGCGAAGTGTGTATCGAAAATGTTGAAAAATGCCTTTGATGTGAAAGTGTCGGGTAATACCGTACCCAAATCTCCATTGTAAACCCTGATCCAATCTTCTAATGATTTACGGTTTGCTTCATGATATCCGAACATAGCTGAATGAGCCATGTACCATTCGTGAGCGACAGTCCCGATTGGTATCAGATTGTATTTTTTAGCGAAATATACATTACTTGTACCGATAAGACAACTTTTTGAGGATTTAATCAAATCATTGATAACATAATCTTGGTTATCGAAAGAAAACCTACGGCGGAAACCAGCTTCAACGAAATTGATGTCGTTTTTATAAAAATCCCACCCTTTACTCATATTAAGTTTGGTAAGGATACTTCTTTCGGGAAGTTTATGACCTGTCATCTCGTGATATAACTCAGATAACATTGATAAAAATATACATTCCCAAAGGATTGTTCTCCACCAGTATCCCTCAACATAGGTATCGTCAATATTATCGGTAACATGAACTTCACTTACATCGAAACGATATTTTGAAAGAACCCAAAGGAAGAATGGAAGGAAAAAACGGATTCCAGAAAGATATTCCAATTCTTCTTTTGTAAGAATTGCTTCCTCGGAAAATCGTTTCAATCGTTCTCTGAGTTTTTGAGCCATTCCCTCTGGCCAAACTGTCTTTCCACGATTAATGAATTTGTATCTGACTATTAAATTTGGAAAAAGTCGAATGACGGCCTGCATCATCGTAAACTTGTATTGGTCTTGGTCAAGGAAACTATACTTATCCATCTTTTAGTTATTTTTTACAAATATATGAAACATTTTTCGAATAAAAAAATGAAATTTTTATGTTTACTGTACAAAATTACAACAATCCCCTGAGATAAAAAAATATATAATGGTATAAGACGAATTTTTTTTATTCAATTAAAGTTTTTACCTTTATAAAAAATATAAAGACAATGGATAGAAATTTATTATCAAAGATGGTTCATGTTTCAAACAATTCGAAACTGACCAATATAGTATGTAATACTCTCAATGAAAAATTAACTGTTCAAGAGATTAATGATTTTAAAGAATGGTTGAGATTGGTTGAGACTGAAATTCTAAATGCTGGTAAATTGGGATTGTGTTAAAAATTATACTCCAATCCAATTGCAGGTAAACTACAAAGGTCTGAAAAGTCAGCAAGATGTGATGCTGGGTGGAGAAATCCAGTAACATTCCCAGAATCAGGGTGCAACCCTGTTGGAGTTTTTTATTTGATTTTACTATTAATTTTCTTGAATATATTAACTAATTTAAATTCATCGTTGTTTTCAGGATCTATTTGAATACCATATTTATAATAGATTGTATTGGCAACATCAAAAGCTTCATTATCATCTTTTACAATATCAAAAATATCAAGATTATCATTTAATTCATAGTTCCTGACATCTGTTGATAAGACTCTACGAAAGAAATCTTCAGCTATACTATAATATTTCAAAATTTCTTTTTTTGGTTCTTCTTTTGGTTCTTCAGTTGATTTATATGGATTTTTTAAAAAATCCTGTTCATCTGGAGTAAGATTTTTATACCCCTTATCCATCAGACGATCTATTTCATCTTCAATCCTCGTTTTTGGTGTAACATTTTCCGATACATTTTTCATAATTTCTATATGTTTATAATTTGGAACTACTACTGAAATCGATCCTGAATCTTCCACATCATTTATATAATAATAACCTTTTTTAGCATTCCCTTTTTTTAATTGTCCTTTCATCATTGAATTGGCCATATCATCAGAATGTGGATTGTGAATCGTGTTTGTCATTGGTCCAACAATTTTACAAGGAAAAATAATTGGTTTACATTTCAAAGAAATTTCTTCTCCATTTGAATATTTTGCTTTATATGGATTATCTACTGGAAAAAAATCATCATCTGGTATGTCACAATTATATCCAGAAATACGATATTTACCTTTTTCTCCTGTTCTTAATCTTTTTTTACCAGATAGTTTTGTTTTCCCATATTCTCTTTTCCCATCCCATTCTCCTTTTACTGGAATCCCTATTGTTGCTTCTAATGCTATCTTGGCTGCTTCATAAGTACCTAAGTGTAAACCACTAAGTCCTCCTCTTAAATCTTGACTAGCTGTTCCGTGCCAAAATATTAATGGATTTGATTTTAAATCTAATTCTTCAACAATTCTATTTTTTCTCCAATTTCTTTTTAGTTTATCATTTCCACTCCCCTTATAAATTAATTCTATGGATTCTGGAGGAATAGGTTCAAATGTTAAAATATAAATATCAGATCCTATGCTTTTTGAATACATATTTAGATCCTTATACCATAAATTATTTGTCTTTGTTGTATCAATCTTATAAACATCGTCATCATAGGTCGAATCAAACCAATCTTTTTTCTTATCTGAATTAGTGACAAATATAGCTTTACCATAATGATCTTCTCCAATTCTTTGTCCCCTTTTTTTGGTATCAAACCTTTTTCTAATATTGATTTCCTAAATATTGGATTAGAAGAATGATAAACATATCTATTAACTACTGGAATAGATAATTGTTTGAATGAACTTTCGAATATTTTAAAACTGGTAATCATAGTACTAATATATATTAAAAAGACAATTGATTTTTTTGGTAAGATTATAATTTGTACTTTTGTAACTTTGTAACTTAGAACAAAAACTGTTGTTCGATCTTACGCTGGGAAACCAGAGGAAGTTCGCGACTACAAAACCTAACGAGGGAGACCGTAAGGTCGTTTGAACCGCGGAAGTAGCAACCCAAACAGACTGAGGATGTCGGTTTTCCTATGAGGTCGGGTTGGGGCACCCTTCGGGGAATGTCGAAAGGCATTAGACAAATGTAAGAGTAGAAACAGAATCGCGGCTATGAGATAACAGTTTTTGTTTTTTTATTTTTAATATATACCTAAAAATATATCAAATGGAATGGAATTCTTGTTGGACTTCTATGATTATAGCTTTCCTATTTTAGAACATTATTACGACTCGGTTGTTAACCAACAACTCGGAATTGTTTTTTCCAAAGATCAATCCTTACCAAACCTTATTGATTATATAAAACAAATGATTGGTGAAAATCAAGTTAAGGATATTACCAAGAATGGGGATTTTATTAATTTTACTATAAGAGGAAGGAAATATTCAATAAACAGAACAGGTGTATTAATTCTTTACAAGGTTAAATCAACAGATGTCGAGGTAAAGAATTTGGATGTTCTTCAATGGATATTTGGTAATAAAGAAGAAGCATTAGATTCATTGAAAACTTTATACTCTAATAGGATAAGAACTATTAATAAATTTGAAATCGAAAGACTTAAAGATTTAAATAAAAAAATAGGGAAAAGAAATCCAGAAGATTTTGATAAAACCTTTAAATCTCCTAAGAAATCCATGAGAGAAGAAATGAAAATAAAAGTACACATTGATAAAGGTATATCATTGGATATTTATAATAAAATTTCTTCCAGAATAATTTTTTAGTTTGATTATTTTTACTTATATTAGTTTATATGAATAGAAGTAATCTACATCCGAAAATAGTTAAGTGTATTGACGAAATGATGAGTGATATGGTATTATTGCTCTATTACTATGGTGAATTTTGTCAATTTATAAATTTCGAGGAATCAAAGCATGTTGAAAGAATTGGTGTTACTGTGAACACTCATGGAATGGTGTGTTATTGGAATAGAGAATTCGTCAACTCTACCCCTCAGAAGCACATTAATTTCATTGTCATTCACGAAATTTTCCATTTATTGTTTGATCATCCAAAAAGAACCCGTAGAGGTGGATACAATCATGAAATGAGTAATATAGCTCAGGATATGTGTATAAATCAAGCCATTTATTCCGATTTAATTGATACTACAAAACCATCAAAAGATTTTCTCGAACTTCCTACGGAAAAGGTTAGCTATTTAGATAAAACAATTGATGATGTTTGGGTTCTTATGATGCCAAAGGAATATAAGGGTCAGCATGTATTCGAGGATCTTTATGAATGGTTAAAACAGGAAAAGAGAAAATATAATGAATGGAAAAAAGGTGGAAGTTGTCAAGGACAAGGTAGTGGGAAGGAAGGAAAATCTGGGGATTGTCCAGTAAGTGATTATTTGAAGAAGGTCTTTGATGGAATGGATGATGGTATTAAAAATTGGTTAGATAATCATTTACCTTGTGATCTATCTGATGATTTTAAAAAAGAAGTAGTTGGTAGAGTTCAAAGATATCTCAGAAGTCGTGGTTTGGAAAAGGCTAACATAAAAATAACCTTGGAAAAATTACAGAAATCAAGAAAAGATTACCTGAGAGATATTAAAACAGCTATATCATCTATAAGAGGATATAATAAAGAAAAAAGTATTTCGAAAAGAAACAGACGATCAATAGAAGGAATCAAAGGTAGATTCAAAATCGGATTTGGATTAAATGTTATACTTGATGTGTCTGGTTCAATGGGTGGTTATTTTCAAAGAGTATTGTCTTATATTTTTCAAAATAAAATTAAAATTAATCTGATTCAATGTGATGTAGAGGTAAAAAGACAGGGGAAAAGAGATTATACCGTTATTAACAATAAAAGGGAATTTAAGAAGATACAATTAGTAGGTGGTGGTGGAACAACACTCCAACCAGCTATTGATTTTATAGTAGGATGTAGTCAAATCAATCAATTGAATACCGTAATTCTTACTGATGGTTTTACTGATAATTTGGATGTGTCTAAATTAAAGAAAACATTAATTCTTTCCATAGGAAAGGAATGTGGTATTATAGCAGGTTCACCTAAACAGATTGTTATTCAAGATGATTTACCAGCTGAAGAAGATATATGAAATCTAAGGAAATATATAATGATATTAGATATGAAGTTTTAATTTTGGATAATAAAAAACTCTCTCATACTCAAATGAAAAGAGAATGGAGAATTTTTGTAAAAGATAAGGAATATTCAAAAGTAAAGACAACATTTACAAGGACAGATGGAGCTAAGATTAATGAAACCATGTATTTCAAAGATGGTAAATTTCATAACGAATTCGAACCAGCGATTGAAAGAATTCTCGTATCTGATGTGATCAGAGAATACTATTTAGATGGTAAGAAAATAAAATATACTGGTAATAACTGGACGGAATATGTAATAAATTACAAGAGAAGTAAAATATTGAAAGAGACATTAAATGAAAGAATACAAAGAGACATATAATGGAATTGAATATAGTGTCTTTGAACTTAGGAAGAATGAATTGTATATTTATGATTTTGTTGAAAAGGTAGTAAAACCCTTATTACATCATAGGAGATTTATGAATTGTATCGTCAGAAAACTTGATAAAGATGATAAACTTCACCGAATAGAAATTTTTAAGGACGGGAAAAGACATAATGAATGTGGGCCAGCTGTTATAGAATATTTCTATAAAGCTTGGTGGTTGAATGGTGAAAGATATTATTACTTTGGAATTTTTAAGGATCATAACAGGGAACTAAAAACAGAAGAATATAAAAACGAAATAAGAAAAATCAGACTTGATGAAATATTAATATGAAAGAATATATTGAAATAGAAAATGGAATCGAATATAATGTAGTCGAGTTTGAACAAACAGATCTCGATGATAATCCAACTTTTTTTGATGAATTTATTAAAAAACACAAGTATGTTAAATTGATTGGAAAGAATGTATTTTTTAAACAAAATAAAAATAACTTTGTTGCTTATGGTAAGGATGGAAAATACCATAATGAATATGGACAATCTATTCATGGTGAATATGAAGGAATAAAAGGTGGATTATATCATATCGAAGGAAATGCTTTAAGTGAAGAAGAATTTACTAATTACGATAGGGATAAAAAATTAAAAGATATTTTATCATAATGAAAGAATACAAAGAAATATATAATGATATAGAATACCATGTAATTGAAGTTTATGATCAAGAAATTAAAGGTTCATCATTAATTGAGTATACAAAATCGCATCAATATACGATTATTAGGAAATTCGAGAATGATAAACTCATTAAGGAAATGGTATTCAAAGATGGAAAGATTCATAATGAATATGGTAGAGCCCTCATGAAAATTAAAATTCATCATACCAGTAATACTGGAAATAGAAGTCATATTCTTACTTGGGAGCAAACTCTTAATAGTTTCTATCTAAATGGTGAACAATATAGTGAAGAAGAAGAATTTAAAAATGAGCTAAGAAAGATAAGATTGGATGAAACCTTACAGTATTGAAATAGAGAATGATATTGAATATGTCGTTATTGAAATAAATGATGATGAACATGGTGAATGGAAAAAATTTATAAAAGAAAATTTTGAATTTTTAAAAAAACCAGATTTCAAATTATCAATGAAAGTTAAAAAGGGCGGTCATTTTATTATCTATACAAAAAAATATAAAATGCACAATGAACATGGACCGGCTATTATATATCTCAATGGGGAAGGTGCTTTATATTTGGATGGTGATAAGTATAAAACAGAAGAAGAATATATAAATGAATTAAGAAAAAGAATTTTAAAAAGTATTTTAGACGATGAAACAGACGATTGAAGAAATAGCTAAGAAACATGCTATAGAATGTCACCAGAAGATAAATCATAAATATGATAATGATAAAGATTATGAATATCATCTTCAACTGGTAAAAGATATGGCACTCACTTTTCAACATCATATTCCAGAGGATGATAGGGATGATATTTTTGCTGTAGCTTGGGAGCACGATACTCTCGAAGATTGTAAAGATATTTGTAGTTTTGCAGATCTTGTTAAAATAACAAATCTAAGGGTGGCTATGATTGTAAAAGCTGTAACAACTGGAGAGGGCACTCGTAAAGAAAGAATGAGTGATGAATATTACAGAAAGATAAGAAATACCAAATATGCCACCTTTATAAAATTGTGTGATAGAATAGCCAATGTAAATCAAGGAATTCTTAACAGGAAAACAATTATAAATATGTATAGAAAGGAACATCAACATTTCAAAGAAATGCTTTATGTTGCTGGGGAATATGAAGATATGTGGAAACTTCTTGATCAATTAATCTCCGAATAATTTTTTATTTACAATTCCTTTTATTATATTAACAACACAATAAACTTAATATCTAAATATACTATGATAAAATTTGATCTATCTAATTTATCCCCTTTACAATTAATGTATTTCGATATAATGCGATCTGGATTAGTATTATACCTTCAGGGTATTCCCGGATCAGCTAAATCAGCCATGGGAGAAGCAATATGTCGAAAAATTATATGGTGGGATGATGAAGATCCTCAAAAAGAAAGACATTTAGGAATTCAATATATTGATCTTCGATTATCTGATAAGGATGAAACTGATTTAGGAAGTTATCCAGTTTTAAAAAATGTACTTGAACAGATTCTCAGATTTAGTCAATTAGTTCAGGCTGGACTAATTACTCCAGATGAATTTGAAAAAGTAAAAAAGAAATATCTGATCGTATTGAATTCAGATGACATTGATAGTTTAAGTTTCGCTGTCCCAGATTGGGCAATAAAAGCAAATACTACACCATCTATTATTCATGTCGAAGAATTAAACCGTTGTGATATCAGGGTTCGTAACGCAGCTCTCCAGTTGTTAAATGAAAAAAGAATTGGAAGTAATTTTCAATTCAATAAGAATGTTTTTTGGATGGCTAGTGGTAATTACGGTGAAATGGATAAAACAGAAGTCGAAGAAATGGATTTAGCTCTTTCAAATCGTCTTATTATCCTCGAACACGAATTAACAGCTGATGAATGGGCAAGAGAATACGCAAGAGAACATTGTTGGGATGTGTTAGTGGATTATATCGTTAGTCATCCTGACGAAATTTATAAACCACCCGCCGATGGTACTCTTCAATATGCTACCGCTCGTAGTTGGACACATCTTTCTGATTATGTCTTAACTGTCTTTGGAAAGAATCCAGATTTAGCTACTGTTGTTTCTTCTATCAATTTTCAAACAGTTGGAACTGGATGTGTAGGATCTTCACTTCAAGAATTTGTAAGATACTGTAATGATACTGTTCAGGTCAGTATAAAAGATATTTATGAAAGATGGGATGAAGTAAAAGAGGATGTTATTACATTCAATAGGGCTCGTACAACTGAACTTATGAATAATTTGAAAGCTATTCCTCTTGAAACTTTAGAGAAAATACATATTGAAAATATCGTTAAGTTCCTTAAATCCATGTGTTCAGAATGGATTGAAGAATGGGAATATGAAATAGATGATATGGTCTACTACTCTGGTTATACTTATCATTGTAAACAGAAAAATACGGGGGTGTTCCCAAATAGTACCAAAGAAAATGATAAAGAAATATGGGAAGTAGTATCTGAAACCGATTCGATGAAATCACATTCAAATGATGATGAAATTACCAACTATCTGATTCACTTAGTTGATACTATGGTCCCTAAAAATCAGGATAGACATAAATTTATTGTGAGAGTTTTCAGGAATAAAGCTCAATTTATTCAAAAGATGGTTAATAACGAAAGGCACAAAGAGAAAGAAAAGAAAACTAAATAATTGGAGTAGGTGGTGGAATTAAACATATATCTATATTAGTATCTCTTTTTTTATTCGTGTGTTCTTCCCAAGATACCTTTTTACCAAATAAGTAAAATTGGTTGCCAGTACCATTAAAATATTCGATGGCTGGTCCCTGTACTCTATGTAATTGATTATTATATTTATAATGATAACAACCAGCACGATCTAATCGTATTTTCTGGAATTTATTTTCATCATATAACCAATCTAAAACACCGATTTCACTAACATAGAAATCCCTATTTAATTCATTTTTCTTCTTCTCGGTCATATCTTACTTTATGTTTAATATTTCTTTTATATTTCTCTGGGGAACATAATCGGCAGCTACATGGTTTTCCTTGACTTTTATAGCAATATTGATTTTCTTGTGGTTGACCACTCTTATCCAAAATTCTCAGTCTTTTTAATCTTCTTTTAAATTTTATTTGGGTAAGTCTATTTCTTTCTCCCTTATTGGTAGTAGACATAGTAATTTTCATCATTTTAAATCGTTTTAACAATATGTATAATTGATCCGATAAAATCCTTTATCCAATTACCGATCAATGTTCCTGACCATACAGGAAACAATACAATGATCAAAATAACACAAACTCTAAATGACCATTTGATGATTTTTCTATTATTTTGATAAAACAAAATTAATCTTTTAGAAAAAGGCCAAGTTTCAACACCTTTTTTTCTTGAATCATGAATACTCAGGTGAACTTGTGGTTCTTCCCCTGTTCTTGTTTTCAATCTAATTTGCTGATCAATATTCTTCCTCGGCTCTATACTTTTCTTTGGAGTAATATTTACATTGTTATATTTTCTTGAATCGTGAATACTTTCCATCATAATAAATTAAAAAATCTCATAAGACATCTTGAACTAATTATTTGACAAACAGTTAATAAATAATTTTTTTTATTTAATTCAATAATAGTCCCTGAAACTACGCCTTTTAGTTTTTTTCCAGATTTTGTTTTAAAAGAAAAAATATAATTTTCAAATATACCATTCTTTTTTAATTCTGAGAAGAAAAATGATTTATCTTTTTCTTTAAGAAAATTTAATCCTTCCTTTTCTGTTGTATTTTTACCTATCAAATCATTTTTAGAATCCACTTCCATGATTTTTACAAAGGCTCGATTGACATCTATAATTAAATTAGTATCTATGTCATTAATAGACATGGGAGATGGATTAAATTCGAAAATTTGAAAAAAATTTTTTTCAGATTCTCTTAATTCATTGTTTGAAAATGAATAATCTTCATCATAATGATTAATTTCTCTCTCATTTATAATATCTTTATGAATCAACTTCATGAATATCGGCCTTTTTTACTATGTATTCTATATATAAAAAAACCAAATGTTTGATTTTTCCATTTATGGAATGTTTGGGGGTTCATCCAAAATTCTTCCCAATACTATTTTTCTCCATATATTTTTCTTTCTTTCCTCTAAAGTTTCTTCGAACATATTTTTGATAATTTGTTTATCAATTGTTTTAGAAAGTTCATCTGATAATATACTTCCAAGTTCTTTCACAATATCCATATCATAAACTTTCAATAGATCTTGGATATTCGTTCTCTGTAATGTAGAAATGATTTGAAAATCAGGTGCTACTTTAACTAATGTACTTCCAGTTTCATATGGATTGTATGTTATATCAATCTTCATCTAATATTTTCTTTAATTTTTCGAACCTTTCCTGATTGATATTTTTTGCATCTTGAATGATTTTGATTTCTTCAAAAGCATCAGCTACCTTAGGACTTACCACAACATAATTGGCTCCTGTTGTCCTTTCATGTTTAGCTATATAGTTGGCAGCTTCATTAATTTTAGTAAGTAAATCTTTCATTTTAATATTTATTTTCACTAACTCTTAATGCTCTTGTACTATTAGAGGATGGTAATGATCCACCTTTATATGAGTTATTAGCCCATAAAAACATATTTGTATTAGGTATCTTTTTTCCAGTATATTTCCAAAGTAATTTATTATCCAAATAAATAGCGACATATCCCGATTGCCAATCACAACCAAAGATATGATAGTTATTTGTTAGATTCTTTTTTGCTTGAAAACGCTTTGATGCTATTATTTCTGAGGTTTTACCATTTATTCCTTTTCCGTCTATACCATAAGTCCAAATCGTACAAGTAAAAGCACTATCTGTATCACATTCGAATTCTGAGAAATCAATCTCAAAATGTTCCATACCTACTGGAATATTAGCACTCTGAAAAAGCCATGTAGCATCCCATGATCCACAAGGCTTCATATTTACTTCATAATATCCATATGTTCTATTTAAGAAATTAGCAGAGGTTATTTCCCCACTCATAATGGCTGGCTCATTTGGGACATTATTATGATCTGTTGTCATGATAACTTCATTATTAATGAGTTTAACCTGAGAATTTTTAAAAATTATATTATTCCAAGTTGACCAACTCGGTCTATCCCAAGTGTAAGTATATTTATTATCAGGAAATTTTTCATCAAGAAGTGTTGGATTAGTCGTTCCTAATAGATAATGATCTTGATAAAAATAATTCGTCAAATAAGCGAACCATAAAAATCTGAGTCTGTACCAAAAATTTTTCATAAAATAATTTATTGTTTTCTATTGTATATATTAAATTATTTCAAAACTTGAAATTCCGTTTTTATCCTTTTTCACATCAATAATCATATCAGCCATGATTTCATTATTGTGTTCAATGATTACGATCTTATCAATTTTTTCCTTAATAACATTTAATAGTTCAACGAACTTATCAACAGATTCTCCATATAATCTATTTATCACTTCATCTAAGAAAATGAATGCTGGTTTAGATCTGAAGTTAATTGTCCTTAGAACGACTTTCAAAACAAGGGCAGCGAATGTCCTTTCCATACCAGATGATTCAATAGCGTTCTGAATACCCGGTAATCCATTATGTTCTAATTTATAATTTAATTCATCGTCAAAGAACATATCAAAATTGGTATTAGATAATAAAGTTGAGAGTTCCCCATTTAGTAAGTCTATATTTTTCTTTAATAAATAAGTGGGTAATCCTGTACGGCTCATTATACTGATATAAACATTATGAATTTCTTCCCTTAATACCTGTTCCTGATATTTCTTCAATCTTTCTCTCATATCTTCTATGGTTTTACGATGTAAAGTGATCATATTAGTAATAACAATCTTCTTATCTATCAGATCTTTCTTCTTATCGTTCATTTGTTTAAGAATGACTCTTGATTGCTCAATTTTACTATTCGTTTCTTTGTTTTCTTCAATTTTTTTAAGATTTTTGTTGTAGTCTATTAATAAAGTTTCGTTCTTTTGTATGGCCTTTTCCAGAGTATTGTTATCTTGAGAAAGTTTATTCATTTTAATTATATAATCTTTCCTTTTTTCTAATCCCTTTTTAATGAGATTCTTTTCAGCAATAACTTTCTCCAATTCATCAATGTCCACTTTTAATTTTCTTATAATAACGGTGTTTTCGTTGATGATATCCTTATATTCCCTATTTTCTTTCTCAGCCTTTTCTTTATCCAACATGATTTTATCAACATCATCTTTAATCTCATTAATGTCGAAATTATCAATTTCTTCTTCAATCTTCTTTATCTGGACACCAATAGTATCAATATTTTGATATACCAATTTAACCTCTATGATGTTTTCTTTTAAATAATAATCAGATGATAGATCATTTTTGGAATTATTTAATGTATCAACTTCTATTAGAAGTTCTTTCTTTTTGGTTAATTTTGGTTTTGCTTCTTCTGAAATTTCTTGAAATTTCTTTCTTTTTTCTTCGATAAGTTTGTTGAGATGATTTTCATCACAATCTTCCATAGGACGGCCACAGGTAGGACAATTTTCCTTATCTCCATTTTTAGCATTTTCAAAAGATTTGATTTCGCCTGAAATTTTAATCCCATCAGATTTTAATTGTGAAAGTTCATTATCCAATTTTCCTATTTCATTGTATATCTTTGTGACCTTTTTATCAATTTCTCTTATTTTTTCATTAACAATACTACTTATCTTATTTCTTTCTGTATTTATAGAATTGGTTAATTTACTGATTTCATTTTTCTTCTCATTTATTACCTTTGTTTTAACCATTTCTATTTTAACATCTACATTATCAATATTGAAGTTGTTTTCATCCATCTTTCTACCCCATTCAACATTCTCCAGTTCTTTCTTGTGATGTTCTTTTTCAAACTTGGATTTATTTTCTACATCATCATTGAATTTTCTATAATCAAATTCACTTGGTAAACCATCTATTATTTCTTTATAACTCTTTATGGTTTCATTATTCTCTGTTGTTTTTTTCTTGTCTGTTTCAATATCATAATTTACATTTTCAACATTCAAATTCATAATATCATCATCTATTTTATGAACTTTTAAAGTGAGTTTTTCCTGAATAGCAAGACCTTTGGTTATTCTTTCTTCAACTTCAGTTATACTTTGGTTTATTTCATATTCCTCATTCTCAGACCCTTGAATTTTTTCTTGTTGATCCCTGATTTGTTCATCAACTGAAACTGGATCTAAAACTATTTTTTCAAGATTTAATTCTTTTTTGTAATTTTTAAATTCGATAAGTTTCTTTTCAAAAATTTCATATCCAGCATCCTTAACCACACTATCAATGAATACACTTCTTTCAATTGATAATAATTGATTTAAATTGTCAGCGTTGGTAAGTGCCAATCTCACAAAGTCATCAAAATCACCCAATACTTCCTGAATTAACTTCTGAGTTCTTTTAGCAGTTTCATCATTTTTATTTGAACTATCTTCTGGATCTTGTGAAATGTGATCACCCTCATGATAATTAACAACTGTTGAACATTTAGTAATTTCCCCACGAGAATTTACTTCTCTATCTGTTCTTCTTTTAATACAAAATTTTTCACCGTTGATATCAATTATTACGGTAGCCTCACAAAAATTCAAATCTCGTTTGTTATTAATATAACGATTTTCTCCGTTCTTTTCTCTTTTAGTAGTGGCTATTGTTTTACCATATAAAGCATAACAAATAACATCAAGAATGGTAGTTTTTCCATATTGATTAATACCATTAATCTGAATCAATCCGTTTGTGTCGTGTAAATCAAGAACATTATCATCTCCATAAGATTTGAAATTACTGAATGTTATTTTATCTATATTCCAAACAATATTAGTGGCTTCGTTTGTTACAATTCTACCATTAATAATATCATCAATTTTTATAATTTCTTCAATAAATTTCTCATCATAATGATTGATGGTTAAGTATTCACGAATAACATCTTGTTGAACCTGTTTATCATTGATATTGATGATTTCAGAAATTAATTTTGAATCTTCTATCTTAGTATGAAATGGAAATTTCTGGAATCGAATATCTTCTACATTAAACGCTGAATATTTATCTCTTAAATATTTCTTTATTTTGAATTCATTTTCTCGATTTATATTAGATGAATAATCAGTCCAGATAACTCTGAATTTATTATTTTGAACTACATCTGGATTTGACATTTGTAGATTATCATAATCGATAGGTGAAGTAAGTTTGAAATTTACAAAAGCATAATTATTTGGAATTGGAATAAACTCAAAAGATTTATTAGGTATATTCCATAAAAGATAACCATGTTCTTTTGGAGATGATGATTCTCCGAAATGTTGTTGAATCATACTTGATGTATAGGCTTTTGTTCCCTTAACAAAAGATTGATGTAAGTGAATATCACTCAACATAGAGATATCACCCTTTAAATCGGTTATATTGGGTACACTCTTCTTAGGAAATATAAAACCATTACAAAGCTTAACATCAATTATAGGATTATGATAAAGGTCAATATAAATTAAATCAGGATCTTTCTTTGTCGGAAAAGCTTTCCAAGGATTTATCTTATCAAGATAATCCCATACTACCCAAACTACATTTTCATCAGGATAAAATCCTGATTTTTTGTAATAGGTGATGCTGGGGTTACTTAACATAGTAACCGCTGTTTCAATCGTATCTACACGATTACGATTTTTCTTTCTAACATCATGATTTCCTTTGATAATTATGACTTTCGAGATAGAAGCTAACTTAGTAAGGAATTCTCCGACAAGGATAAGGGCTTCATTTTCAAGATCTATAAAATCGTTATATAAGTCACCAGTGATGACGATTCTATCTGGTTTTTGTTCTTTAAGTTTTTGGTAAAAATTTTCAAAGACTTCTCTATATTCTGAATGTCTGTCAAGTTTTTTCGGTATATGGATATCTCCACAGTTTGCAACTCTTTTTATCATTCATAGGCTATTATTTTTTAAGTTAATAATGGTTATTATACAAACCTGTTAATATTTTGTTTGAAAAATTAATATAGAAGAAAAAACTAACTTCTAATAAGGTGGATATCCTTGTATCGTGGTGTTGATGTAGAATAAAACAAAAAAGGTGGTCTCTCAACCACCTTTTTTGTTTTTATGATAATTTTCTTTAGTATCTCCGAATTTCAGCTATACGATTCTTGACAACTAAGGCTTCAGTTTGATACTGTTTGTTCTCAGGATATTTGAATGCTCGGAACAGTATGTCAATATTTGCCGAACCAACTCCACCGATTTCTTTATCAACCCATTTACAGAATTCAAGAAGTTCATGGGCTTCATCACAGTATAATTGTTCTTCGACATACGAAAAACCACCAACCATTGTTCCTGATTGTTTTGAACCCTGTAACAATAATAACTTGTTTCTTTCTGATAACTTGTTCATATAAGTTTCCTTTTAATTTGACAATACAAAGGTACTACATTTTCACCTAATAAAAAAATTAATATATAAATATATGATAACAAAATTTGACCAATTTTTGAATGAATCTAATATTACAGATGTAGTTTATCACAGAACCAGTTTTTCCGCTTTACTTAGTATTCTAAAAAATGGAAAAATACTAATGAGTACTTCAATGGGTACTGGATCTGATGTTTATAGTAAGAAACCATATTTTTTATCATTAAGTAGAACTAAACATAGTAAATTCGGGTATAGTAAAAATGCTGATGTAGTAATAGAGTTTGATGGTCAACAATTAAAAACTAAATATAGTGGAAAATCTCTTGATTATTGGGCTTGGCCAAATGTTACAGATAAACAAAGAAGTGAATCTGATGAATATGAAGATAGGATTTTTAGTAATAATCCTTATTTGGAAGATCTCGATAAATATATTAAAAACATTGATATAATAGTTCCTATCAGTTGGGAAGAATGGCAAAAAGAGAATGCTGATTATGTAATGTTAAAAGTTCTCGAAATTAAAAAAATAAAAAACCCCTTACTTAAAAAAATTAGAGTATTTACCAATCAAAAAGATTTAAATTATGGTAAAAATTGGATTTCTATTAACGATTACAATCCACCTAAAACTAAACCAAATAAGAATCAAAAAAATTGGAGTAATTCTTTGAGATCCTTTGATTTTCGTTTATTGAAAAATATTTTAACCATTTTACTAATTGATGATAAAAATGTTGATGATAAGGAATATGTTGAAAAATTCATTCGAAAGTATATTGATAAATTTATTGATCTTGGTGAAAAGAAATTAAAAGATATCACTGACAAAGAGATGAAAGAAATGAGGTATACTATTTCTCAAAAAGCCCAATCAAGTTATTTAGATACAGATTATGATTTTATAGGTGGACTAACCGCAGATATTCATAATCTTGGAAAATCATCATATAAAACAGAAATAAATTATGAGATTTTAAAACTTCTATCTGATCAAATGATTAAGTATAAAGTAAGTAGTATCGGGGATTTAATAAAAGCTAAGAGAGGGTTATTAAAATCCAAAAGAAAAAATGAAAAAAATATAGATTATTCAAAAATATATGGATTTGTTTATAAACAATATGACAGATATATTTTGATTGATAATGATAAAGAAAATAGATTTTTAAGATTCACTAAATTGAGTGATGAGGTAGTAAATAAAATTTATGATCTTGGTTTCAGTCCTACTATTAAAATTGTATTGAATGTTCTTTTTAATTTATATGATGAAAATAAAGCCAAGGAATTAATTTCCTCGATTGTTGATGATACCGATTATAAATTAATAGATTTAAGAGGAAAAATGATTTATAGAGAAATAACTGAAAAGGATTATCTGGGTGATGATATTGGACATAGAGGTTGTTGGGGATATGTAGATGAGGGAAATTGGGTTTTATTCATTCAAAAAAATACAACCGAGGATTATTTCAAGGAACTTTTACCAAAATTAACAAAATTAAGCCAAGATAAAGAAGTAAAAATTAGATTTATATGGGCCATTACTGAAAAGTTATTGGGGGAAAAGAAAACAAAAGATTTCTTCGAAGAAAATAATTTAATACCCAAAAAAGATGGTCGTGTAGACCAAGAATCAGAAGTAAAATATCTCATAAATATCGGAGAAAAAACAAAGAAAAACGAACCTGAATATACTACATAATTTTTTTATTCCATATTTTTTATTACCTTTACATCATGATTAATAGAACTATCCCAACCGAGATTACTGAACTAAAAGACAATGAGATATTTGTATTTGGTTCTAATACATCTGGTAAACATAGTAGAGGGGCTGCTAAACGATCACTTACATGGGGTGCCATATGGGGTCAGGGAGAGGGATTACAGGGAAAAACTTATGGTATCCCGACTAAAAATTCCAAAATAAGAACATTACCTATCAGTGACATCAAACCTTTTGTCGAAAGATTTATACAATTCGCAAAGGAGCATCCTACCATGATTTTTCTCGTTACTGAAATTGGATGTGGGTTGGCTGGTTATAAACCAAAAGACATAGCACCGTTATTTAAAGGTGTAGAAACATTAGAAAATGTTAAACTGTCAGAAAGATTCTGGCATAAATTAAAATGATATGGAAATAATAAAAACTGAAGATTTATTTACGGTTGAAGAAAGATACATCACCGAAGAAGGAAAAAAGAAAAAAGGTTTTTTAAAAATAAAACGTTTATTTTTAAGAAATAAGGGAAAAGATTTTACCAGAGATAAAGTTGTATCTCCCGATGCTGTATGTGCCGTTGTTTATGATGAAGTTGAACATAAATACATTTTCGCTAAGCAGTACAGACCCGGACCACAAAAAGATGTCATCGAATTAGCCGCTGGATTAATTGATCATAAGGGAATTTCCCCAATGGACACAATGATTGCTGAAGTGGAACAAGAACTTGGTTATAAAGTGGATCATATTATTCCTATATGTACTCCATTTTTCACAACACCCGGTAAAACAAACGAAAAAATGTATTTGTTTTATGTTACTGTATCAGAACAAATCTCAAAAGGTGGTGGATTAGAAACCGAAAATGAAGATATTGAAGTTATTAAAGTCTACGAAAAGGATATTGAAAAACTTGGAATAGAGGATGGTAAGACTTTGGTAGGTCTTTATAGAATGAATTTATTAAAACATGAATTATTATGAAAAGTAAAATATTGGGTTGGTTTATAATTGGGGGATGGGTAGGGGGATTCATTATATCAATTACCCTACGATTTATTTTAGGAAAACATACACATACACCAATTGATTTAGGTATGGTTATATATGAATCATTTTTATCTATGTGTATGTTTGGAATAGGTGGAATATTTTGTGATTTAAACGATAAATGACGATAGAAGAATTAAACAAACTTGTTGATCTCGAAATACAATGGTTGTATTATTACGCACACATCGATTCTCGAAACAATCTAAACGAGAATTCAAACCTCTATACTGATTTAGTATCCATTGGATACACTAAAAAAGTTGTACCGTTGTTTTCGAGATGTGTACCTTGTATAATAACCTCCGAGGAAACGATTGTAGAGGGGCTGGATGTATCTAAATTGAGAAAAGATGATAATGGTAGGGGTGAAAATAGATACTCTCCTGTTGAGGCTTTTATCATTATTTTCCCAGATAAGAAAATGGAAATACTGAATAGATTAAAACCGAAAGAGTAAAATGCCAAAAGGAAGAAAAAAGACAACAAAAGGGTTCGCTAATATACTTGAACGATATAAATCTGGTCGAAATATCATAGATGAACTAACTAAGATAAATGACTCAAGAATAAATAATAAAGTGAATGAGATGGCTGAGAATTTTTGTATTATGTGTGAATCAGCCAGTCTTTCTAATCATCCACATTATTTTCTGACTCTATTACTTCATGAAAAAAAAGATGCTGTAGAAAAGAACTCATGGTACAATCAATTCACTAAAAACTGTTTATGTTCTTTCTATACTTCAGTTTATAGGGATACTTTGAGAAAAGTACGACCAGAAATTTTTAATGTAGGGAAATATAAGATTACCCCCAACAATTAACCAGAATAAAAAAACTATATATAGTAGAAAAGTAATTTTCTATTATGAAATATGTAAAAACATTCTTGAATTATTTAAATGAAGATACACAGGGTTTAAGAGATTATCAGGATAAATATCCAATTAGTCAAAAAACAGTGGCCGTTCCACCAACGGATAGACAAGACGCTGATACCCAGAACAAGAATGTAATCTTTCAAAAAATTCAGACTGAAATGCAAAAAATATTATTGGGATATCTCAAAAAACAAAATCCCAATGCCGATCAAAATGATGCAATAAAGGCATCAGATAGATTTTGTAGTCAAGTAGATCAAAAAGGTCAAAAAATCAAAGATATAATTTCTGAATGTGAAAAGAATCAAGACTATACCGCTGCTGCAAAAAAGATAATAGAAACTTTTAAAAAAGAGATAGTAAATAATTATTATCGTAAAGATGACAATCCAACTGAAAAAGGTGGATCTGAAATGTCCAGAGAGTAAATAAAACTTTTTATCACTTTTCATCTATAATAGGTAGTATAATAATATTAACCTTTAAATTTTCAATTATGATTAATGGAAATAAATTAATAATCTTCGATTCCTTGAAGATTAATCGAAACCTACCAAAATATAAAAAATTACAAGACACTAAAAGTTCTACTATATCCATAGTTGATGGTGATAGTACTGATATTTTTTGGGGAAGAACTGGATCTAATGGATTCACCCAATCATCTATGGATTCCGAGGATATGATTTCGGAATTTCAAAGAACATCAATCGATTATTTGAAATATTTAAAACAAAAAATGTCTGAATATAATATTTCCGTGCTTAATAAATGGAAATATAATGTTCTTTTCTTCTTTGCTACATTTTTCCTTAAAAATAAGAAAAAAACTGTCGTAACAAAGAAAATGTATAGTATTGAAGATTTCTTTAAAACTATCAAGGACTCAAAAATGGAAATAAATAAAACCAAAGATGTTTTGGAAAAATACGAAAATATCCTGAAAGAAGCTCGTAAAAATGGACAACAAGCCCTAATTGAAAAACTTCTCAAAATGAAAGATGTTGTAGCTTCCGAATGTAGATTGATTGAAAATGGAATAACTAAATATGTTACTGAAGAACAAGTAGTTAAATTATATAAAAATGTAGACCAAAGCAAACACCTGAAATTGACTTACATTGATAACTATTTAAGGATTATTCCGAGTGAAGTGATCAAATTGAAAGAGACAGCGGATGAACTATGTGTATTTGATAATTATGTAATATTACACTATGATCCGTTTAATGATTCTACTGATACCACTGAAAAAGAAAAAGAGGAAGAGAAAAAGAGGAAAGATCCTATATTATTTGGTGTCGTTCTCAATAGTAGAAAATTATATTTTATCGGAGATTGGACTGATGATTATTGTGATTTAACATTGGAAAAAATGATGGAAATTATCTCTGAAAAAGAATTGGAAATTAATAATGATTCTGTTAAATCTTACATTGATAAAATATGATATTCTTTAGAATTTTAATCTGTTTAACATTAGCTATTGGTTGGTGTGTTTTTAACGCATCTACCTTTGGTGTGGTATGGTATAGTTTCATTTTCGATGGGTTTGCTATGTTAATGTTGTATATGATTTGGAAAATATTGAAAAATTCTGGGGTATGATAATAAAAGAAATTGTCAGTTATTTGGACGGTGGTACTGTTGAGATTATAACAGATAAAGGAATATTTTGTGTAGATGATAGATTATTCACACAAACGAAAGGTAAATTATATTATGGATATCCTTGGGATGATAATAAGAATATCATAGAGGATACTAAATCCATTAAAGATGAATTAATAAAAGGTTTATCAGAGTTTAATGATGATGAAAAAATGGATGCTAAGAAAGATTATGTTATACAATTAATAGAAGAAAACAACTAAATAAAAAAGTAAAAAAGTAATGGACAGTATAGAAATGGGAAAATGTGACATTTGTAAATCAGAAAATGTCGTAATACAAAGAGAATACTATCATTATGACATAAAATGTGAATGTCATTCACCTAAACATTTTGAAATAGTATTTTATTGTTCTAATTGTAAACCAGTTGAACCAAAAGAAACAAGAATTCATTTACAAACCAAAGACTTACCGAGATTAATTTAAACAGACCTTATCCAATAATTCCATAACAGGATTATCTGGTTTTTCATAAAATAGATTATAATCGAATGGTTTATTGACATCTAAATCAACACCGTATTTATTTTTCATAAAATCAACAGCGTATTGATCTGGAATGAAAAATTTAGAATCTTCATCTTCCTGATCGAAACGTTCCATATGTCCATCATCAACTAAATGTTCGACATCAATTTCAATTACCAGAAGATCAAGAACTTCATCAAAGTCTGCTTTTGTTAAATCAGCTTTACCAAATATTTTTAAACGATAATCAGATAAGGACATGGCTTCTTCCAGAAACCTATTAAAATCTATTTGATTTTCTTTAAAGAAATCATAAATAACACCTCTTTCAACTTCTATTTTTTCAACCAAATTTTTAGTGTAAATAACTGTTTCATAATTATATTCATCCGAATGTTTCATCAGATAAATATTCATCTGATCTATATATGACATTTTTATAACTGGTCTTTTTCATTATATATTTATTTTTTCTGACCAGTTAATTTCTCAATTAACCCAGAATCATAAAAATATTCAGCTATAAAAGATAGGTAAACATCTTTATCATTAGAAAAAACGAAGTTTCCTGATGTTTCGCGAAATGGTTCGTAAATTTCTAATGATTTGTTAAATAATTGTAAATTTTCATTAAAGAAATGATCTTTTTCATTTAATTTATAATTAAAGAATAAATCAGCATTAAAACTTGGACTATTCATGATATAATCAATCTCATTTTCTAATGTGAAGAAACCAGCTTTATATTGATTAAAGTCTAATCCCAAAAATTCAATTATCTCATCAATTTTAGTGGATAAAAGAAAATTATTTCGTGGAGTATACTTCAATCCATCTTTATCGAATAGAAGTCCGAAACCTTCAAATAAAACATTCAAAAGAGTTGGTAAAATATCCCAACTATAATACCAAAAAGTAAGAGGAAACTTATCCTCAGGTGTTAAAATTAATGTTACTTTAACACCATCAATTACTGTATCAACAAACTCTTTTTCTGACTTATATTCATCAATATTTAAAATTTCACTTAATTGTTGTGGAGTATATAAGTTAGATACTATTATTTTAAGAGTTTGAAACGAATTATTTTTCTTATAAACAAATGGAATTTCATATGGGATATCATTACCTTTCAGTTGTAAGTCAATCTTGTTTATAAGATTCCTGATATTGTTTGGAAGATCATCTTTTTTATTTACTACCTCTGTTTTCTTTTTTGATGAAAATATATCATAAAGAAAATTATCAAATGACTTTTTCATATTTTTTCGAATTCTTTTATATCTACTGACTTATAAAAATCTTTCCAATTAAAATATTTTTCATATACCTCTAACACTTTCTTATAAGTGATATCTCCAGTAAAAATTTTTAGTTCTAATTCAGATTGGGTTTTATAAATAAATGTATTTACAGCTGAATGTTGACTTTCTTTTTCTTTTCTAAATTTTATTTCGTAATATTGATATACTATATCAAATCTTTTTTTTGTTAAATATTTTCTTGGATTTTCAATAACTTCTTGAATTATATCCTGAACTTTCTTTCTATTCTTATTGGTTGTTTCCATTGATATAATCACAATACCAGCATCATTAATTGGTTCATGTAAAAAACAATCAACATGATAAATCAATCCTCTTTTTTCTCTTAATTCCTGTACAAGAGGAGATTTTAATCCACCAGATAACATTCTACAAATGAATTCCACAATCGGTAAATCTTCTGATATAATTTTGGTTATATCTATAATCGAAGATTCATTTTTATAATCATTTCCTTTCTCGAAAATAAATTTACCGTTTTTTATATAATCAAACTTCTTATTTACTACTGTATTTGAATATTCAACTGACTCAAAGAATTTTTCCGTTTCGGTATGGTTATACTTCGTTACATCAATTATCTTATGAGGTTTGGTATATTGTATTTTAAAATATTCTTGACAATCTTTTAGGGTAAGTTTTTTAAGATCTTGTTTTAAACCGATTGGTCCAAATATGTTGAAAATTTTTCTATATAAATTCAAGAAATGAGATTCACCTTGAGAATTAAAAGACATAGTGTATTCTTCTAAGACAATCTTCTTTTCATTCTGAAACTGTTCTTCCGTTATGTTAAAATTTAGGATACTCTCATAGAATTTTTTCTTCCATTTATTTACATACTCATCAAGTCCTGTCATAAAGAATACTATATCCCTATCTGAAGTGTAGGCATTCCATGAAATACCATCTTTTTCAAAATCTCCCATAAGATGATCAATCCCTTTACACACTAAATGTTCCATCAAGTGTGATATTCCGTAAATACCGGGTTTTTCGTTTAGTGTACTACCATAATAGACCACATAGAAACCACTTAAATCTGTTTTACTCTTTACCTTTATATAATTCTTCATAAATTTATTTTATTTTTTATAATCTTTCTATTTCTCTTAATACAGCATCAATTTCCTTACCCAATTCCATAGGTAACATATGTTTTCTACATTTTTGAAGTGTAATACTCATTCGTTGGGATAAACCTACAATGTATTTAACATCTGCTTCGAATTGAGAAGTTTGAGCTGGTGTCTGACTTGGATTATTCTGGATTTGAGCCTGTTGATGAAATAATTGAACTTTCTTCAAATCTTCATTTTCCCTTTTTAAATTAGCAACTTCCAGTTCTAATTTTAACTTAGCGGATTGTTCCTCTAAGTACATCTTTTTAAAATCCTTTGGCATAAAGATGGGGTTATTTTTATAGATATATAACAAAAATAACCCCTAATGTTTAATTTTATATGTTAATCTCGTATTTAAATTTCAAAATCATATAATCCGTTACCAAATCATAAGATTTAATTTCATCCAAATCTCCAAGTGAGATCTTAACTACTCTGATTTTATTCGGGTCTGAAATTATATCATTTGTTCTAAGACTTGCTTGTTTATAATCATTATAAGAAAGATTTAATAAACAGAAATGATACTGTCCTACATTTAGATTATTCTTAAACAAAACCTTATCAACTTCAATAGTTACATTTGTACTCAGTACTAATCCAGTTTCTTCATATAATATTTTTCTCACATTTTGAATAGTATTTTCCTTGGAATCTATAAACGATCTTATACAACTTAAAAAATATTCACTGTTTGAGTAAGTGTCTTTATATTTATAACTGAAAGCTGGTATGCTTTGATATTTCATCAGAACAAATCCATCATCTTTAAGATATGGTAGAATTACTAATTCGTCTTTACTAATCATTATATCATTTTCATTATAATCAATGATCGAAAAATCATCATTTTTATATTTTGAGGTGTCTTTTGGTACATCTTCTTCCTTTTGCATTTTGAGATTCGAAAACTTTTCCATTAAATGAGATTTTTCTTCTTATATATTAATTTTGACTGACAGAAAAAAAAAACGAATTAAAAAATCAATATATACTTAAAACAAAATATAAATTGATATGAAACATTTAATGACTTTCGAAAATTTTGTAAATGAAAATTATAAGACAGATGAAAAATTCTTAGGAAATGTAATAGACACTGTGAAAAAGACAGGTAATAAATTATTTGGAGAGAAACCAGTTACCGAAGAAGAAGCACTGAATATTATAAATTCCCATTCAGCAAAAAAACAAGCTTATGAAAAATTATTAGAATCTGATCCAGAAAAAGCAAAATTATATTTAACTTTCATATCACAACATCCAAGTGTATTATATGCTAAATGGGTTGATAAGGTAAAAGGAGATCCGAATTGGATTCCGAAATGGGTAGACGCTGGAAAATATACAGCCACACACCGAATTGGATAAGTCTTTATTTAAATATCATATTCAATTCATTTTCTCGACAGACCTCAAATACTTTAAATAAATTATAACTAAGAATCCAATCATGTTTAGACCTTACATAGATGTAACGATTTATGGCCGCAAATAAAAGAGATATACCGATACAAAGGAAGAAATTGATCCCGAAAAAATAAAGAAACATCAAAGCTGGAGATAATAGATAAGAATGAGTAAACATGGTAATAAAACGATAAGTAATGTACTTATTCTTGTACTCCTTAATAAACCCGTTTAATTCGTTAATCTTTTCCATATGATATAATATTGAAACGGTATTCTAATTCAGATAACAAATATACGATAGTTTATCTAAAATAAAAAATTTTTCCTATTCTTTTTTAGCTAATTCTACTAAGTTATAGTCTACCACTATGTTAACCTTGAATAATAAATCAGCCCTTTTTAATGTGGAATCTATTATAAGTCCTTTACCATCAATCTTTAATAGATCTCCATCCTTTGTTTTTGATGGTATTTTTATCTTATACTTTTTTCCATCCAAATGTTCATATTCGAATTCATATCCATCAATAGCATAACGATAATGAAGATCCAATTTAAAAAGTAAATCTTTACTTGGTAGAATTTGATAGCGATTGTCCATTATAGTATTTACCTTGACAAACATAGTACCAATTTTACCTCTATAATGCTTAGATTGATGTCCGTATTCCTTGAGATACTTATCGAAACTTTCACGAATACCATAAACATTACTTAAAGCAAATTCTTCATCTTTCAAAATTACTTTAATACCAGAACATTTTTTACAAGTTCCAGTAAATATTTTTCCAGTACCTCTACATAATTCACAACTTCTTCCTTTAACATGGCCATGTCCATCACAAGCATCACATTCGAATGATTCACCATCAAAGTCAAAACCTGTCCAATCACAAGTATCACATTTAATGTATCTTTTGTATTTTATATTAACGAAATTATTATTGTAAATATCCTTTAAGGTAATATCAGTATGATAAGTTATATCAAGATTTTCACGAAATTCTTCTCTTTTGAAAAATGAATTAAAGATATCATTATTTAAATTATTTGACCATACTCCTGCTGGTCCACTAAATATATCAAAATCCTGTTCGAAATTTCCGAAATTTCCAAAGAATGTATAAGGATTCATTACTGGATTATAATTAGACCCGTATTTACTTTGTTGATCGTATTGCCTACGAGATGTATTATCATTTAAGACAGTATATGCCTCATTGATTTCTTTTATTTTTGTTTCGTCTTTACCCTCTTTGACATCAGGGTGATGTTCTTTGGCTAACTTTCGGAATGCTGTCTTAATTTGGTCGGAATTGGATTCCTTTTTTATTCCAAGTATTGAGTAATAGTCTTTATTAAGATTCATCAATAAATCACTTTATTTTAATATATAAGATTGTATGAAAGATTTATTTTGTTTTCTAATATTTCTTCTTTTAAGTGTAATTGGAATACTATTCCTTTACTTGACTTATCCCATTTATTACTTCATTAAGAGAATCTTTCCAGTAAACAAAAAATCTTAATATAAGACTTTTATTCTTTTCAAAGAATAATATCCATAAAAATATGATGGGTGATACCAGTAACTTAAAAAATACTCGAATAATATTATTAAGAAAATTTGGTATCCACCAAAGAAATTTACCAATCGGATTAAATTCATCCAACGATAGATCCCAATCTTTTATAATATAAATCAATGTCAGTAATAAATATTTCATATCTCTTATTATTCTTTTTATATATTGTAATAGAAATGTCCTAAAAAGTTTTAGTAAAAAATAATATATAAAGATAATGGAAGATAGAGAACCAACATACGGAGAAGTTATCCAAGATTTAAAGGACGATGCTAAGTCAATCGGTGTTAGATTAGATTTCAGTTTTAATTATGTTACTTTATATCACGGTACAAGTAAAAAAGGTGCTTCTGAAATTCGTAATTCTGGATTATTTAGAGATGGTTTTTTCTTTTCAAATACCAGTAAAAGTCAATATGGAGATTCCGTTTATTGGTACGCTAAAAATAGAGGGGAAAAAGATGGAAGTGGTCCAGATGTAATGAAAATGAATGTAGATCCCAGAAGTTTTCATATTAATGTCGGCACATCTGAAATTGAATCTGATGGTGATCTTTGGTTGTGGTCAGATGGAGTATGGAGAAATAGAAAAGAAGAAAAATCAGAAAATTATGAATCTAAATCATCTAAAATAATAATGGAGATGTTTGATATTAAATCATCATCTTTTGTTCAGAATTTTGCTATGTCAATGTTGAGATATAAATATTATAATTTAAAGATCAGGGATAAAGAGAAGTTATTATCTGAATTCAAACAGGAATTAAGAAATTATCTGGAAACAGGGGAAGAAAGACCAAGATGGATGACCACACAAGCTAAATTGTGGAAATGTGAAAATAAACAAGAATTCATAGAAAATATAAACAAGTTTCTCGATATCAAGTCTTTGGATGTATTAATTGAGGATAAACCGATTCGAGAAAGTAGATTATTGAAATTTGACCAGTATAAAAGAAAATCATCATTAATAATTAAAAAAAAGATGGCCGGAGAAATACACAGATTTCTTTAACATCGGTCAGGGTGCACTCCTGCTGATGATCCTATTTAGGGCTATCTTTTGTGGAAGATTGTGGTTTCGAACCACTCCCACCGGTGGATGGGCTCTCCCTTTGTCATCCAATATTGGTGGGCCGTTACGCACCCTTTAAATGCTTGGCTGCTTCCAAGCCAACATACCAGTATCTTTAAACTGATGAATCAAAATTGAGTAATCTCCCGTATCTTATATATTATTTTTTTATGGTTGTTTTTATATCAATAAATGGATCAGACTGTTTCTTGTAAGCATATAAAGAATAACCACCTCTATAACCAGTTATAAATAATTTTATGACAGACTTACTATCGGATTCATACCAAGTCAAACTATCCATTCTTTCAAATGCTTCATTAAAAAGAAAAATATCATCTCTGTAATCACAATCTGTAAAATCATATAAGTAATTTGTACAGAGATTTGTACGATTAGAAAAAGAGGCAGCTAATTTACTTCCATCATCAAAATCGAAAAAGTAAGTGTAATAATTGTCATTAATCAACCAACGATTTAAACTATCAACCCTAACTTGTATTCTATCGGAAATAGTAAATTTTTCAGATTTATCTCTTAAGTCATCAATGATTTGGTTCTTCGTAGAACCAATATAAGTTTCAAATAATGGAGACGGGGACATCATCGAACTACCGAAAACAATCGGCATACACAGTAAACAAAATATAAATAATAACTTTTTCATTTCACAATTTTTCTTTTCCAAATTATACATCCACCCTCTCTTGGTGGTTCATAATGAACCATTTCCCATCCTTGATTTCCCATAGTATTCCAATATTCTACATGAGTACCTATAAATTGATTACCAATTTCATACTTATATTCAAACTGGTCAAAATTATTATCTTTATTGGTTTTCAGATCATTAGAAATCTTATCTAATATCTTACATTCTTTGATTATATCATCAATTATAGAATTAAATTCATTATCTGAATTAATTCTTAATGATTCTAACTTTTTTATTTCTTTTTTATAATCAACATTTATTTCAACATTAGCTGTTGAATCCATATTATAGTCCATAGTCTTTTTTCTTATTTATAGAGAAAAAAGCTATCTATTGTTTAATAAAGTTATTTTTCTAAACTGGATAGTTCGTAATTTCCTAAAATAAGAAATCTATCAGAAGAACCATTTCCATCATGAGGTACATTAGAACAGGCACTATTTAGAAAACCTATAACAGCATCCGCACCTACATTATGAGCCATTGCTAACATTCCACTTGTAGTTAGGTGATAACCCCTTATGATTCGATTATTGTATCTTTTTAAATATGGCCTCATATAATTGTAATTATACTTCAACAGTAGTACAACGGCAGCATCTTGTATCTCTGGTGTATGTAAGAATTTCTCATAACTTATATTTCCGAATCCAATAATACGCCTTGCTTGATCACCCATTTGCCATCTTCCCAAATATTGAGATCCCTGCCTTCTACAATCATACTGATTTCTGGATTCGATCTCTCCCAATCTTTCAAGGAACTTTTTTAATGTCTTTGTACTATCAACACTATAAACTGTTATGAAAGTGAACTTTTTATTGATTTGTTCAGGACTTAATGATAGTGACAATGATAAATCCTTGATTCTTCTTTCGAGTGAAATAGTATCTGGAACATATTCATCAATCTTCGGAATATATTTCACTGATTTTTCAAACATATGAAGTTTAAATTTCGAATTGACATAATTTACAACAGACTTTCCACCATAATAACTACTGAAATATATCATAATTCCAATGACAGCTATTATTGTGAATCTTTTCAAAGTGGTAAGTTTTTTATACTTCATGAAGTAAATGAACTTATCTTTCAAAAGAGGGAAAGATTCTTTCCTGAGATATCCCAGAATATATTTATATTTTTCCCATCGTCCTTTCAAATTATCATCTTTGTGATAATTATCCTTATCGTGGAATATATAATGAAAAAATGTTAATTTCATATTAGAAATCTTAACTTCATAATTATGATTTGACCAAAGATAAGAAAAATAATTGAAAATAAAAAATTCAGGATGATTAACTTTTTTTTATCAATATTTTTTCATACCTTTATGACATGACAAAAATACAGTTAGAATTGGTCGTTTCACAAGAGCAAAAAATAATTGTTAAGAACATTATAGAACAACATCACAGTTATGTTGCAAGTAATGCTTCAGTTGGTCGTAGAATAGATTGGTTGATATATGAACTAAACAATCCTTACCCGATAGGAATGATTGGAATTGGATCTTCTGTTTATCCACCACCTAAAGATATTCTAACCTTCGTAAATATGTCTAAAAACGAATATAAAGATAATTTCAACACTTTCTCTAATAACTGGAGATTCTGTATGATTAAACATATAAAGAACGCTGGAACTCAGATATTAAAGGAATTAAGAAGATTAGCCCCTATCGAATGGAAAAAGAAATATGATGATGATCTGAAATACATTCTAACTTTTGTGGCTGGTGGAAATAATGGAGCTGTCTACAAAGCCGATAATTGGACTTTGATTGGAGAAACGAGTGGACTTCCATCTCATAAATCATCATCAATGAAATGGAATAGTAAAGAAGAATTAAAAGGACTATTTGTTAAACCAACAGGAGAAAACAAGAAACTTATATTTATAAAAAAGATATAATCAATAAAAAACACATGGAAGAGAAAGATTTAGAACAAGGAACAAGGGTTGAATATAATCCGTATCCAAAGAGTGAAAAATCTATCATAATGACAGGTAAAATTTGTGGTCTGGCTAATACAGGATCAGCTGTCATTGGTAAAGGATACATCATCGAATTAGATGAAGAAAGTAAAAAAATGATTCAATATCCCTATTCTCATTTAGTAGGATATGAAATACATCTGAAAGTATTATGAAAAAAGAGAATGATGATTTTTTGGTGAAAAAATATCCCAAAATATTCATACAAAGAAGTTGGGGTATGAACGAATCCTGTATGTATTGGGGATTCGAATGTGGGGATGGTTGGTTTACCATTCTCGATAATTTATGTTATGAGATCCAATCTTATCTGGATAAGAATATTCATATTGAACAAGTTGTGGCTCTTCAGGTAAAAGAAAAATTTGGAGATTTATGTTTTTATTTCAGTGGGGGTGATTCTCATACTTCTGACTTGATAAGAGAATCGGAACAATTGTCAGAAATTACCTGTGAAGATTGTGGAAGTATGGAAAATGTCGGAAAAACAAGCACTGGATGGATTTCTACCATTTGTGAAAAATGCTCAGAAAAACCCAATTATGTAAATAATAAATGGAAAGTATATAACAAATAATAAGTTTATAATATTATATTATATTATATTATATTATATATCATAATCTTTCAACATTAGAATTAACACCTTGAAAATATGAGATTTACAGAGGATCAAAAAATGAAGTTAATAAGGATAATCAATAACAAGATTATTAATCATCCAGAGAAAGTTGATTGTTCATATGATTATCAATTTTTAAACAATAGATATGTGTTTAAATTTTCTGATGAACAATATGATATAGATCTTCTTGTTCATAGACATAGTAAGATTCATACTGATGTTGAAATTGATGTTCATGATAAAGAGAATAAAAGATCTCTCATATTCGATACACATCAATATTTCAGAAATCCAAAGGATATTAGGATTTTGATTAAGTTATTGGGAAAAATTTTTGATGAAAAAAAGGAAACTATAACAGACAAGGATTCAAAAGATGCTGACATTATATTAAACCAAACCAATGAAAAAAGAAACCAATAATAAACTGATATTAAAAAATAAAAAAGCGTATTTTAATTACGAAATACTTGATACTGAATTAGCTGGTGTTGTTTTAACAGGAACGGAGGTAAAATCTGTAAGACAACAGAAAGTTAATTTCACTGATTCTTATTGTTTTTTCATCAATGGTGAAATGTGGATTAAGAATCTTCATATATCTGAATATGAACAATCTGGATATGTATCTCATGATCCAAAGAGAGATAAAAAACTCTTATTGACTAAAAAACAATTATTGAAATTTCAAAAACAATTTGAAATTGATGGTATAACAATAGTCCCATTGGCTATACAAACTAATGATAAAGGTATCATAAAACTAAATATCGGTTTAGCAAAAGGTAAGAAGCAGTATGATAAGAAAGATAAAATAAAAGAGAAAGATAGTGATAGGGATATGAAAAAAACATTAGGAAGATGAAAAATGTATTAATTGTAGATAATTCAGAAAAAGGAAAATTATGGATTCCAATTCAGGATTCATTAGAATTTGAATGTTCTGGTGCTATTGACTTTAGTGAATCTATAAAAATAGAATTAAGTAAAGAAGAAAAAGATGGTTTCGAAAAAATTCATCCATATGATTTATATTGTAAATTATATTTCCCACATTTAGATTGTTTAATCAGACATAATTTATGGACTTTAATTCAATATAGTCCTCATATAAGTGATATGAATTTAAAAAAAGAAGATATAATTTATTATCGTTGTTATCGTGTATTTCATCATTCACATTGGCCTTATGATAAAAAGGAGATTAAATATTTATCATTTGACGAAGCGAAGAAAATGATAAAAAAAGAAAAATTAAGTTTAGTAGTATTATGAAAAAACCAATAAAGTTGATGTTATCGAGTTTATACGGTATATTTAATGGAAAAGATCCAGAGAAAGTTTATATTTCAATGGCTGTTCACCTAATCAATCAATTTGGTATCAATATAACCGAATCTGAGGTGCGTAGGAGATATTCAGAACCACAACGACACTTCCATACGACTAATCACTTAAACGATGTCTTACGACAGATTTTTGGGACTTCTTTTCAAAATTTAGAAGATTTAGTATCAATGGTTATCTCTGGTGTGTTTCATGATATAATTTATGACCCAAAGAGAAAGGATAATGAAGAAAGATGTGTTGAACTTCTGGATGATTATACTGATATTTCCTCAATAGAGGAAAAAGAAAAGGTTGAATCTATAATCGAAAAATCCAAGAAAATTATATTAGCTACAAAGAGCCATGATAAGATTCATGAATTGATTTCAGTTTTTAATGATATAGATTGCTCAATTCTTGATAGAAGTTTCAAGGATTTATTGAAATGGGAAGAACAAATATATAAAGAATATGAATTTGCTGGATGGGAACAATATAAAGAAAGAAGAATAAAATTTTTGAGGCTAAGTATTCCTGATCATATGGAGAATGAAAAAAATCTCAATAGATTAATTCAACATATTGAACAGATGGATAAAATAATGAAATCAAAATAATGAACGATAATATTAGCTTGATAAATCTATCATATGAAAAAGCACTTCTCAAGCATGAAAAAATGGTCGAGAAGTTTATATGGTTACTCAGAAATAGTGAATCTCTGGATGATGATTTTCCAATAAATGATATCTCATGGTTTTATTCTTATTTTTTTAGAAGGGAAGAAATAATTTACAACAAAGAGCTATATGATAGAGTGTTGAAAATGGATTTAGAGGAAAGATTAGAAGAAGAATTAAAACACATGGATGTTAGTCTTTGTATGGTAACACCTACTTTTTCCATTCTAAATAGACTTCCAGAAGTACCTCAGGAAGTAAGAGATTTATTCAGAAAAACAGTAGAACAGAGAATGTATATTGAGAAATTTTTTGAGATATCAAAAATGAAAGAAAATGGTGTTAATCCCAAGGAATCATTTTTTAAAGAACTCAAAGAACAAGGAATGAATTTATCTTATCCTATGACGATGGATATTTGGGATGAAGCCACCGCAGATTTAACTATTGATGATTTAAAAATAAAGCTTCAGGAAGCTATTGATGTAGAAAATTATGAAGAAGCTGCTAAAATTCAAAAACAAATAGATAATAAAAAATGACACATTGTTTGGTGGTTACTTGTGTACCGTGTAATACTCCAGTATTGAAAGCTGATAACCATTCTATCATACCACAAGAACAACAACCATCTGGAGATTCTTTATTCCAATATGAGGAAGAATGTAATGAAGCTTTTAAGAAAGAATATCCTGAAATGTTTGATGAAAACGGGGTATATAAAATTATTTCTGGAGATCATATAAATCAGAAAATTTAGGAAAAACGAAAGATTCATTTTTCTTTCCTTTCTTCTTTTTCTTCTTTTTAAAATAATCGTACAACCCATAACATTTACCAATTGCTTCTTTTTGAGGTTTACCCTCACCCATTACGATTGGTATACATCTTGAAATATAATTCTTTTTCTTCTCTCCTTTTTTTACTGTTGGCATATTAAATTATTTATTTTTCAGGGGCCTTTCCATAGGTCTTTCCTTCTCTACCACGAATTTCAGATTTCTTATCGTCACTCAATTCTGACCAGATTTTACCAACTGTTCTATTGACTGTTTCAGTATCATAAGATGAATTACCATCTTTTACTTCTTTAGTCATTTTTTTCCACCATTTTTTAGGTGCTTTTAGTGATGGTTCTGTTTCTTTTTTCTTTTCAAACAATTGTTTGAATTCTTTAAATTTTAATACTTCCATATCTTACTGGTTGTTTTCTACTATATATTAATATGATAAAGATTATTTTTCTTTTATTGTTGGGATAAATAACCTCTTTTCCTTTTTTTAGTTTAATATATACAGTAAAAAAAGAAGTTGGAATGAAATCACATTATGTATATAAAGTAATTTTACCAGAAACTAATGAGTTTTATATTGGTAGTCGAAGTTGTAATTGTAAACCATTAGAAGATGTAAAATATAAAGGATCGATGAAAACATGGATAGTGGATAAAAGAAAATTAATTAAAAAAATATTAAGAGAATTTGATAATAGAAATTCAGCTATGTTATATGAATCTGAGTTAATAAATAAATACATTAATAATAAATTAAATAAGAATTTTTCTATACCTCCATTTACTTTTCATACAACAGGAAAGGATTGTTCTGGAAATAAAAATGGTTTTTCTAATAAAAAACATACAGATAAAAGTAAAAAGAAAGTATCTGAAAAAATGTCTGGTATTAATAATCCAAGTTATAATAAGAAATGGATACACAATGAAAATGGAAATGTCTTATATATCAAAAAAGAAGAATTAGAATGTTATTTAAATAATGGATGGAAATTAGGTAACATGAGGATAACGTTCAATGCCACTGGTAGAAAATGGATTCATAATAACATTATTAATAAATTAGTAAAAAAAGAAATGATAGATAAATATTTAGAAAATGGTTGGAAACTTGGAAGAATTTTAACAGATGAAGCTTTTAATATTATAAAAAATGCTAATTTGGGTAGAAAAATGAGAGAAGAAAATAAAAAAATAATGTCATTATCTAATAAAAATAAAAATGTGTCAAGGGAAACGAGAAATAAGATGTCAGAGCAATCAAAAAATAGGATATGGATTCATAAAAATAATATTAATAAATACATAAAAAAATATTTACTAAATACATTTTTAGAGGAAAATTGGATTATTTGAAGGAAGAAAGTATTAAAAAACAATCACTTGGTTATAAAAATAGAAAAAAGGAAATTAACTCCTTTTTTCTACATCATTCCATATTTTAATTAACTCTTGGGCATATACAGATTCCTTACCGGTCCACGACCCCAAAATAGTAGTTCTGTAATAGTTCTCTGGAATTACTGAATTATCATATCCGGCACATTGAATAGAAAAAATGTTAACTTTCGAATTAACTTTCTTACGATATTCATCAATAAGTTTTAATACATCAATATAACTATCGAGTGAATAATCACGATATTCCTCTTGTCCCTCACTTGTCCCATATAATCCACCATGTCCAGCCTGTTGGTCAGAATAAATGAAAATATTATCATAAGAAGTTTTGTTAGAGATAGAATCTCTGAAGAACATCCAAATACCATTTTCAGTTCCACCACCACCAGTATCATCTTGGTCTGGTCCAATTTTATCCAATTGTTCAGATTGTTCAAGGATACCATTTCTCTTAGAAACTGATTTAATAACCAGACTATCACCAAATAATCCCACATATCCTTCGTCTGATTGTAAGGCTGTGATAATGGATGATAAGTTAGAGATTGAAGCAATCTTAACAGAACCATATTCGGATGGAACAGCTCCCCAAGCAGATCCTGAATTATCAGATAAACAAATAGTCTTACCCTTTAATTTCGGATAATTGGCTACTGAGATATCAATACATTCCTGTAAAGTATCTTTTAATAACTGGTAATGATTAACCTCCGATGAAATAGCACGGTAGGCTGATAAGTATCTGAATGGAAATTGTTTCCCATATAATACACCACCTTTAAGTTGTGAACAAACTTTTTTGGCAAGGTCAAGATCCTGAATTTCACTGAATATTCCACGAAGATTTCTCAAAAGGGCCATGTGAGGAATCTTGATTGTGTCAAGAATTTCTTTCCATGTTTTTCCCTGAGATCTTAAATTTTCCCAAGTTTTTTCGGTATCTGTAACTTTTACAGTTCCAGTTTTCATCAACTCATTGATAGTTTCTGATTTGGCGTGGCTAAGACGAACAAGGTCAATTATTAATTTACCCTTGTATTTGTTAATTTGATAAGGTGTAAGTCCACCCAGAACATCAGCCCACAATCTCTTTACTATGGATGGTAAACCTAAGTCTGATCCCTTTAAAAAGGTATAGTATTCAAATTGATTGGTCATATCATCAGGACGCTGAATGATTTTCTTACCAATCTCTCTCATGAACCCCGGATTTTCCTTATTGAATTCAACTCTCTTAGGATGAACACAAGCATAAATGAAGATAACAGAAGGATTTAATCTCATGTTGAATTCATTCCTTAAACGCGAAGCAAGTTCAAGTGTTGCCTTGAAATCAAAGTCCAGAGAATTTTTAATGGCGTTTGTAAACACATCAAGAGTTGAATTGGTATCTTTAAATATGAACGAGAATTCAGTATTACTCAATTGATCTATATTTTTGATATAGGCTTTTGACTGAAATCCATCCCTGTAATAAGATGGTTCACCAAAAATTGAGCTAGCGGCTACAATTCTTAATGTATCCAATGGGTTAATATTGAATGATACTCCACCCATGAAGTTTTCAACTTGGTTTTCGTAAAAACCATTGATGTTGTTCTTTACTGCTGATTTTCTAAACTTTGACATAATTTTCTTTTTTTTAATTTTATTCTACAACACTACCAGTAATCACATGAATACCTTTGTTAAATTGTAATTTACTTATGGGAGTTATGGAAACTATTTTTTCATTACCCAAAATAGTTAATTTCATTTTTTCTACTTCTTTTTTAGAAGTGGCTTTCACTAAATAACTTCCACCAGTAATTTCCCATTTGTCCCCTGTTGTGGTATCAACTAAATACAATACTAATTTCTTCTTTTTCATAATTCATTTTTCTTTTAAAGTTAAAAAAAAAGCCGATTGAATAACGGGTTAAGGTCATAAAATCGGCTTTTTTCTAATATTTTGTTGAGAAATTATCAAAGAGTGGTCTGATTTTTTATCGTTTATTCATAAAAACGATCCGTTTTAAGAACGTGATTTGAAACTTTTTTGTCCGGCTCTTTTGTCCGGACTGTCGTATATAAATGAAGTAACTCTATGAACCGCTTCAACACATACTGTTGTTGAGCATCAACAACAATAATATTTTAAATAAACCGAGAATGTTTTGTAGAAAGCTTTTTTTTCCTATATGAAGTAACTCTCCACACCGCTTCGATTTTAACAATAAGTTTAAGAACGATATTCTTGTAAGTATTATATATATATTAAACCAAAAAGTTTAATTTTTTCCATTTTTCAACTTATACAATGATAAGTAAAATATTTGGAATAAAAAAATTTATTCGGGTGGGCCCTGCTGGATTTGAACCAGCGACCTATTGATTATGAGTCAAGCGCTCTACGCGTCTGAGCTAAGGACCCTTTTAATCTTGTTTAACGATCCATTTAAGATACTTCCTGAACTTGGGATCATTCACTATTTTCTCTTTAGTATTGTATTCTCTACCAAGAGTTTTTTCATCCCAGAAATGATGTACTGTTTTATGGCAATCCTTACATAAATCAATACCGTGAGTTTTCATATATTCTTTACTGAACAATTTCAAAAAGAGTTTGTTCTTATGTAAAGTTTTCGGTATGAAGTGATGAAAGGTTAATTCTTTCAGCCTGTTACAGAAACCACAATTTCCTTCCATTAAAATCCTATTCCTTGTTCTAAACAATATTTAGCTTGCCAGAAAGCTTCAAAATATTTATTTTGTTCTTCTTGGCTCAGGTTTGGATCTTTCGATTTCTGAAAGAGTTCAGAAACAGTATTGAAAGCATTCACGAATTTTTCCTGATGTTCATCACCATTTGTTGGTGGTGGTAATGTGATGTCGTGTATAAAAATCATTTTTTCCATAAATACAAAGATAGAAAATTTATGTGAATAAAAAAATTAATATTCGATGAATTTATGAGATTTTCGCATTTTATCAATATTTTTCTCATTCAATTCTCGTTCAATGACCGCTTCTATTTCGTTATTTATATAAACTAATAATTTGGCTTTTTTGTCGAAAATATCTTGAAGATCCATTTCCCTCAATATCCATTCATTAACTGTTAAAGGTTGTTCTAAAAATAGAGCATCATTAAAGTATAATTTAATATCAACGGGATACTCATTGTTATTATGTAAGAAAACATATATTCTATCTGGTTTCAATTCGTTGAAATAAAAGATATTACTCAATCCATATTCTGTTGAGGATTTTATTCTATTATATTCCATTATGTTTTCCATATTCCCAAAGAATTCGAGTTCTAAGATTTCATCCAGATACTTGTGAAAGCACTCATGAAATATAACTTCTAATCCCCTTTGAGTTAAATAAATATTTTGATTGAGTTCTTTAATAAAAGTTGGCTTATTTACCCAATCCATGAGGTCATATGAAATATCTGTCTTACTTAAAAAATATGATGGTACTCCACCATATAATAAAGTACAATAATTATCATAAGATAATTCCGATGTGACATTTATTATTATTTTTCCGAATAACATTTTTCTCTGTTCCGAAAACATTCTATCTCGTAACTGATTTAATTTTTCAAAATCTTTCAGTATACAATCTCCCTCGACAAAAACAAAAAATTCATAACCAAGTGAATTAACCAATCCAATTGCGTTATACATCGCACGATATATATCATAATGATAGGCATTGTTGAATTTTGATGATACCCTGAATCTATCGTTCTGCATCCACCATCCATCATTTAAATAGTCTAAATCATCATAATCTAAAAAATTAGTGATGTTTACCTTATCATATATAATATAGTCAACCATTGAATATAATTCAATATCTGTTATATTGTAATGGGTGGATAATAATATATCATAGTCTAATTGTTTAAGACTACATAAACAATCCTTTAATATTTCGAGATTCTTTGGTGATGATGGATAAGCAGATACAATAAAGATATTTTTATTCATACCTATTGTATATCAAAAATTTAATTTTGTTTAAGGGGTGTCCTCTGGATCTTCTAACATGGATGATAATGTCGGCCTTGTTCCAAGAGATCTCATCTTTGATGGATCAAATCCTTTTTTACGAAATTCATTTTCTAAATCTTTTTTCAGAGTTCTTTCTCTAAATGTTTTTTGAAAGTTCAATCCTCCTGTTTTTCCCTTATCGGATATTATTCTTAAACAAATTTGTCTCAATTCATTTTGAGAAATATTTTTATATTCATCATATACTGAACTTTCAATACTATGAGGTCTGTCTAACCCTCTAAGACCTCTTAAATGATCAAAGTTGGCACTTTGCATTTTTAATGAACTTAGACTTGATCCAATAACATCTTCGGCTAATTCTTTTTCTGTCATACCTAATCCACGAGTACCATAAATTGAATTATATAAAGCCAATGTCAAATCGTCTTTTTCCCATTTATCCTTGTAGATACCAGCTTCGGAAATTGATGTTGTATATTCATCGAATGATTTTAAATTCACTCTTTCTTTCTGAGCTTTTAATATAGCATTCTTTAAAGGCTCTGGTAAATTTTTCTGTTGTTTAGGAGTTAACCCCTGTGGTTTTTCTTCAACAACTTCTTCTTCCTTTTCTACTTCCTTAGATTTTTCTTCCTTATTGGATTTCTCCTCTTTGGATTTCTTTTCGTTTATATACTCATTAAACGACCTTATATTTTTCATATAAATGAAATTATTTTTTGGAAGATTTTTTTTGTTTTTTTAATATTGATTTCTGTAAAGCTTCTGGTAATTTCTTTTGTTTTGCTGTTAAACCAGTGGTGTTTTCTTCTTTTTCACCTTTTTCGTCTTTCTCTTTCTTCTCTACTTCTTTTTCTTCTTTTTCTTTCTTCTTTTCATTCACGAATTCAGAAAATTTTAATACTATACTCATGGTAGTGTTTCTTATTTTATCGTAAATTGAAAATCATTTTTTTGTTTAAAGTATATTTCTTAAATTTGTAATTAATATATAAGTAAGATGGACAATTTAACTACATTAAGAAACTTAGTACTCGCTCCTTATATTTTAAAAGCAACAGCCCTCATTGGAGTAAGTCGTAAAGTAGGAGGGAATCAATTTAGACATTCTTTCGCTACTCTTGGAATCCTTTTGGATTATAAATATTATGATGATAGTGTCCTACTTAAAGCGGCACTTTTACACGACCTCGTAGAAGATCTTCACTGGCAAGCTCTGGATGAAATTCGTAACATCGATCAAGATGGTTATCAGGTTCTTAGTTTGGTTTTAGAGGTTACAAAAGGAGAATTAGAAACCAAACCAGAATATTTGAATCGTGTTTTAACAACGGGGTCAAAAAGAGCAAAGATTCTTAAATGTGCTGACAGAATCAGTAACCTCACGGATTTACATTTGGACACTCATTCAGATTTTAAAATATCTCAATACTTAGACCAGACAGAACAATTTATACTTCCGATGGCTAAAGAAGTTAATCCTGACTTTGAAAAAGAACTCACAGACCTTATTCTTAAAAGAAGATCCTGTACTTGTGATGGGATTGGGATCAGACCTATTTCTTAAAACAAATCCTCTTTTATTTGATATAAATATACAAACCTGTTTTTATGGCTTGTATAGAAAAAATTTATAGTGTTTCCGCAGTAATCGGAGATGGTACTTGTAACGGAAATTGTCCATTTTGTTCAGGAAAAAGTCTTGGGAGAGGTCAATGTAATGAAACATTACATAAAACCAATATGAAGAATCTGGAGTTTGCTATCAAGTTATCATCAAAATACGGTGGATGGAGTTTATCATTTACATCAGCCGGTGAACCCACTTGTGACCCAGAATCAGTAACCGAAGCTCTGAGAGTTTATAGGAAATGTGTACAGGATGGAGCCTATTTTCCAAATGTGAATATGTTTACTAATGGAATTCTTTTTGGGGATGAATCATTTTGTGAGAAATGGCTACCTCTTTGGAAATGTTTAGGACTAACAAATATTGTTGTGTCAGTACATTATTGGTCTGAAAAAGAACAGGGTAATGTTTATGGAATTTCAAAATATCCAAGATTCTCAACAATCCGTAACAATATCAAAAAATATGGAATAGGTGTGAGAGCTACTGTATTACTCAGAAAGGGGGCAATCGATACACCAGAAAAATTCGAAAAAACCATCAATTCTCTGATAACAAGAGATGGTTATCAAAATATAACGGCTTGGACTGTTGGTAATCCAGATGGTACGAGAAACGAATTTACACCCTCTCGATGGAATGTATACAAGATATGGAGATGGTTACATAAAAATGGTAAACTTTGTCATTCACACGAATGGGGTGGTGGAGTATATGATTACATGGGTCAAATTGTTAGATTGACCGATTATGTCACAAAACATGACCCGAAAAAAGATTTTGTTAGACAACTTGTGGTTTTACAAAATGGTGGGGTTTATTACAGTTGGATTAAAGAGGGTGCTATATGTCAATTGGGATAATATTTTTAATTGTTTATTTGATATTTTCTTTTTTGTGGTCACTCTACGCGATTTATAAACAATATAAAATATCTAAATCATTATATGGAATATGGTTGAATTGTTTTAAGGGATTTTTAATAAATTTCTTATTATTTCCAATATGTTTGTTTATCGCTATCAAAAATAAAAAAATATGAAAATAATAAAATTAGGTGTGCTGGTTGCTAATAAGGGATGTAATGCTAATTGTTCATTCTGTGCTGGTAAACAACATCGAACAAATGAACCATTCGATTTTAACTTATTTGAAAAAATATTAAATGATAATAAAGATATTCAGGAAATATCAATCTCTGGAGGGGGTGAACCTTTACTTCAACCAGAAAATATAACCCAAACATTATATTTAATCAAGAAATCCGATCTCCCTAATTTAAAGTCAATTAAATTATACACCAATGGTATATTATTAAATCAATCGTATATTTATTTAAATTCTTGGAAAAAATGGGGTCTTACTCACCTGTACATAACAGTTCATAATATTGACCCAAAAATTTCACAAACAACATTACAGTCAAAGAATTTACCACCAACGATGGATCAAATAAGAAAAATAGGAGATGACATCAATCTTCAAATAAGAATTAATATACCGTTATTTAAAGAGGGAATAAATAATGTATCAGCTTTGAATGAAATGAAAAATAAGCTAAATGATTATGGATTGAATAATATATCCAGTTGGGTTATAAGAAACAATGATGATAAAAGAGATTCAGACCTTAAAAAAGTATTTAATTTTGAAGAACCTGTTTATAATGAAACTAAACAAACATTGTTTCCAAATGGTGAACTGAGATTCGATTGGTGTAATTAATCTAATTCCATACAAGCTATTAAATCACTTTCTTTTCTAAATTTCCTACCCAATGGAATTTTTTGTACTTCATCATAAGACTTTAGTGGCCTGTTATGAAGATAACCTTTTTTCCAATACATCTGATATTTTATAATTTTCTCAACCATATCAACAGATATAGGATTTAATTTAATCTCACCCTTGTATCCAGCTGAATTTTCTTTTCTGGTTATAATACTAAACTGAAATTCATTGACAACTTTTTCAATGACTAACCCGTCACCTTTCCAATCATAATAATCGAAAGTATCAAATAATCTCTTAGACACATCTTTTCTGGGATCTAAGTGATTAAAAGATATTGTAATACTTGGATCTTTCAGAAAACTATTCCAAAATTCAGTGGATATCTGGATAACCCTGTACTTATTCTTTGGCATTATAAACCAAAGTAAGGGCTGAATGGAAAAAGTGATCTCTTCTTTCTGGCTGATATCGGTCTCCCTCTTATACCATTCAATGAAATTTATGATTATGTTTTCGACTACCTTAGCACGGCAAAGTTTTTTACCTTTTAACTTTACATAGTTTTCGTTTTCCATAAAAAGTATATTTTTTAGTCTGATGAAGATAGGAAAAATATTTGGAATAAAAAAATCTTGAAATGAAATATGTGTTAAGAAGCGGAAAAAAGTGGTCCCTCCCCACAACCGTTTTTCAACGATCACAATGATTTCCAATCATGTCCAGTTCATCGACTGATTCTTTTTCCATTGTGCGGAAGTCAAGGGAGTCGAACCCTTACATCGGAATCTCACCGACTTCACAATTTTCGAGATTGCTAACCACTCCACATGGGGACTTCCAAAAATTTAAGAATATATATTTGAATCATCAATATCCCAACTACCATCATTATCCACTGACTTTATATAATTTGGATAAAAGACAACATATTCAGATCCATATATAACACCATCAAAACCAAGTTTTTTTATTACCTCTGTTATATATTTACTCAATTCTCCTAATTCAGTTATCCAATGTAATAATTGAACATATTGAAATCCCTTATTATATTTCAATTTTGATAAATTAACACCAATCTCTTTTAAAGTAGTAAAAATATATTCTGGTACTTCCCAATCTATATTTTTACTTATTGTGGTATATTCATCAGTAATGTTTGATAATTCATTGTAATAGTCTTTAACCTGATTTTTTTCTTCCATAAATTTTTCCCAAGCTCCAGAAAGTCCATACAATTTAATATAATTCATCAAAAGGGCCGCTTTCACATCTATCCTTTTTATTTCATTATATAATGAATCAAAATCAATAGATTTAATAACCAAATCATCAATATTTTTTACACCATTCTTTTTTAATAACAATATTTCTTCATTTGTTCCAGTAAATGGTTTCTCCATTTTTAGATAACATTTCATTATATTATGACCATAACCTATTGCTTCTCTTTTATCATCTGAGAAATAAAAGCCATATCCATAATGACCATAATTACCAGTACCCCAACCTATTTTTTTATCATCAAAAGTATCGAATTTTTCCTTTGTTCCATGATAAACTACCATCGGAGTATTATTATCATTAATAACCTTAGAATCACCAAACCAGTTCCAAAAATTTTGATTCAGTGAATCCTTTTGCTCGAATATACCAAACTTTGTTATCATCAAAGTTATATATAAAATTTTCCAGATATAAGTTGTGGATTCAAACCACAAGTTATCATAACCGATATTGCGTTCGGGTAATCCCTTTCGGGAATCCTCGGTGGTTTGGCCAGCTTTCCTTTGGACAGAAAGACTTACAACACCTCGATAACTAAACCGCTATTACCTTTATCAAAGGACCTTATACCATTTGAGCGGTGAGCAGTGGTTCCGCCCCACATCCGGTTTTATCCGAACACTCTGTTTAGCAGACAGGCCCTACGCTTTGTAGGTTTACTCACCATTACAACCATTTCGCTTTTTAGCACGACAGAGAGGATTCGGACCTCTAACCACCCTTACGGATTACCGGGTTGGAGCCGGCTGGTCACACCAATGAGCTGTCGTATATGCACGAGTACGAGGATTCGCACCCCGACCAAAAGTTTTGGAGACTTTTATGCTACTGTTACACCATACTCGTATTGTGCAACATACAGGGATCGAACCTGTGTTGAACTTTCGTTCTCTGATTAAGAGTCAGGAGCCTAACCTCTCGGCCAATGTTGCTTTTGTGGGCCCAGAGGGATTCGAACCCTCATAGCACTGTTTAAAAGACAGTTTCACTACTCTTGTTGTGATACAGACCCGTATCGTTAGTGGGTTTGGTGGGACTCGAACCCACATAGCATTGATTAAGAGTCAATTTCACTAACTCAATTATGATACAAACCCAAATTTTAGTGACCCCGATGGGACTCGAACCCATGACCCTCGCATTAAAAGTGCGATGCTCTACCAACTGAGCTACGAGGTCATCCAGATGAAGATGGATGATTTGTGCAACCGACAGGGATCGAACCTGTGTTGTGGATTTCTCCACTCTGATTAAAAGTCAGGAGCCTGTCCTCTCGGCCACGGTTGCTTTTGCATGGAAGGTAGGATTCGAACCTAAACCGCGGTACATCTCCACCCTTGGCCGGATGGTGTTTTACATTTAAACTACTTCCATATTTACAGTGCGGAAAGCTGAGGTCTCGAACCCCATCCGTTGTTTAGACGAACCAACTGTTTTCAAGACAGTGCTGGCAAAAACCCTGACCAGTTAACCTTCCAAATTATTGCGGAGAGTGAGGGATTCGAACCCCCGGACCAAGATGGTCAACGGTTTTCAAGACCGCCGCATTAGACCGCTCTGCCAACTCTCCATTTAACCTACATTAATTTTTGCGGAAGATGGAGTAATCGAAACCCATTCCAGATAGGAACAACACGCTTAGCGGGCGGTTACGGAAACCCTGTCCGTTTCATCTTCCAATTTTTTGTGTGGATGACAGGGATCGAACCTGTGTCTCTGGGGCTTCACGCCAGTGCTAACCTACTCAGCTACAACCACATTATTCATTCAGGTGGTGGGAGGCGGAATTGAACCGCCGACACACGGATTTTCAGTCCGTTGCTCTACCATCTGAGCTACCCCACCATTTGTGGACTTTTTCGGTAACGCTCCGACTCTCTACCTCTTCAGGGTAGCGCTTTCCAACTTGATTAGCTTAAAGTCCAGTAATTATTTGGGGTGGATGGTGGGTCTCGAACCCACGACCTTCAGATCCACAATCTGACGCTCTGACCAACTGAGCCACAACCACCATAAAGAAAAATGATTTTTATAATTAAATATATACTATCATGAAAAATATAAAGAACTTCACTGAATTCATAAACGAAGATGTTAGTAGTTTTTCACCAGAAGAAAAGATAAAACAATTTTTAAATAAATGGTGGAGTGAATACATTATTTATGAATATTTATCTCATGATACAGGTAATAAAGAATATGATAAAGATGTACATGATTTACTACCAATAGAAATTGAAGTAGTTGATTATGATACAATGTATCAAATTAATTTTTGGTTGAACACAAAAGTACCTTATGATTTAGATGATCAAAAATTATTAAAACAAATAGAGATAACGAATAATGAAGAAAATATAAATCATTATTTGAAAAAGTACAATGTTCAAATACCTCATTACACAGAATATTAAAATGTAGAGAAAATTATTGAGTGTTCATTTTGGATTTCGAGTCGAAGTAACACTACAAATCACTACTACATTGCGGGGGAAACGGGATTCGAACCCGTATCTTTTGTTTTTAAGACAACCGAAGTAACTGAATACATCGCCACTTAACTTAAAAGGGAATATTTGTTCTCAGAATCTATACTCTACCTTTGAGCTATTCCCCCTATTGTCTGCGTTTTACCAGTTAAACTACCATCCCGAAGGGTTTGGTAGGGATCGAACCTACATTTCAGAACCTCGTGTTTTACCATATTAAACTATAAATTGGATTCGAACCAAATCTCGATTGTGGGGGGAGCTGGATTCGAACCAGCGACCATCAGTTTCGGTAGAACCTTTCAATCATAAATCTGTGTGCACTGTATTATGATGATTGTTCTACCCAGCCGAATGCTCTACCAACTGAGCTATCCCCCCAGATGTGGAGAGGGGTGGAATCAAATCACCATCTCTACGGTAAACCCATAGGCTCTATGAATTGAGCTACCTCTCCATTTGTGTTGATTAGGTATTCAACACAAAATTTCATTTCAAGATGTCAAAGAACATTTATTAGGTGGGTGAAAGAAGGGAATCGAACCCTCACGGAGTATACCTACGGGGTCACAACCCGTCCCGCTTCCATTTACGGACTACAATCACCATGTGCGGAGAAAGTGGGACTCGAACCCACGACCTCTCGATTAGAAGTCGAAGTAACTCATTCTACCGCTTCGTTTCACAACGAGAATACCAGAATAAGTATTTTTAGCGCTCTACCAACTGAGCTATTTCCCCATTACACAATTACACTATTTTAAAGAACGATATAAAACAAAAAACCCCAACACTTTCGTATCGGGGTTTTTTGTGAATCTATTTCCAATGTTATCTTACACCTGACATAGCAATTTCACTTCAACCCCGATAGTGGTAAACCACTTGGATGATGAACTAAAATGTTTACTATGTTTCAATGTCTGTATCATTGTTGAAATTTGTTTTGTATTGTTATATATTATAATTTTTCAGTCTTGTTTAATTTATTTTATATATTTTTTCAAAAATATGACTTTTTTCCATTTTCAAAATATATCACCTATTTGTTTAGATACGATTGCTTTCACATTACCGATGTGTATTTTTTCTTCATCCCAATCTTTTTTCGGTACTATAATTTCAACCCTGTGTCGAATCCACGACTTATCCATGATTCGATTGTACCCATCCTCAGTCATAATTCCTTTGGGGTTTCCAGATTCATCAGAATATGCTACAATTAATTTAATGGTTTCCATAATTTCATATTTACATTTTGAAAAAAGAAAAAGGGGTTAAGAGGGGGATCACTTCCACTTACTTGGCCCCACACCCAGCGGGGACTCCTTGAGTACGTATCGGTTCTTGCTTAGAGCTACCCATCATCTCAGATACCTAATAGTTAATCCCACTGAGGGAAAACCTTTTCATCATCGAAATCTTAACGCGTCTTTGATTTCTCCGAAAAAGCCGTGTAAAATTATGACGGAAGAACCGAAATCTTCAATAAGTTTAAGAACGATATTTTTTATTTTTTATTTTATTCCTGTTTCGAGGGAAATCGGATTCCATTGTCCGACTTCCCAAGATAACTGGAATAAAAAACTTTTCACAAACGAACTACAAAATTATGTCAAATTTTTGAATAAAAAAAATTAATTGATAATTTATTTCATTTTTGAAACTTCAATCCAACGGAAACCCTTTATCCAATTCATTTTTATATTCGTCATCATTACCAAAATTTCAGGGTCGATATTAAAAGAATAAATATATTCCTTTTGAAGTTCATCCGATTGAAGTTTCCATTTCAGATATTTTTCGTGATTTCTTTCCCCTATTTCCACCTGTAATGCTTTGATACGATTTCTTTCGGATCTCATTTCATCGGTGATTTCCTTTTCAGAAATACCAGCTTTCCATTTTGGAATTTCAGGAACTTCTTCTCTTTCTTCTTCTGGTATTGATGGATTAATAACATTTATAAGATAATCAGAAATTTTCTCATTCCATTCCTTGGCCTTTTCAAGAGTTTCATTCAGTTTACGAACTGTTTCTTTAGCTATGTCTTTATCTTCGATATAACCAATGATACTCGGATCGCTGTCGTAATCGCCGGGAATTGATTCAATAATATAAATTTTATCCATTTTTACCAATTTGTTACAAGTTCCCTATCACTTCTTTTGATGATTTCAAGGATACCGATCATTTTCTTATCCGATCCACGATACTTTTCGTTGATGGATGTATAGGTGAATGTAAAAACAACCTTTTCCTTTGTAACCCATTCATCGTAACCCTCAATTACAATGGTCTGTGTTGATCCTGTTCCGTAAGTTTCGGTAGTTACCTTACCATCATACATATCAATACACTGTTTCACCATCATGATAAGTTCATCTCCATTGGAAAAGATGGGAACACCGTAATCACATGCATCAGGATAAATCCTTTTTGATCTTTTCTCGACCTGTTCGGCCGACCAGAATAATTCTTTATAAACTGACATACTCTATGGTTTTTAAGTTTGATGATACAAAATTACGACAATTAGCTGAAATAAAAAAATTAATCCAATATTTCTTTTAACTTTTTGGATCTTTGTTCATTTAACCATTGTTCATGAGGATTTTCGTAGGGTCCCCATAAATCTTTTTTCCTACCTCTCCATTTACATCTGTAACATTCATGAATACCTTTGAATAAATGAGATGGGTATGAGGTTGGACCACAAACTGGACAATATAACCATTTTCCATTTAGTTTAGACATTATCCAATATTTCTTTTAATTTTTTAGCCCTTTGTTCATTTAACCATTCTTCTACTTCGGTATTAGACATTACTTCTTTCTATTGAACTGAGATATTAGTCTTTCCTTTACTTCTTCGATATTTGTACCATCATATCTTATGACATTTGGGTGTTTGAAATCCTTATTATATTCGTGAGCTGGCATTATCACCAATCCCCTTGGACGGTGTTTTAACCACGATTCGATATATTCTGGATAGTCATCTACCAGAACCCAACCATATACCAGACCTTTATCATTTGTAATGGTTACTCCTTTTATGTATTCTTTTATATGTTTATTACACCATTCTACTTTTTCTGACCAAGCTGAAAATTTAGTAGATGGACCTTTTGTAAGAACAACAATTTCAAATCCAATTTCTTTACACAGTTTGAGAATATCGATACCAAGTTTTAATTTTTTTAGATTCAACCACCAACCAACTTGGGATGTGATTGTGTGTCTACGAGCTTCGATATAACCACCAACTCTATGTGCATCTTTTTCACCATCAATTGGTGGTTCATTGGGTGAAGCTATTTTTTTGAGGTCTTTCAATAACTGACTATCATAATCAGCTAATGTACCATCCATGTCGAACAAAGCGACTTTTGTTTCAAAACTATCCATTTTTCATTTATATCTTTTTAACCACTCCTTATATCTTTTTTGAACACCAATATTTGAATATGAAAAATCATATTTTAATCTATTGTTCCATTTTTTTAATTCGTTGGATGCCCATCTATCAACATATTTTTCAGCTTTTAGTCCTGTTAATATTTTTAATCTTTTTACTTCTTCAGACATATTACTTATGATATTATTAGTAGTATGGTAATTTTTATAAATTCCTTTTCTGAAACATACTATATGACCTATCTCGTGTAAAATGCTTTTTATCAAAATAGATTTATTTTTTAATAGTTTCAAATTAATATTTACCAAATTTTTATGTAAAGTAGCTGTGGCTTTTATGGATTCAAAATCAAAATATTCAGGATCTCTGATCTTTATTTTAACATCATATTCTTCTGACATATCCTTAAACATTTGTGTTATATCACAATCACGAATGGAAGATATTTTTCTTTCGAATGTGTTCATATAATATTATATATGGAATATTATGTGATGTTTATTGATTTTTATTTTCCCAAGGCATTGAGGGATCATTCTGTTTATCTGTTTTGGGATGTAAGAATTTTATATAACCATTGATAATTGGTTCTTTCGTTCTCTTACCTTTATCATCTGTTATTTTCACAGTACAAGGTAATAATTTCTTTTTCTGTCTGAGAAGTTCTCCCAGATCTTTTAAATTCATTTTTGAAAATTCACCATCTGGTAATTCTAATCCATCTACCCAATCATCATTTTCTTTATCATATACTGATACCACTTTACAAGTGATTATTGGGGATTCATTTTTATCGAATAAATGTAAAATCAATTCCTGTAATTGTTTGATCAGATCTCCAAACTTATTCTTTATTTCAGCTTTAGACATAGAAATTTCGGAGAAACGCTTTATATGAGTTGGTTCAAAAAGAGCATCTTCGAATATATTTTTCTTCAACCAAGATTCAAAATTCTTTACATATGATTCCGATTTCTTTTCTACTCTGGTGAATATGGGGTTCTCCCCGATTTCCTTGGCCTCTTTAATATTACTAACAGTAAGATTTTTTAATTTCTCCGTATCTATAACAACAATTTCATTTTCATCATCTCCATCATAATGACCCGAAAATATTACATAACGATTCATTGACGCATACCAATCTACATTATCACGAGTTACGATCGCGGATAACATAATATTACATCTATTATGTCCTCCGAAATTTTTAGCCGATTCAAAATCAAATGACCATGATTCTCCGAGATTATCCATTATAATATCTTTTTCTGATTTGACAGATATTGATCTGTATATCGGAAATTCTGGTGGAAAACTATCAAACATTTCAATTATATCAGTCGCGTATTCAATAAATTTATTCTTATTCGAAAACATACAATCGTTGTTATCATTATCTGTTGATGATGTAGAAGAATAAGATCCGGGTGGGGAATATCCGGGAAATAAATTATCAAAATCTGTGTAATTGACATTATCTGCTATATCTTGAATTGTGAATTTCATATGAAGTATATATTAATTATAGTATTATGTTATTACCTCTCCATCTTTTTCTATGAATATAACATTACCAGAATGGGGACTAATAAACATAGCCTGTCCTTTATCATTAACTCCCAAATATTTACCACTATATTTATTAATTTTCGGTTTATTATCTTTCCCAATCCAAGATCTTAAATGAAGTTCTTGTTCCATAGATAATTTGGGATCTCTTACTTTATAAACTGGTTCACTTAATAGTTCTTTTGTTTTTATTATATAATGTTTTGGGTCTAAATATATAACCATTTTCTTATGCCAAAAATCTTCATTATCATCATCTTTATCTGTATAATCCAAATAGTAAATTTCCCAATCTCCCTCAGAAGAAATCCAAATTTTATCCAGATAAAACCTATCTAATATGGAATTAAATTGTTCCGAATTATCAAGTTCCATGACCATCCAATCTCCCTCCTTATAGGTATTCCCTATTTTCTTATTATAGTCCTCGAATAGTTTAAGGTATTTCATGATCTTATATATTATTTTTGAAAACTAATTCATTTATTATGAGTATAATTTTTCAATTTGTATTAAAAAACATCATATTGGAAAAAAAATTGATTGTTTTTTAATTATTTTTGACTTTAAAATGTTTATATATAAGTAAAAAAGAAAATTACATATGATTTTCACAACAGAAATTTACAATGAATTAGTAAAACAATATAACTTAGGATATCCAATTAAAAAGGCAGAACAGTTTGAATATAGAGGATATGGTGGAACGAGAAGAAGTGGAATCAAATTTCTTTACACAAATGAAGAACTATTAGAATATTCTAAATGTGTTAATGATATAGTTTACTTTATTGAAAAATATTGTAAAATAATGACACCAAATGGAATGGCTCAAATAAAGTTGTTTGATTTTCAAAAGGAAGTTCTTAAAAATTATCAGGAAAATAGATTCAACATTCTTTTTACCAGTAGACAAGTGGGGATAACTTCGTTGATGTCGTTAATTTTTTTACATTATATGACATTCAATATCGATAAGACAATAACCTGTATGGATATAATCAATAAGTATAATAAACAATTCCTTGAAAAAATTAAAAATTCATATCAATGTTTACCATTTTTCTTAAAGCAAGGAATTATAAAATGGTCGAATAGAATTTTGGAATTCGAAAATGGTTGTAGAATTTTTACAATGACATCTGGTAAAAATTTAGCAATCGGATGTAATATTGACAATTTTTTCATTTCTAATTTTTCTCGTATTAAGCATAAAAAAATTATTTATGATTCTCTCATACCAATAATAACAGCAATAAAAAACACTAAATTTATCATTCAATCCGGTCCCAATGGATATGATTTTTTCTATGAATTAGTTCTTGGTTCTGAAAGATTCGAGGGAGACCCAGATAAGAATATATTTAAAACCCAAAGAATTTATTGGTGGCAGGTGCCGGGTAGGGATGAAAAATGGAAAGAAGAAATGATAAAATTATATGGGATTGAAGTATGGCATGAAGAATTCGACCTTAACTTCGTAACTTATTGGATAGAAAAAGAAAATAAAAAAAGAAAAAAATAACATGGACTATAAAGATTTTGATTACAATAGTGTTTTTGAAAGATTCAAGAATAATACAATATTGGTTATAGGTGATGTCATGGTGGATACTTATCAAATTGGTAGGGTGGAACGAATTTCACCAGAAGCCCCTGTCCCTGTTTGTGAGATTTATAACAGGGAATATAAACTTGGTGGGGCTTCGAATGTTGCTATTAATTTACAAAGATTGGGAGCCAAACCAATTATCTGTTCTGTCATCGGGGATGATGACACTGGTAAAATATTTTCGAAATTGATGAAAGATAACGATTTATGTGAATCTGGAATTATTATATCCAATAAGCGTAAAACTACCAGTAAAACAAGGATAATGGGTAATAATTATCAGATGTTAAGAATTGATGAAGAAACAAGAGCTGATTTGGAAATAACCTCATATCTTGCCTTAGTAAAAGAAATAGAAAAAATATTAAAGAAGCATACAATTAATGGTATTATATTCGAAGATTATGATAAGGGAATAATAAACAGAGTTTTGATTGATAAGATTTTGGAAATAACAAAAGGAAAAATAAAAATATATGTTGACCCAAAATATAAGAATTTTAATTTATATCATGATGTGGAACTGTTCAAACCAAATTTATCTGAATTCAGGGATGGTCTAAAAATAGATTTCGGAAATGAGGATATAATTCATTGTTTAAAAACCCATTGTAAGGAACTTCACGAAAAAAAGAATATTCAGAAGATTATGGTTACGATGGCTGATCGTGGTATGTTTATATCTATAAAAGATGGAGATTCTTTACACTTCCGTACTACACCAAGAAATATAGTGGATGTTAGTGGGGCTGGTGATGCTGTTATATCACTTTCGGCCCTTATGGATATTGAAGGGTGTAATTTAGGATTTACGGCTTTTGTGTCGAATATAGCCGGTGGTATTGTTTGTGAAGAAGTTGGTGTTGTTCCTGTTAATAAAGAAAAGATCCTGAGAGAAATTTACAATTAACCGAATTCAATCATCCCATCTGGATGATCTTCCCAGAATTTTTTCAATCTTTTGATAGCACTTTCTTTAAGAATGTTTCTATCGGTTTCATTGAAAATTGTATCAGCATATCCTATTTTATCATCGTGAGATCCGAGATATTGTAAAGTTTCTTCTAAAGAAAATAACCTATCTTCAGGATATCCACCTATACGAAAAATATCATGTGGTAATTCGTCATCCGTACAATAAAGAGTATTATTCTTTTTTTCAAATTCATAATCACGACTACGATGATCTTCTGGTTGATGATTGAAAACCGCCACATTACATAATTCTTTTTCAACCATTTGAACCTGTCTTTCCATTATCTTAATAGCGTGGTCGAGATTTTCATCAGTCCACGAATAAGCGGCGCGAACTTCATCCTCAGGATTGTTCAACATTTCTTTAAAACGAATAATAGACTTTTTGTGATCTTTGATATAAAGTTCACGGGCTTCTTCTAAAGTCCTATTTACTTTTCTGTAAAACCAAGTATGGCATCCCATGATAAATAATTTTAATAAAATCAAATATAAGAAAACTATTCGGATAAAAAAATTAAAAATTAAAAACTTTTTCGACCCACCATAATATAATATATAACATTAATAATCTGGATTCATTGGTTTCGAGTGAGTAATCGCTTTTGAGTTTGAAACTATTTATAATCGACAAAGAAAACTGGTGAATCATAAATAAAAATAAAGAAAGGAAACATTATGAAAAAAGGTTTAACTTTTATCGTGCCAGTAGTAGATAAATCTGGTTCGATGCAATCAATCAAGAAAGACACTATCGGTGGTTTCAACGAATTCATCGATTCCCAAAAAAAAGTAGAGGGTGAAGCTAAAATTACATTGGTATTATTTGATACCGAATATAATGTAGTTTATGAGAGCATTCCTGTTCAGAACGCCGCCCCACTGAATGAGTCAACATACAGACCAGACGGGGGAACAGCTTTATACGACGCTATGGGATTAGCTATCAAAATGACCAAAAAAAGAATTGAATCACTTCCAGAAGAAGAAAGACCAGAAAAGGTTATCTTCGCGGTTTTAACCGATGGTGAAGAAAATGCAAGTAAGATTCTCAATAAAGAAGGTCAGAGAAAATACACCAAAGAAAAGATTTTCGAAAAAGTAAGTAAACTCCAAGAAGAGGATGGATGGGCATTTCTATTTTTAGGTGCTAATCAGGATGCTTATCAAGTCGGTAGTGGTTTAGGATTCTACGCCAATAACACCGTTACTTACAAAGCAAGTAAGGCTGGTATGAAATCAGTAATGGATACTGTGAATTGTTTCGCGGCTAATTACAGAATGTCAGACGATGCTCAATCATATTCAAGAGGAGTAGATCTTGGTGTAATGTATCAAGAGTTTGAGGTAGCTAATGAAAAGGCTGACGATAAGACTGAGGACGATAAGAAAGACAGTAAATAAGAAGTTTAGCACCTTTCCACTTGGGTGCGACCACCAACAACGAGTTTCGACTCCGAGTTGGTGGTTTTTTATTATTAAACAAACAAATATATTTTTGATATAATAATTATTAATTGAAAAAGAAATGATCTTAGACGAGGTTACACTAATCGAATTAGGGGATTACATAGAAGAACTTGACACCCAAATAGGATTGAGTTCTGAAACCCTTATTGAAGTCCATAATGCTATTTCAAAAGCAATAAAAAAAGCAAGGGATAAAAACAAAAAAACAGATGAATAAGAAAAACGGATATAGAAATTTTAGTTTCGGTGATATTATTATATTTCAAGGTAAAAAATATAAATTCATTGAATTGGATGGTGAAGATTATATGTTAAAAGGTATGAATGGTAATGAAGATACTTATCTTAGAGCATATTATGTTGATGAATTTATTAAAATAAAAGAAGAGCCGAAAATAGTAAGAACCTATGAATTTAAAATGAAGTAACAAATAATTTTTTCTTTCGAGAAAAATGATTATATTCAAGAAAAAGAATTATGTCAAAATTAACTAAATCAATGGAAATATCAGTAAAACAAATAACAACTGGTGTGGTATATCAAAGTACAGGAAATCCAAATTTAATTGTTAAATGTACTGGTATTGGTCAGAAACCCAATCAATGTCGAAATATCTAAAAATGATTTGATGGTATGTAATTGTGGATTAGATAATCGTTTCGTGGCCCATACTGGTAATTATGAGTTAATATTGACTTGTGATGTATGTGGACATGAATTTTGTGCTTATAGTGGATAAAAATGGTTAAATATAAAGTAAACGGAACACCATTACATAATGGTGATATAGTTTATCTCGTTTCATGTTGGAACAGAGAATGGGAAAAAGATAATTATAGAAACAATAGCGAATCATTATTTCAATCAAAGGTCAGAGATGGGTGGATACCTTGTTATAATCCAAAATATTCATCCACAATGTTTTGGTGGTTCGCTCCTTGTCAATTAGAAAATGTATTATGACACAGACAGAAGAATTTAAAAATGAATTTGAAAATGGTGGTACGATTGCTGGTTGGACTAAAGAAGAAATATTAAATGGTACAGCACCCGAATCAGTTAAATTAATATTAAAAGATATTCAGGGTTACACAACATTACAAGAAAAAGTATCCATAGAGATCGAAAATTTCTTACTTTATAATAATATAGATTATATATCACAGAAAGAAATATCAGAAAGAGCTCAAGGTATAATTGATTTAATTTTAGATTATCAACAAGAAAAATAATATGAAAGAATTTATTTACAAGAATGATCCGATTAAAGAAATCAGGAGAAATCAAAAACCATCTTCTATTATGGATAATATAAATGGTTCGATATTTCACAATAACTATCTTGATTATTTATCAAAGTGTTATGCTACTCATTATGGAATAATTGTAAAACCAGATATTATTTGGTATACTATTTTATGTGAAATTGCATCAATTGTTAAATCTCAACCAGAAAATTACAGACATATTTTTACTGATTCAAATGAGAAAAAGGATATTTTGGTTTTCACCCAAGATCCAGTTATGATGCCAATCGATAGTCTAATCGAAGAAGTATTCAAGCTTATTCCAACTGGATTGAAAAAGGAAGATATACTTTTAAATTTTTCAACTACAACCAAAGCGGAAACATTCGCTTTTTCAACATCATTTCTTGATGCTGTATCACCCTACTATAATTATATGATGTATCTGTGTGGTTTCAATAAAATAAAAGTACTTGGAACAATAGAGGATTATCAAATGATATCTGATACTTTAATACTTTTGAGTGTTCTATTCGGATCAGAAATGTTGGAGTATTTAGCTAAATGTAAAACGGTTATTAAAAAAATAATTGACGGATTTGATGACCAAAATTTTTGGAATGATATTTTCACTGTTGAACAATGTGGTTCCGGACATCAAGAAGAAGCCGATGGGTGGTTCTGTGAATTGTTCAACAAGAAACCGAGTGTAAGATATGTGGAAAATTTCCCAACTCATATTTCCTTAGTGGAATATAAGAACATCACAACTGGAAAGGAATTCATCATGAATTCAGGTATCCTGTCAAGTAATATGGATGGGGATTATCTAATACCGAATTTTGAATTCTATATCAATGAGAAAACAAATGTTGCGAAAAACCAAAATTCAGCTGAGAATGAGATTTTTTTGAATCTCATAACAAAGACAATAAAGAGTGAAATAAGAAATGTATAATATTTGGGAAAATTTTGATTTCGGTGGTTGTCCACCAAATGATGATGAAAAAATAAATGTCATGGATAATATAGATTGGGATAAAATTAATAAAGAATATGAAGAGAACAAAAAGAAAATGAGAAAAAGATTTTCTTGGTTCATTGATATTATAAAAGAAGAAGTAAAAGACATCGTTGGTGATATACCAGAATTGGAAGTAGAGGCAGAAACAAAGGAAGATGGTGGATGGTGGATTTCTAAAGTAAAAATTCTTATTAATAGAAGTAATATATTTGATGTTTTTTTGGATGGTAATGATTTTATAATTTTGGAAACCCCATTATCAAATCATGATTCTATTTATGGTAAACCGATGAAAATATTCACATTTGATCCTAAGTTAATTTTCAGAGATTATATCAGACAGATGATAACGAATCAAATGATTCCTATGTTAAAAGAATTTTACAAACAAAATTATATTAAGGATTTACCAAGTAAACTCATAGAAAATAAAAAAATAAATTTTTCAAAATTAACAACCACTTGGTTGATTGATAAGTTTCATGAAATTTCAGAAAATGAAATGAATGGTGAAACAATAGAAAATGTAACAATCGAAAAAACAAAAAAAGGATTGTTTATTACATTTGATCTTGATTGTGACCGTATGGGTTTCTGGAAGAATAAATCTATTGAAATAAACAACAGAGGAAATATTGTAGTAAATTTAGAGGATACTCCCGTTGAAGGATCTGGAATTGAATCTGAATTGAAAAAGTCGATAGAAAAAATTATCAAAGGATGAGAAGAACTTATGATTTACATATAAAGTGTAGTGATTCTGAATGTCATGAATATTCCAATTATGCTTATGATACTCGTAAAGAATATACAGAGGGGGTAAAAAGAAATAAGACATGGACTTGTGTAAGGCATATGAATCCCAATTCGGTTTTAAGTAAGACCAATACCAATACCAGTGAAACTCTTGTGTGTATAAGAAAACAATTTTCTGAGAACTCTTTCGGTCAATTTTGGCAATTATTGAAAGATGTTGGTACAGAAAAACTTCAAAGTGGGTTTCAATATGGGAATGGATACAAAGCATGGGCAGATGAATTTCCAGAGGGTACAAAATTAGTAGTGACATCCGAAATTATTCTACCCGATGAAAACGAGGTAACTCACGAGGTTTTCTTCGGTGAAAATATTAAAAGAGTTTTGAATACATTTAAAAAATGAAAAATACTTGGGTCATTTCTGTTGGTGATGGGTGGGGTCATTTCTTTTTTGAGGGAACTGAAAAAAAAGCCGAAGAAATGAGATGTCATAAAGCGAATTGGGAACATGCTATGACTAAAAAAAGATTGGCCACAGAAGAAGAAATCAAAACCAAAGAAATTGATCGTTGTTGGAATCATCCCAATTTTAAAAATACAAATAGATATCATTGTGATTGTGAAAAATGTCAATCAGATGAACTTATTAAAGCCGCAACAAAGATAAATAACTGGAGGTCTAAAAAATTAAAAGAGATTTTATGAAAAGTGCTTATGGGGAAATTTATAATGAAGATAGTTTTCAGGGAGTGGAAGTTCCTTTTGAACTGAAATATGTCCTCGATTATTTAATGACTGAAGAAGAAGATCTTATTATTGATGTATTCGATAATTATGAAGATTATAAGAATGAAGAAGTCGAAATGTCACACTATGCTAAAGATGGAAGTGATGGAACAGATGTAATTGTTAATGTGGCTAATTTTAAAAATTGGTTTACTATGAAATTCAACCACAGAATTAAAGCTGGTAGAATATCCGAGAAAACTCTTGATTTTATTAATAATTTAAAAGAGATTGAAAAAAAAGATGATACATTAACAGATTCGGAAGCAAGATCTATTCTTCAAAGTATAATAGAGGGTATTACCGAAGAACTTGAAAATAATTCTGGGGATGAACAAACATATAAAACATTATTATTATCGTCAAAATTAAAATTGATTCAATTTCGTGATAACTGGTTTGATAAAGTAGTATAAAAAATAAAGATAAAAATATGAGATGGTTTTTTAAAACTAAATTAGGACATTTTGTTTTCAATATGACCTTACTAACTATAATATTTGGATTTATCGCTACATTCCTTCATCTATCATTCCTTTTAATGATGGTTTCAGGTGGACTTATAACCGCCCTTTTTGCTGTTACAGATACAAATGATAAATGGATTTAACAATATTTCATTATGAGTGAATCATTAGATAAAATAAAAAAATACAGGAAACAAATTCTCACTGAATTATATAATCAGTGTACAGAATCTCAACAAACCAAATTTAATCTTCTGTATGGTAGTTTGGAAACAATATCAGAGGATAAAATAGATTTGGCTATACAAGTATGTGAAAGAACAGTAAAAAGTAATAATTCTTGTATATAAATGGAAAATAAAATGAATATGGAATTAAGTAAAGGAGATAGGGTGTTACTACCGTTTGGTGGAGTAGGTAAAATAATTAATTACCATCCTTATATATGGGCATCTAAATATATAGTGAAGATTTTTACTAATAACGCTTTTTATCATTGGGGTGAGGTACAAGATTTTCAATTAAATCAATTAACAAAGATATGAAACAACAGGGTTTGGTTTGGGTGCCTTATACTATTGTTGAAACCATCGATGGACCATCAAAAGAATATAAGGATTTTATGTCTGAATATAAAGAAAAGCATAAATGTTGTCCTAAGTACAACAAATGTTGTTACCAAGTCTTAAAAGTAAAAAAAATAAAGAAAAAGAAAATGAATGATCCAGTAATTTCGAATATGTTAGAAAGGGATAAAGATGAACTCCCTCAATACTTTAAATCTTTTGAAGATTTAGGTTGTCATTATGATTTCGATAGAATGTATAGTTGGTATGAAGTTTCTTGGAAAGGTAAACAGATGATTCAGATCGAATCTGGAACAACCAAAGATAGATTCATCGAATTGATGGTTGAATTCTTTACTGATGCTTGGGATTTACCACCTATATTCTTAGCATCTACCCGAAAGAAAAAGAAACTATTTGAATTTTGTCAGTTGTTTCCAGAATTCAATGAGAAAATAAAAGGATTGGAAGTCAATCTTATTGATGATTAATAATATTAATAAAAAAAGATATGAAAATATTCTATAATTTAAATCAAATCGTTAGTATAGAGGTATACCCCGAAAGAATATCACAAAGGTATAAATATAAAAAAGAAGGATTATTACGACCATCTGGTGTTTTTGATAATGTAGGTCGTTTAATTCATTCAGATTACAGTACAATGTCCGGTGCTATTTTACGAGATGATGTACTTTATATAAAACCAGAGTGTAGACTTATCTTCTCTATGGTTGAAAAAGAAATTTTTGGAGATCGTAATGTTACAAAAAGCTATTTCTTCGATACTTATGAGGAAGCTCTCGCTAAAGCTGAAGAAATGAAAAAATTGGCTGGAATCTGGATTTAATTTTTTTCTCACCTAAATTTTTCGTAATTTTGTTGTCCATCTAAGAAGTAAACAGATAACAAAAGACATGAAACTATCAGCTAATGAAAAAGTGACGAGAAAAGGTACAATGACCTGCGACCGAAATGACCAGCTCTCTTGTACCCTGTTTCATTTTATTTTTGGAAAGAAAACCAAGTGATGAAACCAAAGTGGAAAGGTTGGAAAGAGGGTATTATCACCGAAGATTTAATGGCGGTTGGCGGAACTGTACATAGAAAAGGAAGTATCGTTAGGTATAAACGATTTAAATCTATTGGTGATGATAAATTGGTCAGTGAATATCAATGGCACTACTTAGACCAGAATAATTTCAATCTCGTAAGACACTACAAATTATTAATAGATGAAAATAAAAATTAAAAAAGATTTTAGATGTTTTAAAGCTGGGGATGAATATGATTTCTCAGACATAAAAACTATAAAGGCTTTATGTATAGTTGGTGAAAATGGATGTGGAAAAAGTTCTTTATTTCATGCTCTTAGAGGTACGAAAAACGATATGTCAACAAATTCTTTATTTGAAAGTGATTTTAAAAAATTAGCTGAATTTGTTGAAATAGAACATTCATATGAGAAAATATTCTTTTAATAACGGATCTGATATGATGGTTGCCTTCGACGCTTGTGCTTATCTTAGTTCGGGTGGATTCCAAACAAGAAACAAATCTCACGGAGAAAGTTCAGTAATTTATATGGGCATGTTCTTGGAAAAATTATATCCGAAAATTATACCTGAAAAAACTCTTATCGTACTCGATGAAGTGGATAATGGATTTAGTATAAGGAGTATGACTTTGTACAATAATCTAATCTCAAAACTTATATGGAAATATAAATGTGAAGTGATCGTGATTAGTCATAATCCTTTTCTGATGTTCCAGTGTTTCGCTGTATACGACTTCGCTAATAAGAGTTATGAAAAATCATCAGATTATATAATGAAACAAACAGGATTTGAATTAATAGAAAAAGGTAAAGTGGAATTTAAACCAAAAGGAAATCCTGTGAAAGAAGAACCTAAAGAACAACCCAAAAAGAAAACAACAAAGAAAAAATAAACCTTTTTATTTTTTAATACTATAAAGATAAATAGGTGATTTTGAAAAAAGTTATCTAAAAATTTTTTTATCTCAGAATAATTACATAATTTTGTAGTCTGAAATAAAAATGGAAAAAACAGACTTATAATAATAAATATATAACAAAACAATACAAGAAATAAAATGTTGATGATAAACCAAATATTGAACCCACGACCTGAGAGGCCAACGGAAGTCACTACCATAGTGGTAGAAGAGACAGCGTTTGCTCTGGGTGTAGGTATTATATTTGATTGACAATCCCCTCATCAATATATTGAAAGAAGTAGTTCTTTCAACCCCACACCCGACATTCGAAAGAAAGCCGGGTTTTTTTATGTTCTTTAAAATAATGAGTGAGTTAGATAGTAAGTAATCGGAATCATGAACCGATGAACCTATCAGGTGGTCGGTAGTCGTTTCAGACTATTCGATATTGGTTCAAGTCCAATCTCATTTACCAATATCCAATTTGGTTCTTTGACATCTTGAAATAAAACTTTTCCCATCGTCTAACGGAGCGTAAGCAGAGGATTTGACACTTTCAATGTCAGGATAGGGGTTCGATTCCCCTTGGGAGAGCAAAATAAAAATAAGATACACACTGCGGTATACAAATGGCCTAAGTGACCAGACTTTCAATCTGGACCCGAAAGGGTGTACGGGTTCGAGTCCCGTCCGCAGTACAAAAGTTCGGTTAGGATAACGGTTAGTCCGACAGGTTTTCAACCTGTACATAGGGGTTCAATTCCCCTACCGAATACAATGAATAAATGTTCCCATCGTCTAATGGAAGGACTCCTGATTCTCAGTCAGAAAATACGGTTTCGAATCCCGTTGGGAATACAAAAAATTAAAAATGCCTGTGTAGCCGACTGACGCTACGAACGTCAGATTACCGTAACTGGAGCTGTAAATGTGGGTTCGAATCCCACCACAGGTTCAAAAAATTATCTGGGTGTAAGTCCGTAACTGGTAGCGAACTCGTTTCGGAGGCGAGTGACATAATGTCTTTGGAGGTTCGAGTCCTCTCACCCAGACAAGACCGAGGAATAGGTCCGTAACTGGTAGCGGTCTACGTTTGGAGCGTAGTGGTAATATACCCTTGTCGGTTCAAGTCCGGCTTCTTCGACAAAACAAATCTGAAAAGATTTGATATATATAATGTGATGAATAATGTTCCCATAGTTCAACTGAATAGAATATCTGACTACGGATCAGAAGATTGGGGGTTTGAATCCCTCTGGGAATACAAAATTAACGGGTAGTAGAGGAGTTCAGTTTATCTCACTTGATTTGGGATCAAGAGCACGCGGGAGCGAAGCCCGCTTACCCGACAAAAAATAAAAAGGATATATGAATCACATTTACAAACTTCATGATTTTTTGAATGAATCTGAACATAAAGATTATTTGTCATGGAAACGAAAAAATGTAACACTACGAGGTCTAAAGGATTTTTATGGAGAAAATAATGGAATGGCTAAATATGGTTCGGGATTATATACAGCAGCTCTTGGTAATAGAGAAATGGCAAGAGAATATGGGAAAGTTTATTTTGTTGTCAACGCAATACCAAAAAAACCAAAGATTCTTTTTAGTACAAATGAAGCTGAAATGTTTCTCCAAGATTTGGTAACTAAATATTGTAAAGAACATAATGTGAATCGTGATAATTCCTTTTTTAGTAAAAACACAACAATAGCTGAAGAAATGAAGAAGAATGGTTATGACGGTTTGATAATAAGAGGTAGAGAAATGGTAAACTACTTTCCACCAGAAAATATATTATATTTCGAAAATGAAAATCAATTATATCAATATTATCTAAGTCATAAATGAAAATTAAAAATGTCCTTATGATGTAATGGATGAGCATCAAAATTTCCTAAATTTTGTGTACAGGTTCGAATCCTGTTAAGGATACAAAAAAATAAATGAAATGAAAATATTTAAAAATATAGATGGACTTGCTTGTTTTCAATTAGAAACAGATGAAGAAATAGATAAATTTTGTATTTATTCTTATAATAATGATAATTGGATAAATGAACACTATAAAGATGTGAATGATTATAAAAGGTATGTTAATCGGAGTAAAACCCATTTTGTTGTTGATAGTTTAAAAACTGAAAAATTATTAAATGAATTTTCAAAATTGGTTGACACGAAATATGAGAACAAAATTGATAAAAAAAGTATATTTATCTGTAAAAAAGTTACCGATGAAATTATAATGTGTAGAGATAAAATAAACAATTTAAATAAATTAGAAGAAAAATTACAACAATTGATATTAAACGAAGAATATGAAAAGTGTGAAGAAATACAAAATGAAATTCTTTGGTGGAAAGAAAATGTAATTAAAAAGGGTTGAGAATCTGTTGTGGTTTGACTCCACAGTATCGGTTGACACCGAGGGTAATTTCGAAACGGTTTGATCACCGAATGGGTCTGAATCCCATCCAATCCACAAACGCCGACTTCGGTTAGTGGTTGATACCACCTGACTTGTAATCAGGAGAGCTTCGGCTCCGCGGGGGTTCGAATCCCTCAGTCGGCTCACAAAAGCCAGTATAGTATAATGGTTGATTATTCGTGTTTTGTAAACATGGGATGGGGGTTCGAATCCCTCTACTGGCTCAAAAATATAATGAACGGGGTGTTAGTTCAGATGGTTTAAAATGTTAGGCTGGCAGTCTAACGCCAAGGGTTCGATTCCCTTACACTCCACGAGATCTGAATTGTTGGTTCGACTCCAATCTGATTATCCGATTAAGGATGGTCAGTAGTTTAAAGGGGAAAACGCAGATCACATAAGCTGGTGTAGTATCAATGGTTAAAATGTGGCCTTGGTAAGGCTGAGATATGGGTTCAAGTCCCTTCACCGGCTCAAAATTAATAGGACTATGGTGTAACTGGATAAACATCCCACTCCTACAAAGTGGAGACGAGAAGTATAATCCCGGTTCGAGTCCGGGTAGTCCTACACAAGCGATTGTAGCTCAGTTGGTTCAGAGCATCTGCCTTACAAGCAGAGGGTCCGGGGTCCAAATCCCTGCAGTCGCACAGTTCTTTGAAAATGTACTATATTCAGGACAAAATTGACCATTTTGTTTGTAATATAATACAAATGAAAATATATGGGGAGATAGTTTAAGGGATTTGTTTAAATAATTCAACGGTAAATATCGTTGAGCGGGTATTTAAACAGTCGGGAAGAACAGGTTGTGGTTAAAGCAATCGGTGTAGGTTAAAGTCCTACTTTCCTCGCCCGTATTTGTTCTTGTAGCTCAGTTGGTTCAGAGTATCGCCTTGACAGGGCGGGGGTCAACGGTTCGAGGCCGTTCAAGAACACAGGAACTTTCGACAGGTGTTTTCTATCAAATTGTACACCTTAATCCGTTGTGATAGACTGTCTGAGGACAGATTCGGAACAGTAACAGGGTATTTGTGGATGAAATGAATTAACCCTTACCAAAGTGTTGAAATACGGTAAGAAATCCACACCAAAGAATCTGCTTGAAGATGAGTGTAGATAAGAGAGTACTTCCCATAGGGAAAGCCAACCTAAATCATAGCCCCTTTCCAGAGGGTCTAATATCATCAGTAGAGGTAATTGAGATGATTCATACGGGTACGGATTCGGACCGTACTGTCGCGGATTAATCATGTTCCGATTGAGGGGCCACTGAAACTACCAAGATTATTCCACTGGAAAATTGGACAGATTCTTTTTATTGGGGGTGCATGTACCAAGGCTTGGCGAGGAAGTCCTGCAAACTTTCTGGGAGAGTTCAATTCTCTTCATCTCCACAAACAAATGGGGTAGTAGCTCAGATGGCTAGAGCACCTGACCTGCAATCAGGAGGTCGCGGGTTCGATTCCCACCTACTCCACACCATCGGGGTGTAGTTCAGTTGGCTAGAATGCGTGCTTTGGGAGCATGAGGTCGGAGGTTCAAGTCCTCTCACCCCGACTAATTAAAATAAAAATGTGAAATGAAAACAGTATTATTGATATTAAGAAACGAAAAGGATGAAATTTTGTTTCTTTTAAGAAAGAAGAAACCATTTGGATGGGCATTACCGGGTGGTAAAGTCAAAGAGGGAGAAACACCAGAAGATGGTCTTGTGAGAGAAGTGCAAGAAGAAACAGGTATTCTTATTGATAAATCTATTTTGAAATTTTCACATACTGGTAAATCTATAACAGGAATAGATATTGATATTTATTCAGCTAAGTTAAATGAAACACCAGTTGTTACGATAAACAAGAATGAACATTTCAGTAAGAGATGGATTGTGAACGGTTCTGATTTAGTATTTGCTGGTAATACTCATTTATTTCTTTCTAATGAAATCTAAAATGGAAAAAACATTATATAATTACAAAAATATATAAATCATATGAAAAGGAAAGGATGTGTTTTCTAAGTTATTAAAAAATAATTTAGAAACATATGAGACCAAGATTTGAGTACAAGACAACCGATAACAGGTATGTTTACAATCGTTTGAGAAAAGAGATGCTTGAACAAGAGGGTAAACTTCGTTGTTCTTTTTGTGGTTATCACAAGAATGAAAATAGATCTGGAAAGTGGTATGGTGGATATACCAGTTGGGGTTATGTCGGAAGAAAAATTACTGGAACTAAACTTTATTCCAATCGAGTTGAATATTGGGATATTCGTTATCCAAATTGGAAACTTATTTCCAAAAACAGAAAACAGTGGATGGAAAAAAAGGTTAAAAAAGAAAGATATTGGAGAACGATTCCATCATTTGAATTTGTTTTTTGAAATTATGAAAAAGAAAGGAGATTTTCGTTAGGTGTTATAAAAAATAATACCAACGAAATGAGAGAAAATAGAAAGAAGTTAGAAGATTTTTCCATAAGTAGGAAAGAATTCAGAATTTATTGGTTTGCTATCGAACCTTATTCTGAATGTGTTTGTAGAAAACATAAATCATATAAACCCTTTTGGTGGTTATATTATGGAAAAAGAAGAAAAGGAAAACTAAGGCCATATCACAATAAAGCAGATAAATGTAGATATGGTAATGATCATAAATCTTGAAAAAATTATAGAAAAACTCAATACAGAAATGCTGGTGTAGTTTAGTAGGTAGAATAATTGATTCGTACTCAATAGACGATGGTTCAAATCCATTCACCAGCTCTTTACAGATAAAATTCCGTCTTAATTTTTTTATTTGAAAAAATAAACTTACATTTAATATTATGGATAAAAGGATAAAAGGTAAGTTGAAGTTAAACGGGAAAGAATACAATTGTGAAATCCGTGATGGTGTTCGTTATGTAAATGGTATGAATCCTGATGAATTCGTTGATTATCTTGCTGATAATGGTGATTGGACAGCATTACATGATTTGGTCATTATAGGAATGCAGGTTGTAAAGGATACGAAGAAGAATACCACTTCGAGTTATCAAAAATTAGCTAATGAACTTTATTTGAAAAAAGTAAATTGAATTATGGAACATCCTTTAAAAAGTGAAGAATCTTTTGAAAAATATTTAGAAACATTAAGTTGTAATGGATGTTTTTTATTTGTCAATAAAAAATGTACTGATGAAAAGTCATTGGAACATGAAAAAGATAAACAATGGATATCAGAACATCTTACCGAGAAGGGGGATGAATTTAGTTTACAATGGGTAAAAGATATTAATAATCATTTTGTATGTGAATCTTTTGAAGATGGCAAAGGAAAGTAAAATAAAAGAAGAAAATAAAGTATTCGGAGAGTATTTATACTACGGATATTATCTTGATTTTGTCAAATGGATGCAAAATGAAGATCCGAATTGGAAACCAGATTGGACTCAGGGAGAGGTTGAATTTTGTAATGAACTTATGTTCTGGATTGAAAATATTGGAAAGTTAAAAAAAGGTATGACTGAAATAGGAGATAAAAACAAAGTGTTGAAAATGTTATATAAGTATTATAAGGAAACAAAATAAATATGATAGATACTACTTATAATCTTTATTCCGAATATCTCGAAAACAAAATAAAATTTAATATTGAGGAAGCTGTAGATTCCTATGTTCGATTATTTCTCATGAATCATAGTTCTTTGATTCAATTTGCTGGGAGGACGAATGATGATTTACATTATTCGATTGTTTTAAATGAAGATACGATGGATAATAGATCAATTTTATTTGAATTTTTCAATGTTTATGATAGTTTTGAAATACAAAGAGGTCATCCTATATCAGAAAAATATCCAGTTCTTTTTCAATTTGTTCCGTTTAGTTTAATTCAAAATGTTCATATAAAAACAGAAATAATTAACGAAGAATTTCATAAGAATGAAGATAGAAAACAGAAATTAAATGAAATATTATGAAACACTTAAATGAACATCCAGTAAAAAAGGTAAAGTTCACTAAAAGTTTCACAACAACTGCTGTGAAAACTTTAACTCATGATAAAAAAGAATATTTCTATCATTTTGGTATTACTCCAATGTCGGCTTGCTTATATGGTGATGATCCAAAGGATATACTTAATGTTAAATTAACAGTTAGTGAGAATCAAAAAGAGCAAAAACCACCTGATTATTGGGGATGGTTCGATTTCGAAACTGGATGGGTAAAAGGTGGATTAATTCAACCATCATATTTACAGTTTGGTATGTGTTTCACTTATGGATATAAAGCAGAGGAAGAATCGGGTAAAGGAAAAGCTTATAGATTAGATGTAGAAGAAATTAAGGACAGGAAAAAATAATATATAAATTCATGATAGAAAGTCCTTGTTTATTTATATGTACACTTGAAGATGGAGTATGTATAGGTTGTCATAGAACGAAAGAAGAAATATCAAATTGGACAACATATACAGATTCAGAAAAACAAATGGTTTTAGACAGATTAAAAAAGAAAAAAAGAAAAAATGCCAAACACTAAATTATCAGACATATTAAAGCACAGTAAGATTAAGGTTAAGAAAATTGATTTCAATGACCCTGAGTTTATAAAGATGGTTGAATCTGTTATTAAGGAAAAGAAAAGAGTATTAAAAATGAAAGAAGTGGATTGGAACTTTTTAAATAGAATACGAATAAAATAATAAGAATATATGAAAATAGGTATTGGAGATAAAATAAAATTCTTAGAAGAAAAACAATGTTATACAGTTCGAGCTTTCGATGAAAGATTTGTTGTTTGTACAAAACCATTCAATTTAAGGAAAACTGTCTTATATACAATAATTGATCTCAAGAAATTGGTGAGAGGTACAGAAGATCTTTTATTTTGTAAAGGATTTGAAACAGATAAACAATGTTGGGATGCTGTAAAAAGATTAAGTGGTGGGAAAAGTGAAGTATCTTTTAGAAACAGAATAAAAGTAAAAATCGAAAAAGTAATAAAACCTAAACAAGAGCCAGTAAAACCAAAACCGATGTTTTGTGATTATCCAGCTAAGGCGTATGAATATACGAGTGAGATTGATACTACTCCTTTGGATTCAAACGCTTATTATTCATATCTAAATGGTTGATAAATGACTACGAAAGAAATAAATGATGGTAATAGACTAATTGCTGAATTCATTGGGTATGAATACATTCCCTTTAACAACCCATTAAAAATAAAACCGGGTTGGTGGTGGTCAAAAACATCCAATATAGTTCGAGGTACTTCAAATCCAGAAAAACTTATTGGTAATTTTTATTTGGGTAGGTCGGTAAGAGATTTACCATATCATAAGGATTGGAACTTTTTAATAGGTGCCATTAAAAAATGGGATTCTCTTAATGAAAAACCATTACCCATCGCAATAGAAATAAGTATAAAGAAAGTATCATCCGAATATGTTGAACTTTGTGATACTCTTGACCACTTGGTTACTTTATATGATATCTTACCAGTGTTTAAACACTTCGTAAAATGTGTTAAATGGTATAATCACATAAGTATTGGAAAATAATGGTAGAACATTTGAAAGATAAACTCTGTGATGACGATTTGGTGAATGCTCCGAAAGTTCTCCGTTCTCATATTTATGTTCAGAAACCAGTAGAATATGAAATCGAATGTTTATTGTGTGGTGGGAGTAATATAGAATGGTCGGAATTTGAATCTCATATATGGTGTTGTGATTGTGAAAAAGATGTTTTAATTCCTCAATCATATTCTGGGATATTTGGGGGACCGATACCAATGGGTATAAGTCAAATGCTGGGTTTATCCTTTGATAGAGTTAGTGTGGATGGTAAACATATACTCAAGTACGATGGACAAGTAGAATTAGACTACGAAAAAAAGATTAATAAAGAAAGGTACTCTAAACTCGAAGGTATATTAAGTGAGGAAATTGTTAGATGGGAAGATACATGGATTTTCAATAAGGAATTGAATAAATATAAAACTAAAATAGAAAACAAACTTTTTGATAAAATAATGATGAAACTTTTTATATATGGTGATTTACAGAAACCAGAAATTCAACAGAAGATTTTTGAATATGATTTACCGACAGTTCTTTCTGTTGATAGTATAAGTAATTGGATGGTGTTGAATGTATTTAAGGAAGGAAGAAACTATCTTCAACTTCATTCTCAACCAAGTGGTATAGTTTTTGGTAGAGTATTGGAATTGAACGGAGAACAAATAAGTAAACTGGATAAATATGAGAAAGATTATTTTAGGTTTACTTTGAAAACAGATAATGGTGTTGAAGTCGAGGCTTATACTTTCGAAAATAAATATTGATTTGAGAGAAATCACCTTTGATATTTAAATATATAGAGAAAAGAAATTTTCTCTAATGAAGTACATAAAACCATTTTTTGATTATATCAAAGAACAATACGGACTGATTAAAGAATCTTCATCTTATATGTGTATGACTTGTCTCGACTCCAGACTTGAACATGAAGAATATGAAGATGACCCAAACGAAGAAGGAATTCGTTGTAGTAATTGTGGGGATTGTAATTGGGAAATGGAACATTAAAAATAGAATAAATTTGTAATTGGTCTAAACTTATACTTTTTACATTAATATATAAGTAAAATGTTTTTAATATTTCTAATATTTGGATTAATATTGATAATTGTCAGTATTATATCTTGTATAAAAATTTATAAAATGATTAAGAAAGGGTGAATAATATGCCAAAAGCACAAGACACCTCAACATTGAGGAGAGAAAGAAAGTTATAGGGACGCGAGAAGAGCGCCATCGTCAGAAACATTCTCAGGGTTTCAACGAAATATTTACTTTTTTTCTACGGTCATATCGTGTTGGTATATTAGATTTTTGTGGTTCATCCGTAGAGGTCAAGTTCGATTCAAATGGACATGACGGAAAAGTTTCCTTTAAATTATTTGAGAATGGTATCATGAGATTGGATGATTTATCCAGTTATCATCCTAATATATTAAAGGGTGTTATCATGGGTAAAAAGAGCTGGGGATTATGGTTACAACAATGGACCGATGGTATTGTTGAGGGGAGTTTTACAGAACGGGAAATACTCAATGAATTCACCAGTAAAGGAATAAAAATACCAGAACCGTTGATGATAGATTGGGATAATGTAATAATTAAAAAAATAAATAAAAGAATAAATGGAAACAATTAAAATAGAAATAAGAGCATCCGAGGGTGGAAATGACTCTAAATTATTGGTTAAGGATCTAACCAACATCTATACAAAAGTGTGTAGAAATAATGATTTCTCATATAAAGTAGAAGAACGAGATGGGTTTGCCTCCATTTGACTGAAAGGTGAGAAAGTAAAAAAACTTTTTAGTAATGAGAGTGGATCACACTGTTTTGTGAGGATACCACCTACCGAAAAGAATGGTAGGGTTCAAACCAGCTTCGTAACGGTGGCAATTATGAACCCAGAAGTTAATACAGACCTTCAGTTGAATTATAATGAGATAACTAAGAAATATATCCGTAGTTCTGGAGCTGGTGGTCAGAATGTGAATAAAGTGGCCTCTTGTGTTCAATTAACTCATATTCCAACTGGAATTCAAATTAAATGTCAAGACACAAGAGACCAAACAAAAAATGAAGAAATAGCTTATCAGAGATTATATGAGAAACTAAAAGTAATCGAAGATAAGAAAAACTACGAGAAGAATAAGAATTTTCGTAATGACCAAATTGGAAATGGAAGTAGGGGAGGTCAAAAAAGAAGGACTTATAGAATAAGAGAAGATGTTGTAACTGATCACATTACTGGAAAGTCGTGTCGTTGGAAAGATATTTTGAAAGGAAAAATAGAATTATTGGCTTAAAATTTTTTTTATTCATATAAATAATCTATTTTTGTTAGATTGATTAATACAAATATTTTATGAGTAAGAAACCAGAGAAAGATTCTTTAGGGGAAAGAATGAAAAATTATGAGGAAGTCACTCGTGGTAAACTCCCTCAGAGAACATATACTCTTATCCGTGTAGATGGTCGTGCTTTCCACACATTCACTAAGAGGTTCAAAAGACCATTTGATGAAAATTTTGTGAATATGATGAATCAATCCGCTATTGCTCTTTGTGAAGAAGCTCAGGGTTGTAAAATTGGATTTGTTCAATCGGATGAAATTTCTATCATCATGACCGATTTTGATGATATTAAAACAATGCCTTGGTGGGATGGAATTGTTCAGAAGATTTGTAGTAATTCCGCTTCCATTGTAACTGAAACATTCAATAAAGAATTTTATATTTGGTTATTAGCGGCATCAATGAATTCATTGGAATTTGATGAATTATTGGGATTAGTTAAACTATCTGATGTCATAAAACTCATTAAAAAAAATAAAGGTGCTCGTTTTGATTCCAGAGTATTCACCATTCCATCCCCGACTGATGTTATCAACTATCTGGTTTGGCGTCAGGGAGATGCCACCAGAAATAGTATTTCATCGGTGGCACAATCCTTATATCCACATTCTTCACGATCTCAATTAAATGGAAAAAATTCCAAACAACAACAAGAAATGATTTTTCAGAAAGGTCAGAATTGGGATAAAATACCAACTGGTTTAAAGCGTGGCCGTGCTATCGTAAAAGTGGATGGTAAATGGGTTGTTGTTGATCCACCAATATTTTCTCAGGAATGGGAATATTTAACCAAGATTATCCCTAATTATAAGTAAATTATGGAAATTAATAAAGAACAAGCTTTTCCCATTTATTCATTCTCTGTTAGATGGAGTGAAGATGGAATTCAAGATCCAAATTATCCTAATTGGTATAAAGATTTACCAGAGGGTAGAATTTGGAATAGTACCAGTTTTCGAAGAATGTTTAAAGAAGAAAAATCCGAAAAGGAACTTTCAGAAATTTTTGTTGAATGGTGGGATAAATATAAACTTGACATTAAAAATATTAATGATGTAACCATCGACATCAAGTTTGTAGAGTTTGAAGTTTGGTGTTTAACATGGTTCGAACATTGGACTTTTGATGTAGGTAAATCAAATGAAGAAGTTCTAAGAAGTTTTGAAGATTTTATTTACCGAAAAGAAACATTAAATCATGAGTATCAAATGACAACTGGTAAGGATGATGGTGTTTATTGTTTGATGGGTGCCGAAGATCGTTGGAGATGGCATGGTGCGGAACCGAATGGAAGCCCAGAAGATCATAGTCCAGCACCATGTAGGTGTAAATTTTGTAAAGAACAAGGTGTAATAAGGATTGCACATTAAAACAATGGATAATGAAATGGATTAATATTCGTGAAGAAAAAGTTCGATTAACAAAAGAGAATCCTTTTTATGATGTGTATGGATATGATCCTCACAATCATAGTTATCGAATTACGAATGTCAGAGCAGAGGATATTATCAGAGGAAATATTGAAAATGGAGAGTTTACTGTAACCCATTGGAGAGAAATCAAAGATGATTATCCCGAAGATTACAATGGAGTTGAACGAAAAGATTACAATAAAATATAAATTATTAACCGTTATTAAAAACAAAAACTATGTTTGGATTATCAATTTTAATTTCGTTAGTCATGGCTATTCTTGGAATAGCCCCTCTTTATTCATTGAAAAAGAGTGGTGAAAGATTTACGGCTATGTTTATTTCGGGTAGTGCGTATTTTTTAATTTCATTTTTCATCGTCTATCTTGGAATGCCATCTATAGCCTATCCATTATTGGGTACATATTTTATTATCCTCATGGTTTGGTGGTTCATAACAGCAATTGTCGCTATTGGTATTTATTTCAATGAAAAAGATAATAGTTCTAATTGGCGTAATCAAAGAGGTGGAGATAATAAACAACCATCAAAAAATTCCTATAAAATTCCTATGTGGGTTTCTTTAATTTCTATTAGTTTGTTAATTTCCACATGGATATTTAGTTGGGCATTCTGGGGAAATCAAGATCATAAATACGCCGATCTTATCGGTAAAATGGATAATAAAACAAGACAACATTGGTCACAAGACCAACAATCTATTGACCCAACACATATCAGATTAGTTACATATGATCTCGCCTTTTCATTAGCATCAACATCATTGAGTGATAGTAGTGGACATACACTTGGTTCTCAATTTGAACTGGATGAGAATCATAGTACATTACAGAAAATAAAAAATGATTATTACTACCTCATTCCAATTGATTTTTCTAATATTTTCAGATGGTTCAATACAAATTATGTTACGGATTATGTAAAAGTGTCAGCCACTGATCCGAATGCAAAACCTGTTTTGGTGAAGTCAAATCAAAAAATGAAATATACATTCGGTGCATTTTTCGGTGATAATATCGAAAGAAAACTTTATAAGAAATATTTCAATTATCATCTTGAAGATTTCACATTCGAAGAAGATGATAATGGTAGAGTATGGTGGACTGTAACTGCTTCCAAACCATCTATTTTTTGGTGTGGTGCCGTTGTTCAGGGTGTTATTCTTTTTGATCCTGAAACTGGTGAAGATACATTTATTCCGAAAAGTGAAATTGATAATGGAAATCCCAAATACTCTTGGATTGACCGTGTAATTCCAAAAGATCTTGTTCAGTATTATATTACTCTTTGGGGTGATTTAAAAGATGGTTGGGGTAACGCTGTATGGTGGGGTGGTAGAAATAACTTATTAAAACCAGAAACACCAGTTATGAATTATTCAATTGATGGCCGTTGTGTATATGTTACACCTGTAACATCAATTAAAAGTGATCAAACAATGGTGGGGTTGATTTATACGGACGCAAGAACTGGGCAAAGTATTTTTTACACTACTGAGGGTGGTCAAACTGAATCTTCTGTTATTGGTACAATTGAAACAGCCATTAAGAACTTTCCAAATTGGTACGCCTCTGAACAGATTGTCTATGAAAATATTTATGGTGAAATGTGTGCACTTGTACCGATATTGGCCAAGGATAATAATGGACACGCTAATTTTCAGAATCTTGGTATTGTTTCGACTAAAAATAAGGCATTCGCTATCGGTAAAACCCCTCGTGAGGCTTTACAGATGTTTGTAAAAACAATTATGAATTCCAGTACACAACTATCTACTGAAGCTACAAAAGATATGGTTGAAATTCGTGATGTCGTTTGGCGTATAGGAATTGGTGAAAATAATACTCACTACATTCAGTTTAAAAAGATGAAGAAAGCTATCGTACTTAGTACTTCTAATGTGGTCGAAATCTATATGACGAAAGAGGGGGATTCGGTTGATGTTAAGTATATTAATTCAAATGAATCCGCTCTTCCAACTGTATACTTCAGTAATATCACAAATCATATTGAATTATCAAAAAATCAAGAAAGTGTTCAAAATCAATCAGATACTCGTGTTCTCGATCAAAAAAACAGATCTGATGTTAAGGACATGAAGGCTGCTTTTGATACATTGAGTGATACCGAGAAGATGAAATTATATAATCAATTGAAAAAGAAGAAAAGCTAATTATTTTTTTATTTCAGAGGTTTGTTGTATCTTTGTAGTGTCAAATTATAAACCGATGAATATTTTCACAAGAAAAGCACACGAACTTCAACTTCCCTTGACATTATATGTTAAGAAAAGGAATGATGAAATGGTAGCCATTCGGAAAGCCGAAGAGAAAAAGAAACAAGACCATGAACAATGGTTGGCTCACAAACGCAGAGAGAATAAAAATAAACCTCTCAATTTCAGAAGAAAAGAACATATCAAAGATATGTTGAAAACTCTCAACGGACTCCCTCCAGATAATACAGGTAGTAATATTTGTTACGGGGATGGTTATTTCGCCAATTCAATTCCCGGCCGTGAGGGTGATAAAGATTATGATACCGCGATGGAAGAACTGATCAAGGAATTTGGTTCAACTTCCACATGGAATCGTTTCATGGATAAAGTTTGGGATTTATAAACCATAATACAATCATAAAATGAAAAATTCAAAAAAAGATCAGAAAAAGGAAGATGGCCATATTCCAGTGACCAATTCGAGTGTTCATTACAAAATAATGGAAACTGTGAAACCATTGAGTATTCATTACAAAGTAATGTCAACTGCAAAGTCATAACCGATGTACGAAAAGGACTATTCATTAATTAAGACTTGTTTTTCCACAACTGGAATAGTATCTCTTATTTTATCTCTTTGTATTGCAATGGCTGATAGTTTTTCTCAACCAATTCAATATGCCTTGGGTGCCACAACCAAAGAAGTCAGAGAAACATCAAATGTCTTTTTATTTTCATCAGATCTTTGGTTAATTCCACTTATTATTATTGGAATATCTTTACTGTCATTTATAATGTTGAGTTATCTTGAATGTTATCATGAAGATGATGTTTGGCCTTTTCCTTATAAAAGAGATTTAAATGGAAAGAAAATCCGAAAAACTTTTATCAAAAGTGATTTTATTGATCAATGTTATAGAACGACAGAGGAATTTATGAAAAAATAATAAAACTATTTTTTGAATAAAAAAAGGTCTAAGATGGAAATTTTAGACCTTTTTTTTATATATAGAAAGAAAAATCTTTACTATTATGTTATTAAAAGGAAAAAATGTTCTTATCGTTGAAGATAACGAAAACGATATGAAAATAGCAGAAAGCCATTTGAAATCTTTAAAAGCTAAAGTTTTCAAATGTGTAACAGGGGAAAAGGCATTAGATATATTCAAAAAGAAATCTATTGACTTAGTTATCATTGATTACAGATTACCATATAAGAATGGTTTAATGATAACAAATGAAATAAAGAACATAATGGAAGTACCAATTATATTGATTTCGGGGATAGATGAAGTTATTCAGGATGTTGATTATGTTAAAAAATTTAAATTTGATGATATAATTTGTAAACCATATCATAAAGCAGATCTTTTAAAATCCATAGAATCTTTATGATTGATAACTTTAAACAGTTTATGAACGAGAAAGAAGAAACACTCTCGAATCTGACTAAAATAATTAAAACCGTCAGAGATGAATTTATTAAAGGTAAAATAAAATCATATTCGGATATTAATAGTGGTCATTGTGTTGACTTTATTGATGAAATTCAAGATAGATTTCCTGATAAACTTGAAACATTAACATCTTCTATGTTTACACCGACAGATGATAGACAAAAACAACATTTAATATCAACATACAATGATGTAATGATTAAACATGATGATATTGAATGGAGTAAAAATATGTTAGATAGGTATGGTTATCCAGATGAAAAACTAATGGATGAAGAACCACCAGCTCATATGTGGATATATTATGATGGTAAACATTACGATGCTGAAGAACCAGAGGGAGTAGAAAATCCTTGGGATTTACCAATATTTGAATGGTGGTAAATATTCACAAACTTTTCTGATGTCGGTGTATATAACAAGAAAAATTATATTTTATTATGTACACCGACTTTTTTTATTTTGACATAGAAACGACCTCAAAGTATCCAGATTTAGAAACTTTAAAAAGAAAAGATCATCGTGGTTATGATTTATTCCTGAGAAAATGTGAGGTTTTCAAAGATGAATGGAAAGAACCATATGAACAACTTTACCCAATGAAAGCTCCATTGATGGCTGAACATGGGATGATTGTATGTGTATCGTATGGTATATTCAAAAATGGTGTTTCTCAAATCGGTTCTTTTTTAAATAGAGATGGGGATGAAGAAGCCTTGATGAACAATATCAAGAAATTATTTGATAGTGTTGGTAGTAAAAAAAGAATTTGTGGATACAATATAAAGAATTTTGATATTCCTTGGATAACTAAAAAGTTTTATAAGTATGGATTGGAAATTCCTTCGAACATTAACACAGTAGATAAAAAGCCATGGGAAACATGGAATCTGGATATATTTGATGTCTGGAAAAGTAGTGGTAAGATTCAGAGGGTAAATCCATCAATGGATGAAGTCGCTTATGATTTGGGTATAGAATCCTCTAAGAACATTTTAAATGGTAGTAAAGTACATGAATATTATTGGTTAAAAAAAGATTACGATGCAATTATGCAATATTGTGAACTTGATGTTAAGGTTCTTATTGAAATCACAAAAAGAATGATGTTATAAATTATGGAAAATATTGATAATCTTACAAAGGAAGAACTTGTTTCATTACAAACAACGATTAATAATCGTCTGAAACAAATTGAAAAAGATAGGGCTGATCGTGCAAACAGTTCTAATAAAATCAAATTATCCCAATTGACAAATAAAGATAGAATACTTGGTATTCGTTTTGCTTGGGATGGGGATAAAAACAAAGGAAAGGAATACAAGTATTTAAAAGTACTTAATGCTAAATGGGCAGTAGATTTTATCGATTATTGCGATGTAGAATATACACCCAAAGGCAAAGATGGTAAATTCAACAGAATAGGATTCCACCATAAAACCGTACCATTCGGTATATCGGCATCTATTTCTGATGAAGCAGCTGATAAATCGTATTATCTAAATTTAGATACATCCAGCACAGGATATGATGGGTTTTACACATTATCACCTAAAACATGGCAAGTGGATATTCAAACGGCATTAAAAGATTTATTAAAACAAAGAAAATACTATCAGGATATTGAAACTAAAAAATTGAAAGAGAAAGTTAAATTAGTACTCAGAAGTGAAGAAAAAATCAACGATTTTATCAAATGAAACAAGATTGGTTATGGAATCCCAAAGTAAAAGGTTCAGGAATAATTGAATGTATTCCACAATCTGGTAGATGTCCAGTAGGATGTTCAGATTGTTTCTTTCAAAGTGGAAGATCCTATTTAGAACCATTAGAAGAAACATTACCTCATATCCCACCAATTGATTTATCAAACGATAGAATTGTGAGAGTTAATGATGGTAATGATTCAAATGTTGATAGAGATATCGTTGAATCCAGTACTCAACAATTTAAAGACAGATTTTACAATACAAGCATTCCAAAGGATCTGGGTAATTTTTCGGCACCAGTTGTATTGACCATTAATCCAAGTCTTAAAACCGATAAATCATTTCATAAATTAAAGACTATTCCAGACAATTTGATGTTTGTCCGTATTCGTGTTAATACATGGAATCTTGATAATGTAGTGAAACCAGCTATCGAATATTACACTTCAAAAGGAGTGGCTGTCGTATTGACTTTTATGGCCTATTATTCATCTGATGTACCAGATGAACACAAGAAAAATTATATTTGGAAAAAAAGAACGATCAATAGTTATTGGTGTATAAAGAAAACTGAAATGGATAAGATAATGAAAAATTTCCGAAAGAATCCATTTGTTTATACCTGTTGTGAAAGACATTCAACTTGCTCTTTTTGTGGGAACTGTATCAGAGAATATTATAACGCTAAAGAGCGTTTAATTGGTAATTCCCAAAGATTTATTTTGGAATCCATTGACTAATAATTTTTTTATTTCGAAAAATATCCCTACCTTTGTAGATACAATTTAAGAATGCTCATTATGAATAAGATCTTAAAAATAGTCAAAGGGAATGTCGAAGTTTACAACTCCCAGACAATGAACAAAATAAGAACAGCTTATTCGGGTGGCGACGCTCAAAGAGCCGATTGGTATGATGTTACCAATGAAAGTGTTCAGGTTCAACTTTTCAGTGGTAAAGTCAAGATTATCAATAAAAACGGAAGTTTAATTAGGACAATATGATAAAGAAAATTATTAATCCGACATCTTATTTTATTGCTTTGAGTATTGGATTACTATTTACGGGATATCTTTTATTCTCATTCCCTTTATTAATTGTAATTGGTCTTTCAATATTTTTTATTCGTCTTTTATTAATCTAAAAAATTTTATGAAAACAGGAACTTTAGTAGGTGGTTATTGCGGTGTATGGTTTCTTGGATTAATCCTTGTTATCATCATGGCCGTTTGGGTAATTTCATCTGGTGGTTTTGCTTCCAGTAAAGAACTTGTCATCGATGGTAAAACAGTCGTTGTTGAACCATATGGTCTGGGAAATGAAGATTCTCAAAAAAATCCTGATGTTATTTACGAACTGAGTACAGGTAATATTGTTTTATCCGTCATTTTCTCTGAAACTGTGGTCGTGCCAGTTGTATTAATCACCAAATATCTTTATGAACCAGTTGGTGTGAGACATTCGGAATCATTTAAAAAGTAATTCTTTATGAAGATATTTTCTTTCCTCATAATCATCTTGCTTTTCCCAATATTACTTTTCTCTCAATCTTTTTCTCCTGATCGCCCGGGATTTTCAAACGGAGCATATTCAGTCGGATTACATAGAACAGATTATGAATCTGGCTGGGGATACAATGGATTTGGTTGTTATCCAATCAATCAACTTTGTAATACAAATCTTTTTAGATTTGGTATGTACAAACATCTGGAATTTCGTTTCGGTACAGACTTTGGCGATTTACTTACCAATTCTCAGATAGCTGGTATAAAAGCTTTATATTTCGGTGTAAAAATTCCCATAATTCAAGATATAAAGTACCTCCCTGATATTGCTATTCTTGGAATGTTAAATTTACCTAATATTGGTAAACCAGAATTCTCTATTCCCGATCATTCACCACAGGGTTCACTTATTCTTCAGAAAGGATTTGGTAAATTTACTGTTCTTGGTAATGTGGGAATACTTTATGATGGTATTAATCCATACTCTCAGGGTTTTTACTGTATTAATTTGGGTTATAGTATTACTTCGAAATTTGGATCATTCATTGAATCATATAGTTTCTTTTCATCTAAAACATCCCCTTTTATATATGGTGATTTAGGTTTTAACTATTTTATTACTGATGACTTTCAATTTGATTTGTCTTATGGTAGTGGTATGTCAACAGTTTTCATTAACTGTGGATTTTCATGGAGGATTCCACATAAGGAATAAAAAATTTTCTATAAAAGTTAAACCCCAATGAAATTCTCCCTGACCTTTCATTGGGGTTTGATTTTTTACGGAAAAAGCTCTACTATATGAGAGTAAAAACGGAGTTTAGTGTCGTGAAAACTCTAAGACGGAGTTTAGTGTCGTGAAAACTCTAAGACGGTAATTGTTGTCGTACACTTACAGAAAACGACAGGTATAGTCAGGGACCTGTATTTATTATACAATGTCTTTTATCAAAAGTTTATTTTTTTACAGATTCTAATGTAACTGTATACAATGTTTCTTTACTTGACCAATTTAAGGTATCTTTTTCTCGATATTGTTCCCATTGATTTTTAATTCTTTTAAAATTGGTATTCAATATGTTACTTATATCACTGGATTGTAATACAGTAATAACGATAAAGAATCTACAATGAAAACAAGTTTGCTGTTCATTCTTTTTATTTTGGGTTAAGAAGCAAGTCACCAAGATCTTATTTATTCTACCCTTGACTACATCATACTTAATTCCATTTAAAGTATCTGAATTGAAACCATCTGGGAATTTAGTAACCAGAGAATCTTTAGACATTCCAATCAGATTATTATTCTTGATTAAATCTTTAACTTGTTCTTTGGTTTGTGATATTCCTAAGATTGGGAATAACATCAAAAAAATTAATAAATACTTTTTCATCTTTCTATTATTTTATGTTTTTTCCCTGTTCTTGGATCGATATTACCTTTTGTACGAGGATAGTTAACGATACAGTTTTCACAATCTGGGGGTTTCTCATATAAACAATCGAAATCTCCATTATATTCATCCTTGTATCCCAAACATGGTATATTTCTTATCTCTTTTGTTGTCATACCTTTATTTATATGAGTTTTTAGTATTTTTGTTTTAAAGAAATTTTTTTAATTCAGCTAATTGTTGTACTTTTGTTGAATAAATAATCAATCAAACTAAAATGGCACGATTCACATATTATCAAGAGAATAAAGAAACTGAACCAATTCTTTGTAAAATAAGCACAGCAAAGAAACTTCTCAAGGAAAAAGGTGGACATGCATGGACGGAACATTATGAAAGGGATGGTGGGTTATTCGAAGTTACACAAATTGAACTTACAGGAAACAATTCGAAATTTAAATATAATCAACATTTATAAAAAAAGATATGTCGGGAATGGTTATTACTACTATTATAGGTATTGTTGTTCTTGTCGTTTCCGCTGGGCTTCTTACTCACTGGGAAAAAAAACATAAAATTAACGACTTCGGGCACGATAAGTTAACATTGAAAAGAACACATGATACCGAAACCAAAAAAAATCAGAAGAAATCAAAGTTCAATAATCATGAAAGATACACTTTTAATTAAGGCAAAGAAAGCCTCAGAGAGAAAATATCCGAAATTAAGTGATCGTGAAATGAGAAAACTAAGAGGGGTGGATTTTTTTGGGGAATTTTTCCAAAATATCAATTACTACGCACAGGGAAGTAGGGATGGTTTCATTTTTGGAGTGAAATGGCTACTTGAACAAAAGATAAAAACGGTTAAAGATATTTTGATAAAGGCTGAAAAAGAGGCCGAAGAAAATTGGGGAGAACTTGACCCGAAAAAAATGTTAAGTAAACACCCATCCGTAGAAGCTGTAAAAGACATATGTAAAGTAAACAGTTATCTTCGTCAAAAAAGAGAAGGATTTGTTGATGGAGTGAAATGGTTATTGAAAATTCAGAAAAAGAAATAATTTATTTTTTCCTCTCACTTAGATATTCTTGAAATCTCAAAATGTGTCTTTCTTTAACATCCAATTTATCTCTCTCTTTATCCAAATGTTTCTGAATTTTATCAATGGCTTTCTTTTTATCATCATCACTTTTTATTTTACCATAGGTATCAATAGCATCTTGTTCATCAGCTATTCCTGACATAATTAGTTCATCATAGTAAGTTGGATTTTCTTCCTCATGGTCCATTGAAATTTCTGTGGCTATTTTGGGATCATTAGTATGTTCTCGTTGAACCTTTGCACCAACATTTAATTCATCAGGGTTATAATCAGATGGTTTTTTTCCATCAGCTTTACCACCTTTAAGACGGTCATGCCATTTTGTATTTTTAATCTCTACTCTCATAATTTTTCATTATCTTATAACTATATATAATTTTACAATAGTGATTTTTTAAAACAATAAAACCTTTTGGAATATATAACTAAAAATTCCTAAAAATAAATAGAAAATCGATGTTAAAAGAAACTAAAGACAACAACAAATATTACGGGGATAACTCTAATTCAATTCTAACCACACTTAAATTCAATGGGAAAAGTAAATCTCTTGATGATTTCAATGTTTTGGAAGAATACTATAATCGTTTTAAAGAACAACCTCATACAATACAGATAGTGCATGATGATGGTCAATTTTTCAGATTAGATTTAATTAAAAAAGAAATATTCAAAGAATTTAAAAAATGTAAACTCATTTACAGAGATTCATATTTTGATGTAAAAAATAATATTTCTCAAACCAGTAGAGAAGTTTGGATGATTGATACAGGTTACTTGATTAACATTTACGCAAATTCATCATCGGTTTTTTATACAAACCCAGAGTTAGATGTAAAATTGGATAAAGACACAGAGTTAATAAGTTCAAATTACTTGGTAAGTCCACCACCTGATTCAAAGAATCATAATATGAATTTAGAAAAAATAGTATTCGAAATTTTCAAGAAATCTGTTGTTAATGAGATATCTAAAAATTCCATTGGACTTATAAGTGTTGATAATGGAAATTTATATGTCAGAGAGTTTACTATTGATAAGAAAGTGAAAATTCCAGATCTTGATCTTTACTATGGTGCTAATTTTGAAGAATTTAATAAAAAATTAATAAGAAGATTAACAAAAGATGATAAGGGATTGGTTTTATTACATGGTCATCCCGGCACTGGAAAAACATATTACATTCGATATTTGCTCCAGAGATTAACAAAAATTAACAAAAAGGTTCTGTATTTCCCACCGACTATGATAGAGTCCATCACAGAACCCTCTTTTTTCAACTTTATAACCGATTGGACCCTCGAAAATGGCAAAAGGACTATATTACTCATTGAAGATGCTGAACCTCTCCTTGCCTCTCGTAATTCGACCAGAAACTTAGGTATAACCAATTTACTTAATCTAACTGATGGTATTTTAAATGATATTCTTTCAATTCAGATTATAGCGACATTCAACACTGATTTAAATGAATTGGATGATGCTTTATTAAGACCTGAGAGATTAATAGCCCGAAAAGAATTTCATAAACTAAGTAAAGCTGATTGTAAGTTGATAGCAGAAAAAATTGGTTTAGATCCAGCTGTCATAAAAACAGAACTGTCTTTAGCTGAAGTATATTCTATGAAGAAGAATAGTGAAATAATGAGTCATGGAGTAAGAGATTCTAAGAATTCTATGGGATTTAGAATAGGACAAAATGACAAAAAGAAATAAAATAAAACTGACATATTGACATCGAAAAAGAATGGGTATAAATTTTGATAATTATAAATCAAAATTAATCAATGAAAGGAGATATTTATATGAAAAGTTTAATTAGAAATGCTTTCGAAAAACCTTTTGGTTTTTACTTGGATAGGTTTTTCGATAATGATTACGAATGGTATCGTAAATCAAATGGATTGGTAAATATTTCGGAAGAAAAAGATGGATACATGATTGAAGTCAGTGCTCCGGGGTTCACCAAAGAAGAATTAAAAATTAACATTGAAGAAAAAATTCTCACTGTTACGGGTGAACACAAGGAAGAAAAAAATGACTCCGATGAGAATTATACCAGAAAAGAATTCTCCAAACAATCATTCGAACGCTCTTTCAGCATACCTGATGATATTGATGGAGATGGATTCGATGCTAAATTTGAAAATGGAGTATTAAAGGTTTCAATAAAGAAAAAACTACTTCCGAAATCAGATCCAAAACAAATCGAAATCAAATAAAAAAAGTCGGGGTCATTCCCGACTTTTTTGTTTATAAAGCACCTAACTTATCTTTTCCACCAACAATATCTCTTATCTTTTTTAAAGTATCCTTATTGGAATTTTTAACGGCATCCAAAATATTTTTCTTAGTTTGTAAATTGTTGGAGGCCTTCATGGATTTGGCTATGGATTCCGTACCCTGATCAGTGTTAGCTCCTGTTGTTTGTTGATTGACCACTTTTGATTTGAAATCTTTTAGTTTTTTCTGAACAATTTGTCCAAGAAAATTAGATTTCGAATTAGTGATGATCTGTTCTTTTAATTTCGTCATATCCGTATTTTGATTGGTCTTATTTTGATCAGTCGTATTCGTTTGTTGGTTAGTATTCGTCTTATTTTGATCAGTCGTAGTATTGGTTTTATTTTGTTGGTTAGTATTAGTATTCGTCTGGTTAGTAGTATTCGTACCAGTTCCAGCCTCTGGTGAAGCTGGGGCCGCATTTGCTGGGGGTTGTTGTTCTCCAGCTTCATATAATTTATTGAATTCAGAAAAATTCAAAATGTAACCAGCGTTAGTCGGAGCTGGTGTTGTGGGTGCTGGAGCTGGGGCCGGAGTCGGAGAGTTCGTATTTGCTGGAGCCGGGGTTGTTGGTTGTTTTGTAGTATTAGTAGTCGGTTGTTGATTTGTATTCACTGGAGGGGTAGTTGTACTCTCTGGAATATCAGCTGGATTCGGATATTGTTTTATGGATTTTTGAACTTCATCCTTTGAGAATCCAGATTTACCAGCCATATCTAATACTAAGGCGTCTATGGCTTTCGGGAGATTATTTACAAATTTCTGTGTTTTATCAAAATTATACATTTTCCAAAATGGTGTTCCATTAAATAACTTTATTGGAGTTAGATAACCTTGAGGATCATTAGGCCCCATTTTTTTTGCCACTATTAATAATTCGGAAAATACATTTCTATGAAAATTAAATAATGATTTACGAACCTGAGAAACATCCTGAGCGTTATTGATTTCATCAGTTAAAATTTGATTTAGATTCGTTATTTCAGCTTCTGTTGTTTTATAAACAGCATCCCACCCTTTTTGAGTTTCTATTTTCTTTGTGAAATTGGTAATACTATCTTGAAATTTTTTAGATGATCCTTTGAAGAAACTCCAAATACTTTTCAAAGCATCACTGAATATACCCTCATTCATTAATTCATCAGCTAAAACTTCATTTCTGAATTCTTCAAAATTTTGTAAATTTTTCATATTTTAATTATTTCTTTTTACTTGATAATTATTTGATTTCAAGTATTTAACATATTCTTCTGATAGTTTATTTACCAATTTATTTTCATCAAAATCTTTTCTATCAACATCATAAATAATTTCACTATTAATACTAATCGCAAGATTTCCATTAGAAAAAGTACCCACTATAAAATCCTTGTTATTCATAATAATACTTAAAGTGGATCTATCCCCTTTCCCATCTTGCCTTTTTAAATATCCTGTTATTTTTTTTGGCCTAATATTCTTAATGATTCTTTTTGATACAATGAAAGAAAAATTATCTATTAGATTAGACATGAAATTTTGATCGGCATTATCAACGCTAATGGATACATCATCCAAATCAATTTTCTCATTGATAATCACAAAATCTTCAAATCTCATCATGGAGTAAACTTTTTCTGATATATATTAATTTTGAACTTCGATTTTTAATATATAAATCCAGAATTACATTAATTTAAAAACAAAAAAATTAATCATGACAAAAGTTTTCAAGTTAAACACCATCGAAAAAGGTGACGATTTCATCAACATTATTAGTGATAAAGAACTTCTTGTATACGAAGATATTCAAGGTAGTAGAATATTCGTCAGATATGATGGACAAAGATTCATCATTAAGCCAAAAAATTTAAGGAATGACCCTTTGAATTTTATTGATTTAGCTATTCAAAAATTTTATAATCCGGCTTATTATTATTTCAACTCATTACCACAATATATAACCGATTTATTAAATCCTAACTGGTGGTTTTGTTTTGAATATTTCCCAGATTTGCATCCGGCCAATATCGAATATAGTAAAACTCCAAAAAACGGATTGATTCTCGTTTGTATCGTAAAAGGACAAAAATATAAATATAATTATGATGAATTGAAAGAATTTGCAGCCCTAATGGATGTAGATAGTTTACCAGTTATATTTAAAGGTAAATTGAGTAAGAAACAATTAGAGATTATTGCGTTATTTTTAAATTCCTCGGATGAAGATCTCAAATATGTTTTTGGAGAAAATAATTTTGCTAAATTCTTCTATGAGTTATTAAATCCGAATTTTAAAAATTCATTCCTGATGATAGATGATGAATTCAATAATAATCTCGAAAAAATTATTATGAAGATAGACGGGAATGATGAATATTCATTTGAACTATTAAATCCATTATATAAAAGAATGTCCTTTACTAATGATACAAATTATGTTGAAATATACAGTCAAATTCTTCTTAACTTTTTAGAATTTTGTCAATTGATTGACATCAAAAAATTTAAAGTTAAAGCCAATACAAAAGATGAAATCTATATAGAATTGATTAGTCAGATCTTTAATGAATATATTGAGAATATCAAGGATAGTATTGATAAATGGACTATTGTTATTCCTGATTTTTTCAAAGATGAAAAGTTCAAATTGAATACTGATATGTTGTTGAATAAAAAAACTATCGAACATGCCAAATCAAGTAAAAAGATTGAATATATGTTGAAAGTTATTCTCAGTTCATTCAATCATAAAAAGAAAAGATCATTTGGTGTTTTTAATGAACAGACAGTTATTTTATTTAATGAATTTGTAGATAAAATTTCAAACTACATAGATAAATTGTTGAATATAAATAGGGAATATAATCTTCAAAAAAATGATTTAATGAACTTCAATGATTATTTTAAATTGAAATTTAATGTTGATACTGATGGAAAACTTTATCCTGATGTTTATGATAAAGAAAAACAACCTAAAGAAGAAGAAGGTGAGGGAAAGAAAGATGTTAAAAAGGGAGTTATTAAAAAGGGAGTAGAGAAAAAATAATATATAATAACAAAACAATCAAATCAAAATGGCAGGTTTTTTAGATGAAGTAAAAATTCAGGATTATGTAAGTAGTGGATTGACATATAGTGGGTATGCTTGGCCGTCAACAGCGACAAGTGATAAAAAATGGAAAATATCACGAAAGGTATCCACTTCAGCCAATAGTTATAAACTTGAATATGCTTTACCACCAAGAGGAGCAAATACGGTAACGGACTATTTTATTTTCGCTTGGGATGATAGGGCTTCAATAACAAATTGGGGATAAAAAGTAAAACTTTTTGAGTTCTTAGACATATAAAAGAATGTATTAATCTTTTTTGGAATTAACAGATTTCGAGTAACATTATAGTTGCTTTAGAGACTGCCTTCAAAAGCGTCAAAGAAATTGGTTTTTCACAAATAAAAATAAAAGAAAGAGAGGTAATTATGAATTACAATTATTTAACACCGTCTTGCGAAATTCTCGTCAATGGTCAAAAACGCAAATTATACGGAAAAAACAAAAACAAAATTTATCTTAATGACGGAGATGAATTTCAGCTAAAAGTCTACAATCCTTTATCAGAGAGAGTTGGTTTTCAATTAAAAATGAATGGGTCGGAAACGGACAATTCAATATTAGTCCTTAATCCCGGTCAATCCGTTATTGTTGAACGATTCATCGGTACGAATAGGAAATTAAAATTCAATACATATCTTGTAGACAAGAATAATCCATTAACAAAACAAGCCATTAAAGGTAATGGGAAATTAGAAGTCATTTTTTGGAATGAATCTAAATTGAATGGTATGAATACATGGACAAATGGTCCGATTATTATTAACAATCCACCATATGTTCCACCAGTTTCACCATGGCCGACACCATGGCCGGGGACAACACCATATACTCCACCTTCATGGCCAATATATTACTGTGGTGATCCATTATATGATCAACAAATTAATGTATGTGATCAAGGTAAAAATTGGGGGTCAGTAAATAGTCCGAATAGTCCGAATATCGGTTCGGCCGGTTTGAGTTCAGATTCCACCAATGTTAATGGAAAATACACAACAAATCTAAATAACAATATTAATTTAAAAGGTAATGTTGATATCAATGGAGATTTGAATGTAAGAGGTAATCTAAAATTCAATGGTTTATTATCAGAGAGTTTAAGTGAAACTGGTCGTATTGAAAAAGGTAAGAAATCCAATCAACATTTTTCGGAAACTGAATTTACTTGTGGTTCAATTATTAAAACTTATTGTTTTAAATTGTTACCATTCTCAGAAAAGAAAAATGATAATGTTCCATTTCAATCAGCACCTTATCAATCGGGTCCATTCAAACTTCAGGATAATCCATATATAATTCCGAACGCTAATTTTAATAATACATCTTATGTGAAAACACAAGGAAGAGAATACTGTCCTAATAAGAGATGTGGATATAGAGTTAGAAATAAAAATTATGGATGGTGTCCTATGTGTGGAACAAGGTTAGATTAAAAACATTGTGAAATATTCAAAAAAGATTAATAAAAAGAAAACCCTGTGAAATTTTCACAGGGTTTCTTTATTTAACAATACCAGAAAATGAATCAGGTGGTGCACCCTTCAATTCCACTTGTTGAATTTCACCCAAATCACCAAGTTCAGATAATCCTTCAATTACAGGTTGCTGTGATTGTTCCTGTGGTGTTTCAGAATTATTTTCCAAATTGAATTCATCTAATCCTTCTACGGTAGTTCCAGTTGATTGACCAGATTTTATTTGATCATCCATTTTTTTAGCATGTGCTTCTTGTAATCCTTTTAAGAATACTTCTCTTATTCTTCTCTTATTAGCTTGAATTTTCGATTTATAAGCCACCACTTTTTTTTGTCTCTTTTTATTTGTCCTTGATTTTGGCATGTTTTAAAGATTATTTTTTAGTTCGATTAATTTTCCTATTAGATCAGTTTCAAATATATTACATATTCTATTCAAGAATGTTTTATATCTTACATCATCACTAAAAGTTTTTTCTTCTTTCAAAATAGATTTAGGAATTTTAGACATAAATTGTAATTTCTTATCAGCTCTTTTTAATTGTTTGAAAGCTATTTCTCCACCCAATTTTTCTCCAACATTACCGGGAAGATTCATTCTTGATGCCATCAATTCATTTTCCAATGTCTTAACTTTTTCATACGACTCTTTTAATTCTTCAACATAAGAAGTCGGACCATATTCATGATCGGGTGAGTATGATATATAAATCACTTGATTTTGAGATAAAACTCTTTTAAGTTTTTCATTATCATTATGTTGTATCCAATCAAAATCATTTTTTCTTTCACCAGCGGATGAATGAAATATAGGTGTTAAACTACAAGGATCTATTGGAGATAAGTCGATAATGTCCGTTTGTTTTTCATTGTATACCACTTCGAAAGCTAAATACCCATCAATTAATAAACATTTAATGTGAAAATATAATTGAAGTTCCTCAAGAAAATTAAATTTCTGTGTATGTTCTATGGAAGATAATAATTTTTCCCATACTTTATCGGACATTATATTGACATAATTTCTTATTTCATCTTTTATGGATAATTGTCTTAATATTCTTCTTTTATCTAAATATGTTCTATCTAAATAAGAAATTTCCTTTTTTTCAGATAATGTAAGAAATTTTTTAAGTTCTTCTACTGAATTTGGTGTGAGTGAATACCATATTCCAGTATCATCATGATAAAATGTTAATCCAGTATCGTTCTGGACGATTCTGAAAGTTCCAATCTTTGTTTCTCTTTCTTTCATTGTTTTGTTGATTATTTTTTGTTTGTTGTTTGTTGTTTTGTTTGTTGTTTGTTGTATTATTTAATCTCTGATAATTTTATCAGGGCAAAAATGGAATAATTAATGATGTCATAATAATTGGCTTCTAATCCTTCTGACACTTTTGTTGTTCCATCGTTATCTTCTATTTGTTTTATTCTTAAAAGTTTTTGTAATATTATATCAGTTAAACTACTAATTCTCATTTTTCTCCAAGCTTCATCATAATCATGATTTTTATTCAACATCAATTCTAAAGCTTCATTTGTCTCGGTTATGTAGATGTCTAATACATTTTCTTTTGATAAATTAGGATTTTCATTATAAGGAAATTTCATTTGAGTTATAGCCATTACCGAATAGTTTATCATTCCAATATATTCTGGCTCTACTCCCTCATTTATCTTTGATGTTTTCTTTTCTTCCAAACTTCTTATTCGACTGGCTTTAATAAAAATTTGGTCTGTTAATGATGATGGTCTGAGTATTCTCCATGAAAGACCATAATCTTCCATCTTCCCTACAAAAACACGCTGGCAGTTCTGTATTACTTCTCTGAATTGATCAATTGTACTCATAATTATTTTAGGAGATTTTTTCTTAATATAAGGTAGGAAAAATAAAAAGTTTAAAATTAAAAACCCCCGACATACCTGAAATATGACGGGGGGTAATTTTTAGCTAAAAACTTCCTACTTGTTTTGATAAAGAGGAATAAAAAAGTTTCATTGTCGTATGAACTGCCGGACATCCTGAAGGATAGATGTTCTAAAATCCGCTCAATCTTTTATGTGTTCAGAGTCAACACAATCCTAATTCACGGAAGAGGACATATACCGATCTTTTTAGACAATAAAAAGAAAAAATTGTCCTTTGATTACGCCTCAAAGGCTAGGGCGGCTTCGTTGAGTGAAACAGACTACCCACTATGTTTTCAGGTGTAGTAGGATTTTCCACCTTTCAATGGGTAACAATTAACGATCTGCTACAAACGACTTCAGTTACGTCTGGGGTACACGACCAAATATCCATTGGGTAGCAACTCCCTTTGAATTATCTGATATTTATTTTATTCAGAAAAAAATTGAAAGTTTAAGGAATTTATTTTAGCCGATTTATGAAAATAAAAAACCCCGATTTTACCTGAAAAAATCGGGGTCATTTCTATCGTGAAACTCTTTCAAACATATTTGTAACCTTCGCACATCAGTGAAAGAGAAAACCGAATGGTTTTATGCCGAGCCATCGAAGCCGTGTCATCATTCGTTGAGACACCACAAACGACAAGAGAGATTCAGGCTCCTTGTGATTATTATATTCTTTAATTCAAAAGAAGTTTTCAAATTTTAATATATAATCAAAAAGAAAACAGTCAAATGAGTATATTAAAACTTAAAGTACAAGATTTTACACAAGTAGAATTTCCCAGAGATGGGTGGCTTCTTCTTGGATATGATACCTCAGGTGGAACACAATTGGGTGGAAAATTAGCCCAAATGGATGAATACGGTAATATTACTTATATTCAAAGTGGGGTAACAGCTGGTATAAATGGAACGAGTGGTATTTCAGGTACATCAGGTAAAAGTGGAAGTGCTGGAACAAGTGCAACGGCTGGAACAAGTGGATTATCTGTTGTCGGACCTCAGGGAACAGGTGGAACAGCTGGTACTTCTGGTGCAGATGGTAGTTTTCTTGGTACTCATGGGACAAGTGGTAGTTCTGGGAAAGATGGTACTTTTTTAGGTAGTTCAGGAACAAGTGGCCGTGGATCGAGTGGAACGAGTGGTGTTGGTGTTAATGGAACAGCTGGTACTTCTGGTATGAATGGAAGTACACCAACAGCATCTGATCGTTGGACATTAATTAATCCCTCTGGATTTACAATCACTCCAACAACTTTAAATAGTATCACATTTACAGATACGACATGGCTGGATACGAATACAACTCCCGGTCCTTTAAAAATAGGAACACCTCTTAAATACTTTTTTGATAGTGGAAATACAGCCTCGATTTCGAAATATGGAATTATTACTGGAATGACAGTGGATACAATTTATATCGCTGGTGCACCTCTTACTGGTGATCTTCCCGATATACAAAATTTATATTATGGAAATCCGGAAATGGTTTTAGATGAATATTTTAATATATCTGGATCTTATGCTATGGTATCTGGATTAACTTTATTATCCGATTTAAATTTATTTAGATATGAGTGGCAAAAATACTCTGCTCTTTTAGTTAGAATAATGGGGGTTCATAAATCCGATGCCAATGCAACTATACAACCAAAAATAAATGCTACAATTAATTCGAAGAAGGTTAGCACGGATAATTCTGGTGATGGAATTGAGATGAATTCCATTTCATATACTTCTACTGATATTGGAATTGATATTAATAAATACAACATAAAAATGGGTGATGTTTTAGAATTAACTACCACACAAAAAGGTGGTATTTTTCCTGTTGGGGCAGATGCTTCTGATTTAACTGTTGCTTTAACATTTATAAATGATGTTCCTGAAATAATACCTTATGTATGATAACACATAAAAATGGATTTGGTAATGATAAATTCTGTACATTTTTATCACATGGAAATGAAACTGTCATAACGCCCATTCCACCACCAAAACCTTATTTTTGGGATGTGTCGAGAGGATCTTCTTCCCCCCATCAATGTACATTAACTGGAGTAACACAATCTTCAACTGGTGGAGTTTTCAATAATAGTCCATGTTGGAATGCAACATCATTCGGTGGTGGATTTCGTGTACTATCTTGTGATACTAACACAAGCGATTGGAATTTTGGAACAAATAATTTCTGCATAGATTTTTGGATAAAAGTAACTGGTGGTGGTCCTATATCAGCAGTCGGACAAAATTTTGGAAGTAATGGTTGTGTTTTCAATTCAAATAATTTCTACGGTTTTTTTATTGATGGTGGGATTTCCCCGTTATTAACCCACAGTACAGGATTAACTTTTGGGGTAAAAAATGCTGGTTCATGGGACTTCTTTTTAACCATGTCAGGAATTACAAGTATTTGGCCCGACGCTGTAAATTGGTATCATGTGGCTGTATCCAGATATTTTGATACGATAAGATTATTTTTTAATGGGAAAATAGTGGCGACTAAAAAAATAACACCAACTTATTCAATGCCCCTTCTTAATTTTCCATATTTGATTGGTGGAATATCATCAGTAATATCCAGTTTATCAGCTTATTATTGTGAATTCAGAATAACAAATGGACATTATAGATGGAAAAGAGATTTTATTCCACCAAATAGAATGTATTAAAATGTTTTTACTACTCACCTCTTTTAATATATAAAGAAAAAACAATTCTATTTTGAACTCACAATTTGACAATCTAATGTTTTTTAATAAAGAAGGATTTCCATATAACTTCATATATGATCCGACAGGACAAACTTGGAGTGGAAAAATATTCTTTGATGAAAATAGTAGTGATACATTTAGAACCCTTTGCATTTATGTATTTGAAGATGTTAAACCATATAATTTTAATTCTGAATTTGATTTAAGAGAATCACAGTTATTCAATTGGAGTGGAACAACTTTTGTTGGTAAAACATTTGAAAATCAAGATATTATAAATATTCAAAAAGTAAATAGTAATCCAAATTTTTATTCTAAATGGATTTACGGAACTGATTTCGATAAAAAGTTTACAATTGGAAGTGTTGTTTATTTTAATAATGTAACTGGAACTGGAATTGGAAATAATGATTTCATATCAAGTGGAATAACATTTTTTGATGTTCTCGGTCATAGAAAAAATGCCATTTTAGTCGAAACTAAAACAGATAACTATACTTTTGATTTTACTTTGAACAGTGGTGGAACAGTATCTTCTGCTAATATTATTAAGGTATTAGATTATGGTCAACAAAAATTAGTTGATATAACAAATTTGAATTTTTATAAAAATAAAAAAATATCCGTAGTTAATAGTTCTTCAAATAATGGAGTATTTACATATAATGATTATAATATTTTAAATAATAAATTTTATGATTTTTTATTTTTAAGTGGAGTAACAGGTGGTACGATCTCAATGGAAATTGAATTGTTTACACAAAGACCCGAATTGTATGAGGGAAATGTTAAAATAACTTATAATGATACTGGATATAGTGGAACTACAATCGAGTTTATGAATGGGATAAACACAACTATTGATTTTGTGTCTACTGGTCAAACCGTGATATTCGAAGATATAAATGGTGGATATATACATCCAAATAATCCAACATTTACAATAACAGGTTTTGCTGATACTCAATATTTAACAACTGATACTTGTAAATTTTATGTTCTGAATGGATTGAATTATATAGAAACTACAAGTACAATTACTGGATTTACCTATAATGATATTATACATTTAACAGCCATTCCAAATCTTTCGGGATTAACATTTCATGATAATAGAAGTTTCCAAGTTCTGGATATTCAAAATGGAAGAATTGAAGTGGCTGAATATATAATTCCTGAGAGTGGATATACATATAAAATTGATAAAACCATTAATAAAAAAAGGATTAAAAAATTATATGCTCAACAAAACGCTGTCGCTTGTCCACCAACAGTCATTTGGTCAGGTTTCACAACTTGTTTTTCCACAACAAATAAACTCTTTGTAAATCAAGACATCTTAAATTCTGGTAATACAACCTATTTCTATGAGAACACAATAACAGCCATAAGAAATAAATATGCAAATATGTTTAATCGTTATGGATTTGATTGTTTTCATTGGAATAATGGGACTAATAATTTCATGGTTTTGGGTGGATTGGATTATAATTGGCATCCATATTTTTCAGCCAAATCTTCGATAAATAATATTCCTCTTACAATTGGTAAAAACTTTGATTATTATGATAGTGGAACAACGATGACGGGAGTAACCGATGCTTATTATTTCAATGTAAATGAACAATTACAAAACGAAACAATACATCTTTATGATACAACTTTATTGGCCCACAATTTCAAAACAACAATTCTATTTGATTTGGGAATTGATTCTGTAAATTATGGAATTCAATTAACAATAAATGAAAATAATTTTTATGTTCCTCTTTCTGGAACTGTCACCAGTTGTACAATAGATACCATAAATAGTTTTATAGACAAATATTTTACAATGTTTGATCAAAATGGAATTACACTGAGTAGTGGGACAACAACGAGTGGATATACATTAACATTAGAGGGTCAATATCCGAATGTAGAAATTATAAATTTGGAGATTAAGGTTAATTCTTATTCTACTTATACCATAATAGAAAATACGATAAATCATTCAATGGTTATATCGAGTAATGAATTATTTTCTGTATCTCAGAATTTATTTGATTTTGAATTGACTACGGGTATGATTATATCCGTCAGTGGTTCTACTCATACATTAAATAATAAGCAATATAATATATTAAGATTAACTGAAGATACAATTCAATTATCATATCAGGGTCCATTTTTCGGATGGTCGAGTGATAATAATTATACTGAAAATCTTACTATATCAATTCATGAATTTTTAAGAAAACCAAGAGGAAACTACAATAAACAGGTTTATTATAAAATGAGTTGGGAAGATCCGTATGACGAAAGTATATTCTATTATGATTATTCAGGTGACCAAATTCAACCAAACGGAAATCTGACTTATATAGGCCCAAAACCATTGTTTAATTCAGGTTATACGAATTTGGTTTTTTTGAATAGAAATGTAAACACTAATCCATTGGAGATAGCAAATCCAGAATATCAACAAACTATTTTTAACGAATTGTTATATCCATTAGAAGAATATAATGCTGCTAATTTTTATGATTATCATCCAATTCCACTTGAAATTTTCTTGGGATTCAATACACCGAATGAAGGTGTGATTACAGATACAATGAGAATTGAACAAATCGAACATACAACATTTACTGGAACAACATCAAACAAAATAGGTAAAAAAGTTAATTTTCTAATCAGTGGAAATACGATATCTTATATTACTGATGATATATTTTTCAGTTTTAATAACACTGGTTTAGATGTAGGGCTGAATATATCATTGAATTTTTTTGAAATAACTGTAACGGGAGAAACTTTATATGAAAGTTACGCTATTAGTCAGATTGTCGATTTAACAAAAAATAAAATAACAGTAGACAATACAAATCTACCATTCTTTGATACATCAGCATCAGGTAAGACATATGATTTTATAATTAAAGTAGAACCATCTCTTATAGCGACAATTCAATTATATGGACAAACTGAAATAGAAGATTACAGATTCGATCAAAATTTGAAAATGTTGGGATCTAATTTGGGATTAGATGCCTATCCAATTTATAAAGAAAGTGATATCGAAGATGCTGGTATTGATTTTACAATTCTAAACAGAAAAAGAAAAGAATTATTAGCCGTTCATCCAGAGATATATAATTATATTGGTTCATATCGTGCTCTTATTAATGCTATTAATTACTTTGGATATAATGATTTGGATTTATATGAATATTATCGAAATATCAAACAGGGTTCTTTGTTGTATGGTAAACTTCATAAGATTTTGATTGAAAATATATTCGATAGAAGTGTTCCGGGATGGACATCTCATGAACCAGATTCTATGAACTATAAAAAAACTAACTTATTCAATTTAACTTATCATATTACAGATTTTGATGGAAATTATATTAACTTATATTCATTAGCCGAGGTACAGACAAAACTTACTGGATTGGTTAAATGGTTAAGGAGAAATATAATTCCACTATCAGCTAATATTCTTGATATTACTGGTCTCGAACAAACTGTGGCGACTATGTACATGGATTACGATCCATCGAATCGTGTCAGAAAAATATCAGTGACTCAACAGGTTAATGCTGTTAATTTCGATTACATTCAAACCTTGAATACGGGAACTGATTATTTAATGACGGTTAATTTCTATATGATTACTGGTTGTACGATGCCGGATTACTATACTGCTAAAATAAAAACATTCAGGTTGAATCAGTCAACAAATGAACTCGAACCAGTACAATATCATGAACTTTACAAAAAAGATTTACTTTCTTATAGTTTCAATATTGATGCAAGTGTAGATCCTTATATGTATATTGAAACGGAATCTTATAATGGATATGGACTCGGAATGACAAATAATAAGTTATTCAATTATAATGAAGGTAGGTCTTTCATGTTGGTCAATACTAATTTTAATAGTTTGGATTATAGATACTTCACGACTGATTTTGGTTATTATATCATTGACCAAGGAAGATTCTATATCATAAAATTTTAAAATAATATTTTTTTATGAATGAGAAATATTTTAAATTCGTAAAAAAGATAAAACAATATGGACAATTATAAAGAATTTTTGAATCCCACATTGGTTATTATGGTAGGAATCTCAGGTAGTGGGAAATCTACATGGATCAAAGAAAACAAACCAAAATGGAAGAATACTATTGTTGTCAGTACTGACCAGATAAGAAAAGATTTATCTGGTGATATAAGTAATCAAATAATAAACTCGGATGTTTTTCAATTTGCGAAAGCAATGATTATTCACAATTTGAAAAAAGGTAAGAATGTTATCTTAGATGCTACCAATATACAAACTGAAAAGAGAATTTCATTCATAAATGATATAGAAAAAGAAGTTGATTTTAAAAAGATTGCACTTGTTTTTTATGTTTCTCGTGAAGAAGCTAAAAGAAGAATTAAAAAGGATATTGAAAATAAAATTGATAGAGCAGTAATTCCCGAAGAAGTTACTGATTCCCAATATCAAGATTATATGGATACATTGGGAAACCTACCAATTGAAGGATTTAAAATAGTTACATCATGGAATGAAGATTAAACATGACACCGATCAAATTGTTTTACTCGATGATAATGAACAAGAGATGGGTGAACTGAAATATATAACAATTGATGATGAAATTATTTTGATGGGAACATTTGTCAATAATCATTATAGAGGAAATGGATATTTCAATGTTCTATTGAACGAACTGGTAAAAACTTTTTATAACAAGGTAATTTATATATGCTGTGTCGTATCTTATATTTTTTTAAGTATAGAACGATTAGGATTTAAACAAACAGATGAATCTATTCCATATTGGGGATTGATGTCAAATGGAACAAACTTCAAATATACACCATCATTTACACCATCAATTACACCATCATAATTTTTTTATTTCAGCTATTTGTCTTACCTTTGTAGTATTAAATTCAAAAACTATTAATATGAAAACCAGAACTTGGGATAATGAAGAACGCCGCAGATATTACGGAGTAAGAGTTGGTGATACAGTACGATTATCATTCATGCCGGGTTATAAGCATGGTGAAGAACCACTCGCAGAAGTTGTGGAATACGGTTTTTTGGATAACAATCGTGTTTATGTGAAAAGAGAGGGTAGTGATGAAGTAATCGATTGGGTAGCTGAATGGTGTGATGTAGTCGTAAAAGTCGAAGATAAAAATGGAAAATAGAAAAAGTTTTTTAGAACCCGAAAATATGAAAAAATTAGGGTTCGATTGTGTTTCGGATAAAGATGGTTATTTGGAGTATTCAAATGATGCCACGAAACATTATAATACCGATTACAATAAGAACTTTCCTGAACCAAAAGGAAGAGTGATTATTTATGTCAATTTCACATATGGAAAAATTCCATTTGTTGGTATCTCTCAGGATGGTGGAACAAGACAAGTTTATCATGGTGTTTGTGAAACAGAGGAATTCTTGAAAATGATTTTATACTCAATAAGATAATGAAAAAGGGTGAAACCATAAAAATCAAATTCACTAAGAACGATAGGTTAAAAGCTAATCGTAGAGCTAGTCGTTTGATGGAAATTGAAAGTGGTATCAGACCGAAAAGTAAGGTTCATAAAAACAAAAAGAAATACGACAGAAAACGAGATAAAAAAGTAGATCATGCCAAAGAATATTAAAATAACAGATATAGATGATTCACTTAAAGGTTTTTCTTGTGAAAAGATAAAACGACTGAATGATAGTCAGTTGTTAAAATTTGAAGATAAACTCAATGAAAAATTAAAAATTTCCACTCTGTATGCAAATATAGACGATCTGGGATTTTTAACTGTTCAATATAATCAAATTCATGGTGATTTGACTGATTCTGAAAAAGAAATCATTGTAGAGATTTTAAAATCATTATAATCTTCCACCTGTCAATCCTTTGGCCAATAAAAAAGACTCTTTGTATCTCAAATCATCTGGATATAAACCAATTAATTTCTGAATACAATCACAAATTTGATTTTTAATTTCAAGGTTCAGAATTCCCTTTCCAATACATATATATTTGAATTCATCCAAAACTTGTTGAGGAGTGAGATCTGGATATCGTTCAAATTCTTGTAGTTCTTTATTTGTCGGTATACGATATAAAGTACCATTGAAAATGAAAGGAAATTCAGTTCTTTTTGGTTTATTCTCTGATTTGTATGTTTGATTTAATGTCTTTTCAATAAAATTACAGATCGGTAGGTGTCCATATTTTTCTACCCAAATATTATCACATTTGAATCCCACATTTTTTAGAAAATATAGATTAATCATTTGATTGTCCAGTTTCACTCCATTCGTTAATTTATATTCCAGTTGATCATCATCAAGTTGTTCACACAAGATTTTAATAGTTCTGTTGATATTCGTGTCAATATTTTTTTCTGATAATGTTCTTAAACATTCTTTTACTGTTTTCATCTATTCATTATTATTTCATAAAATTCATCTCTTCCAATTTCTTTGAAGTCTGTAACATAAGGAAAAATCTTGAGTAGTATATTCTTTATTTCCTCTGTAATTTTTTCTTTCCTTTCAGACCAATATCTTGATTTAATTGATATTGATAAGTATCCTTCAGTATCAAAAACATCAGCTATATAATCGGGGGATAAGTTTAGAAATTCTCTACATCGATCATTAGTATTGTTTATCCCTCCAAAGGCTGATTTTAAATATCCATCGGCTTTTTTCTTTGGTATTACCACATCAATTTCTGATGATACAAATGTTGTACATATGAAACCTATTTTTGTTTTATATTCTTCAAATAATTTTAGATGTTTCATTGTGTCATTTCTTTTTTGGTGGATCTGGTCTTTGATATTCTTCTTCTGAATCCAGTATTTCATCCTCAAATGCATCCCATTCGAAACCATCACTGAATCTTACCTTATATAATCTTTGGGCAGCGTTTTCATATCTTTCGATATCAGTTTCTCCAATTCCCGGTTCAGATATCGAAAGTATGGTACATTTCTGATGTGAATGAAGATACATTGGATAATCTGGACTATCTTCACCCTCGTTACAATGATATTCGAACCAAAATTCCTTTCCTATTTTATCATCCTTAATTTCCACACTTTCAGTTAATTGTGGATATTTTACAATTATTGTATCTAATTCCTTTTCCAATTCTGATACTGTTGTCGGTGCCATTTTATTTATAACAGCGACATCAGGGATATTGAATTTACGAACCAATTGATGATAATCTCTTTCCATCTCTCTATTTAATGATAGTCGAGTAACATGAGCAAGTTTATTGAACTTATTCATTACATCTTTCAATAAATTGAATTTTTCAAATGTCTTAATCATGACTCTATATATTAATTTTCCTCTCTGGTTAAATGAATCGTGTAAAACTGATTCCAAGGAAAAAATCCAACATCAACTACATTATATCTCAATTCAATCTCATTCTCTCTATCTTCATAAAAAACATCACCATCATCATTACACCATATAACGGCATTTATTCCTATTTTATACTGACCATTTTTCCTACCCTCTATTATTTTATCATCTGGAACTCTATCATCCACAATTATATTAAAACTGGATAATTTAGCGACAAGATTTTTCGATTCAGGTAATACATCTTGAGTGTATTTACAGGATTTGTAATATTCTTCAAACTGTTCTTTCTTATAATATCCACCATTTAATTTTTCGAAATATGGTTCTAAATAATTATGTGTACTCTTATTCATAATCAGATAATTCCCCGGTCCAATTCTACCGTTTGTCGCTATCCAACTTCCACACCTTATCATCTGAGGTAATATTCTTCTGGATATAGATTCACTTTCATTCCATCTTTTCAGTACTACACGATTTTCGTCCATTTCTTTGATAACCAAATCTTTCTTTTTAAATTCTGGTATGTTCAAATCGAATTTTTCTGTTGATGGTGCATGTTTACATATCCTATTTAATTCACCCAATTCTTCTGCCTTTTTGAAAAAATACATTTCAATGGCTTCCAACAACAGGGTTCTTATTATTTGGTCATCGAATCTACCATTATTGATATTCAATGTTTTTTTATCGATAATCAAAGGTTTCATATCACCTACCTTAGTCCAACCGGCAGGTCCATATACATTCGGATATGTTTTATCATTTGGATTACTTATTTTAATTATGACATTTTCAGGTATGTCATCAGTTTTTACTTCCATACCATATTCATCATATCTAAAATCATTATACATAATTTCATATTTTTCTCTGCTTGCTGGAAAAATATCAAATAGTACATTCTCGAAGTCTGTTATGTTTATATTTTTCATGTTAGTATTTTTGATTATGTATTTTTATGATTTCTCTTAATAGTTGATATTTAACTTTAGAAATTTCACTATTTGGATCTAATGTTTCTATTACTCCCAAACTTTTAATAAATTTTACAATTTGATTGGATGTTTCAAATTCATTTATAAAATCACCTTTACGAATATCATATAAACATTCTTTCATTAACTGTATAAATTTATTTGTTTTATCTTCAGATTGATTAGTAAATAATATATTATCCAATATGACTTCATATGATGATTTCATATTATTCATCGTATCATTTCCCGCATCATCTTTGGCCATAGTTGCCTCGATACCAGATCCCAAGGATTCTTCAATGGCCTTTTGTAATATTTTTCTTTCTTCTTTACTTTTCTCTACTTCATTATATTTCTCTGAATCAAATCTCGGTATTAAATCTTCTAACATTGGTAGTTTTTCAATTTCATCAACAATTAAAAATACCTTATCACTCCCTGTATTGTTTATAGAATAAATGGTAACATATTCTCTTTCCCTTATGTATTTTTTGAATTTATCAAAATCATCGGAAAAGAATTCATGAAAAAGACCACCTCCTACTTTGAAAATCGGAGCCCCGTCTATTCTGGATGTACCCAAATATTCAAAGGCATAATCACCAACACCCATATGAACTTGTTCTTCCATCATTTTAAAAGAAGTAAAAAACAAATCTTTCTTTATATTCAAATATGGATCATTTACTTTGAGTTTTTCGGAATCTATACCCTCTATAATTTCAACAACGGAAACATGCTTCTTTCCATCTTCCATTACCTTGAAAATTTTATTATTTATAATAGATCTGAATTTTTTACCAATCAAGGAATATTTTTCACCATCTTTATATTTATTGATAGTATTTATAAACGATATTTTTTTATCATAATCTTTGATATATAATTTAATAACCAATGGTGGAAGTATGAGTATAGATGGGGGATCTGATAAATTCATTTTTTCTACTTTCTTAAAAGATTGTTCGAATACTGAATTCAATATCTTACTACCATCACTCAAAAATGTAAAAGTTTCATCTTGGTTTTCAATCGTAACTTCATAATTAGGATTAGTTATTAAAGAATATGTACTATAATTTGAAACTCCATTTTCTTTAAGAAATTCAATAATTGAATTTTCGATGATAGAACTTTTATTCTTGTTTAATCTCTCTGTTAGTTTTTCAAAAGATTTGTATATATCTTCATCAATTGAATATGTTTTTGTTGTTTTCATAAATCATTTTTATTCTTATATATTCAAACACTTCGGGTCAAAATGACAAAAAATGACATTTTTTGAAAAAAATATTGACAGAGTATGACATTTTATTTTTTTATCAAGCTAATTTATTGTAATTTTGTGGTCTATATTCAAAATAAGCTATGAAAAATCAGTATAGAAAATGGATGTCTGAAAATGTTCAGGATTGTATTGATGGTAATGGTGAAGTGAATATGACTTTACTTGGTGAATCCTGTGCTGATCATTTCGGTGTTATGACCGATAAAGGTGATTCCCCCGAAGAAGAAATCATTTTCGAAGTAGCAACTGAGTTTCAATCAATAAAATAAAATCATTATGGACTACAACAGAAATTTAATGGGTGGTAAAAGACCACATAAAGGAATAACCAAATATCCAATTACTCTTTCATTATCTGAAAGGTTAATCGCTGAATCAAAAGCATTGGACGATTATCACAAAAGAGTAGGACAAGGTAGATGGAAAAAATCTAAATAAAAAAAATATGATTGACACGAAAAAGCCTGTTTACTTCTATGATAACAGAGGTAGATACGAAACGACACCAACGATGACTCAAATTCTCTTTGAGGATGGTTCTCTTTGTTTATGTATATTCTGGAATATAGGAAAAGAGATTGTTCTTTTTGATAAGAACTCTGGTGAAGTATTAACCACTAACTATATGTCTTGGATCGCCACGAATGAAAAACAATCAACGGGTGATTGGATCTTTGAAAGAAGTTCTGGATATGCTGGGTATCGTTGCCGTAAGTGTGGAACTTGGGTTTACGAAAATACTCGTAAAAAATGTAATTGTTTATAATCATTTCTAAATAATTTTTTTACCCATCTAAATAATTTTTCCACCTAATTTATTATTATACTGATTGTTATTGAAATTTTTTTATCTCAATAATATTACATACCTTTGTTGAAATTCTAAATAACTAAAAAATTATATGAAAAATAAACTGAAAAACTTTGTATTGCTGATTTTGTTTACTATCGGTATTTGTATTACCTCATTAGCTGATCAACCCAATCCCCCAGATCCCGGTGGAAATCCGATTCCGGGTGGTGGAACACCAGTTGGTGCACCAATAGATGATGGAGTTGTAATACTCATTGTATTGGGTGTAACCTATGGTGCATATAAAATCTATGAAGAAATAAAAAACAGAAAAAATCCAAATTTTATGAAAAAAACATTTTATTTGATTCTTTTTATGATGATGTGTAATGTTGGATTTAGTCAAACCACATATACATGGATCGGTTCTAATAATGGTAATTGGCAAACGGGTTCAAATTGGAATCCAACTCGTAATACACCACAGAATAATGATCAGTTGGTAATCAGTACGAATAGTAATATTACTATTACCAATGTACCGAATCAGATCATTGGTTCGTTATACATTCAAAAAACAGGTAATGGTAATGATAAAAGTGTAATTCTACAATCAGTATCATCTTCCACAACACTATATATTACAACCATTGGTTTAACTGTGGATAATAAAATAAATCTACTTACCAATACCAATAGTCAAAAGGTTAATTTTAAATTGGCTCCGATTACAAGAACAACCATTATGGGTACTTTCGATGGATATAATTTGACCTTGGAATCTAATTCAACGAATACCGCATCAATCTTATCTGACACAACAGTAAATGACAATAAGATAACTTTAAATGGAACAACTAAAGTAGAACAATATATTAAAGGTGGTCAATGGCATTATATTACATCACCTATTCCAAATGCCGTCTCCAATACCTTTCTTCATGATTATTTACGATACTATGACGAAGTAGCTGGTGTTTGGAGTCAATATATTGTTCCAACTAACATTCCATTACCACTTGGAAGGGGATATGAAGTTTGGTCATCTGATGGAAACGGTAATAGTATTACAAAAGTTGATACCTTCTATACCACTCAGGGATTGAATAATGGACAAATTCAAGTAAATTTAACAAGAACCCCAAATACTGGTGGTGGTTATAATTTAATTGGTAATCCATATCCGAGTGCTATTAATTGGGAATCTCAAGAAATATATGTTTCCAATATGTTACCTCATTGCTGGGTTTTAGATTATGATGTTAATGGTAATTATTATTATAAGGTTTATATCGGTAAGTTAAATGGATATAATTCTGATAGTACAAATGGTGGTTCAAGGTTCATAGCCCCGATGCAAGGATTCTTTGTTAAGGTTGATCAACCATATACGAATGGATATATTCAATTCAATAATAATTGTAGAAGGCACAATTCCAGACCTTTTTATAAGGAAATTACGGTGGCAACTCCGAATTCTCTTCGATTAAAAGTTGAAGGAAACAATGCATCAGATGAAACAGTTATAAAATTCAATAATGATGTGATAGGAAATCCTAATTATTGGATGGTCGAAAAATGGATGGGTAGTTCCAATATTCCTCAGATTTATTCATTAAAAGATAATGAAATGGAATGTATAAACACATTTCCAGAATCGGACGCCACCACCGTAAAGGTTGGTTTGGTTGTCGGGGTTTCTGGAAGTTATATTTTAACAGCTACTCAATTATCATTTTCAAATGAAGTAACTTTAGAAGATACAAAATTGAATAAAATTATCAATTTAAAAACACAACCAATATATACTTTCACGGCTGATACTTCAGATATTCCCAATCGTTTTCTGGTACATTTCGGAAGTACTCTTTCGGGTGTGAACGATAATATCGTAAGTACATCATTAAACATCTATTCTTATGATAAGAATGTTTATATCACTAATAATAAAGGTGAATCTGATGTTTATATTTATGATGTATTGGGTAAAGAAATTCAACATTTGAAGATATATGATGAAAATAATACCATTCCTACCAATGTAGTTAATGGTACTTATATCGTCAGGGTTGTATCAAAAAATAGCATTCAAAATAAGAAAGTTAATCTTTAATTTTTTTATGTCATAGAATTTTAGTAATTTTACACTCTAATTATTAAAATCCTATGACTGATTTAAAGAATATAGGTTTCTATTCCCTTTCTGACGAAAGAGCCAAAAATTCGTCTGATTCATCTCAAATGAAAAGATGTGAGATGATTATCACTGAATATTGTAATTTCAAATGTCCTTACTGTCGTGGTTTGAAAGCTTGGATCTACGGTGATCGTAAATTCAAAATGCTTTCTCTGGAAGAAATTAAAAGAAACATCGATTTGTGGTGTGAACCCTTACCTCTGGAGAACATTCGTTTTTCTGGTGGTGAACCTACATTACATCCCGATATTATTGAAATCGTAAAGTACGCTAAGTCAAAGGGTATTAAAAGAATTGCCATTTCTACCAATGGTTCTAACAGAACTACACTATACGATGAATTGATTGAGGCTGGAGTTAATGACTTCTCAATTTCATTGGATGCCTGTTGTGCTGATGATGGAGAAAAAATGTCTGGTGGGGTTATTGGTTCATTTGAAAAAGTCGTTGAAAATATCAAACATATTTCCAAACTCACTTATGTTACAGTTGGTGTTGTTTTAACACCCGATAATGTTCAGAAAACTATTGATACAATCAAGTTTGCTGATTCAAGGGGGGTATCCGATATTCGTATTATTTCGGCAGCCCAATGGAATGAACCGATTGAAGCTCTTGGTCAAGTACCTGAAGAATTATTGAATAAGTACCCGATCCTTAAATACAGGGTAAATCATTTCAGGAACGGAATCAATGTAAGAGGCATGTCTGAAACTGATTCATCGAAATGTGCATTGGTTTTGGATGATTCTGTTATAGCCGGAAATTTCCATTTTCCTTGTGTTATTTATATGAGAGAATATGGTCAACCAATTGGAGAGGTTTCTGAAAATATGAGATCAGATAGAAAGAAATGGTTCGATGAACATAACTGTTTTGAAGATCCAATTTGTAGAGGAAACTGCCTTGACGTTTGTATTTCTTATAACAACAAATACAGGGACTTACATAAATAATATTATATGACAACAACAATTGGAGAAATAGCAAAATCACATGGATTTGATAATCCGTCTGATTATTTCAATTCCTTGAAAAAAGAAAGGGATGAATTCAAGACCTTTAAGGTTGGTGATGCCGTAATTCTTCCAAAGGATTATAAACCAACTCATTTCAAGGAAGAAAAATGTTTACCAACTGAAACTCCTTTAAAAATTTCGGAAGTTGGCGATGTAAATATATTTTGTTTTTATCAAATCAAAATCGAGGGATTCGATTCTTGGTTCGATGCTGAAATCTTTAATTAACATATTATGAAAAAGAAAAACGATAACATTGTTGATGTGAATGAAATTTTCCATAGTTTCATGAGAGCAAATTTCGGAGATTTCAATTTTTTGGGAAATTTCTTCGGATCGAATCTTTCGGAAGATAAAGAATCGACAATTTCAAGAGACCTCAAAAATGGTTTCAGTCTTAAATATCTCGAAACTCCAACCCCTCGTGGTAAAGTTGGTAATTATGGTATATTGTGTAAAGATGGAATACCTATCAGTAAAGAAATTTTCAGAGAAGGTGGAATGTGTTCGGGATACAGAGATGGATATTGTAGCCTGATACTTTACAAACCAGATAAAAAAAGTGCAGAGGGTTATGATTTCGGTACTCATGTTATTGTGGATGAAACAGGTAAAGTCTGTTTAAAGGCCGAAAATATGTTGGATTCTTTATATCTCAATAAGGGTGTTATTGCCACAATGGGTGGTACATACTACAATCTGAAAACTGGTGAAGTTATTCTGGATGGTAAATATTCATCAAATTCTTATATTAATTCATCCTCAATCCATTCAGATTCTTACATTTTTGTTGAGGGTCATGTTGATGGAAAAAATGTTGTATACCAAATAGATTATAAAACTGGTCAATGTACCACAATTCAATGAGAATGAAAATAAAAATCAAATCGGAATATTTGGGAAGTCCTACGGGATATTGGGTGGCATTGATATTCTTTATAGTAACAACAACTCTTATCTATTTTTCATAATATTAAATAAAAAGAGATGAACAATTTGAAATTGAAAGTTATCATATTTGGAATATCGGGGATTGCGATTATTAGTATAATCTTAGCCCTTGTATTAGACATTCAGAAATATGGTCCTTATATCGCCATTTGGGATATATTATCCAGTATATCATGGGTTTTTCTTGGTAGTTATATTGTGAATTCTTATTTGAATCACCAAAAAACAAATGAATTATCTCGTTAGTTATAATAGAAGTGGAAATACTTGGGTGAGATACATTTTAGAGTATTTGACACACCAACCCACTTGGGGTCACGAAAAGTTCTCTATAAGTGAGCGCATGGGTCAAAAATCGAATATTTCACTTCTTTCAACTGAACCTATTATCATAAAAAGGCATGAAATCATTCCAAATGAAATTAAAGATTCAGATAAAGTGGTTTTCTTGTTGAGGGATTATAAAGAATGTATCTGGAACTCGATGGATTGTAAATGGGAAAAATTTGAACCAGAATTTGTAAAGTGGTGGAATCTTGTTAAGTTCTTCGATAATTTTGAAGGTGAAAAACTTCTTCTTTATTATGAGGATTTGAGTGAATATTGGATTCATGTTTTACTTGATTTCTTAAAGGTAGATGATTCTGGTGTTACGGAATTCTTTGAAAATATAGAATATCACAGAGAAAAATCATTCTCAATCTATAAGAACACTATAAATACAAGGAATGGAGAAGAACCTACCTTTACTGAGGAAGAGTTGAGTTATATGAAAGAAATATATTTCATTTTTTTAAGTGTGCACTAAAAATAGTATCCTCAGCTCCGTCTAATTTTTCATCAATTTCATCTTGGGTCATATCATCGGTATTATAGACCATCAATTCAACTGTATCGAAATCTATGAACTGTGCCCCGATATCATCAACATTTCTATCAAAATAACTAACCACATCATTGGCCTTAACACCAGAAACTAAACGAGTATCTATTTTTTCACTACTATAATCTTCGAACAATTTAATATATTTCATGGTAATATAGTTTTTCTTTCTATATATTATTTTTTTATTCGGAGAAAACTTCGTATTTTTGTAGTTCAAACTAAAAATCATCTACCATGAGCGAAATTAAAGTCATCAGAACGGACAAATCAACCTACGAACAGTATGTTAAAGAGGGTTTGTGGAAACCTAAAACCAATGTTAAATTTAACAGGGGTATTTCTGGTATAGTTGAGTCCGAGGTGAAGGTTAAGGGGAAAAAAGAAAAGTGTATTCTCGCCTCCATCATTATCACTGATTATTTTGATTACGATCCTCACAGATGGGACCGATAGAACATCTTCAAGGGCAATCATTCAATTGGTTGACATGGAGAGCTGGCAATTTAACAGAAATGTTGAAACTCGAAACCAGAGAAGATGTCATAATATCCAATAAGGGTTTGATCCGTGAATACGCCATTGGTTGGTGTCATGGAGAGAATATCGTTTGTAGATCAAAAGAAGATACTATCGCTGTAATGTTTCTCACAAATGAAATAGAATGGTGGACACATTTTGAAATCAAAGAATTTGTGGCTTGTTTTCCTGAATTAAAAGATGAAATATGAACAACATTTTAAATAAACTTCTGATACCTTTCGCGATTATTCACATCAGGATAATTCAATATAGGTATAAGAAAATAACAACCAGAAATTATTATAATCAGACCAATTCGAATCTTGTGAAGTTGATCTTACTTCAAACCAAAGAATATTATTATCACGAACAATTTGATGCTTGGGGTAAATTTCATCCTGAATTTAGTTTTAGTCACGAACAAATGATATCTCATATAAAGTTTATGAATTGGTTGTTTCCTGAAAAAGACTTTAAAGAGTGGGATATCGTTATATGGCATAATCCACAAGCAGTAACTTACTACCACAACAAAATATTTGACTTACAAAAAAGTAAATCTACTTTGTATGAAATTGAGATACCTAAACAAATAAAAAAGTGGAAACAAGATTCTGAAAAAAATTGTTTATGAAACCAACCAAATTAATCGAGCCTGTTATCGAAGAAAATAAATGGTGGGAGAAATATGAAGAACTTAACAGTTCTCTCTTCACTTCCGAAAATAGTGCAAGAAGAATGGGTTGTCCTGAAATTTATCGACTATCTGATGATGAAGAATTGATACCAATTAAATATTATGAAGATAAATATAGTATTGTTGGTTATACCCTCAATCCTCCATTATTCCCCCGTTCAATTGACGATGATATCCAATATATAGGTATCATGTTTGAAAGTACGGAAACTTTTGAAAAAGTTTGGTTTCACTTTTGTAGATAATCATCATGGAAACAAAATCACATACCGATTACATATGTCATTCTCTTAAAGACGAAGAATATTTTAAGATTAGAATAATTCACCAAACACCAGAGAGAATGTCTGTTGTTTTCTTGGAATCAACAATTTTTTGTCATATCGGGTATTATAAGTGGTATTATAAAAATGAATTTTTTTCGATTTTTGAATTAATAGATACTGATGATCAAATTTCCCAAGAAATCGAGGATGTGTTATTCATCGAGGGTGAAAAACAATTTCGGGAAAAATATTTTCAATATAAAAATAAATGATTACTGAAAAAAGAATAAGAGAATTAGAGTACATGGCTTTTCATGATGATATGACCAAGCTCTATAATCGTCATTTCTTATTCAGGGAAGTCAAATTAACAGATTATACCTTTATGTACTTCATTGACATTAATGGATTAAAGAAAGTTAATGAAGGTGGGCATTTTAATGGGGACGAACATATAAGGTTGATTGTCAGAAAAATTAAAACTTTATTGTTCGAAAAGGATATATTTATAAGGTATGCTGGGGATGAATTCATTGTTTTATCCAATGATGATAACAAATTAGTTTCGACTGATTTATATACTGTTGGAAAAGCAAAGACCAATTCCAAAATAAGACCAACTATTAAAAAAGCAAACAAGGATTTATTAAAAAATAAGATTGTATGAAACAGTTAAGATTTACAACCACAAAACCCATGTCATTATTGGGTATATTTGATAAAGACCAAGAACCAGCTTTGGTTAAACCTAAAAGTTACGGTGATTTTGTAATGGATAGTGTTGTAACAAATAAGGCATATATTCACGGAGATGCTGAGGAATTGGCTGGGTATGATATTCCTGTTTTTATTGATGGTAATATGGGTCAATTGGATCTTCCGATTGACCAACAGGACATATTAATGCTCTTACCAAGTGGTGAATATAAATGTAAGGCTGAATATTGTGATAATGTTTTTGCCTCGAATTGTTATTTAATTACTTTAAAATAAAATGGATCTTGATATTAGTAAAATAAACAGTATATGTCCTGAGGATCAGGGTGTGTTTACTGAGCCGTGGGGAATTCCTTGTAATATAAAAGAACCAGTGATTTATCAGAGATGGGAAACTGGTGGTATGACAGGTGGAAGCTATCACGAAAATAGCTATTTGCGTCCATATAAGAACGAAAATGGTAAACCACCATTCAAAGTGTTGGATTTGGTTTTGAATGAATTGAAACCAAACTTAACCTATTTACAGTACAAAAGAGTTGAGGAATTGATTAAAATAGTGGATGAATCTGACAGACAGGATTATTACGGTAATACAACTGATTATGAAATCAGTTTCATTCTATTATCTGAATTGAAAGATCTTTTAGAAACTTTTTGATAATGATAGTAGCCAACATATCGACATTTAGAGGTCAGGATGTTACAGCCGTCCACTATTACTGCTCCTATGAAAAGATTCAGGAATCTATACCTCGTAAATATTATAATGGTGGTCATAATAATGAAATTAAAAAGACCATAAAAACTCAAAAAGAGGCCGATTCTTTAAATAAAAAGGATAACTGTTGGAAATTCTCACTGTGGAAAATTGGTGATAAAACCAACAGATTTGATTCTATCGATGAAATTCATTCTACCTTAAAAAAGTTATTCAAAAAGCAAACAATAGTAACATATTACGAATGTCAGTTATTTCGAAAAATGTTATATTTTAAGGATGGAGTTAATCTTGGATATAAATTTTTCGGAGAAACTTGGAACAGTTGTCCAAGTTCTGTCTGGAAAGACATTTTACCAAAAAATGAAGTTATAAAAATTAAATGTGGTGATTGTGGAAAAGAGTACAATTTGGAAGATGTCAGTTATGAACGTGAATGTGAAAATAGAATCTTGATTCAATTTTACAGAAGAAGTGAAATGGATGAACCTTGTTGTAAATATTTTAGCCTCGAATGGAACATAATATTATAAATCAAATTCACCGTCATATCGGATTCGGAACCCTCAATCGTTTTTTCGAATTGGAAAATTACGAGATTACTGATTTTGTTATCAATGGTGTGTGCTATATGATTCGTAATTATACTGGATTTAAATCCATTGATAGTACTGGTAAAAGATTATGTAATTATCAGGATGAATTGATGATCGAGTTGTATACTGAATTCGTGGGTAATGAAAAAATAATTGATTGTACAGAATTAAACTCCGATTTCTATAAAGTTAAATTGTTGTCCCAACCAATTAATGTTTCAACAACGAAGGTGATCTTCATGAATTTCAACAAAAAACTTTTGAATCCTTATTAATATTCATTCTCACAAACATAAGCCATTATAGTTGGAATTCCTTTATATCGGGTATAACCAATTCTGTGTTTCCCGTCTAATACTTCATATGTATCATTTCCAACATCATGTTTCACAATGATTGGAATACCAAAAGATTTTGGTTTTCTATTATAGATAAAACTCAGTCCCTCTTTATTCAGATCTATTAATTCTTTGAGATACCAAATTCCACTTTCACTCCAGTAAGCTATTTCTTTAGCATCCTGATATTCCAATTCACCGTTAGCGTCTCTTAAATTATTATCACATATGAAATCAACAAGTTCAGAACTTGTGAGTTGTGGTTTATATTTTTTATTTTTGAATATCTTATAAGATTTATTTTCCCCATATATCGCTTGTCTGTATGCTAAAGGGGTTGTTTTTTTAACGGGTTCATATAAGTAATCATCCAGTAACATCGTCTTTGTTTCACGATATTCAGGTATATCCAATTTAGCGTATACTTCCTGTGCCTTTACATCACCAGCATCCCTGAATTGTATCTTATACCCATTATGTAAAATCTTCTCACCAGTAAGTCGTTCTACTTCACCTAATACATAACGCATTTCCTTTTTATCTGGTACTCTCCAAAAACTTACATATTTTCTCTTGGTGTAAATCCTACCCTGTGAAGTATGACCCATGTAAGCTTTCATATACTTTGAACCTTGTTTCGAATCTTCAGTCATATCCCCACTACTAAAATAATACCCAATTATACCATCATGAGAACCACCTATCTCACCCGTATATACAGTTCCTTTATAATATAAGAAAGGAATAGGGCCTTCTTTTTTGTCATAATAAACAACCGACTTTCCGTTTTTCCCATTTTCTCCCTTTATATAAATAAGGTCTGATTCAAACAGTTTAAAAAATGTTATCATCACAGGATTTATATTTTTCCTTTTGTAGTTAATTTCTTAACTACTTTTTTCCCACCTTTTGTTTCTTCTTCATCATTAAATGAACCAAAATAAGAATCAGTGTCCGTAACAATCTCAACACCAGCTCCAAGTTCACCCCTTTGACCTACTACACCCCCTCTCATTATACCACTTTCGAAATTACCATCCATCTTACCACCAGCAAAATAACATTCACGGAGAGTACAGGTTTCATCAACCTCACAGTTTTCCAATTTACAATTAAATACATCGGTGTTTATTAAAGTACAGTTACTTATATGGGCATTCTTAACATCAACATTATGGAATTCAACTCTAATATATTCGCCACCTGTAACATTTGAATCAATAATATTAATACCTTTAAGGGTAAATATTGTTTCAAAGCTGGCATCAACTATTTCCAATCTGTTATCAACTGAATCCTGATTGATTATACAGTTATTTAAATCATATATGTTTCTGATGATGTCATAAAGCTTTTCCTGTATATGATCATATTGAGATTTGATAATAAGGAAACTGTCATTCTTATCTATTTCTAATTGGATAGTTGGAAATTCAGCGACAAAATTTTCTACTTTTGTAAAATTTTTGAATATGTTAATATTTTCTTCCAAATATTCTCTCAGATCTTCTATATTTTCTTTCGATAATTCTTCATTTATACAATTCCAAGATAATGAAATGAAATAATCCATCAACTCCATAATTTCACGAGTCTTGAATTGATATTTATCTCCACCAATATAACGGAATTCTAATCGTCCATTAAATGCTTCCTTCAGGTTCACTCCATAATATTTTGTATCATCAGTCAATTGAAAATTATTTAAGGTTAAATTCACAGCATCAATAGAATAATTATATCCTTTAAATGGAATTAATTTTTTGATAGACTTTGAATAAAAGTTATCTTTTCTATCTGGAAAGAATTTATAGATAAGACTTTCATCAATTTCAAGTATCATTTTTAGTTTATTAACTTCACTGACATCTTTCTCACATTTATCTGTATCAAAAGATATATTTATGTGAACTGAACAACGATCTCCAGTTTTTGCGTGTTCCTGTAATAATTTTAATATTTTCAGTAAAATTATCTTAGCATTTACATAAGGCATAGGGCCCGTAATTAATTCAACCATGTCTGGACCACCTGAAAGATCAGGTTCAATTTTAAAGTTATATTCGTCTGGTTTGAAATCCGAATGGTATCTTCTTCTTCCATGAACTTTAATTGGGGAGAGTTCCCTGTTCAACAATTCAAGTAATTTATAAAATGAACGCTTAGTATAGAATTCAAACTCAAATCCAACTATACTGTTTTTAAGAATGTCGAACTGATTTATGTATTTATTACTGAATTTATCCATCAAGACTGAATAGTTTTTAGTATATATTAATTTTTTTAGACAGGAAATGAACTAAGCTTAATATATAAAAATAAAACCTATCAATTATGCCGTTACCTCATTTTACAAATGTTCGAGCATCCATGAGTGGAGTTGAAGATACTCAATCATTCACACCATATACTATTTCATGGGATAAATTCGAAAGTAATTTCGTCAAGATAGAAAAAATGGATTTATACAGGTGTAATATCCTTGTAACATTTCAAACTGATGATAAATTTGAGAATATTCTATCTTGTGTTAAACCTCAGGAATTAACAATAAGAGTATGTGATAAAGAGGGTCAGGGACAAAGAAATATAAAGCTAAGTTCTAATATGAATTACATGAAAATAATTGGTGATGAACCAATATCCATCACATTTGAAAAAATGGAGATAACGGAAATCAAAAAATAATAACACTGTTTATGTTAGCACGTTTCACTCACCTACCAAAATATCAATTGAATGAAGAAAAATACATAAATGAAAGAAGAAAATTTATTTTGGAAAATTTATTCGGAGAAATAGATTTTACCTACTTAGAAAATATGAAAAATGATTTCATAGAAAGAGTTTGGGAAAGTTGGGATTATTTTGAACCGATTATATAAATCTGTGAACTAAATTAAAACTTTGTAACAAAATTAAGATAAAACAAGAAAATTAAATATGGCCTTGGTGGAAATTCACATAAGAGAGAAAATAGTTTACGAATCATTCAAATCCCAAAAACACTTGAATGTAGCTATCCTTAATTTTATTGAAACTAACAAAACAGATAGAATTATCTTCAAGGGTGATCCATACGAGATTAATTACAAACTTTTGAAGAAAATTTTTTCATCTGATTCGGATGAATCTCCATTAGTTTATAATGAAGATTACAGAGGGGCATTTAGGAAGCTTATTCGAATGACTAATTATGACCCCTTGTGTATTATTTATAAAAAATAATTAATTTTATGAATGTTTCATTTGAAAAATTAACTCAATTATTAGAATTTTCATATTCTGAACTCAATCAGAAAACTAATCCAGAGACGAAACCAACTATCGGGTTAGATGATGGTCAATTAGTTTTATGGGTTGTTTATAGAGACAAGTTTTGGGTAATAACATTAGACGATTTTGATTTTGATAATATTCCCACAGAGATTATTAAGAATAGGGATGAAATAATAGAATGGATGTCTACCCATCCAGAGGAAGTATAAATCTATTCGCTGTAAAGTTCTAAGTGATCTGGTGGAATAGGTTCAAATGTCATCACATAATCAATTTTATCTTTCTTTTTATGTTTGTAAAAATTCAAATCTTCCCACCATTTATTTTTTAAATTGGTTGTGTCTATTCTCCAGACATCATCACCCAACAATCCATTATAATGACCAGTTGGTTCAAGTGCTGCAAAAACGGTTGGTGGATAATAAAGTCTTAGAGATTCAAATGTCCAATTCCCTTTTGAAAATTCCATAGGTATTAAACCATTTTCTTTAATAGATTTACGATTCTTTGCTTTGGTTACATGATATACATACTTTGGTGGGATGAACCTTTTTGTATATAAGTCTTTGAAAAAAGCATGAATTTCAAAATTCATTTCCCCCGTCAATTCAATGTCAAGATCATCTCCTACTAATTCTGTTACTGGAGTTTTACTTATTCTATAAGCCATTATCAACCCATTTTTTAATAACTTTTCTTGTCTTGCCTTTAACAATTTTTCAACTTTTTCTTTAACTTTTATATCTAACCATCTGATATTCAATTCCCACCACATCCAAGAATCAGTATTGAAAGTGATATTATCTCTCTTGATTGATGGAGTTATTTTTTGTATATCATGTAATAATTCCTTGACGGCAACCTTTGTGAGTGTCGGATTTTTAATTGATTCCTTTATGAAATCGTCAAATTTTGTTATCATTTTATTCAATATCATATCCACCGAATTCTTTCATATAAGTAGAACATCTTACACCGTTACCATCTCTGGGATCTTTTTTACCGTTACTACTCAAAAATTTTTTTACTTTTCCCTGACCAACCAAGTGAGCCGCTGCCAATATACCCGATTTTGTTATTTCAACTCCATTTATCTCTTTTCCAATGTAACTCATATATCTTCTTAAATAATATTCATTCAGATCCATATATTTCATTAATGCTTTTTCTTGTTCCTCGTAAGGAAAAATATTTGGATTATTTTTAAATTTATCAATCGTGATATGTCCCAACCCAAGTTCTTTCAGAGCTGATTTACTAAATTGAAAAGCCCCGATATAAGTATTTGTTCCTGTGGAATCTGTTTTTGTTGCATTTACTATTCCACCAGCTTCTCTTTGGAATAATTTAGCTATAAATTCTTTGATTTTTTCATTTTTTGGCTTTACGAATTCCCTATATTCAGTAACAACTTTATAATATTGTGTCCCTTTAAATAAATCAAATGTTTCACTGATTGTCAATAAGTTAAGAAGTAATACGGCTTTTATTAAAAAAAATATAAAAACTTTTTTAGGCTTCAGTTTTTTAATTACACCCAATAAGAAATTTTTGGCTTGTTCTTTTGTCTTTATATTCGGTAAATATCTTTTCACCTTATCTTTAAAATCTTCAAAAGATAACCCTTCATCAAGTGAATATAAGAAAAAATCCAACTTTTTCTCAAAAACAATATCGTTAAATCTCTGAATGACCATGAATTTATATATTAATTTTTTTATTTCAGCTTATTGTTGTAAATTTGTAGTTCAAACTGAAACAATGACTAAGGAAGATGTATTAAAAGGATGTACCGTTGAGGGTTTTGTTGTAAAACTACCCTATGGACAACTGGAAAGAAAGCTTTATCAGGAAGTTGCAAAGGCACTTGAACTGATTGGTGGAAAATGGAAAGGTGGAAAGGTTTTTGGGTTTGTTTTTCCTACTGATCCCACCGAATTACTTTATCAGATAGCAAACGGAGAAAGTCGTAATCTTAAAAAGGAATTTCAATTTTTTGAAACACCAGAGGGATTAAGTGATATTCTGGTTGAATTGGCTGAAATTCAAATTGATGATGAAGTATTAGAACCAAGTGCTGGACAGGGTGCCATTGTTAAGGCTATCCATCGTGAAACTTGGGGAGCGAGAACTGTTTGGGGATACGAATTAATGGATGTGAACCAAACTTTTTTGAATAAAATCGTTGGTTTCCGATTACTTGGAAATGACTTCTTAACAGAGTGTGATACACACTTCGATAAAATTATCGCCAATCCACCGTTCTCGAAAAATCAGGATATAGACCACATTTACAAGATGTATGATTGTTTGAAAGATGGTGGTAGATTGGTTACTATCGCTTCAAGACATTGGGAAACCTCAAACAACAAAAAGGAAACCGAATTCAGAAATTGGTTGAAAAAAGTTCGTGCTAAAATTCAAAAAGTACCCTCTGGTACTTTCAAAGAGAGTGGAACAATGATTGAGTCACAAATTTTAATAATTGATAAATAGTATCATGATAAAACCGAGGGTATATACATCAGAAGAAATTGAGGCGATTATCAAAAAACTTCGTGAAAAATTTCCTGAGATTACTATAATAGAACAAAGTTATTCTGATCCTAAATTTATACATTTGTGTCAAATAATCGGAACTCAGAAAGTGGATACTATTCCTATTTCTTTATATCACACAGAGTTTATTCATATTGCAGAGGCTGAACAATTAATAAAAACATTATGAAAAATTTTTTAATTTTAATGATTTTTGGATTCATTCTTTTAACAGGATGTGATTACGAGAGAACCGATCCCGTTTATGTGGATGAAAATGGAAGAGCATATTCAAGCTACACTAATTATACAGTGAAAGTGATGAATGAATTAAAACCACCAATTATCTTAATCGGAAAAGATGAAGCCATGGGATATTGGGGTGTCACATTAGTCGATTCAGAAAAACGAGTTGTCGTTTTTGGAAATCGTTCCTCACTTGCTAATCATATTGGATCAGAGCACCGAATTAATGATACAATTGTAAAAAATTAAACCATGAGAGATGATTTGGAAGCAAAAGAATTAGCTATTTCATTGGGATATGAAATAGAATATCATCATCAGGATAAATTAAATAAAAGGTTCGATAACCCTTTCTTTCCAATCATGTTTAAGAAATTCAAGAAACACATTTGGAAAGTGAAAGATGGTTGGATGTGTGCGGACTTAATCAATGGTAATTTCACAAATCATCGAAGATATCCTGATGTTAAAATAGCTTTAGAAAATGAAAGATTCGGCTTTTAAATATTTACAGTTCTGTACCAAACAGAAACTCACCATTGGGAATGAATCTGCTAAAAAATTTGATTCTAACTTAAATGACGATCAATTATCCTTATTAGTTAGTGAATCATCTGGAATGTTAGTAGATATCCTAATGAAAGGTGGAATTATCTACGATAAATCAATTTTCTCTTTTGAAAATATCACCGATTATCTTGAACACATTCATACAAAAATATTAGATCGAAAGAATCTGGAATTAAATAACTGGATTCAGAACAGACCGGCAAGAAAATTCTTCACTGACAGAAAACCAAAAAATAAAACGGAAGAATTATTATTTGATAAAATGGAAGAATCCACCACAATCATTGAAGAATATTGGGATAATGAATATTTTAATGAGAAAGAATTAGCTACACAATTAATTTGTATTTGTGAAAGAGATTATGGTGGAGAAAATCGTATCGGAATTTTAATTAAAAAAGAAGCATACGCCCATCAATATAGAGTTATTGTGAGAGGAATTGTTGGTCCTTATAATGTTTCTAATGAAGGAAATGGTTGGGAACTTGAACTTGAAGAAGGTGCCCAAAGATTTACTTTGTCGAAAACATACAAAAATTTTCCAACAAAAGATGAATTGATTGACGATTTTGTTTGTCTTGATATTCTGGAAAGTCAACCACCAATTGATTACATTCGTAACGATCTTGGAACACTTCCCATTTATCCAACAGCTAAAGAATATTTCAAATGAATGTAGACACTTTCGGAGATCCAAATAAATTTCCTATTATAAACATAATAGCAGAAAGAATTAATCTTCTTCCAAAGAATCAAAAAAAATATTTTTCAAAGTTCATTGGAAGATTTAATGAAATGTGTTCATATTTGAATAAGGGACAACCCTCTTATATTAAAGAATATATATTACATTTAATAAAAACAGAACAAACATCCACATTGACTTCTTTAAAAGAAAAAGGAATTGATCCAGTTTTAATTTCACATTTGAATTGTTTTGTACATACGAAAATAAAAATTTTAATAAAAGAAAATAAAATCGAGTTAGATAAAAAAATCATATTTAAAAAAGTAGTTTTCGAAGAAGATGAATGAGAATCTTAAAATAGAGATATTTACAGCTAAGTTCATTAAATTTGAAACAACTGAAGAAATTACAATAATACCACCTGTCGGTAAGAAAAAAGCTATTGTGGATGTTATGGCAGAACAAAATGTCATTCTGAGAAGAGCTTACGATGCAATAATGGTTGAACATATCAAAAATCCAGATAAACTCATAATTGGAATTTTAACAAAGCCGGGAACACTTCTAAATACAATCATCAATGGTAATAGGTATTATAGATTATTTGAAAAGGTTGGTTGGTGTTCAGAAGAAGAATTGATTAACATATATAGAAAAAGAAAATTAAAGAAAATATTGAAATAATTTTTTTCTTCCAAATATTTGACATATCTTTGTCAAAGTTTTCAGATTGTGTTAAAGTGAAAAGGTCGGATTTGAGGATGGGGGTATGAATGTATCCCCACTCTCAAAAACTTTTTAAAAAAAGGAGTAAAATGGCAAGAGGTAAAATTGGTCGTGTTGAGTTTCAACATTTAGGGTTTAAAGTAGTACCGTTACTTAATAGTGGTAAACCCACAGGAAAGTATGGTATTATAGCTGGCAAATATCTTGTAAGTGAACCCATGAAGAAACAAGAAGCCATAGATGAATTAATGAAAGAAGATTTCAAACCGGCTAAAAAGAAGAAAACTATTTAAAGAAAAATTAAACTTTTTCGAAAAAAATTACTAAAAATAGAAAAATACGACTTTTAAAGTATAATATATAAACAAAATTAAATCCCAATTAACGCAGAAACAAATGGAAAATATAGTAAGAATCGGAATGGATTGTGGCAGAGATGATAGATTTCTGATTGGGTTTGTTTTGCATTAAGAAAATATAAAGATAAACAAATGAACCCAATCGGATAATAACGGTTGGGTTTTTTTGTTTTTAATAAGTATAGTTCTTTAAAATATTGAATGAAATTTACAGAAGCGGTTCGAAGAGTTACATCAAACACTCATAATGTTTACCAAATATACTTTTTGAAAACATTCTCTGTATATTTTTAAAAGAAGATTTAGTAGTGAACTTATCTGGGTTACTTCGACAAACTGCAAATTTGTTTTCAAACAATACTCAGTGGTGAATATCTCTAAAATCTTTTTATGTCGGGATAGTGTAATGGCAACACGCTTAAAAACACTGTTCTAAATATTCCCTCTTGTGAAAGAGTGGCGATGGTTACAGTTACTTCGGTCTCCTAAACCAGAGCTGTAGGTTCGATTCCTGCTCCCGACTCAAAATGGTTCATTAGGCCTCTTGGTGAGGAACATGGTTGTCACCCATGTAAAATCAACGGTTCGAAACCGTAATGTACCGCCAATTATAATGTTTCTTTGACATTATAATATGTTCTTTGACATATTGGATACTAAAAATAAATGGTAGGATAGCATAAAGTTCATAGGGTGCCACCGATGGACATCAGAAGTAGTCTGATAGGATGAATGCTTTATATGTTGGTTCGATCCCAACTCCTACCGCAATAATGAATGGGCTCAGGAGATGCTGGATGTGTCTACCTGACTGTCGATCAGGAATAACAGGTGGGTTTGAATCCCACTGGGCCCGCAGAATGTTCCCCTACATAGGCAGTAGGTCAAACGGTTAAGATGTCGCCCTGTCACGGCGTTCGGAGCGGGTTCAACTCCCGTACTGCCTGCAAAAACACTGGAATTTGAAACGAGTAAGATCTGACAATCAGAAAGGAGTAAAATATGTGTTCTTTCCGAAATGATATGTCAGTGTCAATGACGAAAGTTGACTTTATGGTGTAATGGTAGCACACTCGCGTAAGCGAGGAGTATAGGTTCGAATCCTTTTAGAGTACTAAAAGATATTTACATCAAAAGTGTAAATCACATCATAATAAGCTAGAATAAAATTGATGTGTAAGTACAGTAGCTTAATGGAAAGAGTACCCTCAGTAGAGGGTGGATGTAGGTTCGATTCCTGCTTGTACTGCTAAGGTTGAATAATACTGAACGGTAGTAGGTGGTTGTGTGAAGCGGGGTTCGAGACCCCAACTAATCCAGTTCGACTCTGGGTTGGGTATGGTGTACAATATCACAACTTATTTAACTTTTTAAGCCGGTGTGGTGGAATGGTAGACACGCAAGTTTTAGGAACTTGTTTCCATCGGAAGTGAGAGTTCGAATCTCTCCATCGGTACAAATAGCCCTGTAATGGCTGAGTTTTCTAAACTCGATTGTGCATAACGGATGAAAATGAGGGTTCGAATCCCTTCAGGGTTACAATAATTAATATTAAACTTAATGGTGGTAAATAGTTTATATAAAGTATGGCTCCGTAGTTCAATGGATAGAACAAGAAACTTCTAATTTCTGGATGCAGGTTCGATTCCCGCCGGGGCTACTAAAAAACATTCGAAAAACTAATAAGGCGAAGTTAACTCATGACAGGAGAAATCTGATTGGGTCAAAGAGTTTAGATAGCCTCCCACGCGGGATTAGCTCAGTGATAGAGCGGAAGTTTACCAAACTTCAGGTCGCGGGTTTAAATCCCGCATCCCGCTCCAAGGTCAGTAAACGCGGTAGCACAATGGCGGTGAACTGAGATGTTAAGACAGATGATTAGGAATGTGCAAAACGAAAATCAGTCCGAATACATTCGACATACTGACCTTTTACGCAGATATAGCACAATGGTAGTGTAAGAGATTTCCAATCTTTTGATGTGAGTTCGATTCTCATTATCTGCTCAAAATCACTCGCGGGAGTGGTGTTTAACGGTCGCGTAAGCTAGCATAGGAGTCTTCCAAACTTCAGGTGAGGGTTCGAATCCCTTCTCCCGCTCAGGTCTATCATAACCAACTCCCTAACCGCAGTGTAACAGGGAATAATTAAGGCGGAAAGTGCGGGTACTGATTCGCGAGTATAGCACAATGTGTAGTGTATCGGCTTACCATACCGATGATGTCAGTTCGATTCTGATTACTCGCTCGCTGTTTGATATAACGGAGAGAGGGTGATGTCAAAGGATGTGTCAAACGGATGCGATAATAGCTCAGTTGATAGAGTGTCAGCTTCCCAAGCTGAAGGTCGTGGGTTTGACCCCCACTTATCGCTCAAATGGTCGGATGGCCGAGTGTAAATAGGTGCTGAGCTGCAACCTCAGAGACGGGGGTTTGATTCCCTCTCCGATCTCAATGATTTTTTAATTAGAATATTTATTTATATCTTTGTAAAATGGAAGAAAGTAAATACGACAATTACGGAAATCTGATTGGTAAACAATTAGATGATATTAAGAAAGGTGATTTAGTTCAATACCATAACATAAAAAGAGTTAATGGTAAAACTGTGAAAACATCAATCGTAGGAATTTGGGATGGTGAAAAGGTGTGTTTTGATGACCCAGAAAAAACGGTAGTGAGAACTATTCATTGGTTGATAAAAATTAAAGAATGTCCATTGTGCAGACATGAATTGAAATAATATATTGCGGGGTGGAGCAGAGATAGCTCGTTGGGCTCATAACCCAAAGGTCGCAGGTTTGAATCCTGCCCCCGCTACTAAGTCCTACTAATTCAGAGGGAAATATCATTGAACTAATAAAGTTGGTCGCTCTAACCTACGGTATAATGAGTTCCAGAAAGGTTGGTCGCACCAACAGTAGGACACACATCGCGGATTAGAGAAGTTGGCCTATCTCCTCAGTCTCATAAGCTGAAACTTCCCATAAGGAAGTCGTAAGTTCGAATCTTACATCCGCTACTATTTTAATACATTGCGGGAGAGTGAAACGGAATTGTTGATTCGTCAACATAAATCATTAAAGGCTCATAACCTTTAGATAGTGGGTTCGACTCCTACCCCCGCTTCTAATTCATGATTGAGTATATTAATATATACAATCATGATAAAAACATTTTTGGAGTTTATAAATGAGGGTATGAAAGAAAATTTCAATGTGAGTAGAATTACCAAAGAACAAGCTGGTGAATTATTATTGAAATTTCATTATCTCAAAGACATCTCCAGAGGATTTAAAAGTGGTTTTAATTACGGTCTGTTTGAAAATGAACAATTAGTTGGTGTGATTATTTTCACTGGTTTTCCAGTTCCAGAACTTTCTAAGGGGATGTTAGGATTGGAAAGAAATGATCAAGAGGGTTTATTTGAGTTGAGTAGATTATGTGTTCATCCAGATATTCAAAAAGTAGAACATAATATTACCAGTTGGTTTGTATCGAGGGCGATTCGTCAATTGAGAAAAGATACGAAAGTTAGAGTTATATTGAGTTATGCTGATGCTGATTTTCATTTAGGTACGATATATAAAGCATGTAATTTTCAATATTATGGTTTAACAGAACCCAAAAATGATTTCTGGATTAAAAAACCAGATGGAACATATATAAAGCAATCAAGGGGGAAAGTGAAAGATGTCGAGGGTGAATGGAGACCTCGAAGTCGTAAACATAGATATTTGTTAGTATTCGATAAGTCATTAAATGTAAAATGGAAAAAGGAATAGATTTGGATACTTTATATGAGGATTTTGTAGAATTACTCAATTCTTTTACTGATGAAAAACTGGATGAATGGTTAGAATTCGACAGGAAAAGATTAGAGGAATCCAAAGAAGAATAATTCGTCAGGGTGGCTGAGTGGTCAAAAGCACCGGTCTGCAAAACCGTACAATCGTGGGTTCGAATCCCTCCTCTGACTCAAATAAAATAAATAAAATTTAAGATATGTTATACATATACTTTTTGTTGTTTATATCCTACATTACAGACTGATTTCGGTCATTATGTCGTTTATAAACATCATTTTAAACGACATTAAATTTCGAAAATATAATAAAAATTAAATATGAATCTTAACAGAAATATAGGAATAGTAGCCCATATCGATGCCGGAAAAACCACATTGACTGAGCGTATATTGTATTATACTGGTGAGAATCATAAAATGGGAGAGGTTCACGATGGTAATACAGTAACCGATTTTATGCCTCAGGAACAAGAACGAGGTATAACGATTATGGCAGCTGCTGTTACATCGTATTGGAAAGATCATAAGATAAATATTATAGATACTCCCGGCCACATTGATTTTACGATTGAGGTTGAACGCTCACTCCGAATATTAGATGGGGCCGTTGTTGTTTTCTGTGCAGTCGGCGGTGTACAACCTCAATCCGAAACAGTTTGGAGACAGGCCAACAGATATAAAGTACCAAGAATAGCCTTTGTAAACAAGATGGATAGGATTGGAGCTGATTTCTTTAATGTAGTACATCAAATTCAAGATAGACTTAAATCGAAACCAGTTGTGATTCAACTTCCCGTAGGAAGTGAAAGTAATTTCAAAGGTGTTATTGACCTTATAGATATGAAACTGATTACATGGGCTTCCGAAACATTAGGTCAGGAATATAGTGTTTCTGTAATACCTGAAGAATACTTAGATCAGGCATTGAAATTCCGAATTAAAATGATTGAATCTATTTCGGAACATAACGATGACTTTTTTGAGAAGTATTTGGAAACACCTGAATTGATAACGAATGAAGAAATAATTAAAAATCTTCGTAGTTTAACATTAGATTTTTCTATTGTTCCTATTTTGTGTGGATCTGCTAAGAAAAATAAGGGAGTACAAACATTACTTGATGCTGTGGTGAATTTTTTACCATCTCCAGTTGATAGGGGTATTATTTATGCCAATAGAGATTCGGAACAAGTTGAAATTAGACCAAGTGAAGATGAAAAATTATCAGCTTTGGTTTTTAAAATTTCGACAGATAAAAATACTGGAAAATTATCTATGATTCGAGTTTATTCTGGTGTGCTTAAACTTGGTCAAGTTGTTTATAATTCCAGAACAGGACAATCAGAAAGAATTTCAAGATTATTTACCATTCAAGCCAATAAGAAAATAGAAGTAAAATCTGTTGGTGCTGGTGATATTTGTGGTATTGTTGGAATAAAAGATTTACGAACTGGTGATACTCTTTGTGAAACAAAAGATACATTCCATTTTGAGAATATGATTGTTCCAAAACCAGTTATTTCAATAACCATTGAACCCTTAACAAATAAGGATAGTGATAAATTAGGATTTGCTCTTCAAAAACTTACTGAGGAAGATCCTACATTTACTGTTAAGATAGATGAAAATGGACAAACCATTATTAGTGGTATGGGCGAATTATATTTGGATGTGATTTTAAGTAGATTGATTACTGATTTTAATGTCGGATGTAATACAGGACAACCAAAAGTTTCTTATAGAGAAACAATAACTCAACCAGTAACACACAAAGAAAGATTATCAAGACAAACTGGTGGAAAGGGTATGTTTGCTGAGATTGAGTATAGAATAGAACCTGTATCCGATGATACAAAGGGTTTAATTTTTGTGAATGAGGTTAAAGGTGGAAACATTCCAAGAGAATATATGACTTCTATCGAAAAGGCTTTTAAAGAATGTATGATTAGTGGTCCATTGGGTGGTAACGAAATCGAAAGTTTGAAAGTAACAATCATAGATGGTTCTACTCATGTTGTGGATTCAAGCCCATACGCCTTTGAAACTTGTGTGAAGATTTCGTTTCCGAAGGCTTATATGAAAGGTAAACCGTGTTTACTTGAACCTATCATGGATGAAGAAATTACGACACCAGAAGAATATTTGAGTGATATAATTAGTGAACTTAATAAACATCGTTCTACGATAGTATCTATTAATACATTACCAGATTCGACTATAATCCTCAAAGTTCAATCACCTTTGGCTGAGAAGTTTGGTTTTATAACAACACTTAGAACATTATCACAGGGGAGAGCTATAAACAATTTGACTTTTTCTCATTATGAAAAAATAGAAAATGAACTTTAAAAAATTTTATATAAACGGTAGTAAATTCTCTGTCTATATATCATACGGGACAAAGACATATCATTTTGCTTTCGAGGGAAAATGGAATTACTTAATGAGTGAGTTGACTTTATTTACCACAAGGAGATATGTTATTGAAAAAGAAGGGAAATTTTATGTTATTTATTACAAATTCTATTTCAAAAAAACTTTCATTGAAAAATGGGAAGATAAAGAGAAAGCAATTGAAAGAAGAAAGGAATTAACAAAACAATTAAAAGAAAAATGAAACAATACGATCACATAGATTATTACGGAAAGCGTTTAGTGGGTGAAGTGGTTTATGCCTTCGATAAATTGGATGGTTCTAATTTACGTTTTGAATGGTCAAAGAAAAGAGGATGGTATAAATTTGGTACTCGTAAATGTATGATAGATGCAAAGAATCCAGATTTTGGAATGGCTATTCCTTTATTTTTGAATAAATATGGAGATGGACTATCCGAAGTATTCAAAAAGAATAAAGATTATAGGAATATTCAAAATTTTATTGTTTTTTGTGAATGGTATGGCCCAAATTCGTTTGCTGGTAGACATATTGACCCGAAAGATCAGATGAATCTGGTGTTGTTCGATGTGAATCCTGTTACCAAAGGATTTGTAGATCCAAAAAGATTTATAGAAGATTTTGGACATATGGAAATTCCCAGATTGATTCATCATGGTAATCTTAATCAAGAATTCATCAATAGTGTGAAAAGAAATGATTATGGATTGATGGAAGGTGTAGTATGCAAGGCCAAAGCTCAAGATAAATCACATCAGATTTGGATGGTTAAAATTAAGACTGATGATTGGTTAGATAGATTAAAAAATAAATTCGGGGAAAAGGTTTTACTGGACGAATTGAATGATCAAGATATTTAAAATTTAGCATATTGTCCTTCAAATTGATCTATCCAAGCGATATCTAATATGTTTACTCTTTTTTGATAAATCTCACCATTACCAGCATATGATTTTGCATCCATTTTACTTGGAGTAACGAATACTCCATTTTTTATTGGATGTGATGAATATACCGTAATCAATTTAGTCTTTAATGATTCTTTCATATCTTCAACACTAAAATCATCAAAAGAACTCTCATTATTTTTAATAGATTCTGAAAATGCTTCTTCTGCAGTTTTTATATCTTTCAAATCTCTAATTCCAGTATGATAATCATCAATCATTGGATTAGTTTTTAATATTATTTCTAATTGTTTTTGCTTTAAAGATGATTGATTCTCTTTAATCATTACAAAATTCGAAAAATTAATTATATGTTTCATATTTTTAATTTATCATAGCTCTTGATGAAGTGGACGGATTCAATAAAGTAAGATCCACTAAATCAGTTTCTATTTCTCTCTTTTTTTGTAGAATAGTTTGCCAACCAGACGGTGATAATTTTGTTTTAAGAATTTTATAGAATTCATCTTCACCAATTTCTTGTAATTTTGATGATTTACATTCCTCACAAAAATGTAATTCTTTGTTAATTGAAATATAAGGAATACCACAATTTAGACATTTGTAATACATAGCCAGTGAACTTTTGGTGGTCATGGGAAAAAACATATCCTGATTCCACATATCTTCATTCACGAATTCTTCAAATTTTTTAATTCTTTTTCCCATATATAGTTTGTTATCATTTTTTTATTTGAATAATTTTTGTAATTCTTTAATTATCGGTTTGAATTCTGATCTTTTATTAATTAAATTTTCATCATCATTACCGAAAGTCAACTCTATTTCTTCTTTTCCTTTTTCACCAAGTTCGTTAAAATTTATAATATAGGATATTTTATATGCGGAATTGAATCCTAAGAAAAAATCATCTTTATCTTTGTTTTCAAATCTTAAATGTATATAATTCCATAAACGATTTTCCTCTGGTTCATAATTAATATTGGTACAAGTCCATTCCACATCTTTATATGTAACTCGTCTATTTGTATCAATGTCATCAATTTCTCGTATAGTGACAACTTCCCCCAATAATACCTTTTCAATATCTTCTTTGGAAACCATTGGAACTTTCTTTTCTTTATAATCTTTTGTTAAAAGATATTTGAGTTTTATTTTTGGCTTTTCTCTGAGATATTTTTGACAAAAATCAATAAATTTTTTAGCTTCCGATTTAGTAGGAAATATCGGTTCATCCCCTCCATTCTTCCAATCTTTGAAAGATCGAGTTAAATCATAGTCATCTTTTGCTTTTTGAGTAATATAATGATCCCTGTCTGGTAAATCGTATTCTATCCAGTTCATATTTTCATCAAACATAAGTTTAGATTCGTCCTCCAATTCAAATCCATATCTTCTATCTTCAAATTCATAACAATATCTGATATGTTTACCCAATAAGGTTTGTTTTCTGGCATCTTTTTGAAGATCTATCCATTCTTCACTACCTTTGAGATCACTGTCATCTTCCTTATATGTTTCAAATAATTTGAATTTGGTTATCATTAAGAATCAGTCTCTTTTTTTCGTTTTTAATCGTAAATTATCTCCTTCTATGCTAAATTTTCGAAAAATAGTACAAGTTTCTTCAATACCAATTTTTCTCATGTATTTATACCATAATTCTTTTAACTCTTCTTCAAGTTGCAGAGTTGAATTGTCATTATCTTCATTTAATTGAAAATCTTTTATGTGTTTCATTTTTGGGATACTTTTATTCTTATATATTTTAATTTGAGATTGGGATTTTAATATATAAAATAAAAAGAGTCTTAATAATGAGTTCGGATTTAAGTAAAATAGGGCATGAGTATAATTATGACAATGATTTTTTCAGAATGATTATTGTGGCTCTGGCCAAAACATTGAATAGGAATATGAGATGGGTATATCGTTTTGAAACAGGTAAAGTTTGTGTAACTCTACCTGTTTACACAACGATGACAGGGGAAGAAAGATTTTTATTAGATACTTATATAGATGATATAACTGATAGGAGAGTAGAATTGGGTACGGATGTAAGGCCGAGGGGGGTTATAAACATAGAAAGTTGGGGACCTGTTTCAGATGAATTTGCCAATCCGAATATTTATATTCCCAAAACGGTAAAAATTGATAAGGAATTAAAAAGAATTGTTACCAAAGTTAAAGCTATTCCGATTCAATTTAATTTCAATTTCGAAATTCATCTAACTTCTGAGGGAGATGTTTATAAGTGTAGTTCGAAGATATTGGATATGATGTATAACTATTTCTTTTTCAGTATTGATTATTACGGTTTAAAAATAGATTCAGCTTTATTTTTACCAGATGATAAAACCATTGAACAACCAAGATCACTTCCAGTTGATAATGGTCCAGCTAGAGAAAAAGTTATGAAAGTCCCTTTAACAGTAAGAAGTTATTATCCATCTTGGAAAGTGGATACAGATAGATTAGATTGTGGTGAGAACATTGAATTTGAAAATATGAAAAAGGTATATTTCAAAGCTTATATTCACGATATGAAAAGATTAAGAGATTTAACAATACCAAACATTAATGATCCAACTTTTCAAGGAAGTAAAGGTGTTCCTGAACATGATAAATCTACACCACCTGAGGATTTAGATATTCCACCTAATTTTTCAGATGATAATCCGAATTATGAAAAATAACAAAAATGAAACATGAAAGTAAAAGTTCAAAAGAATAACGGCGAACCATTGTTTAAAACATTGGCACCAAGAACAAGATTAAAATTTTGTATCGCTGTGATTATTGCCAATTTTATATTAGGTATTATTGGTATGATATTAGGGGCTGATTTAACGGCATTGGGTGTTTTTTTAGCAATGGCTAATGTACCTTTATATGCTTATGTATTGGGTGAAAGTTTTGCACCTACAAAAATCCCAGACCAATATTTTAGTCAACCACACGGAGGGGCCGGTGGATTGGCACCAATCTTAAATAATAACAATAATCAATCCAATCAATGGGGGTCTACATCATCTTCATCTTCCAGTTGGGGAGTTATACCAACTCAGAAGCCAGACGAATTCAATAATCCGAATCTTCCACAGAATAATACACCTGTTCCAACGACTAATAAACCAGCCAGTGAAATTGGTTAATCACCTATGGACTTAATTCCGACCTTTATTTGATCGTTCTCTTTCAGCTCGTGTGTTGGGTCATCCACAGGATAATCGTTCACCCTGATGGCTCTAATCCATATTAAATGGGAAAATTCTTTATAATCATCTACCAAATTTTCAGATTTCAACTTTTCATACAGTTTCACTCTTTACCTTTCGATTTTCTGAGAACTTCGTCTAAATCTCCATCGAATCCATTATAAAATTCCATGTAGTCATCAAGAGCCACACTTAATACCAATCTCAACAAGGATAGCATTTCCCATACTTTACGATAATTTGTTTTATCATAAAGTCTTTTATCATGTCTGATCATCTCCTTTATAGATGTTATAAAATGCTTTTTGTGTTTCTCAACAAAATGTACAAAACCTCTTGTTTCATTCATTATTAATAAATTATAGATAGCTGGAGATAGATTATCTTTAAATTTTTTGAATATCTGATTATGTGTATCTTCTATAAAATTATCAAAATGTTCGGCGAATTCTTTATCACTTAATCTATCCAATTCGACCTTACTATCATAAAATTTACGAACTTTATCAGATAAAACACCTAAGTAGATCCTTAATATTTGTCTAAATATTCTTGTTTTTTCAGAAGTTCCAAATACAAATCTATTACTGTCTATTTCATATTTAATTAATTCATTAAATTGAAAGAAAATATTATGATTATTTAATTTATCTTTATACCATCTTATCTTCCTTCTTTTGGGTGATATCTTAATAGAAAAAGGTACTAATAATTCATCACCAACCTGAGGTGGAATCTGAGGTGGATTATTCTTTTCTTTAAACCACTTAACAAGAAGAATTGTAGGTTTAACTAATGTGGAAATAACAGTAGAAACAGCTATGATAATTTTTGCATGAGTTGGTAATTTATCCCATACTTCAAAGATAGACGATAATAACAGCATATTTACCTTCTTATTTTCTTTTATATATTCTTTTTGAAAAATGATTTTTACAAGTTATTAACATTTTTTAAATCTTATGTTCAAAAAAATGATATATAAGAAAAATACAATTCAGATGATGAATAAATATTTTCAAAACGAAAAAAAAATCAAGAATTTACAAGCTGAAATTAAAGATCATTTAATTATTGCGAAAAATTTAACAAGAAAAATAGATGAACTCAAAAATGATTGTGATCATACATTTAAGGATGGAAAGCCAGCTATAACGGGGAAAAGTGATGCTGGTCATGGACATATTATTTACACTTGTAATGTTTGTGGTCAATGGGGTAGTAGAAGTTGGGCTTCTGAATATCTTGATTTAGTTTAAAGTAATCTACCTTTCCTATCTTTTGTAAATCCAATTCTCGGTGATGATAATCCATCGGATTCGGGTTCGTTTACTCTAATTATATTTCCGAATGTAACACTCTGAATATCATCTTTTTGTTCCACACTTTTACTATAATAATCAGGTTCAACAACTGGTGGTTTTACTGGTTCAACTGGTGGGACAGATTTAACTATCTCAGGTTGTTCAACCACAGGTTCGGATTCGACCACAGTTTCGGATTCGACTTTTTCAATAACGGATTCAACGGGTGAAACTGGCTCGGATTCAACAGATGGTGGTTCTATTTTTATAGTAATATAAGGAATTTCTTCTTCGTGTTCAACTTCTTCATTGGTAAATTCTAATATTGATTTACCATCTATTACTTTTTCCTGAACATAGAAATTTTGATTTACATCATTCTTTTTTTTTAATTCCTCTGCGTATTTATCAAACCAATCTTTTTTAACTCGTTTTACTTCTTTAAGATTAGCAAAATCAGTGTTTAATTCCTTAATTTCTCCAGATTCAAATTCTATTTTGACTCTTTGATTTGGATATACATCTATAATTTTTCCTTTACCAAAAACCTCATGATAAACTGGTGTTCCTGGTTCGATAAATGTTAATTCTTGAAAAACTTCTTCATAATCATCTTCATTTTCGGAATCTTCTGATAAATCGTTTCCAACCAGAGTTTTTTTTTCAATTACAACATCATTTACGGTATCATTTGTTTCAGTTTGTTTGTTCCATTCCAAGGGTATTTCCTGTTGAATTGTTTCTGGTTTATCTATGACTTTTTTCTCTTTCTCTTTTTCTTTCTTTTCTACGAATAAATCGTACATTGTTTCAGGTTTCTTTGGTTCTGGTTCAGATTCATTCCAATTAATAGTATCATGGTCAACATCAGGTTCGATAATCTTTTTCTTCTTCTTAAAAAGTTTCTTAAAAATATTTATTGGATGTTCTTCTTTATCTTCTTCTGGTTTCTTCCCCATCATGGTTAGGTGATTTACCCCAATTAATAGGGCAATGGCTAACGGGTCAAATACTAATATAAGTATAAGGGCTACTATATTAACCACTTTATTCATCGAAAGTCCTGTTAAATCAGATATGAATTTATAAGGTCCAACTTCATTCGAAACATCAGATGATTTATATTCTACAATTTTTTGATCATAATATGAGATAGAATCATTTACAGAACTGGCTTGTTTCATTTTTTCCGTAATATCCTGATTAAGAAATTTTAATTGTTCATTATCAGAAGTTATTGAACTTTCCGTAAATTTTCTACTTTGCCTTCTATTATATAAGGTATCCAATCTTCTTTCTTGTACTCCACGAGCGTTATTTAATCCATTGATACGGTTGTTATCACTTTCTATTGTCGTATTTATTCTCTCTAATTGTTTTGTAAACAAAGATTTTTTGTTTTCAGCAATTCTTATTTGGGAATCCCTTATTTCGATTTTGTTGGCTGACTTTTGATAAGCCCCCGTTAAGAAACCATATATACCTATTGATGTCAAGAACATGATAAAAACAACAGCAAAAATATAGAAACCTCTCAATCCTTTTTGAATAGTTTTCCAGAAACGATAAACATAGGATACTGTAACAAGTTTTGCAAATTCTAATGATGATGCTAAGATAACAATTCCTAATCCGGCTGCGTAAAAAAGTTTAGAAATTCCAAATACAGAAAAGTAGGCGGCCGTTCCAGCTAATGATAGGGCTGCAATAGCTAATAATATTATAAAAAACCAATTCTTCTTCAC